GTAGTTGGATCAAGACAAGACGATCATAGTGAATTTACTGATGCTGGTAGTGCGTATGTATATAGATATAACGGAACTAGTTGGGTACAAGAACAAAAATTAACAGCTAGTGATGCTGCTGGAATTGACAGTTTTGGAGTTTCAATAAGTATAAGTGGTGATCTTATTGTAGTTGGCGCATATCTTGACGATCATAGCGGATTTACTGATGCTGGCAGTGCTTATGTATATAGAATTGAGTTAAATGTTGATTGGAGTACATGGACAAGCGGTATGGTTAGTTCTACTAACTTGAATATGCCGACTACTGCCGTATTAGAAAGCAATGGATATATACCTAATAGTTGGAATTTTTGGGATAATAATTTTATTGGATCAACTAATAGAAGTATGCCGACGACAGCGACTATAGAAAGTGATGGATATATATCTAATAGTTGGGATTATTGGTCTGTCGATCAAGTAAGTTCTATAAATATTAATATGCCATCGACAGCTATAGAAATAAACGCCGACAGCGTTACGATTTGTAACGAAGCAACATCAGCAACTCAAACAGTAACTGGGTCATTAACTGGCACCACAGTGTGGGGCTCAAATCCTTACACACAGGATTCGGATTTTGCCGTAGCTGCCGTTCACGCCGGGTTAGTTGCCCCTGGAGCTACTGCTACGATAACTAAAAATTTTGTTGGGTACTTACAAAATTATTCAGGCACCACAGCCAATGGAGTAACAACCACAAACTGGACTACTGGATGGTGTGGAGTTGAAATTTCTCTAGCATCTGGAGGAGGCGGCGGAGGCGGAGGCGGAGGTACCGGTGGTGGTTCTGATGGTTCTGGTTATAACAGTGTCAACTTTGACGGAAGTAGTTATTTGAATGGCGTAATACCTGCGCTAGGTACGGGGGATTTCACTGTAGAGTGTTGGGTACTTTTTACTGATGCTACAGAAAATAGAGTGGTATGGCAGATCAGCACTACAACTGGAGGATTGAAATACCCCGCCAACCCCAATGGATTACTGCTTAGAGTACAAAACAATTCATTGTTTATGGTCGCTGGAGGTGTTGGCGAAGGTGGCGGAGGGACAATGGCTATAGTGACGACAAATACCTGGTATCACTTAGTAATCAGTAGAATTAACGGATCAACTAAATTAACAATAAATGGTGAGGATAATGTATCAGTGGGGGGCGACTATATAAGTTATGGTGGAAACTTTGCTATTGGGGGAGGATATGGTAGTCAATATCTCAGTAAATCTTTTATAAGTAATTTTAGAATAGTAAGAGGATCCGGAGTTTATCCTAGTGGTGTTAGTGTGCCCACATCACCATTAACTGCTATAACAAACACAGCATTGTTGACATGTCAAAGCGAATCAATTGTTGACAAAAGTATTAATAATGTTACTATCACTAACGTCGGCAACGCGTTTACATCGACGCTTAACCCATTCTTATAATATGATGTGTGATATATCAAATATTAGTGATTATTGTTCTAATAAGTTAGTTCTATAAATAACATAAAGGAAAAATATGCCAGATACAACAGTAAATATACCAATTACGGCTAGTGGTTCTTCCGCTAGCTTCACACACGTGTGGTCCAGAGATGTTATATGGCTAAGCTCTAATAGATTTATATGTATATACGAACAAAACAGTCCAAATAGAACTTACGCTTGTATTTTTACAGTCAGTAACATTAAAACTGCTAGTCCTACTACCACTATATTGCGTAATCAAGTTTTATTAGATTTACAATCACCATCTACCGTAAATAATGCTGTTTATCGTTTAGTAAAATTAAGTGATACTCAGGTTATGGTATTAAGAGGCTCGTTTGTTAGTCCAAATTATATATTAGATGTAAGCGTATTAGAAATAAATTCATCTACAAATGTAATCACAAGAGTAAATTCTAACAGTGTTACAATTAATATGGGTTCGAATACTGGTAACTTTACTTCTCAAGCAGCTTGGGGACCATTACTTGGATCAGCTACATATTTACCCATAGTGACTTATAAAAGAGTTAATCAATCTAATGTTTTAATTTCTATACCTAATTATAATAATGCCGCTACACTGAACATTTTAAAAATAAATTGGAATAATACAACAAAAGTAATAACCAGTACTAATTTTGGTGCTTATCTAACTGGCGGCCAACGCGGTGACTTAGGATTTACTAGATTTTTGGATGCCGAAGATGGAAGCGGAATAGCGATGCTTCACTATAGTTCTGTCAGTGGCCTTAACTCTGTTGCCTTGAAGGCATACAGCGTGCTAACCACTACAAATATTGCCAATATTGACACACTTACAACTGTTCCCGGGAATAGTACAGTTCCAACGGCGTGTACCGCGGGATCATCGGCAATATTAAATAACATAAACGGAGAGTCAACATATATTGCTAATCTTGACGGCGGCAGATTGAATTTCTATCAGTACGGGGCCGTCACCAACCCGACAGTAATACCTTTTACTGGAGCTAGTACGTCGAGCGTAGTTTGTAGTAACGCATTTTCGCTATCAAATGATAACGCTATTATTTTTGGACCGTTCCCGAGCAACGCATCCGGCGATGGCTGGAACTGGGTAAATAGTCATACGATTCGCGTTAGAATTATTAATTATAAAAATCTTCAATGTACGTCTCCAACTTTCACGCCGCCGACAATTAGTTTTTCTTCAGGTGGTATATCACTCGGGTGCGTTAATAAATTTTCGTTTGCTGAAAAAATTGACAATAGCACGATTGTTCTATATGGCTATAATACTATTTCTCCCAGCTCCACCTGGCAGGGCTCGCCCACACCTATAAATTATCAAAATCATATGTGTGCTTTGAGATTTCTTTATATAGCATAAGTGATAAATACTTATACACAATTGGAATAGCATATGGCTCAGCAATCAATTAACGTTGGAACTCAAGCAAATGATAGACAGGGCGATCCGTTACGTACTGCGTTTCAAAAAATCAACAGTAACTTTACTGAATTATATACACAGAGTGGAGCTACTGGCGTTTTTATTGCTCCTCTGGCTGATATGGATCCAACAAATCCAATACCAGGTCAATTCTATTACAACACTACTACTGGAAAATTTCGTGGATTCAATGGTGTTGCTGCTGCGTGGCAAGACTTGAACTAAACTATTATGAGAGCACGTGAATTTATAAACGAGTCTAAGCACGAACGGGAGCCACATCCTGACATTTATGATACTCTTCCGCACTCATATGCTCTTCCTGAATTAAAAAATCAAGATGCCTATCGTCAATATAGATTTGGGGTACTAGTAGCAGGTCATCGTGGTAAAGAACAAAGAAAGAAAGACGGGGTGTCTTCATTGTCTGCGGAATCCGAATGGGGTGAGAACGAAATAGTAATTGGATACGGCGTAGAATTGGATGGATATATAGATGCTGCTATGAGTACTATGGGGCTTAGTAAAAAAATAAAAACTAGCAGCAAGAAAAGTGTTGAGCCCTCGCATATTGATAAGAGCAGCCCAATAACGCCATTTAAGGGTTATAAGTAATCTATTATTTTGCTCATAAATAGTATATGGACGAATTGGATAGATGGCGAGCAATCGCCGGCATTAAACCACAATCGGGAGAATCAACCGCAGGTAGTAATATAAGCATTACTGCTGCCGAAAAGGCACGATTAATGCGTGAGAACAATATCAGACCTGGCACTGATGAGTGGTTTAAACTTTGGTTCTCAAAACCATATCTTACTGGGGAGCGACCAGTATGAGCGATAATCAATTTATTCGTTCTAAAGGCGCAGTAATAAGTCTTACTGATGAACAAATACTTGAGGTTCTAAAATGCGCTGACCCTGATACTGGTTACGAGTACTGGATGAGAAACTACTTTTATATCCAGCATCCTACTAAGGGCCAAGTGCTATATGATCCATACGCCTATCAAGTTGATTTAATTAAAAATTATCACGAGAATCGGTTTTCAGTTTCTTTGCTTGGTAGACAGTTGGGTAAAACCACTAGTGCTGCTGGTTACTTGTTATGGTTTGCTATGTTCAACTATGATAAAACTATATTGATAGCAGCGCATCAGTACAGCGGAGCTCAAGAAATCATGCAGCGTATACGCTATGCGTATGAAATGTGCCCAATGTGGTTAAAACCGGGCGTAGAATCATACAATCAGGGAAATATAGACCTGGAGAACAAAAGTCGCATAGTAGCACGAGCAACTACCGAAAAAACCGGACGAGGCATGGCATTGTCACTGCTATATCTTGACGAGTTCGCATTCGTAAGACCAACAATTGCTAAAGAATTCTGGACATCTATATCGCCGACTCTAGCAACAGGCGGTAAGTGTATTATCACAAGTACTCCAAATAGCGATGAAGATCAATTTGCGCAAATATGGAAAGATGCCAACAAAAAAGTTGACGCATATGGTAACCCAACTAAGTTGGGTAAAAATGGGTTCAGTCCATTTATGGCATTGTGGGATGAACACCCAGATCGTGATCAAATATGGGCTGAAGAAGAACGCAGTAAAATAGGTGATGAAAGATTCCGCCGCGAACACAATTGCGAATTCATCATTGACGAGGAGACATTAATAGACAGTATAGTTCTTGCTGGATTAGAGGCGTCCGCTCCACTGTATAAGACTGGACAAGTTCGTTGGTTCAAAAAACCTAGTAGAGATCATATATACGTAGTATCACTGGACCCTAGCTTAGGAACTGGAGGAGACCCTGCTGCTATACAAGTATTTGAAGCTGATACTACCGAGCAAGTAGCAGAATGGACTCACAATCGCACCACTATACCAGAACAAATTAAGTTGATAGCTACTATTAATAAAGAAATAGTTGAACACACAAAACAGCCAAACAATTTGTACTACAGTTTAGAGAACAATACTATTGGAGAAGCGGCACTCATATCTCTAGCAGAATACGGTGAAGAAAATATACCAGGCACTATGATTAGTGAACCAAAATCCGTCGGAGCATCACGAAGATACAGACGAGGATTCAATACTACTAATAAATCAAAACTAAACGCTTGTAGTAAGTTAAAAAATCTAATAGAGAGTAAAAAGTTAAAGATTAAGAGTCAATCATTGATAAGCGAACTAAAAACTTTTGTCAGTAGTGGTGGTAGTTATGCCGCTAAGTTGGGCGAAACTGATGACTTGGTAATGGCTTTAGTGTTGATAGTAAGAATGCTACAGCATCTACAAAACTATCACGTTGATCTTGACTCACACATACGCGATCATAGCGAAGAAATTCAACCGATGCCGTTTATAATGGTCATGTCATAAATACTAGATGCGCGTTAATGAAATCATACTAGAAAATACTGAACTAGAAGAGGGATGGCGAGATAAACTCGGAGCTGCTGCGTTAGCGACTGGGTTTGCTCTCGGCGGCGGATATAAGTATTATCAAGATCGCGAACCAGCACAAGATCATAGTGCAATGACAGGTCAAGAAGTCACTAAATTACAACAGAGATATCCTGAACAAGATAACATTGAGAAAATTCTTACTAATAAGACAAAAATGCCCAGAAATGAAATTGGTCCATTCACTCAAAAATTAAGGCAGATATCTAACTCATTACAGGTAAATCCGCTAGATTTATTAAAGGTGATGTCTTTTGAAACAAAACAAACTATTGATCCAAGTATAACAAACAGAATTGGAGCAACTGGACTTATTCAGTTTATGCCAAAAACTGCTGAGTATATTGGAACAACTACCGACAAGTTAAGAGGAATGTCGGCAGTAGAGCAACTTGATTGGGTATTAAGATACTACAAGATTAAAAAATTACCGCCCGGATCAAAGGCTAGTGATATCTATCTATCAACGTTTATGCCAGCGGTGGTAACACACAACAAGCCAGATGACTTTGTGTTGGGTGCTAGAAAGCAATATAACGTTCCAATTTTTAAAAGTATTTCAGCTAACAAATTAAATCGCGGTAGTGTGTGGGATCAAAACCCAGCATTTCGCGAGCTTCCTGAAGTAGCAAAACGTGGATACTTTACCGTCGGTGATGTAAGAAAAAAATTTGATAGCAGATCCGATACGATTCAATAGAGTGAGTCAGTGATAAATACTAGATAATCGGACTTTAAATATGCCTAAAACAAAAGAACCATTAAACGTTAAACTTTATGATAAGTTGGATACACTGAATTTTGATCCCGTAGCTATTAACGATGGTAAACCGGCGCTTGACGCAGAAAATGCCACTGCTTTTAATTTTACTTTTAAAAGAAAAAACAAAAAAGTCGGAACTTTTATTATAGCGATAAACAATCTTAATGAGTTAATAATCTTTTTTAATAAAAATGCTGTAAAAAACGCAACCGCTGATTGGACTGACTTTTTAAAAGATATGAGTAATTGGGCAACAAGACATGGACTGCGATACGATACAGACCCAGGAAGCTTTAACGATTGGATGAAGAGACAAAAAAAGCACTCTATAAGCGAGGGTTATCACGGCACCAAATATACCAGTACTAGCGATTCCACGCCGGCGCAAGTTAAAATGTTTATACGTCACAATAAGGCATTAGAAGAAAACGATCAACGATTTAGACACGTGGACAAAATATTTGTTGAAAATCAATTCGGCGAAAGATTTGTTCTACCCACAAAGAAACCCTCTGAGGGTTATGTGTTTGCTAGATTGATAGCAGAAGGCGGAAATCCATATGATGAGCGCGGCAAACATATAGCTCAGTTGTGCGACGATATCAAAAAGTTAGGTGGATTTATAAGAGCCACACATAAAAAACAGTTCAATGAAAGCGTAAACGTTCTTATAACAGAGGCAGCTGAACACTATTTAAATCTGCGCGAGACAATGAAAAAACTACGTAGCAGCAGAGGATTTAGACAGTACTTTGAAAACTGGACTCCAACTCTAAGAGAAGTTCAACCCTCAGAGGGTATGGTGGCTGAAATGTTTACTCACCAACATCTAGACCCAAGAATAGAGGCTGCTATACCGGTATTGGAAAATCTTGGGCTAGCGATAGGAGCAGTTGGTCGAGTAGCTGGCGCAGTAGCCAGTGGAGTGGCAAGAGGAGCAGTTAGCGGAGCAGTTAGTGGGCTTACAGGCGGCAGTAATTCAAGTTCCACAAGCTCTAATAATTCAAGCATAGTCGCTGATATGAATCCTGCTAGCGTTGAAGAAGATTTAGAGCCAACGCAGACTGGCGACATAGATGCATTAGTTGAATTACTATCGACTGATAGTGAAGAATTATTTTTGGGTCCAGACGCAACCAACGCAATAGGGCAAATTAAAGATTATATTGATGATGACACCTTATTCAATAGACTTGAGAATGCCGCCGGCGATCCAAACGCAGACGCAAAAACAATAATTATTGCTTGGATGAGAGAACAGCCAGACAACGAGCACTTTAGTAAAGTACTGAATAAGTTGGACGATCTAGACAAAGAAGGTTTAGACACACCAGCTAAACCAGAGCCTACAGCAAAACCAAATACAGAAAAACTTAAACCATCAAGCAATAATAAATCACCGGCGCAGTCAAAAGAACTCCCTCAGCAACCACCGCGTGATTTGGACTCTATGCCATCAGCACCACCACTTGCCGAAAACGAGTTAGCTCGAATTCGCAAATTAAGTGGATTATTAAAGAGGTATTAAGATGAAGCACTTAAAGGAATTTGAGTCTTGGGCAAATGGCATATATGAAGCTGCTATTGAGAAGCCAACAGAAAAACAAATATCACGTGAAAGAGATATAGTATATCAGGCATCGCGTGATTATCCTGACTTAAACAAGGAACAGGCTCTTGGTCTATATCTAGACGATAAATTAAAAGATTTTGATCGTCGCGATATGGATCAAAATGCCGTTATAAATGCTCAGCGTAAAGAAAATGCTAAATTAACCGCAAATTTAAATCAATTACAACGAACGCTACAGTCAGTAGAAGATTCTGGAAAAGATTCCGATGCTGAAATTCAACGATTAAAGTCTTTAAGTGGAAAATTATCTACAGACGTTCAACAGCGTCAAGTTAGTTCTGCTGATGTCGCACGTATGCTAGCTCAAGTAGAAGAACTAAAAAATAAACCAGGTATGGATGAAAAGAAATATACTGAGTTAAAGCAGGATTTAGAAACAGCAAAACAAAACATAAGTAAAATTAATCCAGAACAGTTTAGTGATCTTACTGACAAAATTAAAACACTCAGTGGCGAACAAACTATAGAAAAAGAGAGACTAGCACAATTAGGTAATTTAGCGGCAAAATTAACCACTCAGCAACAGGATGTAGCTGCTCAGAAAACAGATGTGATGAGTAAGCTTTCTCAATTGGAAAAAAGACAACAAGAATTAGAGCAACGAGAAAAACAAATTGGAAAAGAAATAGAAGATAAAGTAAAACAAGCAACTTCTTCCGATAGAACGCAAAAATATCGCAAGGCGGTTAGTAAGAGAAGCAAACAAGCAAGTACTCTTATTAAGAATTTTTTAAATAGAGATTTGCCAGACATTTACAAAGTAACTGATGAAAAATTTCCCGAGTTTGCTGACGCAACCACGCGATCTATTGATCTTGTTAATAATGAACTTGCGGCAATAAACAATAAACTTAAATCAATTAAACTCGCTCAATCAACTGCTTCAACGATTGACACTGATGATGAAGATTTTACTAGTCCACAAGCACAAGTAGCGGGAAAACAGACATCTTCAATGCTAGGAAGATTTGGAGTTGGACAAACAAAAAAAACAAGAGAGCCTGAAATGAGTGATACTGAACTCAAAGAAAACACAACCTATCAATTAAATGAGATGGCCGATCCATATGAAATTTGGAGCACCACTGGACTTCCTAGATCATCGGTAGAAAAATATATTAAAAGTGTATACACTTTAAATAAACTACTGGATTCCGATAGCGAAAGTGATAACGTTCACGCCGATACGCTTTTATATTTGTTCACTGAAGTTTTACATTTCTTAAAAAATGATATTTTAGCACTAAAAAGTAATAAGAAATACGCAGCATTAACTGAGGTGATTGAACCAGTAATACTACACGTATTAATCGCGGTAGGAGCTGAACGCGACGATGATGATCTAAACAGATGGGCTACAGATTTGGGATTTGCTAAAGTTATTTTAAAACACTCTATAGTACAATTAGACAAGCTTGTTAATGTATTAGAGTTTTTAGAAAAGTCAACATCTGATAAGAAACCGAGCCCATTAAACACTCGTGGAGCGCCGACACGCGACTTTCAAAAGTTACATGATGAGCCAGATGAGCCGTCAACGCTACCACCTGCTGAGCTTTTTAGAGAATCAATTGATAAAATGGTAGACACGATTGTTGGAGAACAGGTAGCAAAGTGGATTAAATGATATGTTGTCCAGAGAACTTATATTAGAAAATAAAACGCTTCTATTAGAGGCCGCTGGACATATGGATCACCCAGAAGACATGGTGATCTGGGGCGGACTAGAAGCTGGAAAAGGACAAGTATATACTCCGCTACCTCAAGCAATAGCTGGACTAAATGCGACTATAGAGCGTCCACAAGCGGTAACTATAAAAATAGATGGATGGCCAGCACTAGTATTCGGTAGTGGGCCAGACGGAAGATTTGCTATACTAGACAAGCATATGTTTAATAGCTCCAATCGCGAAAATCGTGCCGTTTATAGCCCAGAAGAATTCGCACAACGAGAAGCGGCTCGTGGAGAAAAGGCAAGAACAGATTTGTCCAGAACCGTCGCATCACTTTGGAAATCATTGGAGGCCTCTTATAGTGGTAATACTGGTTGGTATATGGGAGACTTAATATTTTATCCTAGCAAGCCACTGACCGTACAAAATATAAATTCAAATCAGGTTTATCAGTTTCAAGCTAACCCAGAAGGACTAATGTATCGTGTTCCGGTTGATAGCGATCTTGGAGAATATTTACGTGATAAAATTGCCGGAATAGCTATACACAGATACTTGCCACCAAATGCGGCAACCACAGAAAGTAATATCACTTGGCTATCAGGATTAGGAAAATTACGTCGTCGTGGAAACGTAGCACTGTTGCCTGTTCGTATGCCAGTGACTCCAACTATAAACGTAAATGAACAAATAAAATCTGTCGCAGAATCAACTATATCGGATGACTCAGCGATTAAAAAGTTTATTACAGGTGCTCCCGAATCTGCTACTAATTTTGCCAACAGATTTACTACTTACGTAAATGGATTAATCAATGTTGGGAAACTTGATCTAAAAACACTAGATTCTGGATTTGATGCTGCTTACAAATTGAGATTGGATTCGGAATTGGCAAAACCAAAACTTCCAATATCACGTAGAAAATATGAAGCCTTAATTGAATACTACGAACAAAATCGCAGCATTATTAGCAAAATATGGGATAATTGGATAAAAGTTTATAGATACAAAATGAGTTTGATTCCATCGCTAGAAAAAGCGGCACAACAAAGTCCATTACAGGGCTATTTACGATCTACTACGCCTGGTGGTGAAATGACTGCCAGTCAAGAAGGATTCGTAAGTGGAGGAATAAAAATAGTAGATCGTCTTGGATTTAGCAGACAAAACGCACAAGCAAGATTAGCCAAACAACGACCACAATCAGCGCAACCGACTCTTAAAGAAAATATTAACGGTAAGCAAGAATTAGTTATTTACCCAGGCGGATTTCATCCATTTCATCTTGGACACGCAAGTGTGTTTGATCATCTGGCTCACAAATTTCCAGACGGTGAGGTATTTGTAGCAGCAACCGATTCCAAAACAGAACGTCCATTTGGGTTTGATGATAAAAAATTTCTAGCAAATCAAAGCGGTGTTCCAAAAGACAGATTCGTACAAGTTAAAAGTCCCTACAAAGCAAATGAAATTACCACAAATTATGATCCAGAAAACACAGTGCTAGTGTTTGCTGTCAGTGAAAAAGACAGTGATAGATTTAGTTTCGCACCAAAGAAAGATGGAAGCCCAGCGTACTTTCAACCATATTCAGATGCGGCTGATCAACCAATGAGCAAGCACGGTTACATCTACATCGTTCCAAAAATTGACTTTGAAATAAACGGACAAGTTATTGATAGTGCTAGCAAAATCCGAAATATGTATACATCAGCCGATGATGAAGAACGAAAAGACATAATACACGACTTATACCCGCTGGGCAAAGCTCCAAAGAAAATCAAACACATTTTGGATAGTGTGCTTGGCGGCATAACAGAATCCGATAATCCGGATTATTTTGGTGGCAGTAGCTTAAGTCCATTTTCTGGAGTCAATCAATCACGCACATCAAAATCCGACGTTCACTACAACCGCGAGATGTCAAAATTAAAAAAATGGATGAGACGCGGCGCTTAAATTTCTCACATATTTTATCAATTTTACCGAAACGGTGATAAATATACTTGACGAATGAAGAAAGTAGTTTATACTTGATTCATAAGTCACGTTGTCTCCGACAACAACACTTTATATCTTGGTTTATAGTACACTTTTTACAATTTAGAAGGAGATAAAAATGTCACTAGCAGCATTGCGTGCCAAACTACAGGCACAAGAAAATCGTTCACAACAAAATCAACAACAATCACAGAAGATCGGTGGAGATAAGTCCATCTACGCTCACTGGAATTTGCCTGAAGGAGCAAGCTCTTCGCTTCGTTTTCTACCGGACGGCGATACCGATAACGTATATTTTTGGATTGAGCGTCAAATGATCAAACTGCCATTTGCTGGCATTAAGGGTCAAAATGAAAACAAGGAAGTCGTGGTTCAAGTGCCGTGTATTGAAATGTACGGCGAAAGCGAAAAGTGCCCAGTTCTGGCAGAAGTTCGCACTTGGTACAAGGATGAAAGTCTAAAGGAAACCGCCAACAAGTACTGGAAGAAGCGTAGTTATTTACTACAGGGCTTTGTTCGTACAAATGGCTTACCAGACGATGAACAACCAGAGAATCCGATTCGTCGCTTTATCATTACCCCTCAAATCTTTAAGAACATTAAGAAGAGTTTGCTTGATCCAGAGTTTGATGTTATGCCTAGCGACTTCAATCAAGGTCTAGACTTCAAGGTTATTCGCTCCAAGAATCCAGGTGGATACGCGGACTGGAGTACTAGCGACTGGTCATTTATGAAGGGTCCTACCGCTCTTACTGAAGCAGAACGTGCGGCGATTGATGCTTATGGGTTGTACAATCTAAAGGAATTCTTGCCTAAGAAGCCCAGCGAAAGTGAAGTTCGCATCATCAAGGATATGTTTGAGGCTAGCGTTGATGGACGTATGTACGATCCGGATAAGTGGGCGTCTTACTACAAGCCTTGGGGCCTTCAGACCTCTGGATCTTCATCTGAAGATGCTGATGTTCCCGAATTTGACGAATCAAGCAAGTCAACGCGTACCGCTACTTTTGTTTCTAAGCCAGCAGTAAAGGCGACAGTTGAGGAATCAGCTCCTTGGGAAGAACCAGCGCCAGCAGTTGAGGTAAAGGTTCCACCGAAGCAAACTAGCGAAAAAACTCAAGACATTTTGGCGATGATTCGCTCAAGGCAAAACAAAGTAGCTTAAAAGCTTATAGTGTTTATAGTACCCAGAATATTCTGGGTACTATTCTATACAATGGAGGTTTAATATGACACTGCCGGATGAAAGATATCGGTCTTTGGTTCAGGGTAAAAAATTACTACAAGAACTAACTGACCCAGGAAAAACACCACGTGTTCCAAGCATTGTGCGTCAGCGAGTTCGTGCTATTTTGCGTCACTACCCAAATGACTATGAATTTGAAAGATTGGCAGAAAAGTGCCCGGAATTATTAGACACGCAGCCGTTTAGCGTGTATAGTAATAAACAAGTAGTTAATGGAAAGTAAATATGACAAAACCGTTCGACATTTCAAAATTTAGACGAGAACTGACCAAGAGTATTGATGGTCTTAGTATCGGATTTAATGATCCCACTGATTGGGTCAACACAGGCAATTACGCACTGAATTATCTGATTAGCGGGGACTTTAACAAGGGCGTTCCTCTAGGAAAAGTAACTGTATTTGCTGGAGAAAGCGGTAGCGGAAAAAGCTACATTTGTAGTGGCAATCTAGTGCGACATGCTCAAGAACAGGGCATTTTTGTAGTATTAATTGATACCGAAAATGCTCTTGACGAAAGTTGGCTAAAAGCATTGGGCGTTGATACTAGCGAAGAAAAATTACTCAAGTTATCTATGGCAATGATTGACGATGTTGCTAAGACAATTTCAAAGTTCATGAGCGACTACAAGGAAATGCCAGCAGAAGCTCGTCTCAAAGTTTTATTTGTAATTGATAGCCTTGGAATGCTGATGTCGCCTACTGAACTCAATCAGTTTGAAGCGGGTGACATGAAGGGAGATATGGGGCGAAAAGCAAAGGCTCTTAAGGCATTAGTTACCAATTGCGTAAATATGTTTGGTAATCATAATGTTGGATTAGTAGCTACCAATCATAGCTATGCTAGTCAGGACCCATATAATCCAGACCCAGTAGTTAGCGGTGGTCAGGGATTCGTGTATGCCAGTTCTATTCTGGTAGCAATGAAGAAGTTGAAACTAAAAGAAGACGAGGATGGCAACAAAGTAAGCGATGTACTTGGAATTCGTGCTGGTTGTAAAATTATGAAGACCCGATACGCTAAGCCATTTGAAGACATTCAAATTCAAATTCCATATAGCACGGGTATGAATCCTTACAGTGGATTTTTTGATTTGATTGAAAAGCGACAACTTATTAAGAAAGAGGGAAATCGTTATTCATATACAGATTTGAATGGAGAAGTACATAAATACTTTCGCAAAGAGTGGAATAAAAATGAAAATGGAATCATGGATCTAGTAATGAAAGAATTTTCTTTACGCGATCAAGAAATCAACATTCAAGTAACGGAGGAAGTAGAAGATGAGTAAATCAGCCCTAGCCGCAATTGCTGATATTTGGAATATGATGAGCGAGTATGTAACACCAGATGATAAGACGCAACTAGCAGATAGTATGGTGACGCTACTTATGGAGTATGATTTTGATTTAGAGGACATTCGTCATGAATTTGACGGTGATCGGGACGTACTTGACGCTGTAAAGTTCTATAGCGAAGATACGTCGGAAAATTTGGATGACTACGATGATAACTATGAAGAATTAGGCTTTGGTGACGAAGAAGATTACGATGAGTAATTAAATGAATTGGTACAGTAGAATTACTGCTGACCTAGGTGTTCTGCCTGACTTTGTTGCTTATTATGAGCAACAGTTGGAGACGGCAAAACAGGATGTCAAGATTTCTGGCAGAGTAGAGAAGAATGTCTTTATGATGCCAGGACTAACAGAGTCCTATTTTGCCAGTCTACAGGATATTGAGGCAGTACTAAACTATCTCAACATCAAGTTGCGGGCTCTCCGACGCAAGTACTTTCAGAAGTACTTAGAAGGGTACAATCGTGCGTTGACAAGTCGAGATGCTGAGAAATACGTGGACGGTGAAAATGAAGTGATTGATTTTGAGATACTAATAAATGAGGTGGCACTCATTAGAAATCGCTACTTGGGAGTTCTCAAAGCGTTAGAGTCTAAGAACTTCATGCTTGGCCACTTGATCAAGTTGAAGGCAGCTGGCCTTGATGGCTATGAGTTGTGACGCGAAAGTCTTCCTCGAACATAATTGTTTCCTGGAGATGATTTACTTTTAGTTTCACAATTTGACAATAAATCATGGTCCTGCTATACTACCAGTATTGAATCAGTTGGAGATGTTGATGAACACTACACAGCCAGAGTTGACGGATCAACAGCACGATGAAGATGCTGCTTTTCTCGCTTTTGTTGAACAATACGAGCAAGATATTCAAATTTACAATGAATTTGGTTGAAGAATGAACAGTCAAGCAATACTTTCGGCGATTGAAACGTTTGTCAAGTCTAGAAATTTCAATGCGCCATACGGCATTCTTACCAGTGAGCAGACCAGTAAGAATGGACGCAAGTATCTTGCCATCACTTTTGGTCGCGCTCGCACATTAGATGCCACTGTAGAAATCTACAATCGTAACTTTATGATCTTGCGTACTAGTCGTGATGGCTCTCAAGTCTATAAGACTTTTACTGAACTACAAGCGACACTGAATACTCTGTAAAGGACAAACAAATGCGCCGCGTTGCTATTTTTACCGAGACTGTAACCTATCGTGTTGTCTTTGATGTTTTGAATGAAGCAAGCGAAGATGAAATTGAGGAAGCTGCCTGGGCCGAGTGGGAGAAAAATCCTAATCGTAAGTCGACTGATTATGAATGCGAATGTAGCGTTGAGTCTCAGTAATTTGACAATAAATCCGTTTTTTGATATACTGTATTCAAGTTAGAAAACAGGAGCACAAAATGGCACGTAAGACTAAAGCAGAACTGATGGCAGAACGTGACGCACTGCGGAACGCGCAGATCGCAGAAGCCCGGGCGACGTACCCTGCACGATTGATGGCTGCTCTGGAACGCTTGAACAAGTTGGGCGGTGATGTTTTCGTTCGACGCGGAATGTTCGATGCAACTCTGAATAATGAGGGTTTCATCCTTGCGTTGGAATACGACGGAGTAACCGATGAAGTACTCTACGATCTGGAATTCGTTCTGGACCGTGAGGAAGCACAGGCTGCCGAAGCCGAGCGTAGGGCTATGCTTCGCAGGGCAGCACTGAATAAGTTGTCCGAAGAGGAACGCGAAGTTCTCGGGGTTTGACAATAAATCCGATTTTTGATATACTGTATTCACTGAGTTAGAAAACAGGAGTAAACGAAATGGCTACTATTCAAGAAATCAATTCTAGCATCATGTTCGGGTCCTTGACCAATGAACAGTTGAATTCTATTATTTCTGCGGTGAAGTTCGCACGTGGTAATTTGGCAAAGCAGACTCGTCGTTCCGTAACGATTGGTTCTATGGTGAAGTTCGTCAATAGCCGTACGGGACAGACTGAAGTTGGTAAGGTATCCAAGATCATGACCAAGAATGTAGTTGTTGATACAGGAATGACTCGTTGGCGTGTTCCTGCCAACATGCTAGAGACTGCTTGACAAATAATCGGTTCGGTAGTATACTGTAACTACAGTAAAAGAAAGGACCGAAAAATGAGAAAAGGTGAAATGTTAGGCAAGATGCTAGTCATTGCGACTAATGCTCATGCCGATCAATTTGACAAAGGTGGCAATCCCTACATTCTTCACCCTCTTAAGGTCATGCATTATCTCAAGACCGATGATGAGGAACTGATGTGTATCGCACTAGGTCACGATGTTATCGAGGACACTAGTGTCACATACAAGGACCTTCGTGACGCGGGCATCAGTGAGAGAGTAATCAGTGGTATCCGCGCACTGACAAAAGTCCCTGGTCAGACCTACGAAGAATACAAGGAAGGTGTCTTTGCTAGTGAGGATGCTATGCGTGTCAAGATGGCAGACCTTCGACACAACACCGACATTCGCCGACTGAAGGGGGTCAGTGAAAAGGACATTGCCCGTATGGCAAAGTACCATCAGTTTTTCATAGAAATCAAATCTAGGCTTTGTTTCAAAATTTGACAGTAAATCGGTTTGGTGATATACTGTATTTGTTGAGTTAGATAACGGAGTAAACGAAATGAGCAAGTTCGAACAGATCCAACAGCGTATTGATTCTTTGGAAAAGGACCTTGCCCTAGCCCGAGCAGAGCAGGGTGCTCTGCGGTTGGAAACGATGCGACAAGTCGAAATGGTTCGTAATGATGCCAGCACTACGCTCTTGTTCAAGGGACGAGTGATCAATGCCAAGAAGAACCGTTATGGTCGCTACAAGGTCACTGAGAGCAAGAAGACGCTGGTCAATGAATACTTTGGCAGCATTCACGATCTGCGGGTTGATGTAGCCTGCGGCAATATTTGACAAATAATACGGATTTTGATATACTGTATTCACTGAGTTAGACAACGGAGTACGAAATGGCTGGTTTTGTTGATGTTTCTGGTATGACCAATTCTCAAGTCAAGGCCCTGTGTCAAGCAGATGAAGGCTATAAGCCGACACGCAGCCAACGTTACGTGCGTTCTCAACCCATGATGTACGATACCAGCACGGTGTTTGCTGCTGCTTACGCTGCCTATCGTGCGGTCGGAAATGAGTATATCAAGGCTGGTGCCTACACTCTTGATGCTGATGGCGTTGCTGTTCCCAAGCAAAGTAATCGTGAACTGATGGTTCGTATGCTTGCCGATCAATCTACCCTTACGGACTTTGACCGTGAAATGGGCGAGAAGATCCGCACACATTACAAGGGTCTGATGTTCAAGATTCTTGGTGGCAAGGTGTTGAATGAATTTGATGCCAAGGCTCTTGCTCTTGCCAACAGTGAAACTGTGAGCGAACGTGATCTGGGTACGGTTGCGTATCTGCCCCAAGGTTACGAACGTGCTACAGTTCGCCAATCGGTAGAGGATCGTATTGCCGATGCCCGAGGTGGACATGTCGGACAAGTTGGTGATAAGGTTTCGTTCAAGGGCGAAGTCGTTCGTACAGTGTATAGTCAGCAATGGGCTTGCTATTTCGTCACTATGATTACTGACAATGATCAGGTTGTTTTCTTCTCCAACAAGTCTAACCCTGAAGTTGGAAGCAAGATTGCCGCTCAGGGTACTGTCAAGGCTCATCATACCGACGGTAAGACTCAATTTAACCGCGTCAAGATTTTTGTCTGAAATTTGACAATAAATCAACGCAGTGATATACTATTGTTGTTGAGTTGATAGAGACAGTTCCGAACAACACTGACTCGCTGATTTTTTCAATAAATTTCTTCCGAAATTTTTTGACAATAAATCAAAAATCAACTATAATCATTCTCTAGACAGTTAGATAAGGAATCAACGAAATGGCTCAAATTCTTGTCAAGCGCGGCGTGTATCGCAAGATGAACTTTGCTGTTGAGAACATGATGTTCACGCTGGCTCGTCCTCTGGATTCTACTCCTGGTCGTGTTCAAGTTAAGAATGACGGTCAACTGCCTGGAGATTCCAAGCAGGTTTATATTGAAATCACCGATTCTGCTGATGTTGAATTCGTCAACGGTAACTCGCGTCCCACTCAAATTGTAGCATTCTCGCCAGAAGTTATGACCGAATCCAATGAAACTGACGAGCAGGCCATGGATCGCATCCGTCGCCGGTTTCGTATTCTTGACACCATGACCAAGGCTACGATCAACGGCGACTGTCGTGCTATGATCGTTACTGGCCCTCCTGGCGTTGGCAAGTCGTTTGGTATTGAGACTCAACTGGAAAAGGCAAGTCTGTTTGACAAGCTGGCAGGCAAGCGTGTTCGCTTTGAGATTGTCAAGGGCGCTATTACTGCCATCGGTTTGTACGCACTGCTGTACAAGTATAGCGACAGTAAGAATGTTTTGGTCTTTGATGACGTAGACGTTTTTGATGACCCAGATGCGCTGAACATTCTGAAGGCCGCACTTGATTCGGGTAAGCGCCGTCGTATTTGGTGGAATAGTGATTCGTCTTTTCTTCGTAAGGAAGGCATTCCCACCGATTTTGAGTTCAACGGGGCGTGCATCTTTGTGACGAATCTGGATCTTAGCGACCGTCGCTCTAAGAAGATTGCTGCTCACTTGTCCGCTCTGCAATCTCGGTGTCACTATCTGGATCTCACGATCAATACCTCGCGTGACAAAATGTTGAGAATTCGTCAGGTACACACCGATGCCAGTCAAGATGTGGTTGGCGGTCTGTTTGCTGATTACGAATTTCTGGACAATCAATCCGAAGAAATTCTGGAGTTCATGTGGGCTAATAAAGAAATTCTTCGCGAGTTGAGTTTGCGTATGGCTCTCAAGATTGCTGATCTGTATAGAATTGATCCCACTGACTGGAAGATGCTTGCGCTGGAGACATGCTGCGTTAAGAACTGAAATTCATCACACGTTATAGGGAGCAATTGCTCCCTATTTTTTTACTACGCAATTTTCTCCATGCCAACGAGCGTAATTGGTTTTTCCCTTTCCCTCTTTCCCGCATTTCTCGCACACCCACTGAATCTTTCCTGGATTGGATGTCACGAAATGATGCTTTCCTGATTTTACCAATGATTTTTGTAAATGTCCGCCGAGAAAGTTATGCTTTCCTGACTCAACTAGACTGAGTTGATTATTTTTCTGCCAATCAGAATTGACAAATCTGTGTACTCCGCTTTTCACAAGATTGTTTTGAGTCTCTCTGGACTTTGTTCCATCAAGCCAGTGATGAGTTCCGGCTGTCACTCTTTTAGCATTCATAGCAGGGCCTAAAAAATGATGAGTTCCGTCTGTCACTCTTTTTAATTGTGCTTGACGAGCAAGATCAGAAATTTCTTCTGGTGATTTTTTCATTCTAATAGCAATTAGATAGCAAGATCCATAGTCCTGTTGTTTGTAATGAATATCAAAATGTTCTTCAATTGTCAGTAGTTGAAGATTGTTTATGTTATTGTTGGTTTTATCACCGTCTATGTGATGAATTTCCATTCTTCTTCCATTTTTATCTAATGGAATTGGACCATGATGTTCAACCCAAATTTTTATATATGAAATATCTCGTTTATTTTTACTAAATAACATTGCTGATTGCTCCTTATAAGCGTTAGAGTAGTTGGAGTTTCCGAGGCTCGCGAACTACACTTTTATTTATCTAGCGCGGGCTTTTTGCTTTCTGTATAAATAATACTATGAAGATAGTCGAATTGCTGACCGAAAGTTATGGCGGAAGTGAATACAAGTACCCATATGGTCGCGGCATTATGCGTGGTGATGTTATCAAACACAAAGAAACCGGCGAACAAAGAACAGTAACCGCGGTTGAAGGCACTACTATAGTGCTGGATAACGACACAGAAATAACTTCTCGTAACGATTGGATCGTAGTACAAAAAGCAAAACACAAATAAATTGGCTACTATGTGTTTGACAATTCACACGTGAATTGTGTATACTACTTTAATGAAGAAATGTAAAATAATCATACGCGATGAGGTCAACGTCAAGCTAGAGGGCTTGGATTTAGATACTCGTCGTGCTTTGGTAAAGAAATTTGAATATGAAATTCCAGGTGCCAAATATCTACCTAGTGTCAGACTTGGACGTTGGAATGGTAAAACATCTTACTTTCAATTAGGCGGTAGCACTTATATAAATCTGTTAGAAGAAATTCTTCCTTATCTAGAAGAACACAATTATGATATTGAACTAGACGATACAAGAGACTATCAGACCAATTTTAGTTTTAATCAAATAACAGAAGCCACTTTTTCCAACAAGACTTGGCCTGTGGGGCATCCACTTGTTGGGCAGCCTGTAGTGTTGCGCGACTATCAGGTTGACATTGTAAACAATTTCTTAAGTAATCCACAATCAATACAAGAGGTCGCTACGGGCGCGGGAAAGACACTGATTACGGCCGCACTATCGTATTGTTGCGAAAATTCCGGAAGAACTTTAGTGATTGTGCCAAACAAATCGCTTGTAACACAGACTGAAGCAGACTACAGAAATCTTGGGTTAGACGTTGGAGTCTATTTTGGTGATCGCAAAGAAGTAGGTCACACGCATACAATTTGTACTTGGCAAAGTCTAAACAATCTACTAAAGAACACCAAGAATGGCGAAGCAGACATAACTATTGATGAGTTTATTGAGGGTGTAGTATGCTTGATGATTGATGAATGCCATTCGGTAAAAGCAGACGCACTAAAGCAATTGCTAAGCGGAACGATGTCTAAAATTCCGATTCGTTGGGGGCTAACTGGCACCATACCAAAAGATAAGTTTGCCAGTCAAGCGCTATTCACTTGTATAGGCTCAGTAATTGGTAAACTAAGTGCCAACGAATTACAAAATGCCGGTGTGTTGTCACAGTGTCATGTGAATATCGTTCAGATGCAGGATCACGTTGAGTTTCGTGATTATCAAAGTGAGTTGACTCACTTACTTACTGATGGAAAACGACTAGACACTATCAGCAGTTTGGTTGAAAAAATTGTAGAAAGTGGCAACACATTAATATTGGTTGATCGTGTTGCTGCCGGAGAAGAGTTGATTGCTAGATTACCAAATAGTGTGTTTATTCGTGGCAAAACAAAACTAAAAGAACGCAAAGAAGAATATGATGAAGTTGCGACTAGTGATGACAAGATTATTGTGGCGACTTATGGTGTGGCCGCTGTGGGTATTAATATTCCTCGTATTTTTAATCTGGTTCTTGTGGAACCCGGAAAAAGCTTTGTCAGAGTTATACAAAGCATTGGGCGAGGCATTAGAAAAGCAGAGGACAAAGACTTCGTTCAAATCTGGGACATAACCAGTAGTTGTAAATTTGCAAAACGTCATCTAACTAAACGAAAAGAGTTCTATAGGGAAGCAAATTATCCCTATACGCTTGAGAAACTAGAATATAAATGATATCATAAAAAAATGAAAATACTAACACTAGAAGACACTTCGTATAACCTTGAAAATCTACCAGAAGAAGTGGATGATTTAAGGTTTGCTATTATGGACAATAGCAACCCACACGCTGTAGATTATCACTACATACCTCTTATTTTTCTAGAGAGCTTTAATAGCCCTGCTCTAGTTCTACGCGTTGGTGATAAAATAATTAAGATGCCTCTAGACTGGCAGATACTTATTGGAGAGCCAGATTTCGGTGATTTAGAGATTGTTCCGTTGACAAGCATTAATGATCGCGGGTTTAAGGCATTTCAATTTAATCCATTGAGCGCTTTTCGGCCATCATTTCTTGACATAGAGATTGTTGATGTGTATCATGACGTTACTTGGTACGCCCCTAGATTGCGAAATGGACAATTTTTGTGTGTACCGATTGACACCGATACAAAACCGCGATGTATTTACTTTGTAAAAGAAGTAAGTAAGAATTGTGAGATTGTGGATTACAGTCAGGCTTTTTAAATATGAAGACTTATAAATTTGTGTTAACAGTAACAGAAGGATATGATGAGTTCTGGGAACAACTTTATGGAAAATCTGGGTGCGATGAGGTAACGCAATTAATTCGTGATGCTTTATTTGATGTGTTGCCGGAAGCAACGGTAAAATTGGTAGAGTACAATGACAGCAGCAAAGAATAAAACTGGCTCAGACGAAAAGTTTGAACGTCAGGACTTTGATCTATTCTCGGCGATTGAGCAAATAGATCGCAAGAATTACGATTACTATAGTTCTTTAAGTGAAGAGCAGAGGAAAAAATTTGTTCCCTATATGATGCTACACTGGATCAGCACTGTAAAGGGCAAGACTGAAATTAGTAATTACTACGTAATGAGCACTGATATTTGTGCTAACAAGCATCTGTTTAATGAGCACGTTCAAAATCATCCAGAACTTCAATGGATGATGCTGTGTGCGACCAGTCCTGGGCTTGGAAAGCAGTTTCATCAATGGATTCCTCATCTCAGCTCCAAGATAAGTCAGTTAAAAGAGCCAGTAAAACGCAAAGAATTATCGGATTACTTTAGCAAAATATACAAGAACAGCAGCGCTGATGATATAAAGCAAATATCTGTCGCGCTAGAACGGTCATTAAATCACAAATACAAAATAGCAACACAGTACCAAACTCTAAAATTAGAAGACATAGAAGTTTTATCTTCTTTAGTCACTGAGCAAGAATTGAATGAATATGAAAATCTCTCAGGCAATTGACGTACAGGAATCAAACACTTGTCAACATTGTAATAGAAGTTTTGTTCGTGAGTCTACATTGATTAAGCATTTATGTGAGCAGAAACTTCGCTGGCAAGAAAGAGACAGGCCTCAAAATCGCATTGCTTATGATTCCTGGCTCACGTTTTATTCCAGAATACAACCTGGGAAAAAGAAAAAAGACTATAAAGCGTTTGCTGAAAGTGCTTACTACTCGGCCTTTCTAAGATTCGGGACATATTGCGTGAATGTTAAAGTTGTAAATGTAGCTGAGTACTTAAATCACTTGCTAAGTAATAACGTGTCAATTGATAATTGGAGTAGTGACTCAGTATATACTAAGTATTTAACACAGTATCTTAGAACAGAAGACGCTTACGATGCCGTGAAACGTAGCATAAAAACTATGCTAGAGATAGCCGACGCAGAAAATATTCGTCTTCAAGATGTGTTAAACTACTATAACAAAAATAAGTTGTGTCATTTGATTAGTACTGGTCATATTAGCCCCTGGGTGCTTTATCTGAGTGACAGTGGTAACACATTTTTGTCTGAGTTGAATATGGATCAACGTGCCGTGATATGGGAATATATTGATACTGAGCGTTGGAACATAAAATTCAAAAGAGATTTGGTGTTAATGAATGAGATTAAAACCGTAATTGATATGGCGTTCAAATGAAATTAAATAGTGATATTGATATAGATTTTGCTGATCGGGATGCGATATTAAAAATCGTAGATGTTACTTCGGCTTCTATACGCAAAGATAATGTAGTAAAAAAGCACAACACTGGAGTTTATCCGACCGACATACCCTATGATCCGATTCATAAAACGGCCGCCCTAGATTATGAGATGGCTGAGCAACGTGGGTATATTAAATTAGATTTATTGAACGTATGGATTTACAAATATGTAAAAGATGAACAGCATTTGGTTGAGTTAATGAAAGAACCAGATTGGTCACTATTACAGAATCGCGATTACTTTAGTAAATTGATTCACATTGGAAATCACTACGATAGTATGCTGAAAATGCCAGAATCAATCAATAGTATTACTAGAATGGCAATGTTTCTGGCTGTTATAAGACCTGGAAAGCGGAATCTAATTGGTAAATCTTGGGCGGAGGTGGCAAAAACAGTATGGGACAAAAATAAGGATGACGGTTATATGTTCAAAAAAGCCCACGCCGTTGCATACAGTAATTTGATAGTTGTAAATATGAATCTTTTGACAGAAAATGCTATAGCATTTTCTTCACAAGAGTAATGCTACGACGCTTAACTCGTTTTTTAGCAAGATCGCTCATACACGTGGCAGGCCCGTGAAGAATATTCAGACCTTTATTGTTAAACGTTCTAAGATATGGCTTAAAAATAGCCCAATCATCGCGTAGAAAGATGTTGATGGGAATTAATCTGTTGCTCTCCCACCACCATTGATCTCCCAACGACAAATATAGCTGTTTTAATTTCTGATCTACTATAGAACCGTAATCATAGAATGTAGTTATAAAATCATCACGATTTTGAATTACACCCACGTATTCTTGTCCGGCATAGCTACAAACGGTTATGAACGGGTGAGAATCGCTCAGTTTTTGAAAAAAATCATTGGTCATAAATAGTTAAGAGGACAGAAAAGTGGCAGCCCAGACTCAAGTTTATTTATACAATCAAAGAACGCAAGTGGTTTTATTAGAGGCAGCCTCATCTGGAAAGATAAGGTATAACAAAGTGTACGCAAAAGAACTAATACTACATCGCGGAGTGGACAATTTGATTGAGTTTGCTTTTGTAAATCAGGAGCAAAAGCCAGTTGATATTTCCAATAAAGAAATAACAGCTAGAATTATTAATCCAGACGGCAAAAAAATATTACTACAAAAAACATTAGTGTATATTTTCCCAGTGACCGGAATAGCTGGTCTAAGAGTTAGCTCCGAAGAATTGGATAAACTAGATCGTCAACTATGCTATTACAGTATTGAAATACCAGTGGATGAATTTGATTATCCAGTATTCGTAGACGCTCAAGGCGGGGCTCGTGGTGTGGTAAGAATAATGGATAGCGTGTTAAGTTCTTATGTGCCATCTTATGAATTAACTATACCCGACTACACAGTGTTAACCGCTCCGACCATTCACTATAGTAGTAGCTTTTACACCAAACAACAAAATTTTTACACGTTTCAGTTGTATTTTAAAAACTATACTGGCAGAATAATTTTTCAAGGAAGTACACTGTCCAACTTTGCTCATGCTTACGACATTACTGATTCAATTTCTTTTACAAACGTAACGGAAAATAGATTCTATAATATAGAGGGATTTCATCCATTCATACGAGTAAAGTTTGAGACTGATGACGCCATCGGCAGTGTGACCAAAATACTGGTCAGATAAGTCTATAAACTTGAATACTTCGCCGCAGTAGCGTATACTAGTAGTATATGTTAGATATATTGTCTGTTGTTCCGGGTAAAAAGAAACGTACTCAAAGTGGATGGTACAGTTTCAACGCTCCTTGCTGCGTTAATCGTGGTCATAGTGCTGATCGCAGAATGCGTGGCGGAATAATATTTGATGATAATCAAAATTGGACCTATCACTGTTTCAATTGTCACTACAAAGCTGGATTTAGACTTGGAAAACAATTAACTAAAAACACTAGATTGTTGTTAAGTTGGTGCGGATTGGACGAATACGTTATCAATAAGATAAGCTTTGAAAGCTTCAGCCAGCGTGATGTATTGGATTTAAGAACTAAAAAGTCAAAAGCAGTAGTTATAAACTTTCCAGTAAAACAATTAAGTGATACGTGCGTTAGATTGAATGCTAGCTATTCTGAACATCAACTATATATTGAGTATCTGCGTAGTCGTGGACTGTCTGAACATTCCTATTCATATTATGTAGATAGTGATGCTACTAGACCAGGAATCATAATCCCATATTTTTACAATGGCGACATTGTGGGAAATACCTGTAGATTTTTAGATGGCAGAAAACCTAAGTATCTATCTGATCAGCCGTCTGGATACGTGTTCAATATAGATGCTCAGTTCAAAAACGATAATTGGTCATCGTGTATTATGGTTGAGGGCCAATTTGATGCTATTAGCATTGGTGGATGTGCTTATATGGGTAGCAATATCAGTGATGAGCAAGCACAATTAATCAACAGATTGAACAGAACAATAATAGTTGTGCCTGATCAGGATAAAAGTGGATTACAAATTTGTGATCGTGCTTTAGAGTTAGGATATAAGATAAGTATTCCTGAGTGGCACAGTGACGTAAAGGATGTTAATGACGCTGTTCGTAGATATGGAAAAATTCCAACACTATTAAGCATATTTCAATCAGCTACTACAAGTAAAATTAAAGTAGAAATGGCAAAAAAGAGAATTAAATGAGCACAGAATACGGAATAGAAATTCAAGAACTGTTTCTAAGAATGATGATTAGTGATCCGCAGTTATACACTAGAATCAGTAACATTCTGAATACAGAAAACTTTGATAAATCGCTGCGTCCAGCGGTCAAATTCATTAAAGAATTTGCTGAGAAATATACCAGTGTCCCGGACAGTGATCAAATTCATGCGGTTACTAAAGTTAGCTTAACGGTTATTGACGACCTAAGAAAAAGCGACATAGATTGGTTTCTAGATTCTTTTGAAGTATTCACTCGCAGACAAGAACTAGAACGAGCAATTCTAAAGAGTGCTGACTTACTTGAAAAAGGCAATTATGATCCAGTAGAAAAGCTAATTAAGGACGCTGTACAAATATCACTGACTAAAGATATGGGCACTGATTACTTTGCCGATCCACGTGCTAGATTGAATAAGATTAAAAACAACAACGGGCAAATTAGCACTGGCTGGCCCTGTCTTGATAATAAATTGTACGGTGGGTTTAATCGTGGTGAGTTACAGATATTTGCTGGGGGTAGTGGCAGCGGCAAGTCACTGTTCATGCAGAACTTAAGTGTGAATTGGGCATTAGCTGGATTGAACGGAGTCTATGTAACGCTAGAACTTAGCGAAGAACTGTGTGCTTGGCGTATTGATAGTATGATGACAGACACATCAACAAAGGATGTGTTTAAGAATCTAGATGATGTTGAACTTAAAGTTAAAATGACAGCCAAGAAAGCTGGAAAGTTTTACATCAAGTATATGCCAGCACAAAGTAACATTAATGATATACGTGCTTACATTAAGACTCTTAGTATTGAAACCGGAATCAGAATAGATTTTGTGTGTATTGACTATTTGGACTTGTTGATGCCAGTAAGTGCTAAAGTTAGCCCTAGTGATTTGTTTATTAAAGACAAGTACGTTAGTGAAGAGATACGTAATCTTGCCAAAGAATTAAATGTGTTGTTAGTAACTGCCAGTCAGCTTAATCGTAGTGCGGTAGAAGAAATTGAATTTGATCACAGTCATATTAGCGGTGGCATTTCTAAAATCAATACCGCTGATAATGTGTTTGGTATTTTTACTAGTCGTCATATGCGTGAAAAGGGTCAGTATCAAATTCAATTGATGAAAACTCGTAGCAGCAGCGGCGTAGGGCAAAAGATTGATCTGTCATTCAATGTTGATACGCTAAGAATCTTTGATGACGGAGATAGTACTGGTTATGTTGCCAGCAGTAATAGTGCTAGCACACTATTGAATAAGATTAAAACCAGTAGTACTGTTGGAACAGTAGTGGCACCCAAGATTGATACTGAAACTGGAGAGATATTGTCCACTCCTGTGAAAGCAGTACAGGCAGACGTACAAAGTGCCAAGCTTAAATCAATGCTTAGTAATTTAAAGAAGACTAATTAATTATCGTAATACAAGATAAATATTTAATATGAAACGACAAACTAAAACATTGTTAGAAGAGCTTGAAAGCATCAGCAGAAGCCATGACACTAAGCACATAATTGAAAATCGTGCGGTGAATGTTATTTCCAGTGCTATACATTTACTTGAAGTAATACAGCGTAACTATACTGCTGAGCAAGCTGCCGTTTTAGAAAAAAAATTATTGATTGCTATCAAAAATCGCGATCAAGGAAAGTTTGTTCGTAGCTTAAAGCGATCAGAGGATTCAAATGAAAAGTAGTGAATTTGTTGATGAGAATGCCGTAACGGACTGGGCGGCAAGGCGCGGCTGGTTAGGTCAAACAAGACAAGCGGTAGCCTACGATAAAAGAGATATGGAAATTGCCAATAAAAAGTGGTTTACCGGTTTCTACAGTAGACTTCAACAGAAATTTAAATCTAACGGGTTGGCCGAAACTAGACAGAATCAGTCATACTCGTCTTTTAATCATTTGGTTGAGTCTATTATTGCCAATGAAGCCGTTGGATCTGTTGATCAGGTAGTTAAAGAGTTTTTAATGTACGAGATCACTGTTAATAATAAATTGCGTCCAACTCAGCAACAATTGACGTCTATAGATAATGCTATTAATGAATTTGTTACTGCTTACACCGCTGCCGGAAGCAGACTAAACCCTAAAATAGCAGAGATTTTATCTAATGCCGTGTGGAATATAGTATATTCATCACAGGAACAATCTGCGCCCGCAGGAGCAACACCGCTAGGAAATGATCAACCTCCTGATAAAACGGTATGGACAATTTTCTACAACAGAATAGGAGCGGGTGGAAAATTACCAGTTAGTAATCCTATGTCTAAATCTAAATTTGACTCTTTTAATCCTCCTGGTAGCGACATAACTCCAGAGCCACGAGTTATTACTGAGAACAGAGATTTTAGATACGATTTCGTAAACAGCGTTTGGATAGATGTCACCGGTCGCTCACTGACTCCAGTTGTTGGTGATATGAAAGTTACTACGACCGCAACGATAGACAAGCTAAATAAGCTGTTTCACGCTTATTATCGTCTATGACTATTTTTTTTATCAAAATGATAAATAAGTATAGAGGATTTTAACCTCATAACAACAAGGAGATTTAAAAATGGCAAGTTTTACAAGAACAAATGGTGACGCAAGTGGCGTAGCCGTATATGACGTAGGTACTTATGTAAACGGGGCCACAAGTGGTTCTGCTGGCATCCCAATTCAACCTCAGGGTCCAAAGCTAGACTTTTACACCGGCGACTTGGGCGCTGATGGTGTTAGCGGACAGTTTGGCACAGGCGGCGCCGTTGAAGCAGTTCTACGTGTAATGGCTCAAATGAGTACCATTCACATGTATCAATTCAACAATAATGGAGTATTCCGCGTTGCTATGTACCCAACAGGCGGAGACGCTGCTGCCTCTCTACAGTCTGCGATACAAGCACTAGGAACAGTAAATGGCTATAACTTGGCTGGCGCAGTAGTTACTGCTGGCGGACTAGCTTAATAGTACAGTAAGCACTCAAAAAACCCAGGAATATTCCTGGGTTTTTTATTGGTCGGTAAATACTAATACTATGAAGATTAGATGCTACACTCTATTTGATATTACCAATACTAATATCAGTCACCGACAAAATCATTCTGTTGTTACGAATCAAGCTGAATACGTAAAGCAAAGAAATCAACAAGCCAATTTTGAAACTATGCTACAAGTAATAAGTATGCGTAGTCAACCAGAAAATATAACTACCCCAAAACAACTCAGTGTTTCTAAGAAAGATTTGCGATGGGGAGACAAAATACAGTTTAAGACAGACGATGTAATAATGTGGTCATTTTCTTTTACTATTAGTCACAGTGGAGTATTTGCTGATGAAAACTCTAATTTAGGAAAACTTCTAACCGATTGCGATGGAGTTCCTATGCTTTTAAATTTGGACGAGTCAGTAACAAACGTAAGTCAGCTAAATACTTCATCAAATTTAAAAAATGTTGAGTTTGAGATAGTAGAAGATGAATAATACTTTACATCATATACAAAATTTAATCAGCCCGTCGTTACTAAACTGTATGTTCTTTAAAAACGACGACGGGACCCATACAATTTTTGAGCAGTATGAAATTCGTCAAGACAAACACAAGATTACTGTTTATAGATATCGCGATGAAAAAACATTTGTGTTTCATAAAATGAAGCACGCGATTGCTTGGACAATTTTAGACAGAAGCAATAAGTTTTATGAGACTGCTAGAATATTAGAACTGGATCTAAAGCTAGAGAGCGTTGCGGTAGATAAGTTGATACATTCAAAGCTCAAAAAAAATAAGAATTTTGACTTTTTACTTTATAGTGTAAAGTACGAACAGGACATTGAAAGACAAAACAAATTTCAAAGAGAAATAGATAAATACATAATAATGGCAAAAATGTGCCAAGAACGAGGATTTCAAAATGAACTTAACCGACCTGCGCGAAAACAAAAAGAGCAAATTAGCAACTAAAGTGCTGCGTGAAAATTTCAAATACGATATGAACTTAGAACAGCTTGATATTAGAAAAACTCATTCAATGCTTACTAAAGTACGTTCTCTTATAAATGAGTCTAAAGCAAGTTCAAGAATACATTCTAGTCATCGCGATCCTGCTTATTTAAAACTATTAATGATGGAACAAGCGCTAAGTGGTCACTTGCGCGACTTGAGATCACAAACTCGCATAGTAATAGAAAATGAAGAGATTCAAAAATCTCAAGTATTGCTTGCGGCTCAAAGTATGATTGACGACATTCAAAAAATGATGGAACAAGTTAGTAAGATGAATGTTGAAGAATTGAATGCTGTAGTAGAGGGCATAAAAAACTCTCCAGACTTTCAATCAAGTGACGCCGATCAGTTCAATACGGCCGTTGGTCAAGCTCTAACTACTTTACAGGAAGCCGTAAAGACAGCGAAGGAAGCCGTAAGTGGAGCATTAGGCGGTCTGACCGGAGATGGTGGTGCGATGCCAGCTGCTCCAGGAGAAGAATCTCCCGAAATGCCAGGAATGCCAGGAGAAGAACCAGATATGGGTGAAGAACTACCTGAACTACCTGAACTGCCCGAAGAACCAGAAGAAGAGCCAGAAAGACCAACTAGTTTAGGTCGCGAGCGCAGATAATATGAAACTGTATGAGTTTGACTTTGGTACCAGCGACGAAACTATACTGTCTGGCGTTGTCGGACTGGTGTTAAATCGTATTAAGGATACCGGGTATAAAAACACATACAGTCTACAAACTGTATTGGGTCAATTACAGGATCGTGGCTTGGACATTGACGAAGAAATGTTTGTCAAGATGATTGAAAAACCCCCATTGTCCAATATTATTGATAGTGTACAAGACGGGGATATTGTTTTCAAAGGCATGGACGGAAAACAAGCAACCGATATTTCTTCGGAACAAGACGAGGAAGAAAAACAAGCCGATACTCTGGAAAAAATGGCCAAACGGGCTACCAAAAAGCGAGAAATATAAAATTAATTACTTGACAACAGCATAGCAGAAATGTTATGCTGTTTTACTATGTACAATCCAAAATTTAATTATCAACCATTAGATCGTCAGACCATTAATGGGCAAAGACGTTATTCCACTCCTGACGGAAACAAGTTAGCAAGCGTTACTACTATTTTAGAAGCAACTAAGCCAGAGGAAAAAAAGAAAATACTACAACAGTGGCGCAATCGTGTTGGTAATGATCGTGCTCAGCAAATTACTACCGAGGCTGCTAGTCGCGGCACTCGCATGCATGCCTATCTAGAGCACTATGTTAAAACTGGAGAAATAAAAGAGCGAGACCAGAATCCCTTTTCTTGGGCTAGTCACGCTATGGCAAATGTAGTTATAAATCAGGGACTTTTAAATGTAACTGAATATTGGGGTATTGAGGTTCCGTTATTTTTTCCTGAAGTATATGCTGGTACTACCGATTGTGTTGGTATACACGAAAATAAAGAATCGATATTGGATTTTAAACAAACAAACAAGCCAAAAAAGCGTGAGTGGATTGACGATTACTTTCTACAACTAGCGGCTTATTCCGAGGCTCATAATGAAATACACGGAACAAATATAAAACGCGGCGTTGTTTTAATGTGTGTTAAGCCCGAAGTTGATCAACAACAAAAGCTATTAACTGAACCCGTGTATCAGGAATTTATACTTGAGGGCGATGAATTTGAAAAATATCGTTCATTATGGTGGAAAAGAGTAGAGCAGTATTACACATTAACGTAGTGATAAATAAGTATATTCAATGAGTATACTATGCCTATAAAACAGATAAGCAAAATTTTATTAAGAACAGGCGCAAATGAAAATTTGCCTCAACTGGACGTTGGTGAGATTGGATATGCTACCGATGCCAGAAGATTGTACATAGGAAATGACCCCGCGCTTCATTCTGAAACCTCAGATGGGCCTAATGTTACTGAAATTTTGACTGAGCACAGTGGTGCTACCGGTGTTGTTGGCATAGCGAGTCCCACCACATTAGGGGCAATAAAAGTTGGTGAAGGATTAACGGTAGATGACTTTGGATTATTATCTGTCACCTCACCAGTTGATTATCCTATATCTGTAGAAAACGGCGGCACCGGAGCAACTTCGCCATCAACGGCACTATCAAACTTGGGCGGCTATTCTGTATCTAATCCAGCTGGGTATATTAACACTGTAGCTATAAAAAATGAAAACGGTTTTTTTGGCACTGTGAGTAAAAATTCAACTACTGCTGAAATAACTATATCAACCACTGTAAACGGATTATTAAAAGGTAACGGAACTAGTATAGATTTTGCTGTTGAGGGTACTGATTATCAAGGCCCAATTATTCTAACTACAAATGGAAGTAGCGGAGTATCCACTCTTACTGGAAATATTTTAAACATTCCTAGCTATTCATATTCATTACCTATAGCTACTTCATCTACACTGGGTGGTGTAAAACAGGGCAGTAATGTAACTATAGATGCCAACGGAGTTATATCAGTTGCTGCTCCTTATTCATTACCGATAGCTACTTCATCTACACTGGGTGGTGTAAAACAGGGCAGTAATGTAACTATAGATGCCAACGGAGTTATATCAGTTGCTGCTCCTTATTCATTACCTATAGCTACTAGCTCAGTACTGGGTGGTGTAAAACAGGGCAGTAATGTAACTATAGATGCCAACGGAGTTATATCAGTTGCTGCTCCGCCAGTTTACGAATTACCGAAAGCTACTAGTTCTACATTGGGCGGAGTAAGAATTGGAGAAAGAATTACAACTGACGAAACGACCGGAACCATTTCCGTATCTAGCGCTGATATAAAGGACTTTTTGAATTTTTCTCCGTTTGCTGGGTATCTAAAAGAGAATTATATCCCGGTATATGGAAGTTTTAATTTTTCTCAGGGCTCATTTAACGCCACCAATTTTATGTTTGTTGATAAAACTGGAAATCAAGTATTTTACTTTTCTACGTCAACTCCAGTAGGATCACGAAATGTAGCTAAAGCTTATAGAATAAAAAGTACTGATAGTTTAATTTTTGATAATGAACTCATAAGCGCCACGTTTTTAAATGTTAATGAGAAGGTTCAGGATGTTTTAAATCTAGGTACTAATTTTATAGTTTTAAAACTAACCACAATTCAAAAACCAGAAACGATTACTAGAATAGTAATAGCAAAGACATACGGTTCGTCTAAGTGGAGAGATTGGACGCTTGCTTATGACGTAACATCATTATCTAGCAGAACCAATTTCTCTTTAGTATCAACTACTAGTGGCGATAGAATATTAGTATCGGACGTAAGTTCGGATACTAATACAGTAACTCTAAAAGTGTATGATGCTAATCTTTCTTTACTACGCTCTCAACTGTTGTATGATAAAGTCACTATGGTTAACACTTCCGACACCACTGGTCAAGGAAGAATTGCTCCAAACGTTTTGCCTTTACTAGGATATGCGCCCAATAATTCTTATGGGTTTACCTGGAATTCATTTTCGGAAACTTTTCATCAAAGATTTCATATCTGGTATGTATATACCACTAGCACAGGAGCATCAGTTGGTCAGGGTGTAGCACTTGACATATCATGGTCTATACCAAAATCCTGGATAGAAAGTGGTAGCGGAACTACTGTTAATTTAATTCCAATTAAATCTGGAACTTTTAGATATAATCAGTTAAGCGACTCCACGTGGGATACGGATAACGGAGGTATGAGTCAGGGATTGGGTGGCGCCGGCTACTCCACTTCTCTTGTAACAGATGAGTATAGCGGAACAATATTTCAATTATTTAGAAGTACGTGGACTTCAACTGATATAGGAGATGTATATGTTTTGCCACACACTAGTGGGTTCACTTACAAAACATTAAGCATAAACAATTCCGCTAGATATACCAGTTTTACCGAAAGAATAATTGATGCGTCTCCCTGGTCCAAGTATGTTTACAGCGATTCGGTCTATGTAATAGACAATAATATGTATTTTTCAGCAGGATCAGTAACTTACGGAACAAAAATTATACAAACTACATTCAGCAAGACTGAGTTTGCCTCAAAGGCTCAGGGACAAACTAATGATACGTTGATATTAAGTAATTCTGATATAAATTTAGATCCTTTAGCTAATGCTCCTGCTGTAATAAAAAATAATGGGTCTATTACCAATTTCTCAACTACGGTGGTTGGAACTACACCAAGCTACTGTTGGATAGTAGGAAATGAACCAATTTACACTATTAACAGCACGGGCGCCACTAGAACTTATACAAACACAAACATTATCGTACCATCAATACCAACCACACTTAATGGAAAATCTGGAATAACTGTGATTCATATTTGCTGGGACGCAAATACTATCACTCCCAAATACTATGCCATAGTTAAAGATTCAGTCGGCATGTGCTATTTGGCCAAGTGTACCAATGGTACTTGGACGCTAAACACAAATTCCGTCTTTCAAACAGAAATTGATTACGGTAAAACAAATCGCGGTGACAATATCAATCAAATTGAATTTAGTGGCCCGACGTTATTAACTAATAGCGGGAAGTTATTAGTAAATTTTGGTATAAATGTAGTTGGCGGAAGAGCATTTTATTGGGCATCTATAGAAATTAGCTCGGACATCGTTAGTACTTCTCACGTGTCTAGCTTTGCTGAAACATCTACTGGCTCAGGAGGATACACATCAACCAATGGTTATCCTGGCGGATCCTTTGGATATAGTACTGCTCTAGGATACTATAGAGCCGCTTCAAGCGGTAATTATGACTCTATGGTATTTCTGTCGTCCAAAGATGTAACTGGGGTTAAAACAGAACTAACAGAACTAGAGTGGCTAACAGGTAGTAAACCTAGAAACCAGATTTATGTGTCTACTGAAAGTGCTACTGGATTAATTGCGTATGTTACAACGTGCCCACTATTTATAGGTGGGTACTACACTACTATTCCAACACAGAGCATTAGTCTTTCTGCTAATTCAATTAATTATATCTATGTATTAAAAAATGATGACGATACAACATCTGTAACCGTTTTTAAGTCCGATATAGAATTGCCTAGTTCTTTTACTAGAGTATTAATAGCAAAGATGGAAACTGACGCTAGATCAATAATTAGTCAGACAAATTATTTAATACGTCAACGCGATTCACTAGATGAGTTGTTAAATGTATCTACCGGAAATAAACAAACTAATGATTATTTAAAATGGAATGGAACAGAATGGGTTTCTGCTGCGGTGTCAGCACCCCCATTACCGATAGCTACTTCATCTACACTGGGTGGAGTTATTCAGGGAAGTAATGTAACTATAGATGCCAACGGAGTTATATCAGTTGCTGCTCCATCTGTTTACGAATTACCGATAGCTACTAGCTCAGTACTGGGTGGTGTAAAACAGGGAAGTAATGTAACTATAGATGCCAACGGAGTTATATCAGTTGCTGCTCCATCTGTTTACGAATTACCGATAGCTACTTCATCCATATTAGGTGGAGTCAAGCAAGGAAGCAATGTAACTATAGATGCCAACGGAGTTATATCAGTTGCTGCTCCTTATTCATTACCGATAGCTACTAGCTCAGTGCTGGGCGGTGTCAAGCAGGGAAGTAATGTGACCATAGATGCCAATGGAGTCATATCAGTTGCTGCTTCATCTGTTTATGAATTACCGATAGCTACTTCATCTACACTTGGTGGTGTCAAGCAGGGAAGCAATGTAACTATAGATGCCAACGGAGTTATATCAGTTGCTGCTTCATCTGTTTATGAATTACCAGTTGCCACGGATAGTGTTCTAGGTGGAATCAAGATCGGAAATGGATTAACGATAGATTCAAATCAAATCGTCACGGTCACAAAACTTAAAGTAGTTGATATATCAACTGATTCTTGGAGAGAAGCTAGAGTAGATACGGCCGGCGTGGGAACAGCAAATAGTATTGCTTGTAGAAATTCAAACGGCGAGCTTAATGCTGTAAAATTTAACGGGGTTGCTACTAGCGCTCAGTATGCCGACTTAGCTGAGAAATACTTGTCCGATGAAAACTATGATTACGGAACGGTAGTGTCTATTGGCGGAGCAGCAGAAATAACAGCTTCATCATTTAGAGATAAAGCTATTGGAGTAATAAGTAAAAATCCAGCTTATATGATGAATTCTGCTTTAATAAATGGAATATACGTAGCACTAAAGGGTAGAGTCCCAGTAAAGGTAATTGGCAAAGTCAATAAAGGAGATAGATTGATAGCACACAATAATGGCTACGCTATCTCAATTAATGCTGTAAATGAAATCATTGACGTAATTGATTACAGTAATGTTTTTGCTATAGCCATTGAGTCAAGCGAGTTGGATGAAGTTAAAAAAATAGAAGCAGTAATACTGTGAAGTAAATAGTTACGGGAAATAATTATGAGTACAATAAATACAGGGTCTATTGATATAAATTATCCTGTCCCCGGTGTTAACAATAACACTCAGGGATTTAGAGATAATTTCAGTGGAATAAAAACCAATTTGGATATCACCGCAAGTGAATTGAGCGATCTACAATCAAAGGCAATACTAAAGAGTTCATTGTCCGGCACTGTGCTTGATAATGATATGAATCACGGATTGATAAGTAATGCTCAAACACAAGGATTTAGTAGAACCGCAAAAAATTTAGGTTCAAATCTGAGTGGCACAGTAACTGTAGACGTATCAAAGGCAGACGTACATTACGGAACTGTTACTGGAAATGTAACGTTGAACTTTATGAAGTGGAGTTCAATATCGGGTGAATATCCATTATGTAGCACTCATTTGATATTAACTGTTCCGATTGCCAATAATTCAAGCGTCATTAATTTTCCGGCTCAGTTTGATGATAGTAAACTAAGTATTGAAAATTACACCGAGACTGCTGGTGGTTTTAGCGTCACTGTTCCCGATACTGTTACTGAACTACACTATATAATCTACACTAAAAATTGCGGTGAAACGCTAACCATAGTTCCAGTAAATCGCCCACGCAAAACATTTCAAGTGTCTGCTTTAGCTCCAACATCAAGTGTGGGTAGATTTGGAGATAAGATAGGAACTATGGCAATTGACGGAAACTATCTTTATATGTGCGTGGGTAACTATGATGGGACTACAGCGATCTGGAAAAAAGTACAGTTGGCATCGTTCACTACAACTCCAGCACCTCCAGCTCCTACTCCTCCGCCAGTTCCATTAAATCCGACATATCAATTTACTGCTCCTGCTGACGGGACTCAAGTAGATGAAGGACAAACCATTACATTTAGTATTACTACCACTAATGTTAGTAATGGAACTGTACTATGGTGGACTACATTCGGCGTAAATGGCGCATCCCCTCAAGATGCTCAGTCTCCAAGTCCTCCATGGGGAAGTGTTATAGTCAATAATAATACTGCTTCGTTTAGTATTACTTTGGCCACCGACAGCTTGACTCCAGAAACAGGAGAAAGATTCTATACAAGATTGTACACATCGGAAGCGTCAATGAATATGTTTGGAACTGGCGTGGCAAGATCAAACGACATTATTATAGGCAATGTCCCACCCACTTCTTAAATTATGATTACACATCCATTAGTAGGTGATTTATCTGAAAAATCACTTGAAGAGCTACAAGAGACTATTAGCAATTTATCAAGCAAAATTTTATTTGCTAGTAGAACGCATAATCAGCCGATGATGAATCAGTTGATTATGGTACTCAATAGTTACAAAGCAGAATATGGAAGAAGACAAGTGGAAATGCTAGATAAAAAATCTAAACAACTGGGCGAAAAAATAGACATAAAATAACCAAATATCTTGATATGTTCTGTAGATACTAGTATCATACTCTCTATGAGAGTAGATGTTCACGGTCAAGTAATACTAAGCGAAGATGATGTGGTAAATCAGTTAATGATTGACCCTGAATGGCGTCCAAAACAGTGTGTGGTTGATTTCAACGTGGTCCAACTCTACAACGAGTTGGACTTAACTGATATGATATCACTAACTCAGTGGGAATCTAATTCACTAAGTACAGATCATTATGATCAACAATGTCAGTCTAACTGGAAAATGCCAGACGAATATAAAAATTTAGATATAGCCGAATGGGTGTTACTACAGTGTGAAACTGATGCTGAGCGTCAGCGAGTTGGCGAAGAACTACTAATGTATTTGGATCGCAATGCTTTCTCACTACTACAGTATCTAAAATACTTAGTAGATACTATGAGAACAAATAATATCGTCTGGGGAGTGGGCCGCGGTAGCAGTGTAGCAAGTTATGTATTGTATTTGATTGGAGTACACAAAATAAATTCAATTTATTATTCACTAGACATCAACGAATTCTTAAAAGGAGAATGAAATATGAGTAGAAAATATACATCAGCATTAGGCAAGAGCATTGATATGGCTGCTCTAGCACTTAAAAATGAAAAAGTTAGAGCAGTAGGTAATATGAATGTAAACGCTCGCGGAGATACTATTGATAGCGACGGTAATGTCATCAATGATGCTACTAAACGAGTAAGCACATACTACAATAGTACAACTGTAAACAAAGGTGCGGTCGCTGGTACTAATACCGCCCCAGCCCCAGGAAGTGAAATAGCTTCAGCGCCAGTACAAGCTTCTGTATCAGAGTCACTGACTATTAGTCAGCCATCTAAAACAGTACGCTCTCGTAAGCCAAAACAAGCGGAGCCGCAGCATACTGAGGCTGAGCTAAAGGAAGCAGACGCTTTTAACGAACCCAACCCGGAAAAGTAAAATGAAATACAGCTACGAACCTAATAAAATCAGCGGATTAATTCCGTTGGGAAATAACGTAATAGTAAAAGATATGAACTTTGACGAGCGAGTAACTAGCACTGGAATAGTGTTGGTAAGCGACGATGCCAAGAACAGCGGCATTAGACCTCGCTGGGGACAAGTATATGCTATTGGCCCAACTCAACAAGATGTAAAGATCGGTCAGTGGATATTGATTGATCACGGTCGTTGGACTCGTGGAATCAAAATTCAAGACGATGATGGTGTTCATACTATACGCAGAGTGGATGTAAAAGACATTTTGATGGTAAGCGATGAGCCCGTAACAGACGATACTCTAAGTAATAAGGTGATATAATGAAGTGGTTTGATAGATGGTTTAGCAAAAAAGTTAGACAATCGTGGGATGAAGAAGCATGCCCTCCAGATCAGCCACGAACGAGAGCTATGTTATCATCAAGTAAGCCGATAGAACGATCACTAGGAGATCATCCTATGAACTTACAGATTCATCGTGCTAATGGAGGATACATTTTGGAGTTCTCCACGTATGATCGTAAACGTGATGAACATGATCGTAATCTTCATATAGTCACGCAAGATCAAGACTTAGGTGAATCAATCGCACAAATTATTACAGTTGAAATGTTGAGGAATTAATGAATTTCAAAGATAAGCTATGGGTGGAAAAATATCGTCCACAAAAGATTGACGATTACGTTTTTGTAGACGAAAGACTACGAGAACAAGTAAAAAATTGGATCCAACAGGGTAGTATACCAAATATGACTTTAAGTGGTGACGCCGGAACTGGAAAAACCACTTTAGCTAAAGTTCTTATCAAAGAACTGGACATCAACGACTATGATGTATTAGAAATAAATGCTAGTCGTGAGAACGGAGTAGAGGTTATACGCGACAAAGTGTTAGGCTTCGTACAAACACTGCCATTTGGAAAATTCAAAGTAGTTCTACTAGACGAAGCTGATTATCTAACGCCAAATGGACAAGCAATGCTACGTGGAGACATTGAAGTTTATAGTAGCAGTGTTAGATTCATACTGACTTGTAACTACGAGCATAGAATTATTCCAGCGCTAAAGTCTCGTTGTCCTGTATTTACGATTACAAAGGCCGACAGAACTGAGTTTACTGCTAGAGCGGCCACTGTACTAGTTAATGAAAACGTTGAGTTTGATTTAGATACTCTTGATAATTATGTTGCCAGTACTTACCCAGATTTACGCAAATGCTTGAATCTACTTCAAGTAAATAGCAGCACTGGAGCGCTATTAGCAGTACAAAACGGAGCTAGTGAGCAAGATGCTATGCTTGTAGAGATAACTGAACTGTTTAAAGCAGGAAAAGTCTTAGACGGAAGACAGTTACTCTTACAGTTTTTGAGTTTTAATCCTACACGAGTAGAAGATTTATACAAATTTCTTTATCAGAATTTGTATTTGTGGGGAGACACGCAAGAAAAGAAAGACGCTGCTATTATTGTTATTCGTAACGGACTGGCAAATTTAAGCTTAGTGGGAATTCCCGAGATTTCACTTGCGGCCACCGTAATTGAATTGACCACCTTATAAAGGAGAATATCATTCGTTATTTACTTGTAAGTTTTTACAAAAAGCCAAATAATCAAATTGATGAACAAGTTGGATTTAGCAAAAGACTAAAAGCTAGCGATCAATCAATGTGTAACATCATACTAGATTATAAAGAAAAAAAGGTAGTAAAGTGCGTGGTAGAGGGGTCGGTATTGCCAACATCATTTGAAAAAATGAACGAGTACTACTCACAAATATACCCAGCTCTAATAGAGCAACTGATACTAATAAATCAAGAATCTAGTAAAAAGCCCGACTAGTCGGGCTTTTTTAAACATAAAATGTGAGTTATTTGTAAAGATTTAATACGTCATCAATTATACGATGACGTTGAATGTCTCTTCTATCAAATTCACAAACTTCAATTCCATCTACTGGATGTTTTTTAATTTTTTGCTTGAAGTCTAACAGTCCGTTGTCGGGCTGTTTTCTGTCTGTCTGCTCCACGTCCCCGCCTATAATAATTTTACTTCCTTGACCTATGCGAGTTAGTAGCATTTTGAATTGCGTGGGAGTGCCGTTCTGCATCTCATCGGCGAATATCCACGTATTTTTAAAAGTTCTGCCTCGCATCATTCCTAGAGGAGCAAATTCAATTACTTGCTCTGCTAACATACCTTCTACTTCTTTCATTGAATAGAATTCTCGTAATACGTCAATCATAGGTTTTACCCAGGGCTCTAATTTTGAATTTAAGTCTCCGGGCAAGAAGCCGTGTTTCTCATCTTCTATAGAAACAGACGGTCTACATAATACTATTCTTTCGCACTCTTTGTTTTTCATAGCCTTAATTGCGGCCAACATAGCTAAGTAAGTTTTTCCAGTCCCTGCTGGCCCGCTGACTACCACTACGTCAACGTTTGAATTAGTGAGTGCTAGTATATAATTTTCCTGATTGATTGTTTTTGGTACTAATTCAATCTGTTTTTTTATCTTAGCTGGATTAAACGGAATAGTATTTGATTCCACTCTACTATCGTGCTTTTGATAAAAAATCTTTGCTTGCTTGTTAGTAATCATATTGAATTGATGATCCTGTTCTTTACGCAGTGCGTTGTTACGTCTTCTACCCAAGTTATATCTCCTAGTGGTTAAGTTTGTTGCTTTCTTACAGCAACACAACTATTTAAGAAGATACCTTAATCAACACTTAAGCACTTATTTCACGCGTTGAGTTGATAAATATTATTCTGTGCGTAATTACGCAGTACTGGTCAATGCGCTACTGTAAGTCAGTAGAGTCACTGTATTTTTAATTTTCACGTTTCTTGATAAAATTCCCGGTATGTTAGCGTAGTTATTGTTCAATTGAACAAAGCTAGTTCCAGAGACTCCCGTTATTACGTAGTTACTGACCCCACTCAATACATCAAAAGAACAGGAGTATGCCAACATACTGGCCCCGCTGGCGATTAGATTTACTCCATTTCCATTTGTTGCTGTGTTTTGAAATGAGGTCCATCCAGCGCTCACTAGACCACTGAGTGGGAAAGCGCCCAGCGCTCCGTTTCCATATATTGAAATTGCTTCTGATGTTCCCGTACAGCTTAGTCTGCTATATGTGATTTCGGCATATGCTGCGGCAGACATGTTTATAATTTTAGTACCGCCTCCAGAGCGAACGTTTCTAAGATAAATGGATCCGCCGCCCATATTAAATTGAGTTCCTCCGTTGGTAGCCATTTGAACGGTACTGTTATCTAGATATAGTGAAGCGTTTACACCGATCTGAAATGTCACCGCGGCTGTATTAGCAGTGGTATTTTGAATATAACAACCCTGAATGTTAAATTGAGTCGCAGTTGTTCCGCTAACAGCGAATACAGGATTCAATGACCCATCCGAAACAAATAATATATTAGCAATAGAAACTCTGTTATTAAGAGCATTTGCTGCTGTTCCAGACAGAGTGTGATATCCAGTAATAGCAACACTGGTCGTGTCTTCCTGATTACCCATTCCTTGAATCATTACCGACCCTTTTAGTGTTAAATTTTCGGTATATCTTCCCGGTGGTATTTGAACTATGTATGGCGTAACTGAAGTCGCATCGGTCGCTAAATTAATACATCCTTGAATGGTGATCGCGTCTATACCAACTGTCAATACTCTAGCGGGCGATGTCGTAACTGATGCCCAACTAACGTTGGTTCCGTCAGTCTTTAAAAATTTATTTTCATTTGCTACTTGACTTGGCAGCAGTGCTGTTAGCGCATCGGACGCATTCGTAACGCCTGTTCCGCCCTGAGCTATGCTTAATGGTGTAGTAAGACCGCTTAGACTAGTAATGTCACCGTTTGCTCCGCTTCTTGCTGCTTCTAACGCTGCTCTAGCGGTACTTGGAGTAATCGCTCCAGTCCCACCGTGATTTATTCCAACTATTCCGGTAACGTTAGCAGAGTTTCCGGTTATGTTACCGTCAATGTCATTTCCTGAGATTAGGTTAGTAGTAGTAAGAGTTGTTCCATCACTGACTAAAATGCCAGTCGAAAAGGCTGTTTGACCAGTTCCTCCTTGACTAATAGGCACGATTCCTGTTATATCATCAAATGGTATATTATTAACGCTGTCAAACGGGTCATTATTGTTTCCACGAAGATATCCAGATATTGAAGTTACACCCGTTCCTCCCTGAGCTACACTAAGCGGAGTTGTAAGTCCAGATAAACTTGTTATATCATTATTACTTCCTCTTCTAGCGGCATCTAAATTTATTCTTGCCGTTACTGAGTCTGCTGCTCCAGTTCCACCCGATGATACATTAAGTGTTCCCTCTAGTGTTATTGTACCACTTGATACTATTGGCCCACCACTGGTAGTTAATCCTGTTGTTCCCCCGTCTACACTGACGCTAGTGACGCTACCTCCTCCGCCATCACTGGATCCAGTTATAGGTAATCCACCTGGAGTAGTTCCATCACTGTATCTTAGTACGGGAGCAATACCCGGAGTATCACTTTCTTCATAAAAAAGTCGTCCGCGATCACCAACATATGAATTAACGTCGGCTTGTCCTCTGCTACTGAATATTCTTTGTATGCGGCTCACGTTACATTTCTGTTTGTGTTGGAGCGGCCACTATTACTCTTGGCTCAAGTCCGGCCATTCTTTTTATACTATCAAGCTCGTCTTCTTCATTCTCGTAGTCGCAATGTTGCTCTTCTGAGTTTTGTTGCTCCTCGTCATACACATTATCAACTCCTGTTGATTTTTTGAATAGTTCTAATTCTGCTTGAAGCGGCGGCATAAAAACACCAACTGAACTGTCAGCATTCTCCTGAGAAGATTCGCTCTCGGCGTCAGTTGAGATTTCTGTATCGTCGCGATACATAATAGCGGTTAGAGTTTTTAGTAGTTCATTAACGGTCATTGTTGTTCCTACAGTTGATTAATACTATTTATCGGCTGATGATAAATAGTATATTATGGGAAAAAAGTACACTTTTATAGATTCCCCACAGTGGGCCGAAATAGTCAGTAACATCAAGGGTATATATACCAGTGATGGGACAATGAGCACATTGTTGGATTTTGAGCGGGTTTTGGATGAGGCCGATATATACGCATTCAAAAACTGGAAACTGGGCGAATTAGTCGATGGTCCAGTGGTATCTAGGTACGCTGTAACGTGTACATTTATGTGGCCAGCAATGTTGATGCCAGACCCACGTGGAGCCAAGCGTTTGCTGCCGCTTGGATGTAAGATCGCGTTTAGAAAAACAAAAATAAAAGTACCAATTCAAATAAAAACTCCCAGTGATTATGATTCTGGCACACACTATCCAAAATTAATTGATAGAGAAATTTGGTTAATTAGAATTACTATTCCTAAGGATCTAATATCCGATATACAAGAAGGTAGCATAGACATAGCCAATCAAACAATTGACTTGGAAGATTTGGATGACGCTTATGCCAAGGACTATGATACTGAAAGTATCAAGAATCAAGAAGAGCAGACCGCCATGGGCGGTATGGGCGGTATGGGCGGTCTGCCTCCCTTGGGAGGACCGCCGTTAGGAGTACCGCCAATGGGTGGACCAGGACTACCATTATGAAACAATTAAATGAAAGTCTATCACATTTAGATTTTGAAGATCAGCTAGTAACTACGCTTGGAATTGATGAGTTCAAGTCAAGAATAGGCGAAGATCACGACATTATTACTCTTAGTTTTATTATTAAATCAAAAGAAGCGGCAGAAGACTTGACTGGTTGGTTAGAACGCGGGTATGAATTTATCATTGATGCCGACACTAGTCCAGGAGAAGTAGAGCGCGGCAAATATTACGTGTTTGCCGAAATGAATCGCAGACCAAGTGCTCCTAGAAAAATTATGGAATTATTAAGTGATCTGGACACGCTAACCGGAGTGAAGGCCGAGGACTGGAGTATAAAAATAAAACACGACCGTTACCCGGCTACACGCGAAAACATACAGCGACATATTCCATTAACTTCTAGTGACTATAAGAGTAAAAATGAAACAGAATTAAATGAGTGGAGAGAAATAGCAGGAATAAAAACTTCTAAAGTTTATGAGGAAGATGATGAGTATATAAAAAGCATTCAACGTCAAGCAGGAATAAAATAAAATGCCAACATTATTAGCAAAAAGAACACAGAATCATCCAGTTGCCACCGACGATCAAACACAAGAAATTTTGATAGCTGATCCAGAAATACCTCAATTTACAAACTTAAATACTCAGCAAATATCTCAGCAGTACTCACCTTCGCCATCCACGACTATATTAACCGGTTCAGCATCAAGCAACGCTGCTAGCGGCGCCGATGTTCTAGTAGAAAACACTAACAGTGACTGGATCAATAAACGTTGGAGACCACTTATGGGATGGCACTATATTGTCACTTGTACAGCGGACTTTGTTATTTTTCCAGTATTATGGAGCGTACTACAAACTCTACAGGGCGGACAAGTAACTAGTCAATGGCAACCCATAACTCTACAAGGAGCTGGGCTTTATCATATTGCTATGGGAGCGGTACTAGGGATAGCAGTATACGGTCGTACTAAAGAAAAAATAGAGGGTAAGTCATAGTCATATATAGTTGATGGATCCTTATAAAATACTAGGAGTTGATAGAAACTCCACGTTAGACGATATAAAAAAAGCATACAGAAAATTGGCAAGTCAGCATCACCCGGATAAAAGTCAGGGCGATACTAAGAAGTTTCAGGAAATACAAAGTGCCTACGATATACTGAGCGATGCTGATAAAAGAAGTCAACACGATAATCCACGACAACACAGCCCAGAATTTACTTTTGGAAATTTTAATGATATTTTCAATATGTTTAATTCGCATAATAGAGCCAACGCACTTCAAGTTTATAATTTTGGAATTCATCTAAATCTGGAACAAATTGTAGCAGACAGTGTACAGGCACTACAAATAAATACTCACTCTGGAACGAAATACGTAGAGATAAATGTTCCACGCGGAATAGAAAACGGTGAAGTGTATCGTTACGATAACTTAATAGAAAACGCCGTGATTCAAGTTACGTTTATTGTAAATCACGATCAGCGATTTAACAGACGCGGATTGGATTTATATTCAACCGTGGACGTTGATGTATTTGATTTGATTCTGGGTACAGTAATAAAATTCACTACTATACACAAGCGAGAACTGGAAATCACATTATCAAAACTTAGTAAGGCTGATCATCAACTAAGATTATCAGGACAGGGTCTATCTAATAGATTCGGAGCAGTTGGTGACCAATACATATTGATAAAAGCAAAGATACCTGATACAATAAGTGACGAGTTATTAAACTCAATTCAACAAGAACAGAATACAAGAAAGGTTCAAAGATGATAAACAACCCAGAAGTAGAGCAAATTATTGAAAGAGCGGTGTCGCTGGCTAAAGATAGAAATCACAAATACGTTACGCTTGAACACGCATTATTGAGTATGGTGCTTCAGGACTCATTCAAGCGTCAGTTAGACGCATTTGGAGTTGACGCTGATTCAATGATTGTTGACTTATCTGGGTTTTTGGATAATCAAACAATTCTAATAGAAAAAAATGTTACAGACGAATTTCATCCAAAGCGCACAAATGCCTTAGAGCGTGTGTTTAATCGTGCTGTGACTCAGGTACTATTTACCGGTCGTCGTCAAATTGAGATTGTAGACTTATATCTAAGTATCATTACTGAAACCAATAGTCACGCACATTACTTTTTGTTAAAGTGGGGAGTAACTAGAAACGAATTTATTGCTTTCTGGCAAAAGAACGCTAAAAACACTAAGTCGGCAAAGATGACTGCGGAGCAAGCTAGTGAAGTATTGGATGAGCATACTACCAATTTAACTCAACTAGCACGAGAAGGAAAGATTGATCCCGTTATCGGTAGGGATACCGAAATTTATGATATTGTCAATATTCTTGCCAAGAAGTACAAGAGTAATGTATTAATGGTGGGAGACCCTGGTACTGGAAAAACTGCCATAGCAGAGGGCATGGCATATAAAATCGTAAATGAAGATGTTCCAGAATTCTTAAAGGAGCACGAGTTGTATTCCTTAGAAATTGGAAGCTTACTTGCTGGTAGTAAATATCGTGGTGACTTTGAAGAAAAAGTCAAAAATGTTATTGAAGCATTAAACACCAAAAAGAATGTAATTCTGTTTATTGACGAAGCTCATACTATGCGTGGAGCAGGCGGCAGCACATCAAGTAGTGTTGATTTCGCCAATATGATTAAACCTGCTATTACAAAGGGCACACTAAAGATTATTGCCAGTACTACGTGGGAAGAATATTACGAAAGCTTTGAAAAGGATCGGGCGCTTATGCGTAGATTCTATCGTGTAAGCGTAGATGAACCTAGTTTAGAAACTACTAAAAAGATTTTAACTGGATTGTCCGAGAGACTAAATGAATTTCATAAAGTCACTATTCAGGAAAGCGCTATTACTAGTGCCATTGATTATGGCGCACGATACATACACGATAAGAAAAACCCAGATAAGAGCATAGACTTATTGGATGCTGCCTGCGCTAAACAACGAGTTGAAAATAATATCGGAGCTGTTATTATTGATGCCAACGTGCGCGAACAAATCAGTAAAATGGCAAACATTCCAGAAAGCAAGCTTGATGTTAACAAGACTGAACACGTGATTAATCTTGAAGCTGGGATCAAAGAAAAGCTATACGGACAAGAACACGTGGTTGATGAAGTACTAAATCGCATTTATGTAAGCTATGCTGGCATTTCAAATGAAAAGAAGCCAATGGCAAGCTTTCTATTTTTAGGCCCAACCGGAACAGGAAAAACAGAACTAGCTCGTCTATTAAGCGAAAACTTGGATATGATTTTGCTTAAGTACGATATGAGTGAATATCAGGAAAAACATAGTGTCGCTGGGTTGATTGGAGCTCCTCCTGGATATGTAGGCTACGAAGACAGCAATCTGGGCGGCGGAAAAATAATTAGCGATCTAAGCAAAAACCCATATTCAATAATGCTGTTTGACGAAGTTGAAAAGGCACACCCAGACGTATACAACTTATTCCTACAACTGTTGGACGAGGGAACTATTACCGGAACTAACGGTAAAAAGGTCAGTGCTAAAAATACTATTGTAATTATGACCAGTAATATGGGCGCTGCCGACAGTGAGCGTAATAATATTGGCTTCGGCGATCAACGAAAAACAGACAGTGATGAAAAGGCTCTAAAAGAATTCTTTAAGCCCGAGTTGCGCAATCGTATTGACATGATATGTAAGTTCAAAAAACTAGATATGCTAGCGATAAAGAAAATCGTGGTTAAGTTTTTGAACGAACTAAAGAAGCAATTGATTAATCAGCACGGAATTACTATAAACTTTAGCGAAGAAGCAATAGAGCATCTAGGAAAAATTGGATACGATGATAAGATGGGAGCTAGACCATTGGCACGTAAAATTGATGAGTTGATTCGTGTTCCTCTTAGCAAGAAAATACTTTTTGAAAAGTTGAAGAATTCTACAATGTGCGCAACATTGATAAACGAAAAAATTGAATTTAACGTAGTTAGTAAGATGACTGATGTTACTGGAGTGGTTGGGTCAGATGGAATCATTACATTACACTAATTTTGTTTTAGATAAAGCACACGTTAATAACTACTTTGATCGATATCAGTACAAAGTTAAATTTGATATTATTGGAATACATTTTTTCAGGTCAGTAAAAAACGAGTATCAGTTTTCTAATAGATTAGACACTAAGTGTAGTTATTATTTGGGTCACGGTAAAAATATGACCGTAAGACAAGTAATAGGATCAAGTGACAATATTGCTAGAAACATAGTACTGTGGACAAATAAGCATAAAGCACTCAAGTCAGACATAAAGTTTATGTTTTGCTGCGATACATTTAGTGTGTATTACAATAGTGATGATGCGATAAAGGAGTTGATTGATTCGTTCACTGAAAATGAATACAATGATACAATGTTGCCAGTGACATTTTTCAAGGTTGAAAAAATCGCAGGGTTTCAACGCGACGTAATTTATCATATGAATCCAAAAAGAAAAATAAGAACATATTTTTCTTCATTCAGAATTAGCGATCAAGATAAAACTGATTTATGGAATTATGTACGTGATAATGTATTGGACATAGATTGTAGTTATGCTCTAAGAAGATTCTTTCAACATTCGTCGCGTTCTAGATTTATGAATTCTACTTTTTTTATTGATCTTGATGATGAGCGACATATTACTTATTTGATGTTAAAGTTTCCTGAGTTGATTCGCAAAGTCAGCAATATTGAAAAAAGAATAAATACAACATAATAGGAGTTTTTTGTGGCCAAGATACAAGAAGAAATCATTGTAGTAAAAATTAGTAAGCTGATTAAAGCTGATTCGGAAAATTCTTCTTTAATAACAGAAGAAATAATTAGCTCTATAGAACAAGTGGCACAGGAGCTTCTTGGAAATTCAGTAATTGTAGAAGCGGAATTAGCATAATGGCTCAAACGACTACGTTAAATTTGATTACTGCCATGGCTCATCCAGGACCGACTCAGCCACAGGCAACATTTATCGGTGAATCAGTAGAAGCTGCTTCCTATTATACGGCCTCCAGTAATCTGCAGACTTTTGCGTGGTCATTTGAGCAGCAATTTAATGCTACGGTTTTATTAGAGGGTACACTTGAAACTAGCCCAACGGAGTCCGATTGGGTCATTATCAATGAAATTGATATTACAGAGAAAAGTGGGTTCTTAAATTTTACTGGAAACTTTGTTCTGCTAAGAGCAAGATTAGTTGACTGGACAGCAGGATCAGTTCACTTTGTAAGTGTGAGTTATTAATATGAACAACTCTAATCTACTTAGACTAATACGAGAAAGCAGACCACTATTAAATGGCGCCACCATTGAACAGAAGCTTCAACTATTAAAGTTGATTAGAGAATCAATTAACGCAGCAAAGAATAAAAAACAGATCAGAGTTCATTTGTCCGAAACTGCTGATTATCTAGAGGAAAAATAATTTATCTATTGACTTGAGTCGTAAATATTGTTATCATAGTTTTTTTAATACTTAAGAAAGGTAACAATATGGCAACAAAAAAGTCAAGTAAGAAGCAAAAAATTCCCGTAGAAGCAGTACAAGAACTAGCAGACAAGTCAGCGCAGCAAGCCAGTGCTGGGGGAACAGAAGAAGTAACTGAACAAACCGACGGAGTTCAAATTGATTTGGACTATCTACGCTCAACTAGAGTACATCTAGCTATGCCGTGCGTCAATGGATCTATCTCGGAAAGTTCGTTCATTAGCTTTATTAAGTTCTCTAACGCTGCCAGACAGTTTGGCTTTGAATGGTCACTGGAAACCTCATCCAACGATTCCTGGCAGGCCCGTTCAAAAAATATGCTAGCAGCTAAATTCTTGTCGCAAGAAGATAAGACTCATCTAATGTTTATTGATAGTGACATTGGCTGGGAACCCTGGCATCTACTAGTGCTACTAAATCGCAAAGTTGATGTTATCAGCGGTCTGTACCCAACTAAGACTATTCCAATTCGCTGGGTAATAAATACCTTAGAAAATGCCGAAGAGGGCGATGACGGACTACACGAAGTGGCACGTACTGGTACTGGGTTTATGCTCATCAAGCGTGAAGTATTCACCAAGATGAATGAACACTCTGCCGTTACACCATATTCTGTTGATGCTGGAACATCTACTGAGTACGATAAGTATCTACGCACTTACTTTAACTCAAGCGTAGTTGGTAATTCACTCAACAATGATGATTGGACTTTCTGCGATAATTGGCGTTCATTGGGAGGCAAGGTTTATGTTGATAAGCGCGTAATGCTCTCACATCGTGGCAACTTCGCATACTCTGCTCAACTACAAGACGCTTTAATTAGTTCTCTTGGACAAAGTTATCTGGAAGCTATGAAAAACGCTGGAAAAATTCAATTGATTGAGACCGCCAGTGCTTGATTGAGCTATAGACTCGCTCTAAAAAGACCGCACGTGCGGTCTTTTTTATTTCTTTTACAATATTCATAGAATTAAAAACACACGGTGTGCTAAATACATTATAAAGATTAATTCGCACAAAGGCGGTTAAAAGGAAATTATAATGGCAATCAAAACACCCTCAGCAACGATAATTTCAGGAGACGATCCTGTAGTAGCGCAGACTGTATCAACAGCCCTAAGTGGTCCACCGATAGCAACAAATATAACACAAGTAGATGCTATTGGAAATACTACTTCAAGTTCTATTACATCAGTTTCTCGTCAACCTTCTTTAACTGATGGCAGAATAACATTTAACAACGCCACCAACAATACGCTATTGTTTGCCGGCGCAGATGCCGTTAGTGTTATAAACACGGACAAAGATATATACGTTACCGGAATAGATCAAAGCACTGTACAGCAATTTGTGTATGTCGATGAGCCCGGTGGTTCTAACTATCAAGTTCAGTTTAACAACGGCGGTGATTTGGACGGAGTAAGCTCATTTTCCTTCAATCCCAATACCAAGATACTATCAGTTGATTCCATAGAAGTAGCTCAGGGCGCCACATTTACCGATGTAAACAAACTTAGCATAGGCGGCGGATCTACTGGACAAGTGTTGATTACAGACGGGTCTGGCAAGTTAAGCTGGGGTAACACATCTGGTACTGGAACTGTAACTAGTATTGGTTTTTCTACTGGCAATACTGGACTAACCGTTAGTTCTTCCTCTGAAAATCCTATAACCAGCTCTGGTACATTTACTCTAGCGGGAACATTAGACATCGATAACGGCGGAACTGGTTTAAGTTCTAAGGGTGAAGCAAACAGCTATCTAAAAGTAAACTCTCTTGGAACCGCACTAGAATACGCAGCTATACCCACTGCTTCAGTAAATGTCTTGGGTTTAGTAAAGATAGACGGAACAACAATTACCATAGAAGACGGAATAATAAGCGCTGTGAGTGGTGGTGGCGGTGGTGGCGCCACTAATTTAGATGATCTAACGGACGTAGTTATTACCACTCCAACCACTGGAGAAGTGCTAAAGTATAATGGTACTAATTGGGTAAACGGCACCGATTCTACTGGGGGTAGTAGTTACACTTTACCAGCAGCGTCTACTACGGTCCGCGGTGGAGTAAAAGTAGACGGCACAACTATTACTATTGACAATGACGTTATCAGTGCTGTCGGATTTGTTCCTCTTGCTGGCGGTACTATGACTGGAGCGCTGTCTCTTAGTGGCAATCCCACAACTGCTCTTCACGCCGCAACTAAACAATACGTGGACAATTTAGCGTCTGGATTAGTAGTAAAAGAGTCAGCTCGTACCGCTACTGCATCTAATATCACTGCTACATACAACAATGGTACAGCAGGAACTGGAGCTACGTTAACTGGATCTGGATCATTAGGGTCAATAAATGGAGTAACTTTATCGCTAGGTGATCGTATATTAGTTAAAAATCAGACAACACAAACGCAAAATGGTATGTATGAGCTTACTACGTTAAATCCGTTTGTGTTGACTAGAGTAAGTGATTTTAATAGTTCATCAAATATTAATTCCGGAGACGCATTTTTCGTTGGTGAAGGAACACTTGCCACCACTCAGTGGGTAATGACTACCTCGGGCACAATAACTCTCGGGACTACAAACATTGTATTCACGCAGTTTGGTGGACCCAATTCATTGACCGCCGGCACTGGTATATCAATAACTAACAATGCTATTGCTAATACTGGAGTACTAAGTGTAACTGGTGGCGGTGGAGTTACTGCTTCCACAACTAATGGTGCTGTAACACTTGGATTTACACAGTCTACTGTTCCAACAACCGCCGGCGGCACAGGTTTAACAAGTATAGGAACTGCTCTTCAAGTATTGCGTGTGAATTCCGCAGCTAGCGGTCTAGAATGGGCAACTGTTTCTAGCGGAGGAGGAAGCGGAGATGTAGTTGGACCAGCGTCCGCTACTGACAACGCTATTGCTAGATTTGACTCCAACACAGGCAAGCTAATTCAAAACAGCTTAGTAACAATTTCCGACACTGGACTAATTACAGCTCCGGCGGTGGGCAGTGTTATTCCTTTCTATTTTACAAATCAAGCTGCTTTTCCTAATGCCACTACTTATCAAGGCGCTCTAGCAGTTAGTAATGCTGATACAAGACCCTACTTTGCTCAGGGCGGAGCTTGGAATGCCATAGCAAAGCTTACTGATGTAGTAGCAAACACAGATACTACATACAGCATAAGCGCAGCAGATGTATCTGGACAAGCTACAAAGAAAAATATTACATTAACTGCCGGAGGAAGTGGAACTGGAACTACATCTGTTACGCTAGTAGCTGGAACTAATGTTACTTTAACTAAAGGTACGGGATCCGCAGCTAACGAAATTACTATTGCTGCTTCTGGTGGAAGTGGAGGTGGTTCTGGAACAGTAACAAGTGTAGGACTGACAATGCCAACTGGATTTACGGTAACCGGAAGTCCAGTAACAGCATCTGGAACACTAGCGGTAACTACTACACTAAACGGTCTATTAAAAGGAAACGGAAGTGGGTTTGTAGCTGCTTCCGCTGGAACAGATTATCAAGCACCAATTACTCTAACAACAACTGGAACTAGCGGGGCTGCTACGTTTACAAATGGCACATTGAACATTCCACAATATTCAGGTGGCGGTGGCGCAGGAACAACCTATAGTATTAGTGCAGAAACAGTAACAGGCGGTGCTAATTTAAGACTTACAGGTAGCGATTCTTCTACCGATAATGTTACTTTAGCTGCTGGATCTAATGTTACGATTACTAGAACTGACGCTAATACTATTACTATTGCTAGTTCAGGTGGCGGAGGTGGCGGAACTAGTTCTCCAGAAATAGTAGTATTTAAATACACCACTGGAAGCGGTGGAAATTTATCTGGCTCCGATTCAAAGGTATCTCAAACATCTGGAGTATCAGCTACTATTTCGGATGGAGCAAACGCAATCGTAAATTACGCATTTACAGGAAAAACTAATCCTCCAAAGTCAATAACTGTGTACGGACAAATTTGTGCCGCTAACGGTAGCGCACAGAGATTTGCCGTAAGAGATATTACTAGTTTAGGTCAAGCCAGCTTGGACGGAGGAACTGACTTAGCAAATCCGGCGTTCGTCTCTAATATTGCCTCTAGTGTATTTAATAGCACAATAACTCTACAAACTAGAATGAGTGATGCTGGAGCATCCGCAGGTTTAGGACAACGAGCGCATTTGGTCGTTGTATTTGGATTCTAACGCATCCGAGGGCAGATAAATGTCATTTTTAAATAAACCCGTAAAAACATTAGAGGCTAACGTTACTAGCGTATTGGGCACAGAGTTTTTACCCTGGTACAATCCTTTAAATTTCCCATCTACGGGCTCTCCAGCGCCGTCGGCAAAAGCATATCGCTGGAAAATTGAGATGTCAGTGGCATCTCAAAATCAAAGCTCTTATCTGACTAGAAATCCCGGATTGTATAATGGATATGATGTAACTATAGGGCAGTGGATTGCCAACGCCACTACTGGGCAAGCGTGGCAAATAATATCCATAGAGTCCAAATCAGCAAATAGCGTAGTTGCCACTGTTCAGGATATTTATAGATACAATACCTTTAGAGATACCTCTCAAGTTGGAAATGGTGGTCTAAGTCTCGGTGTATATGTCATTTTTAATCTAAGTGGAGACGGAATACCGCAAATAGACCCAGTTCCCCCATCAGGAATTTCTTCTAACTTCACTCAAAATTTAATTAGTAGATTTACGTACAATAATCTACAGTACGATTACGCACTATATCAAGCAGACAATACGTTTGCTATCAATGATGTCATAGCCGTAGATAACGAAACACATAGATATGTATTAGCCGATGAATTTTATAAAATTGTAATTGGACGAGTAACGTCTGTGTCTGATGCTATCCCTGGATGGTTTACTATAAATCCCATCAACAAGATAGTTGATTTTCTAGACTCTCTTCCAGGTGACGTAGGCGATCAAATATACAGTTCAACTGATGTTCCAGGGGAACTATCGTTGGATTCAGCCGGGTCTCCTATCTACATTAAATTAAGAAATCAGACCGTATCTAAGGTGTCTGGGACTTCTACTGGCCCGACAACTTCTGGAAGTATAATTTCTCTGAATTCAGTAAATATCACTGTTGGTGGAACTGGGTCCGCAGAGGATTTAGTATCTGCTATTAACTCGGCGACTGAAGACACTGGAGTAAATGCGGAGCTAAGTTTAAGTCCATCATCGGCGCAAACGATATCATCTAATATATCAACAATCTATGGTGAGCCTGCGCTATTCGCCGCCTCTAATCCGGTCAGCGCCAGCATAAATGGAGTATTGGTGACGTTTTCTAGCAGATCATCTGTTCCTGGATACGAAGATTACTCACTACCAACGCAAATGGCAAAGGATATTAACAATGCGAACATACCCAATATATCTGCCGAGGTAATAAACTCTGGAACAGGATTGAAAATTATTAATGACAGCGGCGGAATAATTACTATTAGTAATGTTAACAGTGATACCAATGGTGTTCCCTTTGCTGGACCAAACTCAGGATCTGGTATCTCGTTAAGTACTTCAGCATCTACACAGAATATTGTCAAATTTACTGCCATTGATGCCAGAGCAATTAATTTCTTAGATGTACAGGGAAGTGTCACTCTAGACTTTGGTTTAGTAAGTGTTGAAAATGGAACAAAGGCCGCTGGTCTTTATATACAGGGCGGAGTGCGTCAAGCAGGCGCAATGGTAGTAACTGACTTGGCCTTCAGAGACTCACTTACTCCATTAATAGGAGATCAAGCCTATGTAATTGACAGCAATGATGGAAATAATAATTATGTAAATCAATGGAGTAATTGGTTGTGGGACGGATCTGATTGGGTCTTAATTGCTAGACAAAGTTCAGCAAGTGTAGACAGCAAGACACTATCCTACACATTAACCAATAATTCTCCGCTTGAATTTAATATTGGAACACTAACAACTGGTCGCAGAATAGCATCGGTAGCAGTAAATGTGTCTGTTCCATTTAACGGATTGGCCACACTTGCGCTTGGTTACTTAATCAATAATTCAGAAACTCCAGTGACTTCCATCAATGGACTAATGGCGATAAATCTAAACAACTTAAATGCCGTTGGTATATACACCGCTGATACTGGGCTTAAATTTGGAGTTGGTGGCACACCAGGAGTTAATGTTGATGGAGATGTAACAGTAACTGGTACTTTTAATGATGGTGGATCAACTCAAGGTGCGGCCACTATAATCATCACATATGTTTGATGATGATCGTGATATAAATATTTAAGTTAGGAATTAAATATGGTTACAAAAAATTACGGATTAGCAGGAACATCAAACTCGGTACAGTACGGGAAAAATGGCGGCGTAGTTTATTACGATGTAATTACTAATTCCTTTAGCGTAAGAGCAACAAACGAATCCACCCATATTCCAATGGTGGCTTCGTCTATTACCGCATTAGACACCGACGTAAATATATCTTCCGACACTGGGAAATTAAGCTTTGCTGGAACTACAGTTAGTTTACAACAACAGGGTGTCGTTAAATTTGATGGAACCTCAGCCGTAAGTATACCAGTTGGTACTACTGAAGAACGACCAGAGTCCCCGACAGTTGGAATGTTGAGAATTAACACTAGCGGATCCAGCCCTGTAGCGGAATACTATGACGGAGCTGCCTGGAAGGTTGTTGGAAAAACAGTAACTACTACTGGCGATAGCCCGATTACGGTTGAGTTAAACGGCGACACGCTTACTATATCACTTGATACAGTACCAGTAAGTAGCGGCGGTACTGGACTCACTGAGTTAATGCCAAATCAAATACTGTACGGAAACGGCACAGACGCAGTAGCTCAATCGGATAAACTTAGTTTTGATAACACACAAAGCACACTGAGCGTTGGATCAGCTTATCCAGTTGTAATAAACGGTGCCAACTCAAGTATTTCTGCCACGGCAACTAATTCTGATCTAGTGTTGTTACCAAATGGAAGTGGAAGTGTAGTTGTAACTGGAACTGGAAATTCAGTAATACAGACTAATTCAGGTGAAACTCTAACACTGCGCGCCAGAACATCTAATTTATTTTTGGAGTCTCAGTCAGGAGACACTACAATGATACTACCCAACAATAATGCTAATAAAGTTACAGTACAAGGCCCCACTGCTCAACTGTACTCACAAGGTCTAGCTGATAACGATCTAGTTAACAAGTATTACGTTGACAATTTAGTAGGCATAATAAACGGCGGAAGTTTCGGTTAAACAAGGAAAAATAAATGGCAACAACGATTATTATTAAAAATTCGGGTACGACTGGAACAAGTCCATTAATATCTGACTTATCGTTTGGTGAAATTGCGATTAACTATGCTGACGGTCGTCTGTTTTATAAAGACGGCACCTCTACTATTAAATATTTTAACGCTAACCCTGATTTTGGTTCGGTAAAGTCTGTAAATATTGATCCGGGTGGTACCGGACTAACCTTTACTACTGGAGACGGAAACCCAATAACGACTTCTGGCACATTTACAGTAGGCGGAACTTTAGGAGTATTTAACGGCGGTACTGGGGCAAGTAATCCAACTGATGCTATTAATAATTTATTGCCGTCGCAGGCATCATTTTCTGGTCGAGTACTATCAACTGATGGAACTAATATAGTTTGGAAAGCGTTCAGCGGGTCTGATGTAATCAGTGGTCTTGGATATACTCCTGTAAATCGAGCCGGCGACACTATGCAGGGCACACTAACGCTACACGCGGACCCAGTAAGTGCGTTAGATGCTGCCACAAAACAATACGTAGATAATTTAGCTAGTGGTCTTAACGTACACCTTGCTTGTGCGGTTGCTTCTACCGCTAATCTAAACGGAACTTATAACAATGGATCAAACGGTATAGGAGCAACCCTAACTGGCGTAGGACAACTTACACAACTAGATGGTCACACATTAATAGTTGGCGATAGAATCTTACTTAAGAATCAAACCGACAAGAAACAAAACGGCATATATGTGCTATCAGCTAATAACCCAAATTGGGTACTGATGCGAGCCACTGATTTTGATAACAGCTTTGCTGGTGAAGTGTCTGCTGGTGATTTCACATTTATACAGAATGGAACTACATTAGCTGGCACTCAATGGATTATGATTACTCCCGGAACTATATCTCTGGGAACAAGTGCTATAGAGTGGTCTCAGTTTGGATCCGTAGGTAACTACATTGCTGGCAACGGAATCAGTATAGTAGAAAATACTATCAGCAATACCGGAGTTTTATCTGCTACTGCTGGACAAAACATATCAATTACTGGATCAACTGGAAACATAACAGTTGGATTTAGCGGCGTACTACCAGTAGAGAGCGGCGGCACAGGAGCAGAAACCCCAGCGGCAGCACGAGCAGCGCTATTACCAAGTCAGAACGGAAACGCAAACAAAGTTTTAATTACTGACGGTAGTGACGTATCTTGGTCAAATACTACCCCAATAGCGGTAGCAACTAGCACTATTTTGGGTGGAGTTAAGATAGGTGATAACGTTACAGTCGCCGAGGATGGAACTATAAGTGTAGCAGCTCCATTCGGTGGAAACTACACAGACTTGACTAATGCTCCAACTAAAGTAAGTGACTTTACAAATGATGTTGGATTTGTAAAATTTTCAGAATTAGCATGGAGTTCTATTAGCGGTACTCCAACTGGTCTTAGTTACTTTCAAAACGATATAAATTATGCGTTAAAAACTGATATAACGTGGGAAAACGTAATTAATCGCCCAACAAACGTAAGTGAATTCACGAACGACGCGCAGTATGTAACTCAATCAAACTTCACTTGGGAAAATCTTAACGGCACCGTTCCAGATGTTGGTATCTTTGGGAACGCCGCTGGATACATTACAACAACTTCACTAACGTGGAATAACATCACCGACAAGCCAGATTTTGCCACAGTAGCTACAACTGGAAGTCTTGATGATTTAGTTAATGTTGACTTGACTACAGTTCCACCAACCGATGGACAGTTACTGGGTTATAACTCAGTAATGGATAAGTGGATTCCAGTTGATGACGCGGCTGGAATTCCTGGTGGAACTGACGGGCAGCTACAATATAACAACAATGGGTCTTTTGCCGGCGTTTCTGGTGTAACTGCCACTGCCGATAAAGTAGCATTTGAAAGCACAGACAATATAAGCATTGGTGGAGGAACCAGTGGACAAGTATTGAGTACAGACGGTGCTGGAAATGTTAGTTGGACTAGTATATCTGAGCAATCTGGCCCGCTGGTATTTACTACTAGTGGCTCTTATAGAACTCTTACTGGATACCAAGAGAATGGGTCCACATCACCAGTTCGCGTGGCTGAATTCTTTGGAAACAAGCTTCGTTTAACACTGGCCACATTTACACCAACAATCAGTGCTACTATATCTCCCGCATCTCCAAGCTGGGATCAACCAATTACATCATTTGCTGTAAGTGTTGTAAATCCAGATGACATTACTGATCAATATATTTCCGCCGTTAGAAGTATAACTGCTACAAGCGGTTCAATAAGCGCATTGAATACATTTAGTGCTGGAGTACAATCTGCCACTCCAGCAGGAACTGTAGATTGGACTCAGACGTTTACTACAGACGCCGATTCATTTATCAGACCAACAAGTACTACAATAGCAGGTGGAAATGCCGCTGGGACAATAGCATTCAATTTCTATAATGGAACTAGTACCGCTGAGTACATGACCTCTACGGCTAGTATATCAGTAAACTGGGCGACACCTACTCTTGGAGTAGCACTTTCCAGTTTAACTGGCAACACATTCTTACAGAGTTACAATTCAGTGGCATATACAGTTACTGTAACTGGAATGTCAAGTACTTCAAATTATGCTAATAGTGTTACAGCAGTGGGTGGTACTACAAGTAGTGCTACAGCAAGTGGAACATTTACATTTACTGATCCTATACACAAAAATAACACGGCGACAACAAGAACTGTAAGTGTTTCTACCACATTTACACGACCAGCAAGCGTCACTGGAACTTCGTACACGGCAAATCTAAGTGCTACTACCGCTAGCGCCAGTGCTACATTTACATACCCTAGTTTCTGGCTATTTACTACAGCTACAAGTGTTCCACCAACAGCTTCTAACATAGTAAACGAAACTGCTTTTGCCGCGGGAGTCACCGCGCTTGGAAGTCAAGTTAAAGTATTTGCCGGGAATGTAAACAATACTGAAAGCACTCCAAGAGCATTTTGGTTCGCCGTTCGCACTAGTGCTAGTCAGCCAACATCATTCAAAACTGGTCCAACATCGTCGTTGTTATCTGATGTAAGCGTGACAACTGGAAACACTGTTAGTTTACAACCAACTACGCCGCCAGCAGGATATGTTGCTGAAGGATACACGCTGTATGGAATAACCTTACAGCCTGGAACAACATATGTGAGTATATCATGAGCACAAATTACGATGGTTTAACAAGAAACACTTGGACTGGTACTTGGAGCCCTACTGGCAATCATCCAATCGTACTGGATACGGAAATTCGTGGCTCGTTACAAAGCGTCACTGGATCATTTGGAAATAGATTAACCAATATCACAGGTCAACGATTAACTGAGGGTATGTTGGTCTATGTAAAAACTGAATACACTGCGGGCGGGTTCACCAGAACTGGTGATTCATACTATAAATACTCTCTTCTTTCAGGGCAAAGTCGTGATTCCATCACGGGTGAAATGCCAAATGCGGAAGAAAATTGGACTAAATTTACCGTCAGCGCAAAGATTGATAAATTATCAGACATAGGAGATGTAAATGCCGCCGACCCAATTGCTCAGGACGCACTATTGAAGTACAATAGTGTTACTGGAAAATGGGATGCGTCTTCTGAGTTAGACGGCGGCGCATTTTAAGGAAATACAAGTTTTTATTCAAAAAATAAACGTCTTGTATAAATATATGTATGAGTACTTTCGTAGTACCCATACTAAGATACATAATACACTTTAACCTAGGAGAAAAACAAAGTGGCAAATACAATCAAAATCAAACGTTCAACGGGCTCAGCAGCCCCAACCAATCTAGCTTTTGGTGAGTTAGCATATTCATCTGGCTCAGGCAAGCTATATTTTGGTAGTAGCACAAACGGTACTACCGTAAACATCACCGAAGTCGGTGGCGCTTACTATGCTGATCTACTAACAGCTACCCCAGGTACTGCTGCTGCCAGCAAGTCTCTTGTCGTTGACGCTAGTCGTAATATTGGCAATCTAGCCACTGTTACTGCTACCGAGTTCGTTGGCGATCTAACTGGTCAAGTTAGTGACATCAGCAATCATGACACCGATGCTCTAGCAGAAGGCGCAACCAATCAATACTTCACACAAGCTCGTGCTCGTGGTTCAGTAAGTGCTAGCGATCCATCAGGTGCTCTAACATACGACAGCGCTACTGGCGTTTTCTCTTTAGACACAGGCGACATCGCTGCTGATCTAACCACAGACGACATCGCTGAAGGCTCTACCAATCTATACTTCACAGAAACTCGCGCTCGTGATTCAATCAGCGTAACAGACGCTGGCGGTGACGGCTCACTATCTTACGACAACGTAACTGGCGTTCTAACTTACACCGGCCCAAGCGCTAGTGAAGTTCGCGCTCACTTCAGTGCTGGTACAGGCGTATCAATCACCGACGGTCAAGTTTCCATCGGTCAGGCTGTTGGTACAACCGACAACGTTACATTCAACAACGTAACAGTTGACGGAACACTAAGTTCTGACGACATCACCGCTACCAACGTAACCGTAACTGGTAACGCTGTAATCACAGGCGACCTAACTGTACAGGGTACAACCACAACAGTTAACTCAACTGCTGTTGCTATCAGTGACATCAACCTCACTCTAGCTAAAGACGCTACCACTGCTGCTCAAGCTAACGGCGCTGGTCTAACAGTAGCTGGTGCTTCAGCCACATTGACATACGCTTCAGCTGGCGACAAGTGGGTATTCAACAAGCAAGTAGAAGCTAACGTAACTGGTGATCTAACTGGTAACGCTGACACAGCAACTGCTCTAGAAACAGCTCGTGACTTCAGTGCTAGCGGCGATGCTACTGCTTCTGCCGTATCATTTGATGGCACAGGTAACGTTGACCTAGTTCTAACACTAGCAAACTCTGGCGTAACAGCTGGTGCCTACGGTTCTTCTTCAGAAATTCCAGTAGTAACAGTTGACGCTAAGGGTCGTGTAACATCAGTTACAACCGCTTCTATCACCACCTCACTAGATATCGCTGGTGACAGTGGCACAGACACAGTAGACTTAGCTACTGAAACTCTAACATTCGCTGGTTCTGGCGCTATCAGTGCTGCCGTTACTGCTAACACAGTAACCGTAAGTGTTGATGTAGCTTCTGACACCGTTCAGGGTGTTGCTAGCTTCGCTTCTGGCAATTTCGCTGTAACCGCTGGCGCCGTAGCCATCAAGGCTGCTGGAGTTGACACTGCTGAACTAGCTGCTGCCGCTGTAACAGAAGCCAAGATCGCTGCTGACGCAGTTACAACTGCCAAGATCGCTGACGGTGCTGTTACCAACGCTAAGCTAGCTAACAGTTCAATCACTCTAACTGGTGGTTCTGGTTCTGACGCTGTTGCTCTAGGCGAGTCTCTAGCGATTTCCGGAACAGGCGCTATCAGCACTGCCGTTACTGCTAACGAAGTAACCGTAAGTGTTGCCGTAGCAACCGACACAGGTACAAAGGGTGTTGCCAGCTACAACGCAAATCACTTTGACGTAGTTGACGGCGTAGTATCTATCGATCCTGATCTACTAGATGGCGGTACATACTAATCACTCGTGAGTGAATAGAACGAGAGAGAATTAAGAAATTAATTCTCTCTTTTTTCTTGATTGGATAAATATATCTAGGACTATAGACTATCTAGCAACTTTGCTAGACTAAATTAAGGAGATTATTCGTGGCATCAACAATTAAAATCAAACGTTCTACTGGGAGTGCCGTCCCAACCAATCTAGCGTTCGGTGAGTTAGCATATTCATCTGGCTCTGGTAAATTATATTTCGGTAGTAGCACGGACGGAACTGCTGTTACCATTTCTGAAGTCGGCGGAGCATATTACGCTGACCTACTAAAAGTTACAGCAGGCACAGCTACTGCTAGTAAGGCAGTTATTCTGGATTCCAGCAATGGAATATCTGGTTTAGGCACAGTATCAGCTTCAAGTTTTGTCGGTGCTTTGACCGGCAATGCTAGTACAGCAACCGCTCTAGAAACCGCTCGTACAATCAACGGCGAAAGCTTTGACGGAACTTCAAATATTAGTTTCGGTACAGACAGTGTTTCTGAAGGCACAACAAATCTATATTTCACAAACGAGCGTGTAGACGACCGTGTTGCTGATTTAATCGTAGCTGGTTCAAACATCACCAAGACATACGATGATGTAGCTGGTACATTAACAATCGCTGCTACAACTGATACATCTTCTGTAAGAAGTCTATTCAGCGCTACAGATGCTGGCGGTGATGGTTCATTCTCATACGACTCTGCTACTGGCGTATTCACCTACACTGGCCCAAGCGCTAGTGAAGTTCGTGCTCACTTCAGTGGTGGTACAGGCGTATCAATCACTGACGGCGTAGTAGCTATCGGTCAGTCAGTCGGCACAACCGACAACGTAACATTCAACAATGTAACCGTAAATGGAACACTAAGTTCAGACGATATTACTGCTGCTAGTGTTACTGTAACTGGTAACGCCGTAATTACTGGTGATTTAACAGTACAAGGCACCACAACAACTGTAAATTCAACCGCTGTTGCTATCAGTGACATCAATCTAACTCTAGCTAAGGACGCAACTACTGCTGCTCAGGCAAATGGAGCCGGTCTAACAGTTGCTGGTGCTGGTGCTACACTAACTTATGTTTCTTCGGGAGACAAGTGGGCATTCAACAAGCAAGTTGAAGCTAACATAACTGGTGATCTAACTGGTAATGCTGACACTGCTACTACACTTGAAACTGCTCGTGACTTCAGTGTATCTGGTGATGTTACTACTGCTAGCGCTGTTTCATTCAATGGTTCTGGAAATGTTGACTTAGCAGTAACACTAACAAACAGTGCCGTTACAACCAGTAAGATTGCTGATGGTGCTGTAACCGCTGTCAAGATGGCAGCTGGATCAGTTGAGCTAGACACTGATACAGTTACAGGTACACTACCAGTCAGCAATGGTGGTACTGGAGCAACTACATTTACTGCTGGAAATCTACTAATTGGTTCTGGAACAGATCCAGTTACTACTGATTCTGGTCTAAGTTGGAATTCTGGAACTGAGACTCTAACCGTAGGCGGAGCAACACTAGCCACTGGTAATGATGGAACAGTTACACTCAGTACTTCAACAGCGAACGCTGATATTGTCATCGCTCCAAATGGTACTGGTTCAGTAACTCTTTCTACCAACAGCATCATTTTTGATTCTGACGGTGACGGCATAGTTGAGTCAGCAGCCGGCGATACTATGACTATTCGCGGTGATGCCGGGTTGATTCTAGAATCTACTACTAACGGTATTAGTATGGTTCTACCTGCTGGAACAACATCTAAGGTTTCAATAAGCGGTCCAACACCGGCTCAGTACTCTACCAATCTTGCTGATAATGATTTAGTAACAGCAAACTGGGTACAAAATGCCGACTTGGATGGAGGTGTTTATTAATTCAGTGCTTACAATGTAGTAATGTACTGTACAAAATAGAGAAATTTAATAAATTTCTCTATTTTTTTCATAAATATCATCAACATCTTTTAAACACAAGTTAGGAAAATAATATTATGGGACAACTATCTTTTAGAAACGTTTTCATCAGCGGCAGAACTAGTGGAAGTAGAGCGGCGGCCACCATTGTGCCGCCAGTGGCTGATTTCTCTACTAACGTAGTATCTGGAACTGCTCCACTAACAGTAAACTTTACTGATACATCCACCAACTCACCCACTGAGTGGGCGTGGGACTTCAACAATAATGGGTTTGTTGACAGCACCGTTCAAAATCCAAGTACCACATACAATACACCTGGTACATATACTGTTAAGCTAGTAGCAACAAACTCAAGTGGCTCTGGCGAAGTAGTAAAAACCAGCGTCATAACTGTCACTCAACCAGTTCCGGTCGCTGACTTCTCCACCGATACTGTATCCGGGCCGGCCCCACTAACAGTAAACTTTACTGACACTTCAACCAATTCACCGACATCCTGGGCATGGGACTTCAATAATGACGGAACTACTGACAGCACTGTTCAAAGTCCATCATACTCTTATAGCACTCCTGGAACATACAGTGCCAAATTGACAGCAACAAATTCAGGTGGATCAGGTCAAGTAATTAAGCTAAATTTGATAACAGTCGCACAGTCAGCTCCAGTAGCCGACTTTTCTGCGAATTTAACGTCCGGCACTGCTCCGCTAACTGTTACTTTTACTGATACATCAACAAATAGTCCTTCTAGCTGGGCGTGGGATTTCAACGATGACGGAACTACTGACAGTACAGCACAGAATCCAACCACGACATATAATACTTCAGGAACATATAGCGTTAAGCTAATAGCAACCAATTCTGGAGGATCTGACACTGAAGTAAAAACAAATATGATAACTGTCAGCCCAAGTGGCTCACACAGTGCTTTCTTTGATGGAAATGGAGACTATTTAACTGTACCCTCTAATTCTGCGTTTGCCTTTGGTACAGGAGACTTTACTATTGAGTGCTGGGCGTACTTCAGAAGTACTGGCGGCTATCAAATGCTAGCTATGTTAGGAGATGGTATAGACGCCGTTCCTGTTCAACGCTTGTGTTCTTGGGCTATGTACTTGGGTGACGGAGGTCTCAATCTTAATAGATATACTCCTGGGTTTTCAGGAGCAACGTGGGCTTGGACTCCAACGGCCAATCAATGGTATCACATTGTCATATCTAGAAGTGGAACAAGTCTCAGAGCATTCGTTAACGGCACTCAACTAGGAACTACACTTTCTAATGGGGTTAACTACACCGCTGTAAACTCTACACCACTAACAGTTGGTAGATTTATAGCTGGCGGCGGAGCCAGTTACTGGATGAACGGATACATTTCCAATCTTCGTATAGTAAAGGGAACAGCTCTCTATACGAGTAACTTTACCCCGTCCACATCAGCACTGGCTGTGGTATCAAACACATCATTGTTGACTTTCCGTGATGGGACATTTATTGATCGCAGTGATAATAATTTTGCTATTACCACTTACGGAAACGCATCAATATCATCATTCTCTCCTATTACTACTTGATTGTAGTGAGATATTGATCAAAAAAGCGCGACTAGTCGCGCTTTTTTTGTATATAAATTATTATTGTGTTTTGTTTTTCATAGATAAATAATGTTATGAAGAATTTTTATTCTTCAACACCTCTTACCTTATTAGGACAAAAATGAGCAGCAACATTAAATTAAAAAGATCGTCTGTGTCTGGAAAAATGCCACAGGCGCAAGATTTAGACTATGGCGAACTAGCCATAAACTATACAGACGGAAAATTATTCTACAAAAAAAGTGATAACACTGTAGGCGAATTAACAGGAAATAACACTAGCGGTACCGTAACCAGTGTAGCCATTTCTTCTACTGACGGAGCGTTGTCTGTAACAGACAGTCCGATTACTCAAAGCGGAACAATATCACTGAGTCTTAATACAGTTTCTGTAGCTAAGGGCGGCACTGGAGCGACTGATGCTACCGAAGCAAGAACTAATTTAAGCGCCGCTAAGAGCGGTGCTAATAGCGACATTACTAGCTTAAGCGGATTAACTACAGCACTGAGTGTCGCGCAGGGCGGTACTGGAGTAACATCATTCACTAGTGGATATTTAAAGAGCAATGGTACAGCACTAAGCAGTACCGGAACTATAGATGCAGCAGATATTACTGGATCTGTAGGGGCAGCATCTACATTGGCCAATACCGGCTCTGTCACTACTAACAGCAATTACTATATTCCGTTTGTTTCTAGCAATACTAGTACCGCACAGGCAATAAACACTGCTAGTGGACTAAAATATAATCCTGGCACAGATAATTTATCTGTCGGAACATTAAACATCAATCAAGGTACTATTTCAACTGTTACCTTAATTACGACCAACACGAACAGCGATCAAATAGTTGATAGCGTTGACGGCTCTGTTTATAGAACAGTGAAATATGTAATTCAAGTAACTAGCGGAAGCTCATATCAAACCAGTGAGTTGTTAGTCACGCACGATGGATCCACCGCTTACTATACAGAGTTTGCTATGATAGCAACAGGCTCAACAATAGCATCGTTTGATGCCAATTATGTGTCTGGAAATCTTCAACTAAGAGTAACACCCACTAACTCAGTAACTACTATTCGTGCTATCCGCACTTGTATTGTTGTGTAATAACATAAATACTAGTATGGACAAGGAAAATATATGAGTAGTGTTCAAATTCCATTCGTTACAACAACTGGCATTAGCCTATCGGATGCTCCGATTATTAATGTTGGTGAGCCAGTAAATCTTCAAGATGCTGCTACTAAAAACTTTAGTGAAAATGCTAGCAACATTACAAAAGGCGTTCTTGCTATAGAATATGGCGGTACTGGATCAACCACTATTGAAGATATTCTAGTCAACATCGGAGCAGCAAAAAGCGGGTCCAACAGTGACATAACAAGTCTTAGCGGATTAACAACCGCATTGAGCGTAGCGCAGGGTGGAACTGGATTAACCAGTGTTCCTGGTAGCAATGGGCAAATACTATTTAATAGTAGCGGCGCTTACTCTGCCACCAGTAGTATTAGTTATAGCGGATCTACTTTAACTATAGGATCAAGTGATACTACATTTACTATCTCTGGTGCCGGCGCCGCAAGTAGTGCTAATTCTGGGGCTAGTATAGTTATCGTTGGAGGTATCTCTGGTAATCCAATTTCAGGGGGTAGCCCAGGGCATGTATATCTAAGAGGCGGACCAGGTGGAATTAACAATGGTACTGGTGGTAATGTATATTTACAGAGTGGTGTCGGCCCGGATGGAGTTGGATCAGTAATAATAACAACTGGCAGTTCACAAACAGAGAGAGTTAGATTCACTTCATCTGGCGCTTGGGGATTAAGTGGAGCAAATTATGGAACAAGCGGTCAAGTATTGACTAGTAATGGAAATGGTAGTTCTCCTACTTGGACTACAATCACTACTACAAATGGAACTGTCACTAGTATTGATATTAGCGGCGGTACTACAGGACTTACTACTACTGGTGGACCAATTACTGATAGCGGAACAATAACACTTGACGGAACATTAGCAGTAGCTAACGGCGGTACTGGTAAGACAAGCTTTAGCTCCGGGTATCTTAAGAGTGACGGCACAGAGTTAAGTAGTAGCGCTACAGTTAGTGGTGAAGATATAAGTGGAAACATATCAGGTAGCGCAGCAAATGTAACAGGAACAGTAGCTGTAGCAAATGGTGGTACTGGAGCTACAAGCGCAGCAGAAGCAGCCGCTAATTTATTACCATCGCAAACTGGTAATAATGGAAAATATTTAACGACCGACGGAGCAGGAGTATTGACTTGGGCCGCAATTGCTACTGCCGGAGGTCTTGATTTTGGTACTTTTGAACAGCCCGCTGGTTTTTATTTAGATATGGGAACATTTTAATTAGGAGAACACAATGCCATCATTACAATTAAGAAGAGGCTTAGCAGCAAATAGAACAAATATAACTCCAGCAGCGGGAGAATTAATATTTACTACAGACACTCAACGACTATATGTTGGAGACGGCAGCACTGCCGGTGGAATAGTAATAGGAGGACAAAATTCTGGCACTGTAACTAGTGTAGATATTAGTGGAGGTACAACGGGATTATCAGCGACGGGTGGGCCAGTCACTGATAGCGGTACAATTACACTTGCTGGCACACTAGCGGTTACAAACGGCGGAACCGGACAGACCACCGCAAACTCTGCGTTCAACGCACTTGCTCCAAGTCAAACCGGAAATACTGGAAAATTTTTAACTACTGACGGCACAGATACTAGTTGGGCTACTCTAGATTCTTTACCAAGTCAAGCTAATAATAATGGTAAAGTGTTAGTTACCAATGGAACCAGTGCTAGCTGGAGTACAGTAGACATCGCTAATCGCTTGTATGTAACTAAGGGCGGTAATGATAGCAACGCTGATGGCTCTATTTCGAAACCATTCTTGACCATCGGGGCAGCACTAAGTTACGCAAATACTCAATACCCAGTAACTGTCAGCAGTGCCACGCACATAGCTATATTCATAGGTCCAGGAAACTACGCAGAAAACATTACTATAAACCGAGCAACCACGCATTTGTTTGGCGCTGAGGGCAAATTAAAAAGTACATTCTTAAATGGCTCTGTAACGGTTGAACCTACACAGTCATATCAGGGCATTTTTCAGACTAATATCAGTTTAAATAATCTGTTTATTACAGGAGGAGCTTCATCTGCACTAACTCTAGCTGGAACAGTACAATGTAGTTTAGATGTGAATAATTGCTATCTGTACAGCGATTCCGGCGCTGGATTTACAACTACTAGCACCGCTAGCGGTGGAAACAGAATTCGTTTGTATAACACAGATATTACAACAGTTGGAACAGCAGTGACGTTAAATGTCACTAATACAACTAACTGTATTATTAGTTATATGACACTAAGCTCAGGTAGCACAACTAACGCAGTGAATCTATCTGGTACTATTACACTAAGTTTAGTTCAAATAGCAACCACTAGTGCCACCAATGTAATAAATGTTGCCACCGGAACCGTTAGCTTAGGTTACAGTGCCGTCACTACCACTAAAGCCAATGGAAACGGTATTAATATCGCCGCCGGCGCCACAGTAATAGCTACTGCCGTTACCTATAATGTAGTCGCTGGAACTGGAAAGGCAGTAAATGGATCTGCTGGAGCGGTATATGTTCGTGGCGGAAATTACTATATTCCTGGAACTAACTCTGGAATCGGAGCTTCAGTAACGACTTTTAACATGCAGGGCGAAGTCGCTGGAACTGATATCATCAGTGCCGTTCCAACATCAGTTGGTGGCACAGGATTATCTACTTTTGGAGCAGCTAACAGAGCATTATATTCAACCAGTGCTAGTGCTATTACTGCTGGAACTCTACCCATCGCTGCTGGTGGTACTGGAGGTACAACCGCTAGTGTCGCAATAAACAGCTTACTAAGCGGAGTAACTAGTATAAGTATTGGAGCCGTTGGAGCTACCTATGCGGCAGCTACCACCACAATTACTGGAAATTCATCTGTATCCACTCCTACTCCTTTCCCCGGAAATATTGTTATTGTGGGCGGAACACAAAGTCTAACAAACTCAACTGCCGGAGATGTAACGTTACAGGGTGGCACATCAAGTGGCGGCGGTGTTACAACAGGCGGTAATGTTATTCTAAACGGCGGCAGCGCCGGCAGTTTCCCTGGATATGTTGCTATACAGACATATTCTAACTCTACCTCACTAGTAGAAAGATTAAGAATTACCTCCAGTGGAGCTTGGAGCGTAGGATCAACTGGTTCTGACGTTGGTACTAGCGGACAAGTATTGACAAGTAACGGAAATGCTGCTCCTACCTGGCAAACAATGTCCAGAGTTACATCCGTCGCTGTCAGTGGCGGAACAACTGGTTTAACTACTAGTGATGGCCCAATAACAAGTAGCGGTACAATTACTCTATCCGGAACTCTTGCTGCTACTAACGGTGGTACCGCACAATCTACTTGGACTACTGGTGACTTACTATATGCTAGTGACTCAAATACACTAAGCAAATTAGCTATTGGTACTACCAATCAAGTGCTAACAGTTGTTGGTGGAGTTCCTACTTGGGCAGCAGTCTCTGGCGGTGGTTCTAGTGACGCCGGAACACTAACTGGAACAACTCTAGCAAGTAATGTTGTCAGTAGTTCACTAACAAGCGTAGGTACATTAAGTAGTCTAACAGTTAGTGGTTCAACGACATTCGGAACTAACTACACTGAAACTCGTACCAATGTAACATCAGCGTCAAGTACAACAATAGATTGCTCAGCAGGCAACATATTTAACGTTACTATGAATGCTAGTATTACTACTCTAGCATTCAGTAATGTACCAGTAGCTGGTCGTGCGTATAACATGACATTATTCTTAAATCAGGATGCTACTGGTAGTAGAACAATTACTTGGCCAGCAGCAGTTAAATGGCCTAGTGGAACTGCTCCTACATTAACAACTACAGGCAGTAAAACTGATATTCTTAACTTAGTAACTCACGATGGCGGAACTACCTGGTACGGATTTGTCGCTGGGCAAAATTATTAATACATATCGGGGCTGAATAAGCCCTGATAAATATTACAAAGGATAGGAATTATTATGTTCGGATTTTTTAGCATGTCAGCGTCAAAGGTATCAGCGGCAATTAGTACATTGTCAAAGTATCTCATAATGAAATTATCCGGCGAAGGATATAACCGAGAAAAAAACAACGTATTTCTTGATGAGTCTAACAACTACTTTGGCCCTATAACTGCTAATGGAAACGTCACACAAGGAACATTGAATCCCTATTCAACTAATTGTAGTTGGTTTTTTGACGGTACTGGTGATTATTTAACAATCCCTGCCAATACAGTATTAAATGTATTTGGTGGAAGTTTTACCATAGAAACTTGGATAAATCCAGTATCATTTGATGTCAACAGTTATAACTATATTTTAGTTCAAGACGATGGTGGAAGTAATTCCCAGAACTTTGCGCTTAGAATTTCTTCAACTGGGGCTCCAAATTTTGTTTACTTTACTACTTCAAACAGAGCAAATGCGATAGTACTTACAAGCTCTGCGCTTTTACAGTTAAACACGTGGTCTCATTTGGCAGTAGTTTATAATTCAGCAACTACTACTGTTACTTTATACTTAAACGGAAATGCGGTAGCCTCTTCAGCAAATGCTCCCTGGGCAGGTGCTAATATTCAAACATGTATTGGTAACTTTTCGTCTGGAGCCAATCAAACGGCCACATATTCTAAATTAAATGCGTATCTTTCTAATCTAAGAATGGTAAAAGGTACCGCATTATACACCAGTAACTTCACTCCATCTACATCCGTACTAACCGCAATATCAGGAACGTCATTATTGACTTGTCAGAATACATATCTCGTAGATAACAGTCCTAATAGTTTCGCGCTAACAATTAACGGTGACGCTCAATCTAGACATTATGGACCATTTGACGTTCCGACAACAACTGAAATAACTAAATTACCAGCACGTAGTGTGTTCTTTGACGGCAACGGAGATTATCTATCTTTGTCAAGTAATGCGGCATTTTCTATGGGAACCGGCGACTTCACATGGGAGGCTTGGATATATCCAACAAGTTGGAGTAACAATGTACACGCGGTATATGCCACCACTGCCACTGGAGGATTATTTGTTGGTAAAGTAAATTCGGACTTTGTTATTCGTGCTTATGGAGTTGATAATCAAATCGCATACAATGTGTTGCCTACGTTAAATGTTTGGACTCATATAGCAGCAGTAAGAAGTGGAAATTCACTGAGATTATTTTATAATGGAGTACAAGTAGCCACCGCAACTAATAGTTATAGTTTTGCTCAAGCGGCGGTTAGAATAGGTGCTGATGATGGGGGTGCGACATATACTGGATATATCAGTAATCTCCGTTTAGTAAAAGGAACTGCCGTTTATACTTCAGCATTTACGCCATCAACATCTGAATTAACTGCTATTTCAAACACTAGTTTGTTGACCTGTCAGGGCGCAGCGATGACAGATAGCAGTACAAACGCATTTACAATAACTACAGTTGGTGATGCTAGAGTCACCGCAAATAGTCCCTTCAGTTTAACTTCTACAACCACAACTATCACACCAGTAACACAAAGTTGGAGCGGATACTTTGACGGTAATGGGGATTATTTAACAACGCCGACAAATGCTGCATTTCAGTTTGGTACTGGAGATTTCACTATTGAATGCTGGATAAATAAACCAGCAGCCGGAAATAATCCTATAATAGATGCAAGAGGGGCTGCTTCAGCATCCCCTTATGCATTTTATGTTGACGCGAGCAACTTTCCTTATTTTTACGATGGAACAATTTACGCATCGTCAATTGCAATTACGAATAATCAGTGGAATCATATTGCAGTTGTTAGAATCTCTGGTACGCTGAAAATATTTGTAAATGGTGTTCAAGGTTACAGTGCCGTACTTACTGTAGCTTTAAATCCATCAGCAACCGTGTATATTGGCGGGCAAAACTTCTCAACTAGTGCCTATACTAATGGTTATATTTCTAATCTTCGCGTGGTAAAAGGTACAGCAGTGTACACCAGTAATTTCACACCTCCAACATCCGCGTTAACCGCAATATCAGGAACATCTTTATTGACATGTCAGAGTTCTAGATTTATTGACAATAGTATTAATAATGCTTCAATAACTGTATCCGCAGATGCCAAGACAACCATGTTTGGCCCGTTCTTAACGACTGGTAGCATGAGTTTTAATGGCACTAATTCGTTTTTATCTGTACCAGCATCTGATTCTCTAGCCCCATTAACAGGTGATTTTACATACGAGTGCTGGGCATATCCAACAAGTGCTACTGTATCTTACAGAATGATATTTGGTATAGATAATTATGCTGCTGAACAACCGTTTAGATTGTATCAATATGGAACTAATTTTCAATTTTGGTATACGGGCACTGCTGGCAATTTTATAAATTCAAACACTATTACCATCAATCAATGGTACCATTTGGCGGTCACTCGTTCAGGAACTAGTATTAGATTTTTCGTAAATGGAACTCAAGTTGGAAGTACATTAACATCATCTGCAAATTACCCATCAAGTATTTTCAGAGTTGGTAGAGATTCTGGTTCACTTTATCCTTTCATTGGGCATATTTTAAATGTGCGTGTGGTAAAAGGTACTGCTGTATACACAAGCAATTTTACACCACCAACTACTGATTTAACTAACATTTCTAACACTGGTTTATTAATTTTAGGAGAAAATAATTTCAATGATAGCAGTAGCAATAATTTAGTTGTGACTAATAGCAATGCGTCAATACACACTAACAACAATGGACTACCATTAAGTCCATACGCTAGTAATTATAGTGTGTTTTTAAGTAGTAATGCTTACTTGGTTGCTCCTTCAGGTGCCTCAACATTTGGAACTGGTGATTTTACTATTGAATGCTGGATTTATCCTACAACAGTAGCGGCGACTCAAATGATAGCATCTACTGCCACCGGCAATACTGACAATAATTACTGGGCAGTGTCTTTACAAACTGATAGAACAATAGAAGTACAAATACGTGACACCGCAAGTCAGGCATTCGCAAATACGTTAAGTACAGTTAATCTAAATTCATGGACTCACGTTGCGGTGGTTCGTAATTCGGGTAATGTAATAATATACACCAATGGTATTCCTGGAGCAGTCACTTCAATAACTAAGACCGTAACAGCAAGAACAACAAATATAGGTTCTTCCCAGTATACCGGATTTCAAAGTTACTTTAATGGTTATATTTCAAATTTACGAATAGTAACAGGAACCGCTGTATATAGATCAAGTTTTACACCGCCAACATCACCATTGACTGCCATCTCAGGAACAACATTGTTGACATGTCAATCAAACAGATTTATTGACAATAGTAGTAACGCATATGCTATAACTACATCTGGTTCTCCAGCAATAAACAACTCCTTTGATCCATTTGATGGGTTATATTCTTGGTACTTTGATGGCACCGGAGACTATGTAGCAGTTAATCATAGTAGTGCTATTAATATATTGAGTGGAAACTTTACTGTAGAATGCTGGTTTAACAGTGAAGTTGCCTCTGGCATAAGACCATTAATGGCTCAATGGAATCAGGCCAGTGGCAGCGAAGGTTGGATTCTAAGATTAGAATCTAACAATACAGTAACATTTTTCCATGCAGGAGCAACGCCCGGTCTTACTGCGACATTAACATCATCAAGTGCCGTGAACATGGGCACTTGGAATCATGTTGCTGTAACTAGAAATGGTAGTGCGCTAACAATGTGGTTAAACGGTGTATCTGTGGCTACAGCAACCTCTTCAACTACCAAGGCTTATTTGTCAATAAACACTACATTTGGCACATATTTCACAAGCGCGGGAGCAGTTCCCGCTACATCAACTGTGTTGTACAAAGGATGGATATCAAATGCTAGAATACTAAAGGGTGTGTCACTATATAACAGCGCTTTTACTCCCAGCACCGCTCCATTAATAACTACACCTAATACTGGATTATTAGTAGCCCAAAGTAATACTATGGATGATATTAGTGGTAATTCTCTGAATATTACTAGATTCGGCGACACTAGAGTTGATCCATTTACTCCATTCAGTAATACAGTAAGTGTTACCAATACAACAACTGCTGGAGCATTGTTGGGTGGAACTGCTTATTTTGATGGAACTGGTGACTTCTTGAGTGTTCCGGCTAACGATGCTTTTATACCAGTAGCAAACGAAGACTTTACTATTGATTTCTGGTGGAGACCAACCTCTATTGCTTCTGTCATGGCAGTTCTTTCTTCTGGATGGGGAACTATAACATATGGTGCTTTTGTTGTATATTTTGATAATACTAACAGCAGATTAGTACTTTACGCATCTTCTGCCAATGCTGCGTGGGATATTGCCAATGCCGCTATCATAGCTTCCAACGTAAAACCAAACGTTTGGTATCATATTGCTATATCCAGAAGAGCTGGTAGTTTGAGATTGTTCTCTAACGGAGTTCTTACCACCACTATCGCAAGTAGCACTGCTGGAATGTACAGAAGTGTGCTGTATCCGATGCTTGTCGGAGCAGGACCCGGAGGAGTTAATCCACTTAATGGATATATCTCAAATCTTCGCATTCTTCGCGGCGCTGGATTGTACAGTAACAGCTTCGCTCCTCCAACCACGCCAACTACTACACTGGCAAGCTCAGCATTAACGCTGAACTTTAGAAATGCTGGTATATATGATGGTATCGGTGATAATATTTTTGAAACTATCGGTGACTCAGCATTAAGTACCGTACAGAAAAAGAATGGTAACTCTTCTATGTACTTTGATGGCACTGGAGACTACTTAACAGCAGTGAATCCAAATCTTGCTTGGGGTACTGGTGACTTTACTGTTGAGTTCTGGATTTACAGCGCTGATGTAAGCGGAGCGTCGCAGCGCGGGCAGCTACAAACTTCTACAACCGCTGGTGGACTGTCTACTGGATACACAACTGGAGTAACAATACTTCAAGGTTCTAATCGTGCTTTCGGGGCACTAACCGGGGGATTAATTGTAATTGTAGCGGGAGTGAACGTTGGGTCCAATTCAGCAGTAGTAACAACCAATACTTGGACTCACGTAGCGATTGCTCGTGTTTCCGGTACTGCCACGCTGTACATCAATGGAACATCAGTTGATAGTAGAGTCGCTAGTGGAAGTATAACTGCTACCAACATAGCAATAGGTGGTTACTATAGCTCGGCATACTTGTACAGTGGATATTTAGACAATTTACAAATTAATAGCTACGCAAAGTACACAGCTAACTTTACTCCAACATAGTATTGCTAGATACTTAATTGTTTATGTATCTAGCATAAATACTAGTATTACTTTGGAGTTTTTGAATGTCTATAATATTTTCTGGTAACGGATCAATAGAAACCAATGGTGTTGTACCTATAGCACAAGGTGGTACTGGAAAGACAACCAGAGAAACTGCTATTAATGCTTTGCTGCCAGATCAATCTGGAAATGAAAACAAAATACTAGTCACTGATGGAACGAACGTATCTTGGACTACCAATACCGGAGGCGGAACAAGTTTACCTGAATTTCCTTTAACTGGAGCAGGATATTTTTTATCTACGGACGGAACCAATTTATTATGGGACTTACTAGATTATAGTAAAATACAGCCAGCAGGAATAACCGGGCAACTACAATTTAATTACGAAAATATTCTAGCTGCCACTAATAAGATATCTTATAACACACTGGACGTATTAACAGTTGGAGACGGCAAGTCCGATACATTTAAAATTTCCGGAGAACAAGCGTTTGATATGACGTATTCTGGAAGCACCGTAGTAATTAAAGGAGGAGATTCTTTTCCTAATACTGATTCAAGTTTTGTCCCTCAAGCTGGAAATGTAGTTATTATGGGCGGTGGAGGATTTGGAGAAGGAGCTCCGGGAAACATAATATTTAAGATAGGTAAAATACAGGACGAAGTTTTTAGAATTACTGGTACCGGATCTTGGAGTATTGGAAATGATGGGTTGAGTTCTGGTGCTAGCGGAAACTTTTTAATGTCTCGTGGAGCACAGTTATCTCCACAATGGAGCGCACTTCCTATCGCTTCGGACACTGTACTGGGTGCGGTAAAAATACAAAATAATTCAGGTCTAGAGATTAATTCACAAAGTGGAGAATTATTTTCTATCATCACTGGAGTTGATGGCACATCTATTAAACTAAATAATAGAACACTAAGTACTAGTATATACGATTTATTACCGATTGAATACGAAGACAAAACTAAGTTTTTATACGTTGATACCGCCGGCAATTTTAGTTGGACATATCCTACACCAGAACAGATTTTACCACCGCAAGCCGGGAATACTAACAAGTTTTTAACTACTAACGGGTTCTATACAAGATGGGATACTCCGTTTCCGGATCAGACTAACAACGAAAATAAATTTCTAATGACTAACGGAGTCTCCGTTAGTTGGGTAGAATCTACTATTCCTCCAGCAACTGACGAAGTTCTAGGATTAATTAAAGTAGATGATTCCACAATAAAAATATCTAACGATGGTACTATTAGAGCTGATGTAAACGAGTTGCTTCCGAATCAAGACGGAAATGAAGACCTATATCTAAAAACAAATGGGCAAACATTAGTGTGGGCCGAGATTCCGCCACCTTATAATTTGCCGGTTGCCGGCACGAGCAGTGGCACGCTAGGTGGCGTCAGAGTCGGGGATAATGTAACATTAGATAGCAATACTGGAGTCATTAGTGTTAATAAAGCCACCAACACTATTCTTGGCGTAGTAAGTGTAGGAGAAAATATAGATGTTTCTAACGGAGAAATCAGCGTAAAAGTTGCGTCAGACACTGAACTTGGATTAGTTAAATTTGACGGTACTACCATAGCTCTTAACGAAAATGGACAATTAAAATCAGTAATAAGTTATCTATCTCCTATTTCGCTTACTACAGCAGGAGACTCTGGTGCCGCCGTCTTAAACGGCACCACTCTAAATATTCCGCAGTATCAGAGAAAGTTAACGCTAACCACAGAAGGGTCTTATGGGTCAGCTAGCATCGTAGATGGAACTCTAAATATTCCTCAGTATAATTATGAACTTCCAATTGCGACTATTAATACTCTTGGCGGTGTGCGAATCGGCGAGAGTCTTATCATTGATGATTATGGAGTAGTAAACGCACCCGCCTATTCTCTGCCAACAGCGTCAACTCTAGGATTGGGTGGAGTTATAGTAGACGGCAATACAATAACAATAGACGGTAATGGAGTAATTAGGGTTGCCGCCAGTTTACAAGGAACAGTTACCAGTGTTGGATTTAATACTGGCTCAACTGGATTAACAGTAGGTTTGCCTCAAGCTACATCAAAAACTATAACTGGAGCTGGCGAATTTGTTCTGGGTGGCACACTAGCGATAGCTAATGGGGGAACTGGTAGTACAGAGCCGAGTGAAGCACTAACTGCTTTAGGTGGAGTGTCTAAGAGCGGAGACACTATGACTGGAGCGCTGTTTCTTAATGCCGATCCTACACTGTCTTTACACGCTGCCACAAAGCAGTACGTTGATAATTTAGCATCTGGGCTAACTATTAAAACTGCCGCCAGAACCGCCACTACTACAGCGCTAGTAGCAAATTATCAAAATGGAACTCAGGGAGAGGGCGCCACCCTAGTAGGAACCACCTCTCTTCCTATTATAGGCGGAGTGACTTTAGCTATTGGGGATCGTGTATTAGTTAAAAATCAGTCAAATACTGCTCATAATGGAATGTATGAGGTGACCGCTACTGCTAATCCCTATATCTTAACAAGAACCTTTGATTTTAATACCAGCGCTAGTATTCAGGCTGGAGATGCCTTCTTTGTTGGAGAAGGAACATTGACTGGTACTCAGTGGATTATGAATACTCCAGGAACGCTTAATGTTGGCACTAGTTCAATAGTATTCACTCAATTTGGCGGACCAGGTTCCTTAATTGGCGGAACTGGAATTACGATTACTTCTAACACAATTACTAACAGTGGAGTAACTTCTTTAATTGGTGGTAATAATATCAATGTAACATCAGCCACTGGAGCGGTAACTATTAATTTTGATGGGGTATTAGCCATAAACAAGGGTGGAACTGGAGCTTCCGATCCCGCTAGTGCCCTCAACGCGTTGCTTCCTTCTCAAGTAGGAAAGAATGGGAAATTTCTACACACAGACGGAGCAGTCGCCTCTTGGAGTGACTTAGATGATATTCCTATACCAGGACAGCCCGGAGAAATACTGTTTAATAACAACGGAGTAATTGCTGGATCACCTAGATTAACATTTAATGGTATTAGTAAAATAAACATAGGTGATATATCAGCCGGATTAAGCTCTGATATATTTGAATTATCTACTCCGCAAGGAGTAGCTAACGGGGGCAGTTCTAAAGCCCCATTGAGTATTATGCTTAGACCCGGAGTTCAGCCTATTAATAACGGACAGCCAGGAAACATATTATTGCGAGGCGGCGCCGCCACCGGGGCCGGAGTGCCTGGAGGAGCAGTGTATATAGATGGCGGCAGTGCTAGTGAATCTATTGGCGGGTCAGTAATAATAAGAACCACCGGGGGCGCTGGCACGGCATTAGTAAACAGATTGGCCATACTTGATCGCGGAGCGTGGAGTGTGGACGGTCAAACAGGAGTAAGTGGACAGGTACTAGTATCACAAGGCAATAATTCTTCTCCAATTTGGAGCGCAATGCCGGCTAGTGCTGAAAATATTATAGGCACCACTTTGCCAGAAACGCTAACAACCTCATCATTAACTACCGTTGGAACTTTAACGTCTTTAAATGTAGATGGATACGTTGGTATAGGAACAACTACTCCTCAGGCTCCATTAGTAGTTGCCGATGTAATTAGTGGTAATGAACTTCAATTTATTCCGGAAAGTGACTCATCAAGTATTGCTGCTATTAATGGAAATGATGGCAGTTTCTCGTCAATAACTTTAGTAGGGTCATCTGTATCATTTAAAACAGCAAGCGATAATACAATAACTAATCGCTTAACTATCAGTAACAACGGGGCGTGGCAATTAGGCGACGTTAATCCATCAAGCGGGACATCAGGACAAGTACTTACTTCTAAAGGCCCTAATTTGCCTCCGATTTGGCAGAATGTGCCTACTGCTTCTATTTCCGGAGGAAATACTGGGTTATCTACTAGCGTTATTAACGACGTTGTAACGTTAGGGGGAGTATTAAAAGTAGAACATGGCGGAACTGGCGCCACGGACGCACAAAATGCTAGAACTAATTTAGGTGCGGCAAAAAGTGGGACAAACGGTGATATAACCAGTATGACTGCCTTAACTCAAATTTCTTTGCCTAATAGTACTAATGACGGACAAAGTATACTTATTAAAGCAGGCGACGGATCCGCTAGTTATAGTGGCTATGCGGGCGGAAGTATTACATTACAATCAGGACTTGACGGTTCTGGAACCAACGGAACTGGTCAAAATATCATACTTCAAGTATCATCATCGGCTCCATCAACAGGCAGTAATTTTATAGTAAGACATAATGCCAATACAGAAAGATTTAGAATTAACAAAAGCGGTGCTTGGGGACTAAGCGGAACTAATTATGGTACTAGTGGGCAAGTTCTAACCAGCGCTGGAGGAAGCAGCGCTCCATTATGGAAGACCATTACGTCCAGCGATGTTCTTCCAACTCAAACTGATAATGATGGAAAGTTTTTAACTACAAATGGCACGACTGTAAGTTGGGGAACGCCCGCAATTAACTCTAGTTTTATAGATGGTACAATTGAGATATCCAAAGGCGGTACAGGACAAGCTACCGAGCAAGCAGCCATAAACGCGTTGACTCAAAACTCTTCAACGTTGGCAAATACAGTTCTTCGTTCAAATGGAAGCAACGTAACTCTGTCTAAGATACAATTAAATACTGATGTTTCAAATATATTATCGCTTGCTAATGGCGGAACCGGTGCTAATGATCAGGCAGGCGCAGCTAGAGCTATATTACCTCCACAGGCAAACAAGGAGAATAGATTTCTTACAACCGACGGTACAAATGCTAGCTGGGGCACAGCAGTTTCTAAGATTACTCTTAAAACAGGAACAACTGGTCTAACAGTAGGCAATGCTTCAAGTGTCGATTTAGTAAATAACTCCGATGTAACTATTGCGGGTGTATTAAACGTACCACATGGAGGAACAGGAGCTAACTCACTATCTGGGTATATAAAAGGTAATGGGTCAAATGCCATGACGGCGGTTGCGTCAATTCCACTAACTGACACTACTGGCACATTACCGATAACTAGAGGGGGAACCGATGCTACCACTCAAGCAGCCGCAGCTCGTAATATATTACCTCCGCAGTCTGCGGCGAACGGTCTATTTTTAACTTCTGACGGTACAAATGCTAGTTGGGGGACACCGGCGCTTAGCGCTAGCGGATTAGTCGGCACTGTATCTATTGAGAAGGGCGGCACAAACGCCACCACTCAAGCAGCAGCCGCTCGTAATATATTACCATCTCAATCTGGAAAAGAAAATAATTATTTAACGTCTAATGGCACAGATGCTGTGTGGTCTGCTCTATCAGTTGCTGCCAGTAATATATCTGGTACAATTACTGCTACCAAAGGCGGAACTGGGCACGGAACTTATGCCACGGGTGATTTGTTAATAGGTGGCGCAAGCAACACGCTAACAAAACTTGGAATAGGATCAACTGATCAAGTATTAACAGTGATCTCCGGAGCTCCCGCATGGGGACCAGCGTCAACTACAACACCTGGCGGCCCAACTCTGGTTACCAACGTTGGCGTAGTACAAGTTAGATCCAACGCGAGTACCTTTACCGGAAGCAATGATTTAACTATTGATTTAAGTACTGGATCAACAGCGGGCGTAGTTTCTTTTGGTAAAATTCCAAGAATTGGGTCCGGAGCATCGGCTTTAGAAATTGGCTATCTAGGTCTTCCTAGAGTCACCACGTTTGACGCCAACGCTAAAGGAAAACGCATAGCAGTTACAGCGGGCGTAACTATACCATCCAACACATATGCTGCCGGTGACGCATTCAGTTTCTACAACGACAGCGCGGTCGCGATTACATTTACGCAGGGTTCTGGTATGACTTTAAGAAAAGACGGCACCGCTAACACTGGAAACTTTACATTGGCCGCACGTGGCACCGCATTCTTGTGGTTTAATAGCGCAACAGAGGCTATATTAACTGGTAGTATTACTTGATAGTTTAATACACTTATTAAAATGGCGACTTGAGTCGCCATTTTTCATAAATACTATTATATGGAATCAAATATCACTGATAATCAATTTGACGGTATAGTATACTCTACTCCAACTTTATATAAGTTTACTGTACCCTCACGAACAAATAGTGTATATTTGAATGAGTACTCATATATTGAAGTTTCTGAACTAGAAAAAAATCTAACTAACGATTTTACTTTTGAATTCTGGGTATATTCAACCGTATCAACTGTCGACAGTTATGAAATAATCAGTTCTGCGAATAACGAATTCACAATTTATAAAGTAAAAGATTTTAATAAACTAGCAGTAAGATTACAAGATAGTAATACTAAAGAGATAATTCAGCAGAACGAGTCATTTACTAATAATAGCTGGCATCACATTGTAGTAGAGCGTTGCGATAATATATTAACTCTATATGTAGATGGTGTAGATGTCGGGAATTTAGTTTATTTAGAAACTATTAAGCTAGCACAGTGTAATATTCGTGTGAGCGGTAATAAACCCGTCAGTTTTAGTGGGTATATAAGTAACTTAAGATTGATCACTGATTCAGCCGTATATTACACGCCCAATTACGATATACCACAGAATTTGTTTTCAAATGAATCAGATTCATATTATGATAACACTGTGTTACATTTAAGTTTAACTGAGCACGATGCTAATTTTGTAGATATCAGTCCATATGCTAATACTGTACTGAATACTAATACCGGCTCATACAGCGCTGAATATAAATTCTTCGATAGTAGTGCCAGCTTTAACGACAATTCTGAATTAAAAATAATTGACAATAAAAAGAACACTAGTGCTAATTTCTTTGGAAATACGTCTATTGACTTTGATTTAATTGAATTAAGTAATGATTACACTGTAGAGTGTTGGGTAAATATATCAAATGTAAATTCAAATTGCTGTGTTATAGGGTATTTACACAACAACATTAATCAACAACTAATATCAATAGTCGGAGGAGAGCTACACTACTACAGTAATGGACTTAGTTTATCTAGCAACACTGTTATAGTTAGTGATAGATGGTATCATTTAGCGGTTACTAGATCATCGGGCACAATTCGCATATTTGTTGACGGCGTAATTAATGGGTCAATTGTTAATAACGATATTAATTACATAAAACACATTGGTAAATTGGGTTCAGATTCCGCGGGCAATATATTATACGCACTCAATGGAAAAGTATCAAATGTAAGAGTTATAAAAGACAGTGCTATATACACTTCAAATTTTACTCCATTAGACAAACCTTTACCAAAAACTATTAACACTGTATTATTAACCGCTCAGCATCCTAATTTGTTTGTTGATAATAGTGATTTAAAAAACAAGATAACTAGAAATATTACATCTGCGTCAATAACTTATCCATTCAATTCATCTATATTTGATTTTGGTACAGAAGATTATACTATTGAGTGCTGGGCATATTTAGCGATTAATGACTTGAAAACTCGCAGTGTTTTTACCGCACATTATCAAAACAATAAAACGTTGGAGATAAGACTTAATAATTCTGAATTCGGGAATCAATTCGGAATAGTAATTAACGACGGTTCAAATACCAGTGTGTATTTAACTGATTTAGTTCGTTCTGAATCTTGGTTCAAATCTTGGAATTTTATAAGCATTCAAAGACGCAATAAAATACTCACTTGCTATATTAATGGAGTACAACAATCAATAAGACAATTTGGAAATAATAAATGGGCAAGATACTGTGTAGATAATACCAATTACAGTAATTGCGAATCACTGATTATAGGTAAAAATTGGAATGGGTATTTACAGGATGTTAGAATTACTCGCGGAGTAGCAAGGAACATCACAGTTTTTAAATGCCCAATCACTCATTTGACTCCAATTTTAAATACTAGTTTATTAATAGCTCAATATTCAGTGACTGAAAATAATAGTTCTAAAAACGCTAATTTACAAATTGTTAACGCTCAGAACAGCGACAAATCTCCATTTTCAATAACTACCGCTGTTGACATATTAAGATTAGAAAATACTAGTAATTATAATTACAGTGTAGCTTTACAAAACAGCACTACCTATCAAAATTCGTTATTAGCTAAAAATTTAAAGCTTTTAGCTGGCACATATAATATAGCAGTAGGCTCTGACGCTATTGCCGACGCAACAAAAAATTCAATAAAGTGCTTAGCATCATCAGATGATAATCACGTGATAGCAGTTAAATATATTAGTAATATCACCGAGTCTATTTACAATCAATCTGGAAATTTTAAGTATGTTGTACCCGATGGAGTATTTTTTATAGATATTGAATGTAGGGGTGCTCCAGATAGATTTGTATTATCCAATGGAGCAACTAGTGTTGAGGATTATGTTTACGCAAGAACTGATGAAATAATTACTAAGCATAATATGACGGTTAAACCAGGACAACAATTAAATATAGTAGTCGGAGCGTCAAATAATAAGAGTGGATTTGTACGAATTACTTCTGGAAATAAAGAAATATAGGAATAAATTATGAGTGGAATATTAATGGCATCCAGTGGAAATTACGTATCCGAAACTGAGTTTTTCGTCGGCGATGTAATTAACACTGTTGGCACTACAGAATTAGTAATACCGCAAAATTTTAATAGCGTGAAATTTGACGCCGGCGGCGAATTATGGGTAAACACTGCTGATACTAATTTAAATCTTAGCGGAGTAAGTTATACAATTGAATGCTGGATAAGACCCAGTAGCACGGGAATTTCCAGTGTAAATGAAAAAATAATATGCTCATATCTAGGCGGTAGCGACGGAAGAACTCAATACTCACTATACTTATTAAACGGATTATTAACCGCTAAATTACATACCGGAAATGGTAATTACACTACTATTACCTCAACAGTAAAATTATCGGCTGATATTTGGGTTCACGTGGCATTAACATATACCGCTCCCACGACTAGATTATATATGGGCGGACAATTAATAGCGTCTAGTAATACTGCTATTAGTACTACTAATAGTACAAAATTTGTTATTGGAGGAAACTCTACTGCTACTGGATTTTTTGACGGACATATATCAAATTTAAGAGTAGTAAAAAACGGTAATGTGTTACCGACGGCATCGTCTTTTACGCCTATGGGACAGTCACTGACTTATGCTCCCTATATTATATACCCACATACTGGAGAACGTTCCGAGAATCCGATTACTTCTATATTAACTTGTCAGGGTTCTGCTGGAGAGCAAACATTTATTGATAATAGTGGAAATAATTTAACTATTAATAAATCTAGCAGCGGAGTAACTGCTACAGTTCTTAGTCCATTTATTAATACCACTACTAATAATGGCAGTAGTTATTTTTTTAGTAGTGGGTATGTTGACGTAGTTTCCGGCTCAGTTTCAAATTATACGTTTAATTTAGAAGCCAACGATTTTACTATTGAATTGTGGATGTACACTGATGCTAGTCCATCGTCGGGCATGATTTTAATTGATACTCGTACTGGTAACTCAAACGGATATGTATTAAATACTAATTCTAATAGAACAATTACTTTAAATCGTTGGGGCGCTACTATATTAACCAGTAGCGAACGAATTAATCTAAGTTGCTGGAATCACATAGCGGCAGTTAGATCGGGCAATGAAATTAGAATTTACGTAAATGGAGTTAGCTCTAATAACACCACTGGCATTACAGGTACCACTACTTTTACAGTACCCGGTTCAATATTAAGAATAGGACAAAAATTATGGGCTAGTAGTGGAGTTGGTAATTTTGTAGGGTATATAAGTGATGTTCGTATACTAAAGGGAACTGCTTTATATGTGAGTAACTTTACTCCGCCCACTACTAGATTACAACCCATTAATAATACGATATTACTTACTCTTCAAACTCCTTGGAGACCCGTAGATAATAGCGTTACTAACGCAATAGTTCAGGCATATAACACTGTTCGTTCAGATGTATTTTCTCCCACTTCAAGTGCTGCGTTTTATAGAAATTGGAGTACTTACTTTAATGGTAATGGAGATTATTTAACCATACCAACTAATGCTGCGTTTAGTTTTGATACAGGTGATTTTACTATTGAGTGTTGGGTATATTTAAATACAAAAACTGGCTATCCTGTGTTTGCAATGTTAGGTGATGGCGTGGATGCTACACCAACTCAACGACTTTGTGCATGGTCTCTTTATTTTGACGGCGGTGCTAATCAACTGGTTTTTGCTAGATACACGCCGACTTATGCTGGACTAACATTTTCATGGAATCCATCTCTCAATCAGTGGTATCATGTTTGCTTGACACGCGGCGGAACAAGTTTAAGAGCATTTGTTAATGGTACACAGATAGGCACAACACAATCAAATAATACAAATTATACTGCTGTAAATTCTACATCGCTACATGTTGGAAGATTTATTGCCAACGGAGGCGTTTCTTTTTTCTTAAATGGATATATAAGTAATCTCAGAATAGTAAAAGGTACTGCTGTATATACAAGTAATTTCACACCATCAAGCTCACCATTAACTGCTATAACAAATACAGCATTATTGACTTGTCAAAATGGGTATCCAGTAGATGTTAGCTCTAATAAGTTTTCTATAACAATTAATTCTAATCCACTGCCAGTTCAATTCTCTCCTTTTAATGTTGAGACTACATCCACGGTAGATGTTGACTATGTAATAGTTGGAGGAGGAGGTGGAGGTGGATCTGGAGTTGCTGGCGGTGGAGGTGGAGGTGGAGGCGTGATAACTGGATCCACAACTGTTACTCCGGGTACAAAAATAATTAATGTAGGCGCCGGAGGTCTAGTTGGAGAAAACGGTAAAGCTTCAATCATACATTTATCTCCATATTACGGGGCATCTTTTGTTGGATCCAATAGTTACTTAAGTGTTCCGACTAATAGTGCTTTTGGATTCGGAACTGGTGACTTTACTATTGAATTTTGGGCGAAATGGGACGGTAAATTGCCGACTTCTGCTGTGAATGGCGGAACGTTCATAGACTTAAGAGCAGCAGTAGGGGCAGAATCAACTGCTATATTTTTATCAACCGGAGGAGCACTACAGTACTATAACGGTCCAGCTAATTTAGTGTATGGCTCAACTGCCTTTACGACAAATGTATGGAATCACGTGGCATTAACTCGCCAATCAGGAGTATGGAGAATATTTCTAAATGGAATTGAAGCAACTGGCACACACACTAGTGCTAGCGATCTGGGAACTACTAAGCCGGTATTAATAGGACAGGGTATAAATGGAAGTACTACTTCATTTAGTGGACTAATTTCAAGTCTAAGAATAATAAAAGGAACTGCTCTATATACAGCAAACTTTGTACCGTCGGGTGGGAGATTATCAACAATAAACAACACGGTGTTGTTAACCGCACAGGAATTAACTGCGATACCGCAGCCAGTAAACTACAGTATTCTTTTTAACGGTTCAAGTTATTTAAGTATACCAAAGGGTCCAGCGCACGAATTCGGAAGCACTCCATTCACAGTAGAGGGCTGGATAAATGCTCCTAATGTAAGTACGGTTCAGGGAATTTTAGGAAATTTTCAATCTGTTGCCGGAGGAGGTTGGCGTGTAGTACTAAGCTCAGGATATATATCTTACTATCAAACTGGAGGAGGACAAGCATACTCAAACACTACTATATTACCTAATACGTGGAATCACTTTGCTGTAGTGGGCGACGGATCAACAATTAGAATGTTCTTAAATGGAATATTAGGGGAAGTTACTTGTAATCAACTATCAACGATAACTTCACAGGGCCATCTAGTTATAGGACTTAATCCCGATACTCTTGTGTGGCTATTCAACGGATATATGTCTAATATAAGAATAGTAAAAGGAACCGCACTATATAGCGCTAACTCCGCCAATTTCATTCCACCCATAAGCGCACTGACCACAATAGAAAACACTACGCTGTTAACGTGTTCTGGTACATCTATAATTGATAGTAGCACAAATAATCTAGCATTAACAGTAAATGGAAGTGCCACGGTTGATGTTAATACTCCATATGGAACCGAAACTCAACGTTGGAGCACTTACTTTGACGGTGCCGGCGACTATATGAGTACTGGAAGTAATACTGCTTTTAATTTCGGTACAGGAGATTTTACTGTAGAATTTTGGGTAAATAGCGCTGATGTTAGCTCAGCCACGCAACGAGGCATACTACAAACTTCTACTACGAACGGCGGATTAATGACCTCCTATGGAACTGGAATTACTGTAATACAGGGCTTGAGCAGAACGTTAAGTAATCTTACTGGGTCGTTAATAGTTAATGTTGCTGGCACTTGGGTGGGCCCCACCATCGCGGTCATGACCGCTAATACTTGGAATCACGTAGCGATTGCTCGTGTTTCCGGTACTGCTACTCTTTATATAAACGGGACATCAGTTGATAGTAGAGTGGCCGCCGAAGATATTACTGCTACAAATATAGCTATTGGCGGGTATTATAGTACCTCGTACTTATTTCGTGGATATCTTTCTAATCTTCGCGTAGTAAAGAGTACCGCTGTTTATACCGCTAACTTTACGCCAAGCACCACTCCACTGTCTGCTACAGTTAATACTACGCTATTAACTTGTCAGGGCGCTTTGTTTGTTGATAACAGTACAAATAATCTCAGTTTTACCGCTCGTGCTGATGTTAGACCAATTCTTTCTAGTCCATTTACATCAACTGCTGTTACTACTCAATCTCGTAGTGTGTTCTTTGATGGCACCGGAGATTATCTGAGCACTAGTAATTCAACTGCGTTCAACTTTGGCACCGGAGATTTTACTGTTGAAGGATGGGTATACTTAACTACTACTGAGAATCGCGGAATATTTCAACTAAGTGGAAATTCAATTGGATTAAATGCTTCTGCTAGTAATACTATTGGATTGTACGTAGACAACGTGGCTGGGGCTCCGTATAGCGTGTACTGGGCGGGTACGGCCGCCAACACTGGAGCAACAGCAGTGATTAACGTTTGGACACATTTTGCTCTGATTCGCAGAAGTGGTAGAACCACAGTTTATATAAATGGCGTTCCGGCCGCAAGTAGAATTGATACTACAAATTATAGCTGTACAGGTGTTGCCATCGGTGGGTACTATAGCACTTCATACTTACTAAAAGGTTATATAAGTAATTTTAGAGTAGTCAAGGGAAGAGCACTATACATTGATAGTATAGCCCCTACTAGTTCATTGACTGCTATAGCAAATACAACGCTACTAACTGCCAACGCAGAACAGATAGTTGACGGTAGCAATAATAACTTAACTATCACTAAAGTAAGCAACCCAACAGTGGTCACAGTAGGACCATTTGGTTCAGCCACTCCGGATCCATTCTTAGATGGAAGTATCACAAACGCTACTATAACTACAGTGGGACCAGTATCAAAAGTGCTGACTAGCCCAACATTTGAAGCTTATGGCGGAGGAAGTGGTGGAAATTGGCTAGCTTATAACAGTGCTACCTCGGGTCTGAGCGGCGCGTCTGGAGGAGGAGCAGTTGGATACTATATGCCAACTGGTATAGGATATGGTGCTACTAGTCCTGGAGCGGGGTTCTCCACGCAGGGAAATAGTGGAGGCACAGCTACTCCCTGGAGCGCGTGCTATGTTCATAGAGGAGCCGGCGGCGGTGGAGCTGGAGCTGTGGGTGGCAACACACTAAGCTGTTCTGCTGGAGACGGTGGATTAGGACGGTTAGTTTCATTTACCAATAAGTACTATGGAGGTGGCGGAGGAGGTGGAGTGTCGTCAGACAATGGCTATAGTGCCACCGTGGGACTTAATGGACTCGGCGGAATAGGAGGCGGTGGTAATGGACACAGAAATACTGTTCCAGCAGTTGCGGCCACCAATGGGCAAGCTAACACTGGAGGCGGTGGTGGAGGAGGCGGGGGACTAGGTGGATCGGGCACAGTAATTATCAGATACAAGAGTAAGATTACAGATACAGTATTTGATAAACCAGGTACGTATTACTATGTAGTACCAGATGGTGTATACAATGTTAGTGTTGTTTGCGTTGGCGCAGGATCAGGCAGAGGGCTGGCTGTTAAAGCAGGCGATAGCACTTTTGGAACTACTGAGGTGATTGGATACGGAGCAAACGGAACAGTTGGAGGTTCTTATGTTGGAACTGGCGGCGCCAATGGAGGAAACGGAGGAGATACTTATACTGTTTTAACGGTTTTGAGAGGCGGCAGCGGTGGTGGTGCGGCCGGATATCGCGGGAACGGAGGTGTAGGCTTAAATCCGATTATCACGACGCCTTTAGGTGGATTGGGAGTTGGCATATACGGAATAGGTTCTACTAGCGGAAATGCTGTCGCTGATGGGGGCGGTGGAGGTGGTGGCGGTAGCTCACCATTTACTCAAAATGGGTACGGAAGCTGGGGAGGAAGCTTTGGAACTCAGTACTGGACAAATAGTTTTGGCGGACTGTTTGGCGGTGGCGCAGGAGGGTATTTTGCCAGTACTCCAGCAGCAGGCGGTGGCGGTGGTGGTCTGGGGTGGAAAAATAACATTGTGGTTACACCCGGGCAAATAATACCAATAGTAGTTGGAAACGGAATTAAAAATTATAATGCTGGGGGCGGAGGTGCTTGGGGAGCAGTTAGAGTTATTTCTGGATCTGGACGTTCTTTCCCTGACGCGAGCGGCCCATCAATACAAAGCAGCAATTGATATCTTTACTGACACAGTAAGAATAAATACTACTAAACATTAAGGATATCAAGTGTCTTACACTCAGGATTTTTTTACCAGTAGAAATTCACAGTCGGCAGAAGAAAAAATAGGGCAAGAGGGTCGCTTATGGTACGACCCGATAACTAACTCTATTAGAGTCGGCGATGGAAAAACAGTCGGCGGCATATTTGTCGGCACTGGCACTCCCTATCAGTTGCCTGTAGCAAGTGCTAGCACGTTGGGCGGAGTTAAAGTTGATGGCACTACTATAGTAGTAGATCCGATAACTGGAGAAATTTCAAGCACTACTGGAGACGCTTATATACTTCGTCCAGCCTCTGCCAATACACTAGGTGGAGTCAAGATCGGAGACAATCTAACAATAGACAGTGATGGAGTGCTAAGCGCTGGATCATATTCTCTACCAATTGCTAGTGGTGGCAGCGTTGGTGGAGTAAAGATTGATAACAGCACAATAACAATAACTGAAGACGGCATAATTAGTGCTCAGCAATATACATTGCCAATAGCAAACAATAATGAGTTGGGAGGAGTCAAAACAGGCGCAGGACTTGTTATTGATTCTGAAGGGAAACTATCTGCTATACCTTATGTGTTACCAATAGCTGGATCAAATACACTGGGTGGAGTTAAAGTTGATGGTACTACTATAGCAATAAGCGTTGATGGTGTAATATCCTATACACTTCCAACTTCAACAACCAGTCGCTTGGGTGGAGTCATCATTGGAGACGGGTTAAATATAGACGATAGTGGAATACTGAGTACTAAAAATAATTGGGTAATGTCGCTAAGTGCTGGTCCCGGCATTAGTTTATCATCATCTACTGGAGCAGTAACAGTAAGCTCTAGAGTAGCAACTATGTCGGTACTGGGTTCAGTCACTGTTGACAATAGTACTATAGTAGTCAATCAAACCGGACGAATAAGTGTTACTACCGACGGTATAGTAGGCACAGTTAAATCAGTTTCGGTTAACTCATCCAATGGATTTACTGGAGAAGTGTCTTCCGCAAGTACTTACCCTAGCATAACAATTGGCACATACATCAATGGAATAACTAAGGGAGTTAATGGCGGTCTACAAACTGCGGAACCCAATATTGATTATCAACTGCCTGTAAGTTTAACCACGAATGATGTAACAGGATCAGCTACATTCACGAACAATGTATTAAATATTCCCGTGTATCAGGGTGTAGTCACGCTACAGACTGTTGGCACCAGTGGTGCTGCTACGTTTGATAATAACGTTCTTAATATTCCACAGTATGGTTCAGTAAATTCAGTCACCATAACCTCTACTGATTTAACTGTAGGAGGCACTAACCCAATAACAAGATCAGGAACTATTACTCTTAGTTTAAATACTGTGCCGATATCAAAGGGCGGAACTGGAAGAACCAGTTTTGACTCTGGATTTGTTGTATCCGACGGGAACGCACTATCAACTATAGCAGCTATAAGTGGAGCAAGTATAACGGGTGACATTTCTGGAAAAAGTTCTGGATTGACTCAAGTGCTATCACCGCAATTTGGCGGCACTGGTTACGATAATCTAAGTTCAACTATTACTGCTATGTTGCCCGATCAAACTGGCAACGAAAATAAAGTTCTTACTACCGATGGCGGGGGAATATTATCTTGGGTAGAGCCACTAGCGACCTCTGTAAAAAGCGTAAATGTTAACGGTGGCACAACTGGGTTAACTACCACTGGCGGACCAGTAACGGGAGCAAATGGTGGAATCGGGATCATAACTCTTGGCGGAGTATTATCTGTTAATAATGGCGGCACTGGATCAACAAACGCGGCTGAAGCCAGAGAGTCCTTGAAAGCAGCAAAAAGTGGTGATAACAGTGACATTACTAGCTTAAGTGGATTAACAACTCCACTTAGTGTGGCGCAGGGCGGAACTAATGCGTCAACTCCAGCACTAGCTAGAATAGAATTAGAAGTGGCTAAGAGTGGAGTAAACAATGATATTACAAGATTATCAGCACTGACTACTCCTCTTACTATCGCGCAGGGAGGAACCAACGCTTCTACGCCCTCTGTCGCAAGAACAAACTTAGGAGCAGCAAAAAGCGGAGATAACAGTGACATCACTAGCTTGAGTGGACTGACGACACCGCTTAGCGTTGATCAAGGCGGCACTGGTAGTAAAACGCCGACAGGCGCAAGGGCAAACTTAGGCGCAGCAAAAAGCGGAGATAACAGTGACATCACTAGCTTAAGTGGTCTAACAACTCCGCTTAGTGTAAATCAGGGTGGTACTGGTAGTAAAACACCAGAGGGCGCTCGCGCTAATTTAGAAGTAGCAAAAAGTGGTGATAACAGCGACATCACTAGCTTGAGTGGACTGACGACACCGCTTAGTGTAAATCAAGGCGGCACTGGATTATCAACTCTGATTGGTCCAAATAGAGCACTGTTTAGTACTAGTGCGCTTACATTAATGGCTGATGTGTTGCCTGTTCTTGCTGGGGGCACCGGTGGGACAACAGCAGATAGTGCCAGAATAAATTTGGTGGCGGCAAAGAGCGGAGCAAATAGTGATATCACAAGTCTTAGTGGTTTAACAACTCCATTAAGCATAGAACAGGGTGGAACTGGAACATCGGACCCATCTGCTGCCATAAACTCATTTCTACCTCCTCAAGCTGGCAAAAAAGATTTCGTTCTTACTACAAACGGCACTAACATACGATGGGATACAGCAAAGCCCGGCGCCGTTGGATTAAACGGACAGCTTCAGTACAATAACGAAGGATTTTTAGGTGGTACCAGTCGCATATCATATGACGGTCGAGGAGAATTAACAGTCGGAAGTGGCTTATCCGAATTATTTTTAATAGTAGGACAAGAAGCAAAATCTATTACTAACGGAGGATCATCAGTAGAAATAAAAGGCGGCGATTCATTCGCTATTGAGGGTTTAACTATTCCCCCGGCAGGGAATCTGTACTTAACTGGAGGTCGTGGATTTGGACTAGCAGATTCTGGCTTTATAAGTTTTAGTACTGGGGAACCGTCGGAAGAAGTTTTTAGAATAAACTCGTCGGGGTCTTGGGCTTTTAACAAGATAGAAACTGACACTGGTGAACAAAATCATATACTAATATCTAGAGGAACAAGTCAATCTCCAAAGTGGGATTCTATGATAGCTAGTTATAGCAAACGCGGAATGGTTTTGATTCACCCACCGGTAGGAGATGTTCAATACGGAGGTCTACAACTGGTCGGGCATCCGGCAGGATTGGGTATTTCATTAAGGGCAAAAGTAGCAGAGATTGATCATGACACTCTTCGTGACCCTGAGGGTCGTGGAATGATTAAGGTAAACACTATAAATGTTGGAAATCAAATAATTCCCGATCAATCAGGAAAAAATTTTCACTTTTTAACTACTGACGGATTCGGCGTTTCTACCGAAGAAGGTACAAAATCCGGAACACTTAGATGGGAAGAACTTCCACTAGCTACATACGGAGCGGCCTCACGACCTGGTGTCATTAAAATAAATCAAGAGCATCTACTACTGGATATTCACGGGCAATTAGGCTTTAACAATGAATTTTTCGGTGATTTATTTTACAATGAATTTTTTCCAAATCAAGAAGGAAATCAAGGTAAAGTCTTAAGCACCACTGGTGGTAGTCTTTTTTGGGCAGAGATGGAAGCATTCATTCCAAGAGCGGGAGTTGGATCCGAAGGTAAATTGGGTGGAGTTAGATTAGACGGCGAAACCATTATTACTGAAACAGAAGGAATAATAAAAGTAGATATTGGTGGAATTTTTCCGGTGGGCAACACCACGTCAGGCCACGGTGAATATCTAACATACAATTATAACTCCGGCAAAATACAACTTGGTTGGGCGCCAGTGCAGGCATCTGGGTTAGAAATAGCCACTACTAATAGACTTGGGGTAGTAAAACCAGATGGAACAACAATACAAGTAGCACATGATGGCACATTAAGCACTGATATAAGGAATTTGCTCCCACCTCACCCGAATGACGGTAATTCATATTATCTACAGTATCGATATGTACCATATGAAGAGACGACACCTGAGCTGTGGAATGGATACGATCTTTTTTGGGAAAGTGCTCCTGTACCGATAGCTAACTATATTCAGCCGGGTATAGTTGCTTTGAACTCTAACTCTATGTATATTGACCCGGCCACTGATCAAATTAGTGCCAGAGCATTGAGTCTTGATACTCTAGAGCAAGAGGATTATAATTCTTTTATATATGCCGACGGGGGCGCACGAAAAACACAGTACGCTAGAACAGTTAAATATATACACAACGGTTATGAACCATCACTGGACCCGCGCATATATGTGCCCAATAGTGCTTTAGTACTCGGTGATCGTTTTAGAAATACCGATTCTGTAACGCATGAGTTCGGAATTACGAGCGAGTCATGGACTAATCTTAGAATATACACATCTAACTCAGGCTCACGACCGGGATATGGATACCACACCGGAACAATATCAATTGTTGGAGGTCACGCCAGTGGGCGTGAAAGACCTACGTGGGAGCCTGAAGATATCGGGATTGGAAGCATATTTATAAAAGCGGGAGATGGGGTCGCAGGCGCCCCATCTCCTGGTGGTTTTTCTCCATCGAGCCCAGGCGCAGATATTTATATTGAGGCCGGGGAGGGATATATAAGTTCTGAACTTGACCCTAATAATAACCCATATAAACAAGAGGGCGGACAGATAATATTTAAAACCGCTAAATATGAAGACGCTAAGAGAGTCTTTACCATCTGGAATACTGGCGCGTGGCAGTTGGGAGAAATGGGTCAGGACTCAGAGGGTGGAGGCGATCCAAAAATAGGATTGCCAGGACAGCCTCTATTATCTGCCGGAGGGGATACAACTCCATATTGGGGTACTCTATCTATAGAGTACGGTGGTACAGCGGCAACCAACAAAGTAGATGCTTTAACTAATCTATTACCAGATCAAGAGCTAGCAGAAAACTATGTTTTAGCAAGTAACGGAACAAATGCTTTTTGGGCCAGTCTATCAGGTGATAGTTTAGTTCCAACTGCTACTGAAGGTAGATTGGGACTTGTAAAGCCAGACGGAATAACTACTAGAACTGACGATAACGGGGTTATTAGTGTAATTACCGGCGGAGTAGTTGGAACAGTAAACTCAGTTGAGATGAGTGGAGGGACAACAGGACTTACAACGCTCGGTGGACCAATAACTGATAGAGGAACGTTTACGCTTGGGGGAACTCTAAAAATAGAACACGGTGGCACAGGAGCGACGACGGCAGAAGCGGGAATTAAGAAACTTCTACCAACTCAAGACAGTAGCACTGCTGGTAAATCCCTAGTCAGTGACGGCTCAACAGCAGAATGGATATATCCAACTACCGTTATATCACGGGGTGTAAATAAAAATCTATTATTTAATAAAGATGGGGTAATAGATGGAATCACTGATATTAACTACGTAGCTCAGTCTGCTCTAAGATTAGGTAGTGCCTGGAGTGATGAAGACGACAACAACTTCTTTACTATTTTTGGAGCATCAAACGTTGATGGAACTTCCATCACGCAAACATCAGTCAATGTACCGGGGCCAGTAAGTTTAGTACTACAATCAGGCGCGAGTAATCTTTCAAATAGATTTGGAGCAGATATATTCTTAAAAGCAGGTTCTGCGTCGGGAGAAGAATCTACTGGTGGGAATGTTTATATTGACGGTGGCACTTCAGCTCTTGGATCTGGCGGAAATATTATATTTAGAACAGCAAAGGATCCAGCAAGCCCTCTAATAGAAATAGTTGAAATAGATAATTCCGGAAAAATAGGAATAAACGGCGAATATGGGACCGAAGGAATGGTTCTTACTAGCGGTGGCGCTGACACGCCGGCTCTTTGGAAATTCCCAAGTGTAAATCTTGGAGGGCTTGTAGGATCTACATTGCCAAGCACGATAACTCACAGTTCTCTTCAACAGGTTGGTAAACTTGAAAGATTAAATGTAGAAGAACTGCGATTTTTAAATCAATATAACTTTCTTCCTCACGGTGGACTTAGAATAGCCGGAAATCAGGGTTGGATTGGTAATAACTCAAATCCAAGAGCGTCTTTAGAAGTAATACACACCAGACTAGAGCCCGATGATAACGGTAACGAAATTCTAATGAATAACGAGTATTCCGTACAAATTCAGCCCACTAAAGAAGCTACTATCATTTCAAGTATTCGTTATCAAAAAGTTTTTGATGATATTGAAAATTCAATAGAAAGTAATAATGCTACTGATCTAGTAATAAAAAGCAAATCAATAGACTTGCAAACAGTAAACTATCAAAAAGACGAGGAAGTAACGTTTACTAACGACAATATTCCTGGTTTTGATAGTCAATTAAAAATACACTCCAGTGGACAGTGGGATATTCAGGGTCAATCAGGTACTGCTGGTCAAGTATTAACTTCAAGTGGTACAGGAGCAGCACCACAGTGGAAATCAGCAGGGCCTAAATATCAAGAAATAACTGCTACTGCTGGACAAATAGTGATAACAACTACGGTAAAAACAGTAGCAAAAACCGACGACACTGTGTATATTCAAGTTTTCATAAATGGTGTATTACAACGAGAGGGAGCTACTAAGTCCTATATGGTTACTGGAACAAAAGAAATAACCTTTAATCAAGAACTACAAGCGAGTGACGAAATTACAATATATAGCTTTGTATAAGGAAGAACATGCCACAAAATAAAATACAGTCAACACAAATACAATCTATACAAGCAGCACAAATAACAGGAATACTTTCCACTGCTCAAGGTGGCACTGGGAACAGTGACATTGGCATTTCTCGTAGTAATTTAGAAGCGGCGAAAAGCGGAGCTAATAGCGACATTACTAGCTTGAGCGGATTAACAACTCCACTATCAGTAGCTCAAGGGGGAACCAGTCAAAATAATAAAACCGCTGCGTTCAATGAGTTATCTCCCGCCACAACTAAAGGAGACATTATTGCCAACAATGGTACCAGCAACATAAGATTAGCTGTTGGCATTGATGGACAAGTGTTGATGGCAGATTCAGCTTCCACTAGTGGATTAACGTGGGCTCCGGGAGCAGTTGGAACAGTAACAAGTATTAGCAGTAGCGGAGGCACTACTGGATTAACTCTTACTGGAGGACCAATAACATCATCCGGAACATTGACTCTGGGTGGGACATTAGCTATAGCTAATGGTGGTACTGGATTAACCGCAGTTCCTGGAAGTAACGGACAATTAATATTTAAGAGTTCTAATGCGTATTCTGCCACCTCACAAATTAGCTATAATGGCAGTAATACTATTAGCGTCGGAGCATCCGATAGTACTTTTACTATTGCTGCTGCGGCCGCCGCGACTGGCTCCGCTACTGGAGCTAGTATACTAATTATTGGTGGAGCGTGCGGAGTTCCAATTATTGGAGGTCTTCCAGGTCATGTATATCTACGAGGGGGACCGGGGGCAGCAGGTGGTAGCGGAACTGGTGGCAATGTATATTTACAGAGCGGTGTTGGACCAGATGGAGTTGGTTCAGTAATCGTAACGACTGGCAGTTCACAAACAGAGAGACTGCGTATAGTTAGCTCTGGTGCGTGGGGTCTAAGTGGCGCTAATTATGGCACAACGGGTCAAGTATTAACCAGCAACGGAAACGGTGGAGCACCAACTTGGACAACTATATCGGCTGCCACTGGAACCGTTACTAGTGTAGCACTAAGTGGTGGTACTACAGGATTAACAGTAAAAGACAGTCCAATAACTAGTAGTGGAACTATAACACTAGAGGGCACTCTTGTAGTAGCAAATGGTGGAACTGGAACTACTACCGGTAGTATTACTGGAACAGAAGCTCTAACATTTACTGCTGGTGGATCTAATGCTAATGTTAATTTAGTGCCAATTGGAACCGGAACAGTTGATGTTTCTAGTAAGCGTATTACAAGTCTTGCTACACCTACACAAGAAACAGACGCAGCAACAAAAAAATATGTTGATGATGTTGTAGCAGGCGGTGGTTTTGCCGGCGGCACAGTACCGAACGCTACAATATTTTCAAGCGCTGTAACCCTGTCATCGTCATTAGCATTTGGAACTGCTTATACTGAGTCTACTAGTAATGTAACAGCGTCAGCAACAACCAATATTGATTGTTCACTGTCAAATAATTTTGTCATTACAATGAGTTCAAACATTACCAGTCTAACTTTCAGTAATGTACCAGTCAGTGGTAGACTTTTCTACTTGGCACTAATTATTAGACAAGATGCTATTGGCGAAAGATCACTAGCGTGGCCATCGTCTATCAAATGGCCAAGTGGAGTGGCCCCAGTAATAACCGCAACTGCTAACAAATACGATATCATTACCATAATGACATATGATGGCGGGACAAGTTGGTCAGGATTCGTAGCAGGACAGAACTATTGATTGACAATAAATAGTGTAGCATTTACACTACGCATATGATTAATTCAAGCTTAGAATGGTCAACTCGAAGAGACGAGCTACAATCAAAAATTCGTAGTTTGCCCTACAACCGCGACTTACATAAAATGTTGTCAAATATCGACGGAATGGTGACTATTTTAAGTGGTGCCGAAGTCAAAAATCGCTCTCGTGGGAAAGATTCTCAAAATTTAAATGAATTAAAAACAGTCAACGAAGCTATTGATCATCTTGAAAAATGGATAATCTATGGCTCTCTCATTTCTTGACAATAAATCCATTCCCTGATATACTGTATTCACTGAGTTAGAAAGCAACAGGAGTCGGTAATGGGATATCGTGTTCTGAACATTGACCCTGAATTTCGTGCCTCATTCACTGAGCGTGATGGCTTGGAAGGTCCGTTTTTCTACGATGGCAATATTGCACTGTACTATGACCCGCGTGCTGGTCAGTACTGGAATCCTCTCACCGATATGTATCTGTCTTACGATGAATATGTCGCTATGACTGAACGCAAAATTTGACAATAAATCGGTTTCTTGATATACTGTATTCACTGAGTTAGACAACGGAGCAAAAAATGACCGCTGAATTTGACGCAAAGATCGCTGAATATCTGAATCACATTCGTGCTGATTATCTCGCGTGGGGCAAGACTGATATGTCCGATCCCATCAAGGCTCAAGTTCGCAAGGAAATGGTTGAGCGATTCAACGCCAATCTGAGCACCGAGCGTGGTAGCAAGTATCTCAAGATTGTCAGCAATGGCGGAGTACATTCGTTCATTGTTGCCAAGGCTGATGCCAAGTTCAAAGTGGGCGACATTTTGAAGGCCGCATCTTGGGCCGCCCCCGCCAAGAATTTTTCTCGTGGAAATGTTCTGACTGGGGATTTCTCTCGCGTCACTTGGACCGGCGCAGTTTAATTTGTTTGACAATAAATCGTCTTTCTTTTATAATTCTTTCATCATCAAAAAAGGAGCCAAAAATGGCAGTTCAAGTCTCTGATTCTTATACCGTAACCTCTATTCAGGCCCGCAAGGCTCTGCTGAAGGCGTTTCAAGTTCAACGTCCCGTGTTTTTGTGGGGCCCTCCTGGAATTGGCAAGTCCGATGTCGTCAGTGAAATTACTCAGGAACTGGGTGGGTTCATGATTGACCTGCGTATGGCGCAGATGGAGCCCACTGATATTCGTGGCATCCCATTCTTCAACAAGGAAATCGGCAAGATGGACTGGGCACCTCCAGTGGATCTTCCTGACGAAGAATTTGCCAGCCAGTATCCCATCGTGGTTCTGTTTCTGGACGAGATGAATTCTGCCGCTCCTGCTGTTCAGGCTGCTGGTTATCAACTGATTCTGAATCGTCGTGTTGGCAAGTATGTGTTGCCTAAGAACGTGGTGATTGTGGCTGCGGGTAATCGCGAGACTGACAAGGGTGTGACTTTCCGCATGCCTATGCCGCTTGCCAATCGTTTCATTCACGTGGAAATGCGCCCTGACTTCCCTAGCTGGCAGCAGTGGGCCACTGCCAAGGGTATTCACAGTGATGTGGTTGGCTATCTGAGTTTCGCCAAGCAAGATATGTATGATTTTGATTCAAAGTCTGCCAGTCGTGCTTTCGCTACTCCGCGGTCTTGGACATTCGTTAGCGAACTGCTGAAGGACGAGGACATGGACGGTGAAACACTGTTCACTCTGGTGGCTGGTGCTGTCGGCGAGGGTCTTGCTGCTAAGTTTCAAGCTCACCGCAAGTTCAGTTCTCAACTGCCCGAGGCGATTGACGTTCTGACTGGTAAGGTCAAGGAACTCAAGGTCAAGGAAGTATCGGCTATGTACTCTCTGACTGTTTCTCTTTGCTACGAACTCAAGGCATTGATGGACAAGAAGGAACTCAAGCGTGAAAAGTTGGCCGAGATGACTAACAACTTTATCATGTTCATGATGAACAATTTTGAGACTGAGTTGGTTATTCTTGGTTCTCGTATCGCCATCAAGCAATACGGTGTTCCTCTGGAGCCGTCAAAGCTGGCCTGCTTTGATGAGTTTCACAAGAAGTACGGCAGGTACATTCTTGATGCTGCTCGTAGCTGATAAAAGCCATTAAAAATGGCGTCTACGGACGCCATTTTTTATTTGACAGAAAATACATATACTGCTAGAATATAACATCAATAGGAGATATATATGTCAGAAGTACTGAATCCCACGAAGAGCAAGAAGTCTCGCAACACTAAGCTGGATAAGCTCATTGGCCCAACAGAGTCTAGTATTGACAATCAGGCACGTGAGCGTCTTATTGGCGCGCGAGTGTCACTGTTGTTTAAGAATTCATTCTTTGGCAATCTGGCTACACGATTGAAGTTGGTTAACGCTGATGAGTGGCTGTCCACTGCTGCCACCGACGGTCGTAATTTTTACTACAATAGTCGCTTCATTATGATGCTGACTCGCGGCGAAGTAGAATTCTTGTTCGGTCACGAAGTACTTCACGTTTGCTACGATCACATGGGCCGTCGCGAATCTCGTGATCCTCAAATTTGGAACATTGCCGATGACTATGCTGTTAACGCAGACTTGAAGCGTCATAAGGTTGGCGAATTTATCAAGACTGTTCCTTGCTTGTATGAAGCAAAGTATGACGGCAAGCCAGCCGAAGAAATTTATGACGATTTGATGAAGAACGCCAAGAAGATCAATATTGACGATCTAATTGATCAAATGCTTGACGATCACATTGACGGAGACGAAGACGGTGAAGGTGATGGCAATGGTGACAAGGACGGCAAGCGCGGAAAGCGTCCCACTCCTATGTCTGAGTCTGAGCGTGAGCAATTGCGTCAGGAAATCAAGCAAAACATTATTGCTGCCGCTCGTTCTTGTGACGGGGCAGGAAACGTTCCAGCTGGAGTTCAGCGAATGATTCAGGAAATTACTGAGCCAAAAATGCCTTGGCGAGAACTGATTCAAACTAATCTGACCAGTGCTATTCGCAGCGATTATTCTTTTATTCGCCCGAGTCGTCGTGGTTGGCATATGGACGCTATTATGCCTGGAATGACTCCTGGTGAAGAAATTGATATTGCCGTCGCTATTGACATGAGTGGGTCAATTAGCAATAAGCAGGCAGCACAATTTCTTGGTGAGGTTCGTGGAATCATGGAGTCTTTTGATAGCTATCGTGTACATGTATTTTGCTTTGATACTGCGGTTTACAACGCTCAAGACTTCAACAGTGACAATCTGGATTCCATTGATTCATACGAGCCAACTGGGGGTGGCGGCACTGACTTTGACGCTATCTTTGATCATCTAAAGACTCGCGACAAGGACACCAAGCGGCTGATCGTGTTTACTGACGGATATCCGTTCGGTTCATGGGGCGATGAGAATTTCACCGATGTTACTTGGATCATTCACGGTAACGATACTATTAAGCCCCCGTTTGGCACTTGGGCTTACTTCAAAGAGTAAGTGTTTCGATGAAATATAGACCCGCATTGGCGGGTCTTTTTCTATTATGATTCAACAGATTGAAGAATTAATAATCTATACCACTGACAGCGGATCTAAGTCTGTATATTTGAGAGCAAATAACAATGACTTTATTGAAGCAAATAATCAAACCAGTTTGAAACGATGGATGAAGTGGAAAGACATTTTATCCACGGCAGAAAACAATGAATCATTAGAAACTGCTATACAACAAGTGGAAGTAATATATGAACTCATCAGAAAACACAACAATTGATACCTATATTGTCATGTGGGATATGCATGGACTTGAATCACTGATCAACGTATCAGAAGGAGAACGAGAGGCTATTATTCAAACGCTGAAAGGAGAACCAGTGAATTGGAGAAATCCTCTACAGTATATGATTCTTCGTGCTAGGTTTAACAGTCAACGATGTTATGAAATTTATTCGTTCACTAGTAGCATGACTTATAAAGAAATTGTGGAAATATTCAGTAGTAGCCCACAAGTAGCAGCCAATACTATTCGTGAAATTGGTAATAAAATTTACAGCGACAGGCAAACTAAAACTCCACTGATCACATAAATTTTTCTATCTATCAAATAGTATCTAAATACTTGAAGCATTAAAGGAGAACATAATGGCAAAATTTATTAAACACGTGGGCAAACATGGTGATCGTAAAGTAGCAGTGATATTCAGGCAAATTCCAAGTGAAGAACATATGTGCTTGGTGGTATACACTGAAATTCTTAATCAAAACGTACACGACCCGCTTATTAAGTGTATAGAAAGTGATGTTGGGCAAAGCAGTGATAATTTGGCTGATGCTCTTAATCGTAACTATACAAAAGATGGACAAATCATTCTTCAGGTATTACACCGCGAGGGAATGTTAAAGAAAGTACAAACGTCATTAGTCACAATGACTCCTGCTCCATCGCAACAAATTAAATTGGACGAATTAAATAAAATTCTAGACGAGATGAGTCGCGGAGAAGAAGCAGTAAAGAAGCTACAAGAGATAGACTCAAGCCGTGGATTACAAGATCCAAAGGACGTAGCTCGTAGAATGAGAGAAAAGTCGCAGCCCGCGGCAGCAGCTGGAGCACTAGATGACTCTTTAATAGCAAACAATCTAAGAGCACAAGCAGAAAAAATGGCAGCAGAAGCACGTGGATTGTTGGCTGAATCTGAGCGTCTATTAAACGAAGCACAATCTCTAGAGAAACCAGCAGTGGTTGAAGTTCTTGAAAAGAAAACTAGAACAAAAAAAGTAGCAGTAGTTGAATCTGTAGTTGCTGAAGCAGGCACGGTAACAAAGAGGGCCGGCCGCCCTAAAAAGGCAGCAGTAGCAGGATAATACAGTGTCTCCAGAAATTTTTCAACGCTGGGAAAACATCATTGAAGATGTAGACAAGACTAAGATTCCCGTTGAGTTTATAAAAAAACTTATTCTAAAACTAGAAAAGCGAAAACAAAGAACAATCAATATCAGGTCTATGTTGAATCAAGGATTTGATAGCGAAGAAATAGAGGAAGCAATTTCTAGAAAATTAGAAGAGTATGATTCCGAAATGATCGGCATAGAATTTATTCTGGACATTGAAGGCATAGCCGAAACGGTACAGCCAGAAACTGATAATTTATTAAAAAATCTATGAATGCTATTTTTGCCGTAAACAGCATTGGTGGGTTTGGTCATAATAATTCTTTGCCGTGGCCAAAATCACCGGTTGATCTTAAACGATTCAAAACTATTACTACTGGACACACTGTTGTTATGGGCAGTGGTACGTGGCTTAGTGATATGCCAAAACCATTGCCCAATCGTCGTAACATAGTCATAAGTAAATCATTGATTGATTCAAGATGCGATGTATATGCTAGTGTTGAAGATATGATGATGAATGTTTCGGAAAAGGAATCAGTTTTTGTTATTGGCGGAGCAAAACTGTTATGTACTATGCTACCCTACATCAATAGAGTGTATTTGACCAAATTTAATAGCGTAGAACAATGCGATGTTACATTAGATGTAAAACAGTACTTGAAAGATTTTGAGTTAATTAGCGGAGAACTTTCGGCTAAACACAGATTTGAAATCTGGGAAAGATTAGTGTAATATATTCCTATGGAACAATATCACAATTTATTAAAAGACATTTTAGAGAATGGCGAGGTACGAGATGATCGTACTGGTATAGGAACCATTAGCGTATTTGGACGACAATTAAGGTTTGATCTTAGACAAGGATTTCCAGCGATTACTACCAAAAAATTAGCATGGAAGGCAGTAACTGGTGAACTACTTTGGTTTTTGGAAGGATCATCTGATGAAAGACGATTAGCAGAAATTACTCACGGCACACGTGATGGTGTAGTTACTATTTGGTCTCCTAACGCTACTGCTCCCTATTGGAAACCCAAGGCTAAGTTTGAAGGTGATCTTGGACGCGTGTATGGTGTACAGTGGCGCAACTGGCGTAAGCACTCTGAGTTGATTGACTTTGGTCCAGGGCATCCAGAGGGTGTTCGCATCGCTAGTAATCGCACAGAGATAGATCAAGTAAAAAATTTGATTGAAGGAATTAAAAATAAGCCCTGGGATCGCAGACATATTATCAGTGCTTGGAATGTATCAGAATTAGATGATATGGCACTACCACCATGTCATGTGATGAGTCAATTCTACGTTAGTAAAAATCGTGAATTAAGTTGTCATATGTATCAACGTTCGGTAGATGTAGGACTCGGAATTTCCTTCAATATAGCATCATACTCTCTGCTGACTCACATGATAGCACAAGTATGTGATCTTGATGTTGGTGAGTTAATCATTTCTATGGGTGACACTCACATATATAACGATCACATAGACTCGTTGAAAGAGCAACTTACACGTGAACCATACCCACTTCCAAAGTTATGGTTGAACCCGAAGGTCAAAGACATCGACAAGTTCACGATGAATGACATCAAGTTGATCGACTATCAATTTCATCCACCAATAAAAATGAAGATGTCTGTATGAAAAAACAAGGAATCTATTGTATTGAACACATAGAAAGTGGTAAAAAATACTACGGTAGTTCCATGAACATCGTGAAGAGATTCACCACTCATAAACGTGGACTGAAACATAATCGTCATCATTGTATCTATCTACAACGAGCGGTGAACAAGTATGGATTGGATAAATTCAAGTTCTACATTGTCGAGGAAACTAACTTTCAAACAAAAAAAGAATTGTATGCGTTGGAACAAACGTATATAGATAACAACATTGATGGATACAACATTGGTTCTGTGGGTGGCGGAGATAACTTATCTAATCACCCATATAAAGAATTCATTATAAAGAGAAGAACTGAGACCATGTTGAAGAAATTGGCAATGTTGACGAAAGAAGAGAGATGTAAAAGATTTGAGCACTCTAAGGGATCATCAAATGGTAGATGGCTTGGTGGTATATCCAGAAAAATGTGTCCATTATGTCAGTCGGTGAAAATTGCAGCAGGCGCAAAAACATGTATGAGTTGTCAAACTTATGATCGAAGTGGGGCTAAAAACTACTTCTACGGCAAAACACATTCTGAAGAAACACTCGTCAAACTCAGAGGTAGAACACCTTGGAATAAAGGAGCAAAACCAGAAGACCAATCATATACAAAACAATATAAGATTATCTATCCAGATGCCTCCACAAAAACGGTGTATGGTCTAAAAGCTATTGCGGATGAGTTTAAGACATCTATAGCGAATGTGTCATTGACAATCGAAAGAATGTCTAGACAATCAATGCCCGCTAAGAGAAGTATATTTTATCAACATCACATAAAGAAAATGGCAGTATGAGTCAGCATTTTGTAAAAATGATTGATGGCATTCCGATTGTCATTCATAATCTAATCGTACATTCATTTAATATTGACGCTATGGAGTACGACAATATTCCAGCAAATATATTTGATTGGAAACCGTTTTTAGAATGGAAAGACAGTGAAAAGGGTAGGTGGATAATTAGTCACTGTTGCGAAGTTCCAGAATGTCATTCACATATAGACTATGAGTTGTGTCTTAGACACTTTATAATCACTGCCAAAATAAAAGAAAGTGATTTAATTTACTTTAACTTAAAATGGGCATAGTATGTTTATGATTCTGCGTTACTGGAAAGCAATAGCGACAGCGCTGCTAGTGCTTGTTATTCTTGGTTTGTACGGTAGAATAGTTGTGTTAAATACCAAGATTATAAAATTAACTGGCGATTTAGAACTAGCCAACAAGCATTTAGAAGTATCACAGATTAGCTTAAAGGAAATGAAAATTTCTTTTGATATACAGAATGAAGCAATAACTAAACTAGAATTGACGGCACAAGAAAACTTAGAAAAACATAAAACAGAATTATCACGTTCTGCTGCTGTGGCTAATAAGTACAAAATTCAAGCGCAAGATTTGTTAAATCGGAAACCACAGCCTAATGTTAGCTCGTGTGATAATGCCAATCGTTTAATTAATGAGGAGTTAAAAAATGCGCGGAAGTAAATTTTTAATTCTTACTATGTTTATAGGTGGGTGTGCCACTACTCAACCGCAAGAAACTATACGATATGTCACACAGGAAGTTAAAGTTCCTATACCAGTAAAGTGCCAGACTCCCACTCCAGATAAGCCAGATTTTTCTTTTCCTAAGCTACAAGAAGATAGTGATTTATTTGAAAAAGTCAAATCTCTGCTATCAGACAGAAATCTACATCTTGGATACGAAGAACAGCTATTGACTGCCTTACAATCGTGTAAGTAGCATAAATACTGTATGTTCTCAAAAGAAATATTTGAATCGGTAGAAAAAAAGAATCAACTACAACAATTTGTTAAGTGGTCTTGTAAAAAAATGGGCATTAATAAAGTGCCAGAAATTCGCTACGGATATGACTTAGACGAGGTTGAAGAAAAAAGAACGTTCGGCAGCACATACAGTGATGGATACATATGGGTATATGTTGGAGAAAGAAATCTAGCCGACATTATGCGAACACTTTGTCATGAACTAGTTCATCATCGTCAATTTGAAACAGACTTGGCCAGTAATGATATGGACGAGGAAACTCGACAAAATATTGAAGATGTTGCTAATGCTATGGCTGGTAGATTACTGCGAGAGTACGGTAAGCAGCACGTAGAAATTTACTCCTAACGATAAATACTTAGTTCGTTCTCAACGACTTACGCTGTAATCCCGCAGCGTAGACCTAGAACGTCAACGTAATCAAAGGAGAAAAAAATGGGACGTCCATTAAAAATATCACACACTGGAGTTGATTTAGGATTTGATAATCCAGCTGGATACGGAGTAGTTGGTGGAGACACTGGCATTTCTGGCGATCAAATTCTTTGTAGAGTTAAAATCGGAGCAAACGCAGAAGCTGCTGGATACATAGTTCGTCAAAAAGGAGCAAGAAAGTTTCTAGTTTCTGACGGTACAAACACTGGAGTTTGTGTATTGGCAGATAGCGCAGATACCGCATTAGCTGACGATACAATGACCATCACAGTAACAAAAGCAGACACCACCACTGTTAGATTAGCTCATCTGTCTAATAAGTTTGGTGTAGACTTTGCTGGAAACTCATACATACTTACATTCGGATCCGCCGGCGCCGCGCCAGCTGGATCATCAATGACAGTAGTATCAGTTGCTAAGCTATAAGCAATAGTTACGCTAATACAAAAGGCCCTTATGGGCCTTTTTACTTTAGTGACTGCTGTATTATGCTTATCTTTTGCTTGATTATGTCGTAATTAAGAGTGTTAAATAGTCCACTGTGTAGTGGCTGAGGATAGTAATATTCAGCGCACCACGTATATCCAATATGCTCGTTATTTAATATTGGAGTGAATTCTTGATTCACAAAACAATAAAACGTGTGATAGATAAATTTACCGTCATCCGATGTAAATTTTTCTATTGGAAATAGCTTTGAATCTTCTGGAAAAAATCCCAACTCTTCTACACATTCTCTTTTTAGTGCTTGTAGCAGTGTTTCTCCACGTTCTATTTTACCTCCCGGCAGACCCCACACTGGATATCTCTTAGAGTTTCTTAATAAAAACAAGTGTCTAGCTGTTGACTGAGAGTAGAAAATTACTCCCACTGAATTACACATTCTGGACATTATATAATGATTCTCCAGTCTCCCTGTCCGTACCATCCTTCCCACGATTTTACCCAAGAATTTTCAAAAAATCTATACTGAACTCCACTAGTGATATTGGTTACAAACTGTGTGTCTTGAGCAACAGTGCTATCAAAGCTAATAAACCAATTTACTCCGTCAAATTCAATTATGTCGTTTGCTGCTGCTCCATTGGTTAATCCAGGCCAAGCAGGAATAACCACTGTGGGAGTGGTGTATTGTATTTGTGATGGTATGTCTTCTACTATTAAATATCTTTGCCCTGTTTCCGGAGAGGATAATCCATTATCAGGACTCTTTTTAGTGGGATCAATAACACTGTTAACTGGTTCCAGAGTATTTTGTGGAAGTGTGTCTAAATCAATGTTGTACACTAACACATTATCGTCATCATCCAAGTATGATATAGTTCCTAAAATTTCAGTTTCTAAATATGGGTTTTCAAGAGCTATCATACTTATACCAGGACGAATCACTCCGTAAGCATTTAACACTGCTCGCCACGATAAACAAGAATGTGGACTAACAACTGACTCTATAGAAGAATTTGAAGGGTTAAACGGTTGATTTGATCCTACAATTTGTAGTTTGTCTTCTAGTAACAATACTTTATATCCATACGGAGTTATTTTTTGCCTAGTGCCTAACAGCAAATCATCTTCTTTGATATCGTCTCTATAATTACGAGTAAAAATACTAGCAATAATCTTGTGTATTACATTTAACTTCTTAACCTTAATCGGACCGCTAATCCAAATTGGCATATAGAATTTCCAGGAAAGTACGTCTACTGGATTTCCAGTTCCCATTGGTATGGACCTACTAGTGAAATTTATACCGTCCTGATACACTACGCTTAAGCTAGTCCAATCAATAAAATTATCGGTGCTTTGTAGTTCCATACTAGGATTAAACAACACGCCCAACTGTTCAATTATTTCTAGCTTTTGATTGTAATTAGTAGACCAAAAGTCAAGCGTTATTCTAAGTGTGTATGGAACCGGCATAACTCTTTCTACTGTAAAAGCATTACCTTGAGTAGTCTCCCATTCATTAGAATCTTCGTTGAAGGTTCGCTGTCTAACGTGTACTTTATCTATAAAATATGGATCCTGTGTTCGTCGTTGATCGTACTCAAGTCCACTTATATAATAAGTCAACAACGGAGAGCTGGGCAAATTATTAGAGCTATTATTGGCAATAATGGTGGCAGCTTGTCTGCTACTATCGCCGTACATAATTGGAACTCGGTGTAAAATAGGATTCCCGTTGGAATCAGTTCCAGCAGAGACATTCCAATTGCTGAAGATGCGGGCAAATTGAATTAGAAAGCGTTTTATTTGATTGTCCGAAAAATATTCAGCCATTGTTACTCCAAATCATTATCTTAGATTATTTATTGATTACGATATCAATCGGGTTTTATCTTTAGTGCCTGACTTAGACTTTGACGACTTGGTATAGTCAATCCACTGGCGGTAGTGATAACGGCGCTGTTATTAATAAAGCTACTTAATTGACTCTCATCATCAACCGTGAATCCAACCGCAGTTCTAACATTACGAGAAATTTCCACCCAACTATTTCCGCTGTATCTGTATAGTTTTTGCGGCAAATAGTCTATTCGTAGATAATAATCTCCGACCGCCGAATTAGAAGGAAACGCTATTCCAGAGCGCACCGGTTCTCCGTTGGGAGCGGTACCGTCTCCGCTATTATAGCCGGTAATATAACCAAATGATTGCGGAGTCACTCTTCTAATAAATCTAAATCTAGGATCACAGTCAGCGCGAAAATTCATTTGCTCAGTCACTACTGCGTCAAAATCGCTAGCGGTTAATATCTTAGTTCCAGCCGGCATAGAGATTAGTGTTTTATTACTAACTACTATTTGTTTTGTATTGTAATTTACAGAAGTAATTACTGTGTCACTTGAAAACACCTGTATCTGTTGCTGAGTTTGATTAATTATACTGGCGCTTATTTTTAATCCGGGTATTACATCCGGTGGGATATCAACACAGTTTATGGTCAATACATTCATCTTTGTAGTATTGGTTGTTATCAGCGAAGATACATACTGATCTGCTCTACTATCAGAAGAGTCGGTGGTTCCATATGGACCAACTCTATATCCTATATTACATCCAGTGACTACTGCGGTTCCTTCCATAGGTCCACTATTAGTATCAGTTAATTCTGGAACGGTCATGGCAGTACCCAACACTATACTATATCCAGGCGTTATTCCAGTCGTGTTTAAGTATCGTCTGTTTATTCGCAGTACTGGACTAGGAACTGGGTAATTAGCAGTACTAAGCACTTCTATGTTTCCAACCGAAATGGCTTGTGTTACGTCTATAGTCACATTCACTGGAGGCCCAGGCTCACCGTTAGTGAATGTAGGCACAACATATAATTGACTACGATCATATCCTGTTTTTGGAACTAACCTACTGGCCTCTTCTATCAATGCGTCGTTTATCTCAATATTTTTCTTGTAAGAGCTAATTACATCCGCTAAACTGGAATTATTTACAAGCTCCCAGTATGCTTCATTTGAAGGATCAGTTCCGGCGGGAGCATTTTGTTTTGGAGTATAAATCTTACCATCATACGTAACTGTGTATCCAGGCTGATAGGATTTTGCTGGATCATAGTCGCCCATATAATTGTCTTTGTTAATTGGTTGACTAAGTATGTCTGAAAATTCCTGACTGTCAACAAGTGGCTCACATTTAATTCTCCACAAATGCGGCCACCAAGTCTGACTAAATCCTTCACTAGCAAAATTAGCATCGGTTATTTGATAATATCTACGTAGACCGATAGGAATAGTTTCATCTAGTGGATGATAATCAGTAAGATGTGGCAATTCAAATACATCACCGACCATTAATTTACGACCAATTACATCTATCATGTCATTGTAATGAACAGTAATGAATATAATGTCGTTTGTCAAAAATAAACCAAATTGACTTAAATCAAAATCAAGATTTTGAACGTTGTAGTGTCCACGTAATCTGTAAATATTCTTATCATACTTACGATCCCGATTTTCCATAAACACCAAATCTTGTATATTAGTTACGTCTGTCTTATCATAATGAGGTTGAGTTAAGTCCTTACTTGTCGAGCTATTGTTAACTCCAATATACTTGTGAATATACAAATCAGTTGCCCCAGCAGTAAACATTTGACTGATTATTCTGTCAAAGAATTTATAGTCTTTGGATTTTTCCGAGCGATATAGCGATAAACGTGGCATATTGTATTTATCAAAAAACTTGACAATAAATAGAGTCTGTGTTAGCACCAATAAACGATATTTTTGATTAACCAAAAATTTGACAATAAATCAATACAGTGCTATACTATAGTCTGTTCAGTAGGAAATACACATGGCTCGCAAATCTCGCAATACAGTGGTCGGTGACGTTGTTATCGCACCCGAATTGAATCCTCGTGACGCTGATACAAAGTTTGCTGGTTCCGAACCAGTATTTTTTGAGCAGCCTGACACTGAGTCTCGCAAGGGAATTCTGGTTCAATCACTGAACTGGTACTCTCGCTTTTTTGATCGTAAGATGAGCAAAGAATTGATTCTGGAATTTGCTGCTCATCGCGGAGTCACTGCTGCTGATATCAAGCGTCTGCGCGGTGTACACGAGCGTGAATATAACATTTCTCTTGGATGGATTGCTCGTATGGGAATGCGCGGTCTTGTTCTAACCGAACAAGAATTGGCTCGCATCGGCGATCATCTCAAGGCTCTGTTGACTAAAACCGCTAAGCAAGAAGAAGTTGAGCCTGAAGTAGAAAAGATTTCTACTCGCCCAAACGTTCAGGAGATTATGCGCGACAAGGCACGTGAAGCTGCTGGCGACATTGAGGGTCTTTTTGACTCATATCTGTTGAATGGCGAACCTCAACCCGCCGATGTAAACGTGGTTGGTATTCTTTCCGAGCGCAACATTCTTCCTCAACACACCAGCATTATTGTTGAAGTGTGGAAGCGTCGTCGCGCTGAACTGGAAGAAGTACAACAGGGCAGTGACGCCGATCTTAAGGAAGGCCATGCTCAGTACGGAAAAATTGCCATTCGCAATATGATTAAGTTTTGCGATTCGGTGTTGGCCGCAGTTGGATCCTATGTAAGCGTAAAGAAGCAAACCAAAACGGTTCGCAAGCGTAAGCCTGTCCCCGTTGAGAAGCAAGTTTCCAAAATCAAGTACATGCGCCAATTTAAGGATGACGCTGCCAAGATTGATTTGGTTAGCATTCATCCTAGCAAGATTGTTGGTGCCACTGAAGTGTGGGCATACGATAGTGCCAAGCGTAAGCTTCACTACTACATTGCCGACTCGCATGTTGGAACTCTGTCTGTTAAGGGCACTACGATTGTGGGCTTTGATTCTACTCAAAGTGGAATGAAGACACTTCGGAAGCCTGGGGACCAACTTAAGAAGTTGCTTGGTGTAGGTAAGCCGGCTGCTCGTAAGCTGTTCAAGGAAATCAACGCAGTGCAGGCACAAGTTAAGGGTCGGACCAATGATGACCTAATCATCTTGCGAGCGAATTAATAGTGTACTACACTAAGTCAAAGAAAGAACCCAAATGAGTGTATTTAAAGACCAAGAAAAATTTATGTCGGCGTGTGACCAATCAGTGGGCACGTTTAATGAGAGTCAATTCAATCTTTATACAAAGTTGATTGCTGAAGAAGTAGATGAATTGTGGGAAGCAAATTCTGCCGGTGATCGCGTTGAGTGTTTAGACGCACTGATTGATATCATGGTGGTAACTGCTGGTGCTATTCACAGTCTTGGAGCAGACGGAGATGGTGCGTGGAATGAAGTAATGCGTACAAACTTTGCCAAGATTGATAGCGTCACCGGAAAAGTTCGTAAGCGTGATGACGGCAAAGTATTAAAGCCCGAAGGTTGGACTCCACCCAATCTTAAATTATTTGTTAAGGAGTAAAGTAAAATGATTGATGAATCGTGGTTTGACTCAAATTCTTTTGAGTGTTATAAAAGGCAAGATCGTGTTGAGCGATATGAAATCGCAACTGAAGCTGGAACATTAGTATCGCTTGAAAATCCAAATCCAGTGCCGTATGGTGTAGGTGATTATATTCTTACTGGAGTTAAGAACGAACGTTGGATCGTGAGCCCAGAAACTTTTAAGAATACAAAAGAAGACTTGGGTAATGGAGAATGTCGTCCAGTAAAGATCGTCAAGCTAGCTAAACTAGCCGATCACGACGGGCATGTAGTAGTTAACTGGGGCAGTGGTCCACAGAATCTCTACTACACCACCGCTAACGATTATATCGTTCGTCATGAAGCGAACGATTACGGCGTGGTTAAGACCGATATTTTTGATGCTACTTACGTAAGAGTAAATCGTATTGTAGCTAACTAATGATTAGCGTAACAAGCAATCAATAATTATTGACCGCATGGGTTAGCATCACCCGGAAGTATGCCGAAAATCCGTTAATTTTTATTGGACGGTAGTTGTCCGGTCAGACAGCTTCACAGAACTACCCTAATAGGATGCCACAAACGGCTGCCCTCTGGCAGCAGCGTTTTCTGTGTCGTAATGGTTGTGAGCGCAGTAATGCGCCTTAAAGTGTGCCGCGTCATAGTAATAGCGATAGAGGGCGTGGGCTGGTTGGGACTACTCGATGAATAATGTTCCGGCGATAACAGCGAATATAGATACTTTCTACTCTAGTAGATTGGTGAGACATAGACAATCCCCCACCGTAATTGTATAATTCATCGTCGCGTGTGACGAGCATACGATTTTGCGGGTAGCATGTATCTACTCGCATATTCTGCTGCATACAATAAGTTTCAATCAAAACAATTATTGATTACTGATAAATATACGCATGCGTATATTGGAAATATTTGATACTCAACACGAATTAATATCTAATGAGTACACACGAAGACTAGAAAAATGGCTAGCTGATAAAAATATAGATGAAGAACTACATGTTTATGTAAGTAGTACTGATTCATCACAGATATTCGTAGAACTAAAACAACCAGATGGGTATTGGGAAGTACATCACACTACTGTAGTTAAAGGAAAACACTATAGCGGTTCAAGAGTAAAAGATGTAGGCACACAACCAAGCACATCAAAAGCAACCAAGTATCTTACTACTGCTATTCAGTTGTATAAAGACAAATTAGATCGCGGTGAAAAAATCAGATTGATTGTCACTGATAAGAGCGGCATGTTGCCCGTCTATCAAAGAATAATAAACAGATTGATACGTGGTAATGAAAACAAATACATTGTAGGAGAGCCTACTACTTACAGTGGCAAATCTCCGTCCATTTCTATTACGATAGAGCCAAAAACATAAATATATTCACAGAGGTGAATATATGGCCGATCTAGCAGAAATGAAACAAAAGATATTTGATAATGTTGGCTTTCGTTTAGGAAAAAACATTATTGATTTGGAATTAGACCCAGAACACTATGAGGCTGCTTATCAGTATGCCATAGCTACGTACAGACAACGAGCGCAAAATGCTTATGAAGAGTCCTATAGTCTGTTAACTATAGAGAAGGATCAAAATACTTACACGTTGCCACATGAAGTTATCAATGTGAGACAAGTATTTCGTAGAACAGTGGGTTTAGAAACTGGTCCCAGTTCTAGCAGTTTTGACCCATTCAGCAGTGCCATATTAAACACATACTTGTTGAACTACAACTATGCTGGTGGATTGGCTACTTATGATTTCTATGCTGGGTACATTGAATTGGCAGCGCGTATGTTTGGTGGCTACGTAATTTTCACATTCAATCCAGTTACTAAAGTAATACACTTTGTTAGAACTTTCAAGGGCAGCGGCGAGCAATTATTGCTATGGACTGATAATCTTAAACCCGAGATTACTCTATTACAAAACTATCAAACTGGCAACTGGATTACTAGTTGGACAGTAGCGCAGTGTAAAATCATAATGGGCGAAGCACGTGAGAAATTTGGTACTATCGTTGGTCCTGGTGGTGGAACTAGTCTAAACGGTTCTGCTATGAAGGCCGAGGGCACCAAGATGCAGGAAGACTTGCTAGAAGACTTGAAGCGATACATTGACGGCAGCGCCCCTCTTACATGGGTGATTGGATAACTCACGTTTGACTATTCGTGAGTTAGCAGTTATACTGCTACGATGATAATTAGTATTAGTGGTTTTATAAATTCGGGCAAGGACTCAGTTGCTGACTATTTGGTAAACGAGCATAATTTTGTTCGCGCTAGTTGGGCCGATTCTGTAAAAGATTCTGTGTCTGTTATTTTTGGTTGGGATCGCGAGCTACTGGAAGGTCGCACACTAAAATCTCGTGCCTGGCGAGAAACTGTAGATATCTGGTGGGCAGAGAGATTGAGTATATCAAATTTAACTCCTCGTCTTGTATTACAGGAGTATGCTACTGAGATTATGCGAGACAACTTTCACAGTGAAATATGGATTGCCAGTCTAGAACGTAAGTTGCTATCTGCCAGCGAAAATATTGTAATCACTGATTGTCGGTTTATCAATGAGCTACAGTGCGTCAAGAGACTTGGTGGAATTACCGCACGTGTAGTTCGCGGTGATGATCCCGAGTGGCTAGATGAGTACAAACGTACTGGTCGTACACTTCAGTTTGCTAAGAAGTACAAAAACATACACGCTAGTGAATACAGCAGCATTGAATGGGATTATGATTGTGTAATAGATAATAATGGACCATTAGCGCTCACTTATGAGTCGGTTAAAAATCTACTTCTAAATCTCCACGAATCCAGTTAACGTTTTTACGTTTTACAACTTCTACGCAGCATAAACACACGCTACGTAGATTTGATAACGCAGAATTATTGAGATTTCCATCTATGTGAAACACAGTAATTTGACTACTATAACTTGCTTTGAAGCCACATAAGTCACATGTGGCTTTTTTCTTGTACCCGCTTATTTTCCATCGCGGCTCTGGTTCTTTTATTCTTTTGTTACCTTTAATACAAGTACTACAGCGACTGCGATAGTGTCTTACTTCGTTCTTGTAGTAGTTTGGGGCTACATAGTGCTTGCCACATGCCGGGCATATTGGTCTACTCATATCTATATTTAGATATCAACTCTTTGCGAAGAGTTTTTAAGTAGCGTTTTTTTGAAATTTATCATAAATAAATTTAGTGATAAAAGAAATTCTATAATCACAGTAATTATTTAGATAAAGGAAAATAATATGGCACTAAACAGTCCAGGCGTACAAGTAAGCATAGTTGACGAGAGTCAATATTTACCGGCAGCACCGGCATCAGTTCCTCTTATTGTTTTAGCAACTGCTCAAAATAAATCAAATGCGGCGGGAACGGGAGTAGCGACTGGCACTATTGCTGCTAATGCCAACAAGTTATACAGAGTAACTAGTCAGCGAGACTTGACTACTCTATTTGGAAATCCATTCTTTTACAAGACCACAAATGGTACACCCATTCAAGGTTATGAGTTAAATGAATACGGTTTAATGGCCGCCTATAGCGTATTGGGTCTTACCAATTTATGCTATGTGCTACGTGCCGATATTGATTTGGCATCATTAGTGGGTAGAACTACCAGACCCGCGGCTGACGTAAGCGACGGAACATACTGGCTAGATACAACAAATACTACTTGGGGAATTTTTGAATTTGATCAGGTAACTGGAAACTTCATTAACAAGACTCCACTAATTGTAATGGAAACTAGTGATATGGCTGATGCCCCATCTGGTCGCCCATCTTCTGCTATTGGAAATATTGGTGACTACGCTATTTCTATGAAGACCAATACAGCTAATCTTACACTAGCTGATAATCCAGACACATATCACACATACTGGTATAAAGCAAAAAATAATCAGTGGGTTTCCGTAGGTGGTTCCGAGTGGAGAAATAATTGGCCTACCATTCAAGGATCACAGGTAGTGACTTCATTAACAGCTGGAGCTGCGTTCTCTATAAATGGTACCACCATTACTATTCCAGCTGCTCCAGCTAACACACTAGGTGAACTTGTTGACTTGATTGAAGAGGCAAACGTTCCATTTGTTTCTGCTGCTGCTGTTGGTGGAAGATTGGAGATTTACAGTGAAGTGGATCAAGCCATAATAATTGCTCCTGTTGGTTCAAATACTGTTCTTACAGAAATAGGAATTGGAAGCGGCACTTACAATTCACCACAGGTGCTATTTGGAACTAACGCTCAACAACCACTATGGAGAAGTTCGGACAGTCAGCCTCGCCCAACAGGCAGTGTTTGGATTAAAACCAACTCAGCCAATGCCGGAACAAATCTAGTATTCAATCAATACAGTGCGGCATTAGGGTCATTCGTATCAGTATCCGCTCCGATGAGTACTAACGATTGGACTATTAACAGTACATTAGACAGTTCTGGTGGAAGAAATATTACAGAGGGTTCACTTTACGCTCAGTACAACACTAATCCTACCAACTTTGTAGGACCACTTCAAGTGTATCGCAGATTCTCAAGCGGCTCATCACTGTTTGTCGGCACAGTAGCTAGTCCCGCAATATCAGCGGGTGCAACTCTTAAGGTTAGAGTTAGCTTTCCAAGTAGCAACGCACTAAGTGATGAATACGAAATAGTTATGCCAAGTAGTCCAGCAACACAAGATGCTAGTGCTTTTGTGGCCGCTTGGACTGCTGCCAATATTGATTACACAAAGGCATCTGTATCTACTGCTGGAGCAATTGTGCTAGAGCATACCGAGGGTGGAGTTATTATACTTGACGGGCAAAGCTCTTTACTAACTCAGCTTGGTTTTGTAAGCGAAGTTACTCCGGGCGCAAAATGGGGTCCTTATAAGACTGTTACATACTCCGACATAGAGGTAAATTCAGGCGAGGCACTATTTCAAGTACAAACTACTGGATATATACCCTCTTTTACAGTAACAGCCCCTGGAGACGGATACGTAGTCGGTGCCGCTCTTACTATTACTGAAGCCTCCCCACTAAACGGTTCATATCAAATAGAAGTTACTGCGGTTGATGATGACGGTGGTATTGAACAAGTAAGATGGCTAAGCGGATTCGCAACTCCACAGTATACGGTACAACTAAGTGATTGGAGAATAGTAGCTTATATCCCTAACGAAATAGTTCCTACTCAATACCCACTAAATGGAACTCAGTGGTATTACAGTAGCGTAAATCAAGTTGATATCATGACTAACGTTGGCGGACAGTGGCGCGGATATCGTAACGTTGCTTACGCAGCTAACGGACTTCCAAAATCAACTGGCACTCCACAAACTGATACTAGCGGTCCGCTTATTTCTCCGATTGCTCCGACCACAAATTCCGCTGGTCTGCCATTACAATTTGGAGATTTATGGATTGATACTAGTGATTTGGAAAATTATCCTGTAATAAATCGCTGGCAAGCAGTTGGTCAAGTAAATCAATGGGTTCGTATTGATAACACCGATCAAACAAGCGAAAACGGTGTAGTATTCGCGGACGCACGTTGGGCTTCTAACGGAAGCACAGATCCAGTTACTAGTGCCTTCCCGTCAATCGCTGGTCTATTATTAAGTGACTACGTAGACTTGGACGCTCCAGATCCAACACTATACCCACGTGGAACACTACTGTTTAACACTCGTCGTAGTGGATACAATGTAAAGGAATATCGCACTAACTACTTTAATAGTGCTGATTTTTCTGGAACAATTCCAGCTCAACGAAATACTTGGGTGTCGGTAAGTGGATTGAAAAATAATGGATCTCCATATATGGGTCGTAAGGCGCAAAGACATATGGTAGTACAAGCGCTAAAGAACGCAATAAATGTTAACACACAAATACGTGAAGAAGACACATTTATTAATCTAATAGCTGCTTGCGGATACCCTGAGCTACAGCCAGATATGGTAACATTAAATAATGATCGTGGACAAACTGCTTATGTAATAGGCGACACTCCATTAAGATTACCCGCTGATGCCAACGCAATAGTCAACTGGGCTACAAACGCCTCTAACGCTAGTGGCACAGGCGAAGACGGTCTAGTAACTCGTAACACTTATATGGGTCTATACTACCCAAGTGGAATCACAACCGACTTAACTGGGGCTGAAGTAACTGTTCCTGCTAGTCATATGATACTACGTACTATGATTTACAGCGATAATGTTGCTTATCCTTGGTTTGCGCCCGCTGGTCAGCGTCGTGGTATAGTTGATAACGCAAGTAACATCGGTTATATTGATGCCGCTACAGGTGAGTTTACGGTAACAAAGAATCGTGTTGCTCTACGTGATATTGAATATACAAACTTTATCAACCCAATTTCTTATTTCACCAATCTAGGAATATTAAACTACGGTAATAAAAACAGCTTTGATAGTCAAAGTTCACTTGATAGAACAAACGTGGCTAGATTAGTGTGCTATATTCGTTATCAGTTACAGCGAGCATTACGTCCGTTTATATTTGAGCCGAATGATACTATCACTCGTAACGAAGCACGCGGCGTAGTACAGACATTAATGGCCGACATATTGTCTAAACGAGGAATCTATGACTACGTAGTGGTATGTGATGAGAGTAATAATACTCCCGCACGCATAGATAGAAATGAATTGTGGATTGATATAGCAATTGAGCCAGCTAAGGCAGTTGAATTCATCTACGTTCCGGTTCGTCTGCTCAACACTGGAGAGATAGGCGGAGCATAATTAATTGGTCAGGAAGCAATTCCTGACCAAGATAAATAACATTAAGGAGATACAAACTATGGCTTTTAGCTCAATAGCAAGAATGACGGTACCAGTAAGCAGTGATGGAACTGGAGATGCTCAAGGTTTATTGATGCCAAAATTACAATATAGATTTCGTATATTGTTTGAAAATTTTGGAGTTAGCAAGCCCACGACTGAATTAACTAAGCAAGTAATTGACTTTACTCGTCCTAACGTAGAATTTGGAGAAATTCCAATTGAACTCTACAACAGCAGAGTTTATCTAGCTGGTAAACCAACCTGGCAAGCAGTTACTGTTAATCTACGTGATGACGCTACTGGTGAAGTGGCAAAACGAGTTGGAGAACAAATTCAAAAGCAATTTGACTTCCAGGAACAAGCTAGTGCGGCAAGTGGCAGCGATTATAAATTCAAATTGGTGTGCCAAGTACTTGATGGTGCTCGCGGTGTAGCAACCCCTAATATTCTAGAGAGTTGGGAACTTTATGGATGCTATATTTCCAGTGCTAATTACAATAGCTTAAATTACGGTACAAACGAGCCTGTAACTATTACACTAAGTATTCGTTTTGATAACGCGACACAAACTCCATTGGATGGCGATGGTCCTGCTTATGGCATTGGTGCCGCGGTTGGACGAACCATTGGCACAAACGTAAGCGGAATAGGTAGTTAATTTATGGCTGGTTTTTTCCAGCAGTTCTTAAAAGGGGCCGGGGATGGATTCTTCGGCTCTCCTTACTTAAGAGATTATAAACACGCCAGCAAAACATTTGTACAGGCGCAATACTCTAATTCTCCAAAACTTAAATGGCTGTTTCACGTTTATTTTGAAATCAATAAAACTGCCGTTGCTGGAGACCTGTATGAAAAGATATTTCCAAAAGATACTAATCTAGGGTTATTAGTAAAGAGTATTGAGTTACCAAAATTCAGCATTCAACTTAGTGAAATGAATCAATATAATCGTAAAAAGCTGGTTCAATCTAAGATTTCTTATGACCCACTAAGAGTAACATTTCACGATGATAACGCCAATCAAGTGCGACATATGTGGCATGCTTACTTTAATTACTATTATAGTGATCCAAGTCAGCCTAACTATGTTAGTACTGCCAACAGCAAGTCTGGGGTAGCAGCGCCGGAATTAAACAGAATCAATACATACGATCCTGATATTTCTAAGAATCAAGATTGGGGACTTAAAGGAAATATTACTTCCAGTGATGAGATATCAATACGCAATAAAGCTAAGTTTTTTAGATCAATAAAAATTTATGGTTTCAATCAGCATAGTTTTGCTCTGTATGAATTAATTAATCCAATGATTGAAAACTTCAATCATGACACCTATAACTACTATGATACAAAGGGCATAATGGAAAACACTATGACCATTCGCTATGAAACTGTAAAGTACTTAGAAGGAGCTCTTAATGGAGAGACTCCCAATAGTGTAGTGGATAGATTTGGAGAAAAGGAAACATACGACACTGAATTGAGTCCACTAAATCTACAGGGAACTAATAGAAGTATACTTGGTAAGGGTGGACTTGTAGATGGCGGACTAGGTATACTAGAAGATTTGTCCAGTGGAGACCCAATACGAGCGCTGAGAGCAGTTCAAACTGCTGGTCGTCTAGGTAAAACTTGGAAGAATTCTTCTCAAATTCTTCAAGCGGCAAAGTCTGAGGTAGTAGGCGGAGTGATCAATTCTGTGGCGTCTGGCGCAGCGCGTGGTCTCTTCAACTTTCCTGCCGCTGGTGCCACTACAAGGACTGGTTCTCAGGACTCACTTGCTAAAAACGCAAGAACTATTGAATCAGTTCCGGTAATAAATAAAGATATCAATCCAATAACTGGACGATCAGAACCTAAGCCTTGATATGAATTTAGATAACACCGTAGCTATATTTAATAATTTCTACAATGTAAATTTAGTAGTTTCAGCAAACGAGTATGACCTGGTGTATTCATTCTTCGCTGAATACACTAAAAATACAAATATTGCGAAAACATTTACAGAAATACTGTTTAGAGTAAGTTCCGAAACCGATACCAATGTTCTTCAACTTTTAGATCAGTTTCGTGGGACCGACAGTATGAAAATAGCACTTACATTAGCATATTACTTGAACACCTTGAGCGAAAACAAAACCGTTCTGTATGGAGTAAACAATGTAATCGTGCCTAACGAAAAAGTTCAACGCAATATTATACAAGATAATCCAGTTGCGGGATGATAAATTATGGCACGTTGGGCTCAAGGATTTTATACACCTAAAAACCCTCAGAAATATATAGGAAAGGGAAAGATACGATATCGTTCTGGATGGGAATTGACGTTTATGAATTTTTGCGATAACAACGACAAAATACTACAGTGGGCCAGCGAATCAATACACGTACCATATCGTAATCCATTAACTGGAAAACAAACAATCTATGTCCCTGATTTTTTTATAGTGTATCAAGACAAAAACGGACGTAAGCTAGCAGAGATGATAGAGATAAAACCAAAAAAACAATCTATCATAGAAGAAAAAGTAACCAACGCACGAGATAGAGCAGCAGTAGTTCTTAATCACGCAAAGTGGGCGGCAGCCTCTGCTTGGTGTAAGCAAAATGGTATCGGCTTTCGGGTCATAAATGAAGACCAAATTTTTCATAACGGTCGCAAGTAATAAATACATATATTATGACCAAAAAATTGGAATCACTTTTTAACATAGAATCAGATGAGATTGACGCTGATGTTGTAGATACTGCGATTGCTACTCTTCCGCAGACATTTGTCTCAACTGAAACTCTGAACACTATAGATAAAATAGAATCAGCGCTACCAGCGGTAAAAGACTTAGAGGCTAGCGATTCCGAGATGGATGAGATGGCATCATTAGCTAAAGATGCTTTTAATAATCTGATGGATCTTGGCATGCAGGTGGATTCCAGATTCAGTGCTGAAATATTCAATAGTGCCAGTAGCATGTTAGGCCACGCCATCACAGCGAAAACTGCCAAGATAAACAAAAAGTTAAAGATGATTGATCTACAACTTAAGAAGGCAGAGCTTGAAAGAAAACTGGACAACGCTAAAAAGGATGAATTGCCGGCTTCAACCGAGGGCACTGGTAAAGTAGTTGATAGAAATGAATTGATAAAATCATTTCTTGCCGAAGCTGCCAAAAAGACTCAAAAAGATAAATAATATATAAAGTATAGGAATACTATAATGAAGACGTTTAAGCATTTTTTAATGGAATCGGTTAGATCGTACAAGCACAAAATTTATATTTGTGGCGAGCCTCCAAAAAATTGGATGGATATGTTTGCTATGAATCTTCAAAAATTTGATCCAGTAAAAATAGGAACTCCAGTTACTAAGCCTATTCAAAAACAACATATGGGTTTTAAGAATGTGTCTGGCGCCGAAAATCAACCATTAATAATAATTGACGTTGAGTTTAAGTATCCTTGTACAGAACCAATGGTAAAGCAAATTGCTCGTTTATTAAACTATGACGAGAATCTTGTTCGTATGTATCAAGCAGATTATGTTGATGGCGTTGAGCAAGAAGAAGAACAATATGCCAATCAAGCTAGTCCAATTCTTACAGCAGAGTTAGAAAGCGAAAAAAATGCTGAGAAGGCTAACAAAGAATACGGAGAGCAGTATATGAGTAGAATTCGTGCTGCTCACGAAAAAGACAAAATGGATATGTCATTTGCTGCTCCAAAAACAAAAGCGGCAGAAGATATGCGTAAATTAGAGGGCAACAACAATAGTCCAATGACGAAAGTGACTCGTATGCCTCGTCCAGAAACTGGCGCATCAAAATCTAAGGGTTAATAAAATGGATTTCAAATCATTAATTTCTAAAATGGATAGTCTTAGCGAAGTAACATCTAATAAAGTAGATGATGCTGCTAAAAAAGTTGCTAGTCAGTATGCCGACGGCCGCAAAACTTTAAACGAAGATGCTAGATTGAGTGTAAATGAAGGCACTAAAGAAACCAAGACTGGTAAAATTCATAAAGCAGAACCAGGCGGATACGGTCGCAAGAACGATGACGACGAAGACGGCAAGAAAGTAAAGCCTGCTGTAAAAAAGGGTCGCGGACGCCCTAAGAAAGACAGTGATAGCGATACTGGTGAAGTAAAGAAGTGGGACACAGATGAGTTGGCTCGTTGGATTGTTGGAAGCAAGCCAAAGACTCTACCTGGTAAAGCAAGTGTTAAGCATAAACTAAAAGACGAAAGTTCTACAAAAAATCAAGGTGTGGCGGAAGGCTCCTTGAATGAGGGTTATATCGTTAAAAATGGATCAAAGTATCTAAGAGGACATCCTGCAGGTGGCGGCCAAATGACTTGGGTAACAGACAAAGCAAAAGCAACGGTATTCAAGAGCAAAGGTGAAATCAGTAAGTCAGCAAATATGCGCGGTTGGTCTATAATACCTGCACCGCAAGGTGTGGCGGAAGGCACAAAAGAAACCAAAACTGGTAAAATTCATAAAGCAGAACCCGGTGGTTATGGTCGTAAAAATGACGATGACGAGGATGGAAAGAAGGTCAAGCCAGCAGTGAAAAAAGGACGCGGTCGTCCAAAGAAGGATAGTGATAGCGATACCGGCGAAGTTAAAAAATGGGACACTGATGAACTATCACGCTGGATCGTGGGAAGCAAACCAAAGACACTACCAGGCAAAGCAAGTGTAAAACACAAACTAAAAGACTGGATGGAGCATGTTGAAGCGACTATGTTAGCTGAGGCAACGCAATTACCTCCGGGAACTATGGTTGTGCCTCCAAAAGCAGGACAGCCACAACCTCGTCCTGGCCAGCCAATTTCTGCGCTGAGTACCACTGACGCTACTCTACAGAAAACAATACAACAGGGCATAGAGAGTGGAAAAATAACAGCAGTGCCTGGAGCAACTCTTCCAGCACAGACTAGCACAGCACAATCTGGACAACAAACAAAGCCAGCACAGGGCGCAGTTCAGGCAATGACTCAAGGACAACAACAGCAGAGTCAACCAATGTCAGAAGAAGAAGTTGACGAAGTATCTATGTCCGCCGCTCACAAGGCAAAAGAAGCGCGTCTAAAGAGCAAGTACGATAAATCCGAGATGAAAGCATCTATGATAGATCAGTACGGTCCAGAAAAGGGCGAAGATGTTTATTTCTCAACTATACGCAAGCAAGCTATGGGTGAATCTAAGAAGTCAATTTCAGAGGGATATTCTCTAGAAGAAATTAAGCAACGATTCCCTCACGAAATCAAAATGTGCGAAGAAGGTTGGGTGTTAGATGAAGGTCTATACGAAGCACTAAGACATTACTATTTTGAAAACGGATTCATTCCAAACAAAATTATGTACGGAGACAAAGAAGAATGTCGCGAACATGTACTTGACTGCTATATGAAAGATTCCAAGCCACTGCTAGGAGAAGAAGATTTAGACGAAACCTTTATCGGCGGCGCACTGGGTGCTGGTCCTACTTCTAGCATGACAGACGAAGGATTAGGAGCCGACATAGAAGACGCTGCCGAGGGAAGTATTGATAGAAATTTGGGATCACGAGTAGATGACATGTTCGCTACTGAAGATGAAATGTCAGATGACGCTGAGTTTCCATTTCCCAACGAAGCTATGTACGAAAGCGAGCAAGGTGTGGCGGAAGGCAACATATTATCTGATGCTGGTGTTAGTGTAGAGAGAGCAATTGAGGCACTGAAAAAAGCAGGTGCTGAGAAAGTCTTTCGATCAGAGGCGAATCCATACATAATAGGATTTAGTTTTAGTGGTAGAATTGGACTGCCGCGCATATTGCCAGTAAGAAAAGACGGCAAGGTGTCACTTGCTAGACTAAATCAAACCGTGAGGCAACTTAAAGGAGTTCCGAGTCCGGAAGAATTGGAAAAGTCAATCAACGCTAAGCAAGGTGTGGCGGAAGGTGACAAGTATCCGAATCGTAAGAGTAAGTGGCCTGGTGAGAGACACCCTGATAGGGAGGGTCCGTTCCCCGGAGAAAGATATCCGGACAAAGATCATAAAAAGAAAGATGTGGCGGAAGGCAAGAATAAAAAGGAAAAATTAGAAATGAAAAAAGTTAAAGACGCACAAATGGAAGCATGGGATCGTCAATTACACGCATTACTAAATGAGGGTATGACTGTAACTACTTCTACTGGACAAAACGGCATGGGCGACAGCGTAAGTGTTAGTGCCACTGACGAAGACGCACAAGCACTGATGAAGATACTATCACAAGCTGGAATCGGCATGGGTGCTGGCATGGGCGGTGGAGCAGGAATGAGTCACGCAGACGACACCAGCGGCACTGCTATTGAAGTAGAGCCACTAGCGCATGATGAGATAATGGGAACATTAGAACCACAAGATGGTGATAACGGTGATCAAGAATTTGATTTCTTAAAGCGCATGCTTGGCTCTCGTGAAGAACCCGAAGCTTCTGAAGAGCCTGATCACGCGGATCATGAAGAAGAGGATGACGATGTTAAAGAGGGAAATAAATTCACCGGTGAATTAGAAAAACATCGCGCTGATGGAGTTCAGCCGGGCGAAACAATGAAAGTAGATGGAAAAGAATACCCAGTCAAGTCAGGCAAAGAAGATTCTTCTGATGACGACGAAGAGGAAGACGAAGACGAAGACGAAGATTCTGATGAGTCCGAAGACAAAGAAAAGACTGACGAATCAACAGAATCATGTAACGAATGCGGACAAGGCGTTTACGAAGGTAAGTGCGGTTGCGATGAGCAGTTGAACGAGTGGGCTAACAGTCGCGGCGAACTCAGTAAAGATGAACAGTTCCAAACTGAATTAAATTACATGACTCATTTAATAAGTGGTGGTTTGAATCGTCAGAATCGTGACCAGACAACACTACCACACACAAAGGTGAAAGCAGAAATTGTTAAGGAAAATCTTTCTGAAAATATTTCCAAAACGATGAAAAAATTAGCCGGCATCAAGTAATCTGCTTACAAGATGCTCTTAACATCCCAGTCAATTTTTTGACTGGGATTTTTTATTTACTAGTCATAAATACATACAACGAGGATGTAATATGATTACCGCAGCGCTACTTAAAAAATTATGCCCAAAAACAAAACCAGCAATATTAGAATCATACGTAGATGCGTTAAATGATGTAGTTGATTACTATGAGATATCAAATACAAATGAAAGATTGGCTTGTTATCTTGCTCAAATCATTCACGAAAGCGGTGGATTTAATTTTGTAAAAGAAAATTTAAATTACAGTGCTCAGGGTTTAATGACTGTATTCAAAAAATACTTCCCAACAGAAGAGTTGGCAAAACAATATGAGCGTAAGCCAGAAAAGATAGCTAATCGTGTATATGCTAATAGAATGAAAAATGGATCAGAAAATAGCGGTGATGGTTGGAAGTTTCGCGGTCGTGGTTTAATACAACTTACGGGCAGAGATAATTATACTAAGTTTGCCGATGGTTTAGGTATATCAGTGGATGAGTGCGTGACATATATGGAAACTCCAGAGGGTGCTGTAAGTAGTAGTGGTTGGTTCTGGGACAATAATGATTTGAACGGCTACTGTGATAGAAAAGACTTTGTTGGATTAACAAAACGAATTAATGGTGGCACAAACGGACTGGAAGATCGTATACATCATTATGAATTGGCAATGAAATTATTATAAAATGTCACAATTAACTTGGAATACTTCGGCTGGAAATATAGGAGCGTACATAGAAAATAAAGCTATGTCGTTTTCTTTTAGTGCTACTAAAGGTAACTCATCAAATACACTAAAATATGTATTACTAAATGGAGTATTACCTGCTGGATTAACATTAAGTCAATCTGGAGTATTATCAGGAACTCCAATCACGACAAACACTACATATACCACATCATTTACTGTTAGAGTAACTGAGTTATCATCTGCTACTGTAATTGCCATTAAAGACAGAACATTTTCCCTCACTATTAGTAGTGAATCAGTTCCTAGATTTACATCAACTAATTCAAATTTAGGTAGTTACAATGATAGTGTATGGACCGTAATTGACTTGCCATATATAAACCCACTAGAAAATACTACAGTAACTATTGAATTTATAGACGGTGAACTTCCAGACGGACTTGAATTAATAGATTCTGCGTTAAAGGGTTATCCAAGCGCTCAATACACCGCGAATGGAAGTCCTACGTCTAAGACATATGAGTTTGTTTTGAAAATTTCAAATGGTGAACAGTTTTCAACTGCCGCGTTTTCCATCACAATAATTAATCAGGAAACAATTGCTGGATTTGTTGGTAGAACACCGGCAATATTTAATGTAAATCATCCTACTGCTACTATCTCAAAAACAGACGAATATTATTCTTATTACTTAAGCAGTGACTCAATGGGAACATTTGCTCAAGGAACACAGTTTAAGTTTAAAATTTTAGGACACGACTTTGATACGGTGTCAACAACTCCGCTAATATATAGTGCTACTATTATGAGTGGTGTAGCCACTATACTATGCGATGCTGATTCAGGATGGATTACTCTATTACTTCCAACTATTGGAGATAACTTAACTACTGTAGTTATTAGTGTATCTGTTAGTAAAGGTTCTTTAATAAGCGCTCCGCTGTCATTGAATTTTAAAATTCAGGGCAATATAAATCCAGAAGTAATATGGAGCACTGAATCAAATCTTGAAATAATTAGCAACACCGAGATAAGCAGGGCAAGTGTGTTGGCAAAATCAACAGCAAATGAACCATTAACTTATACTTTAATCTCGGGAACTTTACCGCCCGGATTATCTTTGCTTTCAACTGGAGAAATTTCTGGGCGAGTTGCCTTTGAAACTCTATCAACTACACAGAATATTAATAATAAAACTGTTTATACGTTTACTGTTAGAGCGCAGAATGCTGATTACTCTTTTATTTCCTCAACTAAAACTTTTAACTTAACAGTAAACTATACATATAGTACTCCCTATGATAATTTGTACATACAGGCATTCGTCACTGAAAAACAAAGAGAATTGTATGATGATTTGATTACTAACGATCAAATATTTCCTGATGAGTACATTTACAGACTTTCGGATCCGTACTACGGAAAAGCGTCAAAAATACTATTTCATCATTTATTTGGAGTACCGTCTTCTGTTACCAATGACTATGTAACAGCCGCCAATAGAAATCACTACAAGCGCAATGTTGTTTTGGGCGAATTAAAAACCGCAGTAGCAAAAGATTCTACTGGTAAAGTAATTTATGAAGTGGTATATAGTAAAGTAATTGATGACTTAATAAACGACAATAATACATCTGTAAGCAAAGAATTATTGTGGCCAGAAAAAATAAATAACACTGTTACAGTGGTATATCCCGCTAGTCTGGTGAATATGAGAAAACAGATAGTTGCTCAGCTTGGAAGCATTAATAAAAACGAAATTTTACCATTATGGATGAGAAGTGTACAGCCTGATGGTAATACTTTGGGATTTGTTTCGGCATTTGTTATTTGCTATACAAACCCAGGGCGCAGCGAAACTATTAAAAATAATATAAACACAATGTGGCAATATAAATTACACGATATACATTTTGCCGTTGATAGATTTATAGTTGATAGAAGTTTTACCTATCAGTTTGATCCTACTACTGATACGTGGAGTATTCGTCCATCAGCAGTATCATCTTCTGATGTTAACGATAGCACTGTATCCTTAAAGAAAACAATACTCAGCTAATATGAACGTTTTTCAGGCAGACTATAACTATAGAATAAGAGAGTGGAAAAGTCTTCGTATTGAAATTCGTGGTATGTCTTTGGATAAAGTTTGTGTAGCGGTTGATGATTGGTGGCAAAGAGCCCCATTAATAAATCATCATTTACACTGGGCTGATAGTGAATCGTGGCCTGATCCCTGGACTATGTTATCGGACAATACTTATTGTACTCTAACTAGAGCTATGGGCATTTGCTATACGCTTATGCTCAGTGATATTACTGAAGTAAATTTAGTAGCAGCAAACGATACTCAGGCCGAAGAACATTATTTAGTAATTGTGGGTCACGCTAAGTATGTGTTGAACTATTATCCAAAATCTGTGCTAAATACTAGTATAAACGATTTTACCATACTAAGACAAATGAACTTAGATACTTTAAAGAACAACATTAAATAATTATGCCATTTCCATGCGTTAACCCAGCACCAGCTACTACTGTTCCTGGAGTATTTACCAATATGCGACAGGGCGTATATATGTCCGGCTCATATTATTTCAGTAACGCGACTAGTATAACAGTGACAGGGCTGCCATCGGGAATAAGTGTATCTGGAGTCACTAGACAAACTAGTGGATCAAGTATATCATTAGCTGGAACTCCCACTACCTCTGGTGAAAAATACAAAATGTATTTTGAAGCCACCAACGCTGATGCTGTTGGGTGTAACAGAAAAATAGGAACAACAGTTTCGGGCACGGTAGGAGCGCCAGCATGCGCGACTCCATCAATTGGAACAGTTAGTCCTCCGCTAAATTTTATACTAGGACAAGCATTTAATGGAACAATCACCATAAATAACGCCACTAGTAGTGGAATTTCAGGGCTGCCTACTGGTATTAATAGAACTGGAGCGACAAGCGGAAGTAATTATGTTTGGACTCTATCTGGAACTCCAACTGTTAATCAGTCATACAATATTTCAGTAACTGGCGGGAATAGCCCAGGCGGATGTGCTGCCTCTGGTATGTCTCCAACGTTAGTGGTGTCGGGCAAGGTAGGACTAACTCCATGTACCACTCCAACAATTGGAACACTTGATAATACTACATTTCAAAAAGGTGTGTATTACACTGGAAATGTTACTATAGAAAATGCCACTGGCATTACAGTTACTGGACTACCAACTGGTGTTGTATACAGTTCCAACTCAAAAGTTGGCACTACTTTTACAGCTAGATTTCTTGGAACTCCAACTACTAGTGGACAAATATTTGATTTTAAAATAAACGCCATTAATAATCCTGGTGGATGCGGTCAAGCAAGTACCGGATTAACATCTGTGGCAACTGGGACTGTGAATAAAGAAAAAGCAACCGCGCCCACTATAAGAAAAATAGCGACTAACTCACTATCACAACCAGATAAAATCAACTCTATATTTCAGGCAAATTTTAACTACAATAGTACATTGACGATATCTAATGCTACTAGCGCTACTATAACTGGACTCCCAGCTGGAATAACTGCTACCGGAGTTAGAAGCGGCACAAGTTACATATTCACTATTACTGGAAAACCCACAGTCGGTGGAGAGTCGTGGGCAGCTACAGTCACTGCTACTAACGAAGTTTCTGGGGTTGAAACTAATACTATTAGTGGCTCAGCGGGTAGCGGTACAGTTCAGTACGATTCGTGCGTACTACCAACTGCGACTCTTACAAGTGAAAATAACTTTAGAATATTTGATGCTTATACAGGCACGATAGACGTATTCAACTGTACCTCTGCTCCAAAAATATATGGTCTTCCAATTGGAATTACAGCAACAAGTTCAACACCGTTCGGAACTGGATATCGCATAACAATTAGTGGAACTGCTTCTGGACCCCCTGGAGCCACGTATAACATTAGATTTGACGCAACTAATACTGGTAGCACTTGTTTTACTAATACTGCGACTGCCATTCAAATTGCCACTGGATATATTAAATGTATAGATCCAGATGTACAAACAGTAAGTCCAAATGCTTTTGCCTCTGGTGTTGCGTATACTGGAAGCATTACTGTTAAACAGGCTCAAACGGCAGGCATAGCAAAAGAAAATTTAGCCAATTTACCTAGTGGAATTACTGTAACTGGTCAGGCATTTGGGCGTGATTATCTTCTAACGTTATCTGGTACACCGAATAAAGGGGGTCAAGTATACGATATTAAAGTTAATGCTTCCTCTCAGTTTTGTACTCAGGAACCGCCTAGAAATCTGGTTAACGTAAGTGCGGGAACTGGTACTGTTACTAAATCGTTAGCGGAACGAACTAGTCCCAAACCATCGGTCGGCTTCATTTCTTCTAATTCTTTTAAAATTGAGACCAAATATACAGGAACTGTTAAAGTCACCAATGCTACTAGTGCTACTATAAGCGGGCTTCCTGCTGGAATAACTGCTGTAGGTGCGGCAAGTGGCAGCGATTATATTTTTACACTTAGTGGAACTCCTACCTCCACTAGTCAACCCTATAATATAGCGGTGAGTGCTGAAAATAATCTCGCTGATAAAGAATTTTCATCATCGGTTGCCAATATCAGTGCTGGTAGCGGAACTGTGACTAATTTATCGCCCTGTGTCCCCATTAAATCTCAGCCCACCCCGCTGCCAATGTTTAGAGAAAAATTTGAGTACAATCATACTTTTTACATTAATGGCGAGTCTGCTATATTTAGTACTAGCTCCGCAAGTGTCGCAGCCGGAATACCTATGCTACCAACGGGAATAACCATCAGTCCGGCGCCAGCTAATTCTAGTTATCCTGAACATATAGCATTCAGTATTCAAGGAACCCCAACGTTACCCTATCAAAAATTTGGTCCTATATTGATGACTATCAACGCTCCAGCTAAATTTGGGATATGTCGCGCTGCGGAGACCTACACCGGTGTAGAAGTCTACAGTTTTCCAGATAATGCTATTTTCCTGAACGATCAAGCGATATCAACAGGTGTTTCTAGAACCGCCCCAGGATTTGGTTGCTCCAGTTCAGCATTATCTACTTACACCGTCTTTAAGTTTCAAGCCAACGTTGCGTTTACAAGTTACATTGGTTTACAAAACACAACTACAGCTACTATAACTGGACTACCAACTGGAATAACAGCTACTGGCGCAGCTAGTGGAACCAGCTATGTATTCACTATTAGTGGAACTCCTACGGTAAGCGGTCAAGCATACGACATAAAAATTCAAGCAATAAATTCGGGGAAAAACTGCGTTGATTCGTCAAGCAGTCTGTCTTTCCCTAATAATTATTTGGGATCTGGGACAGTAGCTCCTCCACCAGCTTGTACAACCCCTACTACTACAAGTTTAGGGACAGCAGTGTTTCAAAAAAATGTAGCGACTGGTGAGACAATCACTGTATCAAACGCAACTAGCGCTACTATAACTGGACTTCCAACTGGAGTTACTAGTACAGGCGCAGTCAGCGGAGCTAATTATGTACTAACACTCAGCGGAACTCCTACAACAGAAGAGGCGTGGACAGCATCTGTAAGTGCTACTAATGCTTGTGGTGGTGGGAAAACTACTTCCACGGCTACATTAGCGGCTGGTTCCGGAACAGTACGACCAGCTCCGCTATGTACTAAACCAACTGTTTCACAACTTTCTTCTACAAATTTTCAAGCAGCGGTAGCATACTCTGCGACGTTAACGATACCTAACGCAACTATCGCCACCATCAGCGGACTTCCAACTGGCATTACCGTAACCGGTGCGGCCAGTGACAATGGTTACGTTCTTACACTAAGTGGAACTCCTACGGTCGCATCACAGACCTGGGCTGCTACAATAAGCGGTACTAATGCGTGTGGTGGAGGAAAAACTACTAGTGAGATAACTAATATTCCCATTGGTAAAGGAACAGTGGCAGCAGCCCCACCATGTGCCGCTCCATCTATAGGAACACTGAGTTCAACTCAATTTCAAAAAAGCGTTGCTTATAGTGGGTCTGTTACGATAACTAATGCTACTAGCGCTACTATAACTGGGCTCCCAACTGGTATTACCAGTACGGGTGCTGCTAACGGAGCTAATTACATACTAACGTTATCGGGTACACCTACTATTAGCATAGAGTCATATACTATACTAGTGGATGCCACCAATAGTGGTTCTACTTGTAGTACTAATACCTCAAGAAGAACTGTTCTTACTGGTACGGTATCTGCGGCTCCACTTTGTGTTGTTCCAAGTGTATCACTAACTTTTGGAGCAACCGCATTTCAAAGAAATGTAGCGTATAGTGGCACAATTACGATCACTAATGCCACGGGCGCCACTATTAGTGGACTTCCAACTGGAGTAGCAGCCACTGGACAACAAGATGGAGTCAATTACAAATTTACCGTTAGCGGTACCCCTACAACTGCCGATCAAAAATGGGAAGTATTAGTAAGTGCCGATAATGATTGCGGCGGTGGAAAAACCAAGTCTTCAATAATAGGGTCAAGTGTGGGAACTGGAACTGTAACCGCAGCTCCAATTTGTACTAGCCCACTAGTTATATTAGTAGATCCAAATACGTTCGTGGAACAAATAGCGTATACGGGAAAAATCACAGTTAAAAATGCCACAAAAGCAACATTAACAGGAACTATTCCGACTGGTATAAATCAAACTGGAGCGGTTGATGGAGCTGACTATGTTATTAACTTAAGTGGAACTCCCACTACTAGTGGACAAGTATACGCTATGGTGATAGCAGCAGAAAATGCTTGTGGTGGAGGAAAAACTACTTCCGTCGTCAGTAATTTGAATGCCGGCAGCGGAAAAGTAGATCCAGCCCCACTATGTACTACCCCAACAATAAGCGCGTTTGCTACTCCAATTTTTCAAAAGAATGTAGCGTATGGTCCGACAACTCTAACTATAAACAACGCCACCACTGCTACTTTAAGTGGGCTACCCAGTGGAGTTACTGCTGTGGGTGCTGTTAGTGGACTCAATTATGTATTCACTGTCAGCGGCACGCCAACTGACGCAGCGCAAAGTTGGAAGATATTAGTCACTGCTACAAATGATTGCGGCTCTGGTAAATTAAAAACGGTTATCAACAATTTTGAGGTTTCCAGTGGAGTAGTTTTGGATGCCCCTCTCTGCGTTGCTCCAACGGTGCCAACACTACAGTCTACCGCACTACAAGTTAGCACTGCTTATGGACCAACAACTCTAACCATCACTAACGCCACCACTGCTACAGTTACCGGATTACCAGCTGGCATTACTGCCGAGGGAGCAATCAGTGGAGCTAATTATGTATTCACAATCAGTGGCACTCCAACTACTGCTGGTACTTGGGCGGCAAAGGTTAGTGCGGCCAACGCTTGCGGCGAAGGAAAAACAACCGCTGAAGTAAAAGACATATCAATTGGAAATGGAACAGTGGCAGCAGCGCCACAATGTGACACTCCAACAGTAACAACCACTCTGGCTCAAACACAATTTCAAAAGAACGTGCCATACGGTCCAGTAACTATATTAATTTCTCCGGTAACGGACGGGGACGCTTCAATAACAATAAATGGATTGCCGGGGATTAATGGAACCGTCACGTCTACTTCTTCAAGTGTTACTTACACGTTGAGTGGTACTCCTACAACAGTGGGTACATACTCAATTATAATCAGCGCCAAGAATGAGTGCGGAGGAATTGTTGGTCAACTTTTGAATAAACAAATCGCTAGTGGAACTGTACTCGGGGCACCGCGCTGCGCTGCTCCAGATATTCCGTTACTGTCTAACACAGTATTTCAAAGAAACGTAGCATATACAACAACAACGCTAACTATAGCTAACGCAACCATTGCCACACTAAGTGGAATGCCGGCTGGAATTACTGCCACTGGGGCAATTAGCGGTTCTAATTATGTACTCACAATCAGTGGCACTCCAACTACTGCTGGTTCTTGGACAATTAAAGCTAGCGCCGCCAATGTTTGTGAAGGCGGAAATGACGATGCTGAAGTATCAGACATACAAATTGGAAGTGGAACAGTTGCGGCGGCACCAGAATGTGATACTCCGATTGCTGCCCAGTTAACATCCACTCAGTTTCAAAAGAATGTAGCATACGGCCCCGCAACGCTAACAGTAAGCAAAGCGACCGCAGCTACAATCACTGGTCTTCCTAAAGGAATCACGCAGACTGGAGCTGTTAATGCTGGTAATTATGTAATTACAATCAGCGGCACACCTACCGATGCTGCTGAAGTATGGAGTGCTACAGTTAGTGCTACTAACGCCTGTGGCAGTGGAAAAACCACCACAGAAATAAAAGACGTTAAGATAGGAAACGGTATCGTTGCCTCTGCCCCAGTATGTGATACTCCGTCTGTGTCAAAAATGACTACAACGCAGTCAGCTTTTCAGCGAAATGTGGCTTACGGTCCCGTAACTATAACCGTAAGCAAAGCAACAGTGGCTACCATAAGCGGACTGCCAACTGGAATAACAGTAACTGGGGCTCCAAGTGGAGCTAATTATGTTCTAACTCTCAGCGGAACTCCTACAACAGAGGATCAACCGTGGGGCGCAACTGTGAATGCTACCAATGCTTGTGGCGGAGGAAAAGCCGCAGCACAAATAACAGAATTCAGTGTAGGAGCAGGAGTTGTAGCAAAACAGCCTGCGTGTACTACGCCCGTAGTAGGAACTGTCGCGCCGAACGTGTTTGTAAAAGGAGTTCCATATAACGGAAGTATAACGGTAACAAATGCCACCTTAGCGTCATTTGTATTTTTAAAGAATAGACTCCCTAGTGGAATAAAAGCTACAGGCGCAAAATCAGGCAATAATTATGTTATCACCTTAACTGGAACTCCCACCGTCAGCGGACAGTCATATTCGTTAATAGTAAAAGCAAGTAACTTTAGTAGCACTTGTACTACAGCAATTGTGGAAGAAGCTCCAGCCGGAAGTGGTAAAGTTGGTGGCGCATAAATAACATTTATAGGAAACTAATGATTATCTCTAATAATAATCCTTGTATTCGTGCCGGCCAAGTTAGTCTTAGACTAGTCGGCCCGCTAACTCCGGGTCAGCCATATAGTATACCTGTAGTAGCTAACCCTTCAACTCAAATTCAGTTTAATACTACTCTTCCTGGTGCTAAATTCGAATGGACCGCGCAAACGGGGTACATGCTCACTGGAGTTGCCCCGGCAAATCCTAGTAGTTTCACTTGGACGGGAAGTGCTTGTAATTTCCCACGAGGCTGTACGATAAGTAGTGTTAGTTTATGTAGCTCAACTAGGACAGGAAGTATATCAGTTAATTATCCATCATGTACTAGACCAACTATTGGAACTATTACAAAAACTCTGGTCTTTACAGTTGGAACTCAATTTAGTAGTAGCATTACAATTAATAATGCTACTAGCGCAGCTATAAGTGGACTTCCAACTGGCATTGAGGTTCAGTCACAATCTGCCATCTCTGGAAATTATACGTTTTTAATAGCTGGAGTTCCAACTACTGGAAATCAATCCTACAATATCAAAGTAAGGGCCACTAATACTGGAACAGGCTGTTTGGAGCAGTATCTAGGGGGCTTTGCCACAGATGACGTATCTATCAACACTGGTAAGGTTACTCCCGTTAGTTGTATCGCCCCTGTTATTCCAAACTTACAGACCAACAGTTTTACTGTTGGAGTTCCGTACTCGGAAACTTTAATTATTGAAAATGCCACTAACGCCACTCCAGTATTAAGTTCATCCGGAACTACAACTTGGCCATCAGGAATAACGCATTCTGGAGTAAAAAGTGGGTTTAATTATTTGCTTACGATTAGTGGAATGCCACGACTGTCAAGTTCTAATAGCTACAATGTTAACATTGTAGCCACTAATGCGCTAACCACTTGTACCTCTGTTAGTACTACTAAATCAGCGGGTGCTGGCACTGTATTGCCCGCTCCGGCTCCAAACCCAGTGGTAGGACAAATATCAAAGAACAGCAAAACTCAAAGTGATACAAACTCGGTGTTTCAAAGAAACTATCCCTATACCGGAACTATCACTATACAAAATGCCACTAGCGCTACTATAGCGTCTGGTCTGCCCTCTACTATGACGTTTAGTGGCGCAAAAAGCAAGATTAAAGCAACTGATTATGTGCTAACAATAACTGGAACTCCAACTACTACGAATCAGGCTTGGAATGTGCTAGTCAATGCTACTAATAATCTAGGAAACGGAGGAGCAGTAGCCAACGTTACAAATGTAAGTGCCGGAAGCGGAGTTGTAGCTCCACCCGATTGCCCCGCCCCCCAATATACGTCCGCCACGCTTATACAAGCGCGAGTCAATGTACCGCTTAATACAATAGTAAATATAAGAAACGCAACCACGGCTGATTTAGACACAACACGTTTAATCTCTAGTGGACTCACTGCTACAGTAACTGCTATTCCGACTTCTTCAAATTTACCACCATCTATAAGAGTAACTATTACTGGAACCCCCACTAAAACTGGATTTTACGCTGTAGGGGTTACTCCCTATAACAATACCAATACGTGTTTTGCTAGCGTTAAAACTAAAACTAGTCTGAGCATTAGAGTTACATAAATAAGCTATAACATTCGCACTGTAATACGAAATTGTACGTTCAGTTTCGGAGCACAATGTTTACTCAAATAAATTGACATAGCACTTTTATAAGTATAAAATGTTACATAATTATTAGGATAAAATAATATGACTATACACGTTATCAAGCGAGACGGAGCTAGAGTTCCGTTGGACATTTCCAAAATTCAACGACAAGTAGCGCATGCCTGTCGCGGGGTAGATGGTGTAAGTGCCAGTATGATTGAAATACGTGCGCAGATTCAATTTCACGACGGGATCAAAACATCAACAATTGATCAATTGCTATTAAACGCAATGGTGGATTTGATTGACGAGACTGAAAATCCAGAAATCAACAACGTAAATTATCAATATGTGGCCGGCAGACAGCGTGTAAGCATGTTGCGTAAAGAAGTGTATAACGACTATGATCCTCCAAAACTATATGATATAGTTAAACGAAATGTAGAAGCGGGACTATACACTCCTGAATTGCTTGATTGGTACACTCAAGATGAATGGAATATCATTGATCTATTCATTGATCATAGTAAAGATGAAAAGTATACATATGCGGCAATTGCTCAACTATGCGAAAAATATCTTGTTCAAAATCGTAGCACGGGTCAAATCTACGAAACTCCGCAAGTACGATACGCTATCGCCGCCGCAACCGCATTTCACTCGGAACCAAAAGAAAAAAGATTGAAATATGTTAAAGAATATTATGAATGTGCTAGTGAAGGGCACTTTACACTGGCTACACCTGTGTTGGCTGGTCTTGGCACTACTACTAAGCAGTTTAGTAGTTGTGTACTTATTAGCGCAGACGATACTCTCGACAGCATTTTCGCGGCTGGTGAAATGATGGCAAAGTATGCTAGTAAACGTGCTGGCATCGGATTGGAAATTGGACGAATTCGTCCAGTCGGCGCACCAATTCGTAACGGTGAAATAAAGCACACTGGATTGATTCCGTTCCTAAAGAAGTGGTACGGCGATCTACGTAGTTGTTGTGTTACTCCAGATACGTGGGTCGAAGTTTTAGTCGAAGAAGATAAAAAAAACAACGATATCTGAGTGTTTTTCGTACCCCTTCATAAATAACTATGAGGGAGTACGAAATGACAAAATATCTATATGAAACATACGGCGGACAAAAAACAAACATGTTGCTAAATTCGATTTATTATTGTTATACAGTGTATGATACAATACACGGTAAATATTATTCTGGATCTAGGGGCGTTGAGGGCACTAATGCCCATGATTTACTTTCTAGATATTTTTCTAGTTCAACTGTTGTTGATTTTGTTGATCGAATGAAAACCAATCCAGAATTATTTAAAATTTATGTAGAATACTTCTCTACGAGAGCAGACGCTTTTGATGCAGAAAAGGCGTATCACGAAAAATTTAATGTTGGCAAAAACCCATTATTTTACAATGTGATAAATGCTGGCGGTACTAACTGCGGAGCTGGTTCTACTTTATGTAGATCGGATGATGGTACAATTTATAGAGTTTCGGTTGAAGAATATTCAACTGGAAATCACAAACATATATCAAGCGGTATGATGAACATAAGAACCGAGTCAGGAGAAATTAAAAAAATTAAAGTCGTTGACTATGATCCCATGCTTCACACCACTGAATTCAAAGATTATGTGATGTGCATTGATAGCATAACCGGGAAATCCAAAAGAATACCAAAAGACGAGTTCTATTCAAACGAGAGATATATTGGTATTACTACGGGCAAAGTTTCGGCCAAGAATAAAAAGACTGGCGAAATTTCTATAGTTGATGCTTCAGAATTTTACAAAGAGGACAGCGAGTACGTGGGAGTAACACATGGTGAATTTAAAGCCATTGATAGAAGAACAGGCGAAAAGCGGATGATATCCAAAGATGAGTATGATTCAACGATTTACAAACATCCCAATGAAGAGCGAATTGCGGTATATTCATTACTACACAGAAAAAATATGCAAATTTCATCAGAAGAGTATTATGCCAATAGCGAAAGTTACGCAAACTTATCCACCAAGTGTTTCTACATAGTTGATGATTTATTCTTTAAATCAAAGAACTTATTGGATATCTATTATAGAAAAACCAGAAATGGCAAAACAGTATTAAAAGCAAAGCAACATGATATGTCAAAAAAATTTCCAGACATTAAAGTGATAACAAAGGAACAACATCAAAATGGCGATTACTAAAAAAATTCAAATAAAAGACCTCCAAGTAGGCATGAAAATCAAAACACTGGACGAAAATAGAAACATCGTTTTTAAAACAGTAACTGATAAATGGAATACTATTGTTCCAGAACATGACCAGGTGAGGGTTGAATTGGAAAATGGTACGGTAATTAATTGTTCGACAAATCATCCTTTTATGGTATGGGAAAATGGTTTTTCTCAAAAGAAGCCAAAAGAGTTGACTATTAATGATAGAATTTTGACTGAGCATGGTTTTACAAGATTGCTTGCATGTGATGTGGGCCAAAAAAATTCTACTAATTATATAGATATAACAGTAGAAGATGAGCATACTTTTTTCGCATCCGATTGTGAAAATGGTCCTATGGTATTGACGCACAATAGCCAGGGCGGCATTCGGAATGCTAGCTGCACTGTGTATCTACCTATTTGGCACTACCAGTTCGAAGACTTTATTGTACTCAAGAACAACCAAGGCACAGAAGAAACGCGTGTCCGACAGTTAGACTATGGTGTTGTAGTTAGCAAGTTATTCTGGCGCAGATATAAGAACAGTGAAAACATTACCCTATTTGATCCGCATGAGGTGCCAGACCTGTACGAAGCATACTATCGTAACACACAGCGATTTGAAGAACTCTATGTTAAGTATGAGGCTGATGCTACAAAGAAACGTAAAGTGTTATCAGCAGAAGAAATCTTCAAGAACGGAATACTAAAAGAGCGCACAGACACTGGTCGTATCTATATGGTCAACATTGACAATGTTATCAATCAAGGATCATTTGACACAGAGGTTGATCCAATTTATATGTCAAATCTATGTGCTGAGATTCTTCTTCCAACAAAACCATTTCAGAGACTAGAAGATGAAAATGGGCGTATCTCGTTATGTACACTGGGCAGCCAGAACTGGGGCGCGTTCCGTAATCCACAAGACATGCGTAAGAGTTGTCGCACACTGGTTCGTAGTCTGAGCAGTCTACTGAGTTATCAAGATTTCCTGAGTGTACAGAGTAAACTAGCTAACAGTGATTTTGAACCGCTAGGCATAGGAATTACTAATCTAGCATACTGGCATGCCAAGCGGGGTCTGAAGTATGGTTCACCAGAAGCACTTGCTGAAGTCAAGCGTTGGATGGAGCATCAAGCATATTATCTCACTGAGGCCAGCATTGAACTGGCGGAGGAACGTGGCAGTTGTGGTCGCAGTGAACATACGTGGTATGGTAAGGGTGTATTCCCATGGGAGCGCCGCGCAGTGGGTGTCAATGAGTTGACAGACTTCACACCATCGCTAGATTGGGAATCACTACGCGCACGACTACTCAAGAGTGGCATTCGTAACGCCACATTAATGGCTATCGCTCCGGTAGAAAGTAGTTCAGTAGTGTTGAACAGTACTAACGGGATTGAGTTGCCAATGGAATTGATCAGTGTCAAAGAAAGTAAAGCGGGGTCATTTGTTCAAGTAGTGCCTGACTATAAGCGTCTAAAGAATCGCTATCAACTAATGTGGGACCAAACCGATTGTGTAGACTATCTAAAAACAGCAGCAGTATTGGCAGCATACGTGGATCAAAGTATCAGTACAAACACATTCTATAATCCGGCTCATTTTGAAGGCGGCAAGATACCAGCTACCTTGATTGCTAAGAACTTAATGTTGTACAATCATTGGGGCGGTAAGAGTCTGTACTACAGCTTGATCAACAAGATGGGCGCAAAAGCCGCTCTGGCAGACAAGACAGAGAATGTCATACAATTTACTCCTCCGGTTGAAGAGGAAGATGCGGATTGCATCGCATGCAAACTTTAAGAAAGAATTATGTTAGAAACTATTAGCGAAATATTTGTAGAAGCATATAAGCGAAACTGGATTACTGCCAGAGATGGCAATGCCAGCATTCGTTGGCATGATCGTGATCATATGTACATCACGCCAAGTGGTATTAGAAAGCAAACGCTACAGCCAGAAATGTTTATAAAATGGAGTATATCCGAAAATAGAGCACTACCCTACACTGATCTAAGTAGTGCGTTAAAACCGTCAGGAGAAATTCCATTACATTACGGGCTTCAAAAGCACACTGACACAGAGGTCAGAATAGTATTACATCTACATCCCACCTACACAGTGGCTGCTATGTACGCTGGTATAAAGTTAAATGAATTGGTTAAAGAATTCCCAGAATTGGGCAGATATACAAGGGTAGGCTCAAATGTTACAGACGTTCCGCCCATCAGTCAGAAATTAGCAGATGCTACTATACCTGCGTTGGGCTTGAAGAGTAATGGGTTTGTAGACAATCATATTGTAGGGATTGATCGTCATGGAGTGGTTGCGGTTGATACTAGTCCGTGGCGTGCTTTTGAACATGTGGAACGTTTGGAACATATTTGTCAGATCGTGTTAGCAAGTAAGAAATTATGAGGGAAACATATGAGTAACTTACAATATAATCTATCAACAAAAACAAACTATCTAAATCGTACAATGTTTCTGGATCCAGCTGGGCCAGTAACCGTTCAAAGATTTGAAGAGGTTAAGTATCCAAAAATTCAAAAATTTGAAGATACGGCAAGGGGATTTTTTTGGGTCCCAGAAGAAGTATCACTGACTAAAGACAAAATTGATCATAAAGACTCTAGTGAAGCTATCAAACATATTTTTACTAGTAACTTACTACGTCAAACAGCACTAGACAGTATTCAAGGTCGCGCTCCAGCGCAAGTATTCAATCCAGTAATTAGCATTCCAGAGTTAGAGGCACTGGTTAATAACTGGTCATTTTTTGAAACCAATATTCACAGTAAGAGTTATAGTCACATCATTCGTAACATTTATGGTGTACCAAAAGATGTTTTCAATACCATTCATGACACGCAAGAAATCATTGACATGGCTAGTAGTGTTGGTAGATACTACGAGCAATTACATCAACTCAATTGTAATAAAGAATTGGGATATGAGGTGAACGAAGACAAGCACATTATGGCAATATGGATGGCATTACATGCCAGCTACGCACTAGAAGCATTTCGCTTCATGGTAAGTTTTGCCACCAGTCTTGCTATGGTAGAAAACAAAATCTACATCGGCAATGGCAACATCATTAGTCTAATTCTACAAGATGAACTATTACACACAGAATGGACTGCTTGGATCATCAATCAAGTAGTAAAAGATGATCCACGTTTTGCTAGAGTGGCACTTGTTTGTGAGCAAGAAGTATATCAACTATACGAAGAAGTAATTGCAGAAGAAAAGGCGTGGGCTGATTATCTGTTCAAGAAGGGCCCAGTTATTGGTCTAAATGCTGAGATTCTTAAAGACTTTGTAGATTGGACGGCCTTCAATCGCTTGAAGGATATTGGTATCAAGTATCAAGGCTCTCATCCCAAGAGTACTCCGATACCTTGGTTTACAAAGCATATCAACATCAACAAGAAGCAAGCAGCACTACAAGAAACAGAATCCACAAATTATATTATAGGTGTAATGTCCGATACTGTTGATAAAGTTTTGCTACCTGACTTATAATCATAAGTACATACAAGGAGAGCAGAATGAGAAAGATACTATTACAACATGCACTTAAGCCAGATACTTTTGAGCCAACGTTATCAATAGTAGTGAAGAATGAAGATGGTACTAAAATAGTATATAAAAAGACTCTGACCGTTGAGTCAGATCCTTTGAGTAAATATACCGAGGCACAACGCACTATCATAAACAACATCAATGCTATGTTGAAAGAGAACGACCAACCACTGATGACAACAGAAGAAATGGACTGGGCAGCGGATCCATATGGTCAGATAGCAATTAGTACTAAGACAACTGAAGAAGACTTACAAGCACTCAGCGGATTTAGGGTAGAGAAGAAACTAATGAAATTTCCAGTAAAGGAGTAATTATGAATGTAATAGTATGGAGCAAAGATAACTGTCCAAATTGTGAATCAGCAAAAAATTTACTCAAACTTAAGGGAGTAGAGTTTGAAGAGCGCAAGATCGGCGATGGATGGACTAAAGAACAATTATTAGAATCAGCACCAACAGCAAGATCAGTGCCACAGATATTTTTTGGTGAGACTTGTATCGGTGGGTTTAATGAATTAAAAGAAAGATTACAATGAAGAACGTTGAATTAAACGAGGTTGTGACCTTCAAGCTAAATTCTGGCGAAGAAGTCATTGGCAAAGTAGTGGCAATAGATGATCATTATATTGAGCTTGCTGAGCCACTAAGCGTAGCACCTAATCATCAAGGTATGGGATTAATTCCCAGTATGTTTACGGCCGAACAAGACAAAAACGTAGTGCTAAATACTAATAGTGTCACTATGTATTGTGTTACTGCTGATCAAGTACGTATGAAGTATATTGAGGCTACCACTGGTATAGCAACAACTAGTAAAAAAATTATTATGGGATAAGATGGGTAATAAACTGAGCAGAAAGGGCGATAAAAATCAAGAGGGCGGCGCTATAGAGCGAGGCGCTAGCGAAGTAGTCTGCAACGGAAAGCCAGTGGGTTTACACGTTAGTCCTATATCTGCTCATAGACCCTCTAGAAAAAGTAAACATAAAAGAGCGGTTACTACTAGCGCCAGTGAAGACGTTATTTGCGAGGGCGCGAAAGTTCTTCGTGTTACCAGTGGTAATAGTTGCGGACACAGTATAGTAGAAGGTAGCGAAGACGTAATAGTATCATGAGTTATAGCGGAAAACTAACCCCTCTTGGTATAAATGTACTTACACAATTAGAAAAAAATAGTGTATTTTCACTAGCACTGTCTGCTAAAAAATTTCAGGGCACTTGGGCTCCATCATCATATATACAGGGCGAGATAGTAACTCAGACTGTACTTAATAAGATAACTCTAGCAATAAAAAATTTCTATGAGTTAGCCAGCAATCAAATCACAAGTGTAAATTTATACAGAAATCTTATTAAAATTGGTAGACCAATTAACATTCAATCCGACGATAGAATAAATTGTCCCGCTCTTGGAAACTGTAGACCCGACTCGTTCAAGACAACCTATGCTGGATATGGAACTTGGGATTACAAAGTCGTGGATGAATTTGGAAATACTACAGTAGTATCCAACACATTAAATATTGTAAATGATACGTATCCTCCAGTTGGATATCCATCAAGCGGCAAACATAGCTACGTCTACAATTTGTGGGGCTCTACGGAGGCAGGATCATATCAACATGAACATCAATGGAATCATCCATATGGATGGATAACTGGATGGCCTGCTAGAAATACGTTTCAAAAAGAGCTAGATAGTTATAGCATTGCTTATTTCCCACGCCCGGACATAAGACAGCGTGATCAAAATTTAATAGAGTACGATGAATATTTTAAGAATGGGTTTATAGCCACGATAGCTAGACAAGCCTACTACGAACTGTGGTCGGATCATACTGCTAGAAGAATTAATCAATATGCTGAAATAGTAAAAAGCTTTCAGCAAACTCATATATGGAAACAGTCTAAAAATAGTAGCATTTCCTCGCTCGTGAACAGCAAGAGTTTTTTAAGAGGCAACTATAGCAATATGAATGACTTGACTACCAGTGATATAGCAGGAGTTACACTGTCGTTCAAGTTGTTTGGAAACGACATGATAAGACTAGGCAAATCTCTGGATATGTCAAACATTCACAAATTTGGTCTTCCAAGTAAGTTTTTGTTAAATCTTCAATCAAACAAAGCCATAACAGACAGTATCAAGTTGGCATTGCTATACACGGATCTAACAACAATAGAACTTGATAAAATATTTGGAGCGTCATACACTCCAACTGTGGATCAAGAAAAGAAAATATGGACTGCGTTGGATTTAATACGCGGCAACGATTTGAACGCCGTGAAGCTAATTTTAAATTGTACTACCGAAAATTTAACTTCGCTAGTTGATTTAATGAATCCTAAAAAAATGTTCCCCACTAGCTATAAAACTCTTACTATACCAAAATATGACATCAATAATCCGGGAACAAGTAAGATTTATGATTTTATTTACATAGAAGATAGTGTAAACACTAGAATACAAAATTGGGGAGAATATCTATCTGGAATAGTAGCCGACGATTTGTCATTAGCTTGTGGAGCATTTATGATGACTATGAATCAAATAAAAAACATTCGGCTAATGAATACAGAAAAGCTGGCACAAACAATAGCAAATCTAGAAGTAGTAGACAAAGCTTTGCCATTAATAAACAGCGCGGACGGAAGTACTGTTAACATCAGTGACGTCAATGAAAATTTGTCAAAAATAGCTCTTGGTAGCGGAAGTAATGGAACATACAAGCAAACTGATTTTTTTGGAGCTGTTAGCGCAGTTCCATATGAAGATTACTATCAAAAAATAATAGAGTCGTTGAAAGCAGTTAGTACAGAATCGTTAAAGAATGTATACGAGAAAATTTATCAAAAATCATTGAATAATGGTTGGGCTCTCATTAGTCGTGGTCGCGGATACTTGGACACAGTAATTAATCCATCCACTCAGTGGGACTCAAAATATACGTACACTCTATTTTCTACAGTAAACACACACGAAGCAGGTGAAAATTCAATTCTATTGAAACACGATCTTAGACAAATTTTGCCCAACGGAACAAAAATTTCATTCAATTTTAATGGGTACAACGCATATACTGTATTGAATACCAATTTTGATGGGCTGAATACCGTAGTTACACTTACAACTCAACTCACTGAAAAAATAAACAATTCTTCCTTAGTCTACGTAGAAGAAACAGAATACGAAATTAGTGTACAGAATTTAATAGATGCTGCCAATTTAGAAATTCTAAAAATAAGCACGTTAAACGTTGATACAATTGATAAGTTAAATTACTACTGGAATAAAATAGGTGAACAACTATCTGCTGAGCAGAGAGCACTAGCAATCGCTATACCTAATAATGATGAAGTATTTGGAACTATAGATGGTACTGAGTTTGAAACTTTTGTCAAGTCAGTGTATGATTACGCAACTCAAACAGAATACGGAGAAGCGGTCAGTGTACTGGAAGCAATAGCAGATACCTCAACGCTTGGCGGTCAGTCATTAGTAGCTATGATGCGAGAAACTCGCAACGCAAATCGCATACTAAATGTGGGCGGAGAGTTAGATAATGATATACCAGATAGTCTAAACTTAAATAATGCTACTGCCGAGGCCTGTCAACTTAATGAATCAGGTGGAATATCATCAATTACAGTAACTTCAGCCGGTAGTGGGTATAGTGATCAACAACCACCCGCAGTAAGAATAGGACCATATGGTGGAGTTTTTGGTGGCGCTGGAAGTGGGGCAATAGCAGAGGCAGTGGTTGAAGGGAGCAGAGTAACTAAGATTAACGTAGTTAACGGTGGAGGTGGTTACAGTACTGCTAATGGATGTATTCCAGTTATTATTGATCCACCCCCTGTATCAGCTAGATTAGGAGACACCACAGTTCCTGGAAGTTTTGCCGGGTCGCCGTGGACTGGAAACGATCCAGTTCCCGATCACTTAGTCACCACTGACGACAGTAGTTACACTGTAGAAGAAGCAATAGAAAACGTTACGCAATGTAATTGCGACTGCTGGAATAACTAAGGAGTTTTACTATGAAAAATTCTATCTCTAAGATAGTGACTTATCTTTTTTATTTAATTTTGCTAGTGATGGTGGCACTAGTGGCATTCAATATTGGAATTAAATACAACAATAAGCTAATACACGAACAGCATTATGCTACTTCACCCAGCGGCAAGCATAATATAACGGTGTTAAATAAAGAATATCTAAGATGTATGGCAACTAATATATATCACGAAGCTGGTTCTGAACCATTTATGGGTCAAGTACTGGTTGCTCGTGTAGTAATGAATCGTATTAAACACGGATTCGAAAAAAATCCATGTGCTGTAATTTACGCTAAAAACTCAGTAATCATTGATGAACAAGAACGAGTAACTTGTCAATTTAGTTGGGTATGCGAAGGAAAAGAAACTCCCGTTAAAAATGTCAAATATAGTCAAGCAGAAGATATAGCGCGTAAAGTATTAACAGAAAACGCCTGGAGTGATATTGTGCCAACAAATGTATTGTTCTTTCATAATCATACCGTAAAACCAAAATGGAATTACGATCCAGTTATGACAGTAGGCAATCACACTTTTTATTCAAAAAAACGCGATAATAAGCAGTAATTTTTTATTAACACTAAATAAAGTTAGTGAACTGTTAATCAACAACACTAGCAAAAAACAAAAACATCAAAATTTTGCGATTTTCTAGCGAGTTTAATAAGTTCTGATAAATATACTACAAAAGAGAAATACTATGAATTCACTCAGAGTCATTATTGTACATAAAGCAGAGCAGACATTATGGTCAATGCCCTGCTTTAGCCGTGCCTATAATGATGGTCTAACAGGGGTTCAAGTATAGAACTAGATAATACTACACAAATACTTGAACCCTAGAACCAAAAATTCTAGGGTTTTTTGTTTATGTAGTAAAGTGTGTGGCGTACCCGGGCGTCGGCAGCCTTAATCTGCTTAATTAAAACGGGGGGTTCTGGAGAACCGTGTTGGTTATTTATAACTACGCAGTTCAATAGACATGTATGCGACGGGCATACTATATTAAAGAGCATTAACTAGTGCTCTTTAATATACACACTTAATGTTGAGTGTGTTATTTTTTGAATAATGCTATAACTTTTGCTTGTAAATTTTTAGCAAATTCTGGTTGAGGAATATTCCAACCAATGAATGCGCCAATCAATAGATATAATAATGTTTCTAACATACTATTCTCCTTAAATATATTTATCAACTGAAAGGATTAAAAATGAGTAATTGGGAAATCTCATGTACGATAAACGAACGCGTAATTAATGAATGGAACAAATTGTGTCAACAATATCGGAGCCGTCTTTATTGACGATCATGACACTAAAGCAGTTTCGGACAACACAGTGTTTGACAAAAAAATTATTGCGCCTATAATAGAGACTAAATAAAGATAGTAACGCTGGAGTCGCATAGCGGCAATTGCAACGGTTTTGTAAGCCGTCGGGAAACCTACGTGAGTTCGAGTCTCACCTTCAGCACCAATCAACACAAACACTTGACAAATAATCAAACACCAGATATACTTTGAATCTATACCTCGGTACCACAACGCTCTTCTAAAGCGTAGCAGTGTAATTGGAGTGATAAGAATTTCTCGCGTTCATATAATGGAAAATATACAAATCTTCTAAATTTGGAATAGTTGTTCGATTCAACTACGCGGGACCATTTTTTCGTTTGAAACACGTTGAATAAATTTCAGGGCAATGCCTTTTGAGCCATTTGGACGATTGTTGATGAGATATTCCTAGTAGGTCGGCCAATAATTTAGCCCACCCATATTTGGTAAAATCAATAGTGGAAGCGTTTACTATTTCTATATATTTTTGCCATTTAACGTCTCCATTTTTTCTATTAGATTCCGCTCTTTTTTTAGACGTTATAGCACCTATATTAGTCTTTCTGGTCGCATCTGATAATTTTTTTCTAGTATCGATAGAAACGTAAGATGTCTGAAATTTATTAGATGTTTGTTTTGCCCTATTATAAAAATGAGGTGAGATATCTACTTGAAATTTATTGTGTAATTTTATTTCAAAATTTATAGCACTAGTTGAGCTATTGAAGCATCTTATTACTTTATATTTGAAATTTTGGGGAAATTTTTTTTGCTCATTAATAAATAACTTATCTTTACAGGAACTGAAATATTTTTTGCCTAAATCTTCAAATGGAGTAACTTTAGATGATCTTTTGCCATAATAGTGTTTATTGTTTTTTATATTAGTAATTCTATAGACATAGTGAAACATTGATTTATTCTCCGTGATATTTTATTTATCTCAATGGAGGTTCGAATCCTCTCCGGGGTGCCACAAATTTGACAATAAATCGGGTATCTGTTATACTGTATTCAAGTTAGAAAACAGGAGCAAGCGAAATGAAAGCATACCATGTCACTGCACTCTTTGAAGGTAAGGTAGAGTCTTGGACCACTTACGGTCATGATTCTGTTTCCGGCGTCAAGAAGTCTGTGACCAATTACTGGAACAAGAACCTGATTTACGGTGCCAAGATTGTTCGTGTCGAGCCGCTTGGTGAGACTGATGAAATTGTTTGGGAGTCAGAAGAATGATGGATGATTTTCGTGTCCAGTATCGCCCAGGTGATAGGGTAGTAGTGACGCATCCTAATCCTCGTCATATTTTTCATAATAAAACGGTTAAAGTAGACAGAAAGAATTCCGATGGAACTTATCATGTTTCAACACACTGGAATGAGGTAGGTACCGATGTTCCTGCATCAACGCTAAAGAAAGCACAGAAACAATTAAACTTGAAACTTTGAAACTAGATGAGCAAGGTGTGGCGGAAGGACTATCAAAATGAACGAACGAATCTTTGAACTTGCCCAACAGGCTAATGAATATGCTACTACACGGCATCCAGTGTCAAATATCGCATTGTCAGTCAATAGTGAAAAGTTTGTAAAAAAGTTTGCCGAACTCATTGTGGAAGAGTGTGCGGAGTTATCTGTGAATAGCCGATATGCCAATACCAAAAGTGAGTATTATGAAGGCTTCAACGAGGCATTGATATATGTTGGAAATAAGATCAAACGACATTTCGGAGTTGAAGAATGACTTTTACTCCACAAGAAGTAGAGAAACTATGGCAGCATCAGTTTGGACCGTGGCGAAAATTTGGCGACACTGACTCTACATTACCACACAGAATGCACCCTTTTACTTGTCGTGCTAACCGTAGTGATCATCCCGTTGTCGCTGGTGATCGTGGCGTATTGGTTCCCACTGTTCGTGGATGGATCTGTCCATTCTGCGACTACACTCAAGACTGGGCACACGACTTTATGAAAAACGGAGTTGAAGAATGAACGAACGAATTAAAGACCTTGCTCTACAGGCTGGTTTTGATGCGGTATCAATGGTACGATTTGGTATTGAGCAAGATTTAGAAAAGTTCGCCGAGTTGATTGTGGCGGAATGTATGTCCATTGCCCAAGAATATGATGGTTCTAAACTTGGCGGTCCTGGTCTAATCATTGCTATGCGGATCGAACAACATTTCGGAGTTGAAGAACAAACTATCGAACAAGATCAGGTTCCTCTCCCCACAAACCGTGAACAGGCAATGGCGATGTTGCGTGTGGCCACTTTTTATCTAGATACACAAAAATGAACGAACGAATTCTTGAACTTGAAGATCAATGCTGGGTAAAGGTGCCTTGCGACTTTGATATGAATGCTGGTGGATTGAGCACTATCCGGACAGTATTTGACCGAAAAAAGTTCGCCGAGTTGCTTATAGAAGACACTGTTCGGAAATGTGCCGACTATGCTGAATACCAACTTCAGATCGGTGGCACTAATGCAGATAAAATCAAGCAACATTTCGGAGTTGATTGACCAAAATTTGACAATAAATGTGTCTTCAACTATAATGTATTCATACGCTGAAGAACTGATCAAAAAACAGGGTCTCTGAGACTGTTGACATAAGCGGGACAACAAACTCCCACCGTCACTGTCTAGAAGTTTCGGGAAGCACAATCCCGTTGATCGGTGTTAACATCAGCGTGGCAGCCTGATAGCCTACAGGTCTTCGTTTGACAGTAGCGTAAACTGTCCAGTTCTTTAACAATCTGTAGTGTGTTTTAGGCTGATGGCGGCAATCGTCAGAAGGTCTGTTACTTCACCCCGATCAGAGTAGCTTTGCCGAGCGAAAAAGGAGGGAGTCTCTATCGTCTAGCGGATAAGACACTGGCCCATCGGTCGGTGACGAGGGTTCGAATCCCTCTAGAGTTTATGAAGTCTTCAGCCTAAAACGCATTACAGATATCTATAGTGTGTTTATCAGCCCATATGCCTCTCGTTACGGGGGCATACGATAGGGGAAATAACCCCCGCATGTAACGGTGTGAACATCTGGTAAGGGTGTATAGCTTGAATTAACAGGATGGGCTGATAAGCACACTACAGATAACAGTTGACAATAAATCAGGTAACTGATATACTGTATTCAAGTTAGAAAAAAGGAACAAGAAATGAGCTACAAATTGGTACTGCCTACGGTTACGCATGAAGCGCATGAAGGACTCATGGTAAGAGTTCGCCCAGGCATTGTGTGCACTGACGGTACTACACTGTCGGTACAGGCGAGTGCGGGGCATTATTGCACTCCACGCGATAGTGAGGGTCCCTACACTGCTGTAGAGGTTGGCTTTCCGTCTGCACCTTGGCCTGAGGCGGCCGAGTACAAAGAGGGTGGCGACTCGATTGATGATAGCCAAACCGTGTTTGCATATGTTCCAGTTGAACTGGTAGAGGCATACATTGAGGCGCACGGTGGCGCAGTTGGTATTGTGCCTACGGAGTGATAACCAAAAATTTGACAATAAATCAGAACCCTGATATACTGTCTCTAACAGTTGAGAAATCAACAAGTTCTTTAACAATCAGTGATTAGATCGAAGTGCTAGTGTAAATGGGCACACGCCTCTAGTACTAGTCTAGGAATCAAGGGTGTAGAACACGCGGCTCAAAAAGCAGATGCGAGTGCATTTCGATCTAATCATTGAGAGTTGTTGACAATAAATGGGAGTCCTGATATAGTTATGATACTGTCTGCACACAGTGTGACGCAGGTTGATGCTAGAGCAATCTAGACTGATACAGAGTAACAGGGTAGTGGAAATCACACATTAAGCTACCTGGCAGTTTCTTGACAATAAATCAGAACTCTGATATACTGTCTTCAACGCTGAGAAATCAGCGATGATCTTTAAAAATTAGCATAGAGTTTTTGTATCACGCCAACTGAGGTGCTAAATACTAGCACTGTTGACGTAGCGTGATACTATATTTGAGCGCATTGCTTGCCGGACCGAAATGTCGGGAAACTATCAAGAGCAAAGGGGTTCAAGTCCCCGGGACTGGCAGTGTGTTCAAATATAGTAAAAACATAGAACAATAGGTCAAAGCATAAATAGATGTATGGTAGCAAAATATTTATGTTCTTGTATCTCATGTAAAAATGAGATAACGTCTAATAATCTAAAGATCCATTATGGATCCAAGCAATGTAAAACTGGAAAATTGTTCTCTTCTCTAGTTAGAGAAAAAGCAGACCAGTTTAAGCTTGCTGAATACAAATGTAAGTTTTGTGATTTCGTAGGAAAAAATTCAAATAGCATTTCTCAGCACGAATCATTATGTAAGAAAAATCCCGAAAAAAAGACTAAGAACCCTTCTTATGGAATGAAGGGTAAAAAAGGATTAGGGATCGGGCGTAATAAGTTCTCAAAGGCAGCAGAATTGGGCTTAGACAAACCAGAAGTTTCCGCGCACACTCGACAATTGATACGCGAGGGAAATCTGAGAAATCCGAGGACTTCATATGCCTCGGTTGAAAGTCAAGTTGTAATTGAGCGTCTTCTAGAACAGATTCCAAAAGTCACTAATGTTTTCTTTCATAAAAATGGAAGAGAATACTTTTTAAGGGATGATTCTCAAATATTTTTTTATGATTTGGTGTTTCTAGATATAAAATACATTGTTGAATATCAAGGAATAGCGTATCATCCTAAGACTTTAACAGAAGAATTCAAGGTACCATATAAATCTATGGGAACTAGAGAAGAAATCTGGCAGAAGGATAGAAAGAAAGAACAACTTGCTCAAATGTGTGGATTTAAAATAAGATACATTTGGAGCGATAATGTAGAAAATGATCTGAATAAGATTGTTGATGAACTAGAAAAAATTCTAAGAACTAGTTGACAACTGTAAATAATACAGTTATACTTTGTTTGTTAGATAAAAGATTGGGAGTGTCGTCTAATTGGTTAATGACTCGCGACTCATAATCGCGCAGATGTCGGTTCGAGTCCGACCGCTCCCACCAAAATTAGTGAAGTTTGCTGGCCTGTAGCTCAGACGGTAGTAGCAAACGACTGTTAATCGTTAGGTCATTGGTTCGATCCCAATCAGGCCAGCAAACTTCATTAACCATGTTATTAAAATGTATTATATTGTCTATAAAATTACAAACATAATTAATGGAAAGTTAACAAAACGCCCGGATGGTGAAATAGGTAGACACAAGGGAGGACCAGAAAGCCCGTCCCCCTCACACAGAAATGTGTGAGTAAACTGTGGGTTAATTCGGGAGAGCCTGTAAAATGGCAATCGCGAGCCAAGCACTGAATACATTCAGTGAAGGTGTAGAGACTACTGGAGAGGTAAAGCCCTCTTAATAACCAGCATAGAACGCCCACTGCCTTAACAAGTAATGTTGAAGGTAAAGAGATAGTCCGTGCTCATTGGAAACTTTGAGACAACACGCTTAAAATCCCTCGGCTTCGGCCGTGCCGGTTCGATTCCGGCTCCGGGCACCAAACAACAAATTGACAAAAGACTGTTGACAATAAATCAGCGTTAGCATATAATATGTTCATACGCTGAGAGTTCAGCAACAGTTCTTTAAGAATCAGCATAGAGTATTTGCCCCTGTAGTTTAGTGGCTAGAACACGGCCCTTTCAAGGCTGAGAAGACGGATCGTAACCGTTCAGGGGTACCATAGTTCAGCGTATTGTATCGCAGCACAGCCGAATCTGTGTGTGACTCCTAGGCGTAACCTATTGTGAGAAATAGGGGAGTGTGATTCTCATCAGTGTGTTGAACTATGGTAATAGGCAAGTGGGTTTTTGATAGGGAGAAGTTATTGCGCTCTGTAAGTTCACGCCATAGTGAACCTCTACAACGTCATCAAACTATCACGAAACTTGCCGCCATATTGAAGCACATTACGGATGCCATAGACTGCATCGTGCATTGAAAGTTTGCGGTAGTGTGTTTCAATATGGTAAATGAGAGTAAAAAGTCTACATACAAAGACCGGATAATTTGTATGGTAGATGGGTGGTATGTAGCGGAGCACCCGTGAGGACCGAAATTCCCTAAGCCAATGTAAATGATTGGCACCATAGTTCAGCATATTACTTGCCAGACCGAAATGTCAGGAAACTATCTAGAGCAAAGGGGTTCAAGTCCCCGGGACTGGTAGTGTGTTGAACTATGGTAAAGAATAATGGAGTGGAAGCATCAATGGTGATGCAGTGGACTGTAAATCCGCCGCCTTCGGGCACGACTGGTTCGATCCCAGTACACTCCACCAATCAATAGATCACAAGCATTAATGGTGATGCAGTAGACTCTTACTCTACAGAACATGGTTCGATACCGTGGTGGTCTACCAAACAAGTTATCTTAAAAAGGTCAATATGACACAATTCAATTTATCAAAAGATCATCTCATTCCAGTTGGAACTAAAAAACTGATTAAATCCGATCAGTATGGAAATTATGTCATGCGATGTGTGGCTAATTTGGATCTCTTCCCACAAGGAATAACAACAAACGAATTTTTATCATGGGTGGATAAATTTCATCCAAAAAACTTAGGTGTTGGATATAAACTAGTGGGTAGCAATTCTGGCGAAGAAGATCGTTTTATTTCAGTCTTGTTTGCTATGCAGGAAGATAATCTAGATTGGTATGCCAATAACAAAGATAGTAAATATGTTCAGCAGGTTAAGAGAAAAGTTCCTTTGCCTATTGCTTGCACAAACAAAGAATTGCAGAATTTCCTGCAAGGATCAAAAAAATTACTTCTATCATAAGTGATAATTCAATGTCGGTAAGTGAAAGATGGCGAAAGCCTTGTGGCAATCGTGCGAAATGACCCCGCACCACTTCAGGTCTAGGACCACCGACGCCAATTTCGCGCTAGCTGTAAAATCAGGGCCGATAGAGGGAACGCTGACCTTTCCCGTATGTCAATCAATACCGCATACGAACACAGGTCACCATATTTTAGCAGTTTGCCTCGACCCGACTGGCCAGCACAGGGAAGAATAAACACGGATAAGGAATCGGCCCGTGTCTGCTAAAATATGGTGTAAACTAGCAAGAGCAGCGGATTATCTACAAATCCACTATGAGTCGCTAGGGTAGGTACCTAATCCCTAGGGCAGGCAATAGTAGTAAACACAGTGTAGAGAAGGACAGGTGTGCCCACCGTGCTACAATCCTTCTAAAAGTAACTCTAGGGATATGACCAGTTAACGGTGGGGCCTATATTTGAAGGTATTAGTTTTGGTGTTCTCGAAAGAGCGACAAAATGGATGCGAGTGGGACGCACAACGACACCGATGAAGCGACCGCAAGTCTACTAGTATCTTCAAATATAGTAGGAGAGTAATCACAAAAGATTTTACTGTTTGGATTTTTTAATGGATCTTAATATGGCATAGGAGGCCATAATGCAAAAACTATCGAATGTTCCATTTCAGTCTCTCAGAATCGGAGATAGAGTAAAATCTTCTTATACTGGTAATGAGGGAATGATATATAAACTTATTCCAATAGAACAAGCCAGCCGCCGTGATGATAACGAAATTATGGTTAAATGGGATACTGGTAGTGTTTCTTATCACTGGCAATATTATTATGACGGCATTTGGTTGATGTAATTGAAAACGTAGTTTCACCATATTTGAGCACATTGCTAATGTACAAACAGTTTTCTAGATACGCTGGGTAGTGTGTTCAAATATGGTTATACTCAGTTCGTCTATTGGTTAAGACGCCACCCTCTTAAGTGCGGCTGGAGAAATCGGTTCGATTCCATACTGGGTACCATATTTGAGCACATTCGTCACATCCTTTTGATGTTAATGCAACCGTCTAATTGCGGGAGCGAGTGTGTTCAAATATGGTAGTACATAAGTGGCATGAGGTTTAACCTAAGTGACCGATTGGTCATGAGGAGTTGGGATTGCTCATCGTGTCTCGTACTAACCATAGTTCAGCGCATTCTACCCATTCTCACGTGGAACGGCATGGAAGAGAAATGGCGAAAAGACCCGTTTGAGTGTGCTGAACTATGGTAAATGTTAGAAAGAGCCGCTTGAGTTGTACTCAAATTGCGTCTAACAGAGAGGAGTAATTAACCTCGATCATAATCGGAAGTCATGACTCCGATGACCCGTGGTGATGGAATATGGTAAACATAGGCCTCTAATAGGGCCAGTGGAAATAGAAGCCACTTGCAGGTTCGAATCCTGCCCACAAAGGGTCGCTATATTTGAACACATTCACCATAACTGGTTGGTAAAAGGAATTTGACCTCCTGAGTGTGTTCAAATATGGTTATATACCCGCGTAACTCAGTTGGTCAGAGTAGCGTCTTGATAAGGCGAAAGTCGTTGGTTCAAATCCAACCGTGGGTACCAAATAATAGGTGATGTAGTATAGATGGTCTGTACGCTTCCCTCATAAGGAAGAATGGGGTTGGTTCAATTCCAACCATCACCACCAAATAGATTTATCTGGGGGAGTGGCTGAAGGATGCCTACTCTTAAACGACAGACACTGTGCCCCTTAAGAATACGATGTGCCGATGACAGAGCGGTCGAATGTGAGGGATTGCAAATCCCTATCCGAAAGGACATCGGGGGTTCAAATCCCTCTCGGCACTCCATTTTGTTTCTGTATACACATGCTGATGTGTTAAAATATTATTTAATATATAGTGTGGTAAGACACATGAGTTAGATGCTGATTTTATATTTATAAAATCGTCAGGATATTTATAAAATCGTCAGGTAAAGTTGTCGCTATTAGCTATGTCGTGACAATGATTCATCGGCTGTAAAAAATCTAGGCACAAACTATTAACCTTAGTGCCCATGTCAGCAGGTGTATACAGAAATATTTTTAGAGGTAATTATGGATTTCACTATTGATGAACAATACCTAACTGATGTACATGTCACGACAGAATATACATTGTTGTCTGATCGTGAGAACCCTACACCAGATGATTTGATTAAAATTCTCAGTGGTCACCATAAAATGATTACACATAGCAATAAAGATCACGATGAGTTCGCTAAGTTGCGTAATCAGTTAGAAGAACTTGGTTACATCAGTTGTCAACGAAATTGTTGGAATTGTGACACAGTGTTGAAACCATTCACCTTAAATGGATATCGGTTCAAGAAACATGTTCGGTTTCCATGTGCTGCTGCGCTTGGCGTTTCTGTCAAAGTAGCAAAGAAATATGGTTACAAGACGTTAGGTTTATAAATAGAATACAGCGGAATAGTTTAATTGGCAAAACGCGGGGCTCATAACCCTGAGACATCTAATGCAAGTTCTGGTTCGAATCCAGGTTCCGCAACCCTGTTATACTTATTTTTTTAATTTTCCTCGTTCGTCTAATGGTAGGGCCGTAGATTTACATTCTACAGACGGAGGTTCGATTCCTTCACGAGGAACCATCAATAATGTTTTTAACATGCTGCCATGTTAATTGCGTTTTATCAAGTATGAAAATTTGAACATCATTTTGTTTACATACTAAATGAATTTTTTCTGAATCTTTAAAACCTAATCTTGGATTAATATTATTAATTAAAAAGTCATTTTTAGGGTCAAGATAAACATTATATTCTGGCAGATAAAAATCTGCTTCATAGGTGCGCTCTTTTCCGAATGGATCCACGTAGTTCAATCGTGCTGGCTTTATCCATTTGATGCAATTATCATCAAGTGATTCTGCCAATTTAACTTCATATGTGGACCCAAGCAATACTCCTTTGTACAGTATTCGTTTAGACGGTCTGACCCCTCCAAGACCACGATCTTTTGCAAGAGTAGATAATCTATGGAATTGTTCCTTTTCTTTGCAGATTATACAGCAAAATTTAAATGACATTCCTTTGTGCCATGTGTAATTTTTATAACAATAAGTACAAGTTTTAAATTTTATTTTAGAGATTGACTCAAAAATATTTTTAAGAGTTTCTTTCAGAGAATTACCTTGTTTTCTAATTGTATCGGCACTGCGCAAATTATTGTTGTAAGACGCGGAGCAAGAGTGATTGCAAAATTTACTAAATTTTTTGTCATAATCTAATTTTTTGTTGCAATTTATACATTGTTTTGGAGACTGATCATATTTTTTAATTCTCTCAGTGAAATTTTTATTGTTTGATTTTTTTGCATTTTCGACGCCATTTTTTTGTCCACGCTGTAATCTGTTTGACCCTTCTTCAGTGTGACTTACTATATAATGGGTAAATATGCCTTTTGCTGATTTTGTTTCATGACATACTATGCATGAACACAGTGGTGATTTATATTTCATTTGATTCTCCTCGTTATAAATACTTGCGAATCAGACAGCCATCACTCCTCGTGTGGTTGATTGTTTGGCCCTAATCAAACAATCTTATGATTCACCGTTTATTTATACATAATGTGTAAAATAAAAGAAATTTTATCTCTGTGAAGTGTTACCTGGTTGCATACTCCGTTTGGGGCGGAGCGGTCCCGGTTCAAATCCGGGCACGGAGACCACCGATAGTTGTTGACAGTAATTACCCTAACGAGTACACTGTGTTCTGTTGATTGATAAAGGGACTATAGCTCAGTCGGTAGAGCAGCGGACTTTAAAATAGGAGTGCTACAAAAGAAATTTTGTAAGTAGAACCCGTCAAATTCGGTGAACCCTGTAAAATGGCGATACCGAGCGAAGCCCAGTAATGGGAACGTGTAGAGACTAGACGGCGGGCATCTAAGTCAGAAATGATACGATGAAGGTATAGTCCAGACCACAAACAGGAAACTGGTAGTGAAAACTATAGTGGTAGGTTAATCCGTTGGTCGGGGGTTCGAACCCCCCTGGTCCCACCAAATTTCCGCACCGTTAGATCAGTTGGTTAGATCGCGGCACTGTCACTGCCGAGGCCAGGGGTTCAAGTCCCCTACGGTGCGCCAAAGTTTTAGGATCCTTACAGCAAATTTTAAAATTCAACTTGTAATTGAAAAAATAAGGATCCTGTTGTTTTATTGGGGGATTGGTATAGTTGGGAACACGATGCCCTTGCAAGGCATAGTCACCGGTTCGACCCCGGTATCCTCCACCAAAAAGACTGCTTAGGAGTGACCATAGTGTAATGGTTAGCACCTCATGCTGTGACCGTGATAGTACGGATTCGAATTCCGTTGGTCACCCCTAAGAAGTTTTAGCCGCTTTGGTGAAGGTGGTCCTCACGCTGGTTTGAAGCACCAGAGAACTAGGTTCAATCCCTAGAGGCGGCACCAAGAATACAATCCGTCGGTATCCCCTCGCGCTACGAACGCGGACAAAGGTAACTGGAGTGGTATCACTGTATACTGATGCAGGTTCGAATCCTGTCCGACGGTCCAGATTTTAGGATGCGTACAGCAAACTTTATACATCAAACTTTTAATTTGAAACGTAAAAAGCATCCTGTTTTATTCAGATGGGGGTTAGCTCAATTGGGAGAGCATAGAATTTATGTTGTTTTACTAAATAATAAAAACAAAGGAATTATTATGCCAATTGATATTAAAGAATATATGTTTAGTTCAAAAGATGAAAGAATGACGCATATTAAACTATATGAAAAATGTGACGAAAGAGGATTGAAATATTCTTATCATTTAACTGGGCTTTTGGCATTCACTCTTAATACATCTATCCCTAAAAAGGGAGACAATGCTATCGTGTGTCATGCCTGTAATAATCCTAAATGTTCAAATCCAAATCATATCTATTGGGGATCATATAAAGATAATCACTTAGATCAAGTAGACCGTGGAACACATCTTTCTCCATACGAGCGATCTGTTCTTAAATACGGAGAAGAACAGACTAAAAATATGTTATCTGAAAATGGGAAAAAGAATAAAGGATCCACAAAACCAAAATCAGAAGAACACAAAAAGAATATTTCAACATCTTTATCCGGTAAAAAAAGAGGAAAATACAACAAAAGGGGATTAGCCAAGTTGGTCTAAGGCATCGGATTTTGATTCCGACATTCCCAGGTTCAAATCCTGGATCCCCTGCCAAAATTTAAATTGCCCCGGTGGTGTAACTGGTAGCCACGATGGTCTTAGAAGCCATTGCCGAAAGGCGTGTCGGTTCGAGTCCGACCTGGGGCACCAAAATTGGAGTGGTCCCATAATGGTATTGGAGCGGATTGCTAATCCGTCGGTTTGCGAAAGCAGGCTTCTGGGTTCAAGTCCCAGTCACTCCGCCAAATTATTGTCTCTCAAGTGTTACGATAGCACATCAGTCTCCAAAACTGAGGGCCGGGGTTTGACTCCCTGGAGGGACGCCAAACTTCACCATAACACACGGTGTACAATGTGATAAATAGTGTGTTAAAGAATATGGGCAGGTGGCCGAGTGGATTATGGCTCCAGTCTTGAAAACTGGCGAAGGGGAAACTCTTCCGTGGGTTCGAATCCCACCTTGCCCGCCACTGCTCCTATAAGTAAATGGCATACTACGGCTTTGGTAAAGCCGAATCGCAAGTTCGATTCTTGCTAGGAGCACCAAGTTTATTTCTAACATAAATACATATATGCGTATTAATGAAGTAACATCAAAGAGTTATATGGCCAAGTCACGAATTAAGAGTGCGGGCAATGGATTATTTGCTTCTGTTCCAATTCAGAATGGAGAATTAATTGTTCTAGATCCAGTTGTAAAAATAGATGATGAAGACTGGCAGATAATTAAGAACACTAGGTTCGTAAAAATGATGGGTCTTCGTTGGATCAATAATCAGCATGTCATACCAATTGGTAGAATAGAATATAAATTATCACCAGAAGATGCTGCTGTGTTTGCTAAGACAAAAAGATGGAGATACAGTGAGAGTACTGGAGTGATACATATCAGCTCATTCTTATTATCCAATCACAGCGAAAGACCCAATGCTGAGGAAGTCATTGACACTACCAATAATGTAGTTGGACTACGAGCGCTTAGATTTATAGATGCTGGAGAAGAAATTGTTAAGAAATACGCGGGCGCTCCGGCAATGAAAACATCTAGATTGAGTTGGGATTCTTAATCTTTACACAATTCTTGTGCTGCGTTGATTAAGAACAATATTCTAGTTGGATTTTCTTGTACTACTTTGCTATACCCATTGCTTAATGTAATGCGACTAGCGCATTCTGCGGTAAGTTCAATCGTTGTAATTTCACTGTGTCGTACCGCTAATGATCCAACTCCTATTTCATACAGAGTGATGAAGTCGCACGGCGGCATATATTACTCTTCGCTATAGTCTTCTCCAACTTTGCCCCATCCACTCTTGGCACGTATAGCAAATGCTAATTCACGCATGCGACCGTATTCGGGACTGTTACGTGGATGTGGTCCGCTACGTTTAAGAGCGTTATATGATTTCAGTAACTCTTCTTTTGTTTTGCCAGCGTATTTACCCTGTTCGCGTGGATTTACTGCTCCGCTTACGCCCCACTTCTCTGCGATTACTGTAGTGGCTTCGTTAATAACTTGAAGGTATCGTTGTAATAATTCGCGATCTTTGCTCATGCTAGACTCCTTATGACTTATTTAAGTAGTACTGTTGATCAGTGTTATGTACTTAAGTATATTTTTTCACACGATAAGACGGTGTGTAAATAGTATTATGGAAAATGTTGTACTTGACAAACTTGACGAGAACGCTATAATTGACGATAGAAAAGTTAATCAGCAAGAAACGTTGCGAATAAATAATATGGGACAGATTGAAGAATATCGTGAAGGGTATTGGCAAGTAGTTGATTGGAAGTATAGTAACAAATAGATTAATGCGCAGGATTAATTCAGTGGTAGAATGTCTCGTTGCCAACGAGAATGTCATCGGTTCAAACCCGATATCCTGCTCCAAAATAAATGCGTTCGTGGTGTAAGCGGAAACACAGGATCCTTCCAAGTTCCAGTACCCGGTTCGATTTCCGGGCGGACGCTCCAAAAACCAGTTTTACACTTTGACTTTACAAAAGTGGGTATTGTAGTTACCATATCTACACGGTGCTTAGGATCATACCGCAAGGCCCGCTAACATGGGCGACTTGAGATATCTTAGGGGGCAACAGTAACCTTCCATACTAAATACTGTCGTGACAGGGCAAGCAACTCAGTCGGTGGGCCGCGTGGTAGCGGTGGCAACGACATTTTATATAGGAAAAATATGTCACAAGTAGCAGCAAGTCATATCTTAGTTGAAGATCAAACCACGGCACAATCTCTTCTACAGAAACTAACAGAAAGCTCCACGATGGAAACATTCGTGGAATTAGCAAAACAACATTCAAAGTGTCCTAGTGGACAAAATGGAGGCAACTTGGGTATGTTCGGTCCAGGACAAATGGTAAAACCGTTTGAAGACGCCGTGCTTTCAATGACTGTTGGGCAAGTAAGCAACCCAGTACAAACACAATTTGGTTGGCACATCATAGTTAGACTTCAGTAATTTGAAACATAATGCCCTGGATTGAAAATGTAGCCGCTGCCGATGTGCCTATAGGACACCATCACAAAGCTGGATCAAACTCTATGCTAATTCAAATTATGGATCCAGCAGGCTGGTTCCCTACACCAAAGCATGAATTCAAAGAAATTTATCGTTTTGAATTTCTTGATATTGATGACAACGATGAAGCTGATGATCCTGAAATGTTTATCAGTGAGTCACAAGCAAAAGAATTGGTTGGTTTATTGCGTCACGCACTTGACAAGAATATGAATGTTGTAGTACACTGTTACGCAGGAGTAGCTCGTAGTGGCGCAGTGGCACAAGTAGGTGAACATATGGGCTTTATGCTAGTAGAAGGATTTCGTAGTCCAAATACACGTGTAATGCGTCTTATGATGGGTGAATTAGGATTGCCATACGATGTTCCCGAAGAACATAATTGGCAGCGTGAATATCGTGAATATGTTAAGAGTAAGCAAAATGTTGCTACATCGTGATGACTTAGAAAAGATGGTTGAACTGTCAAAGAAATTTCCTGATGTGGAATTTTTTGAAGTAGAAAGTGACAATAGCAGCGGTATTGGCGCTACTGTTACTATGAAAGTTCAAACTAAGATTGGTGATATTGAAGGCACCTTTGAAGTTGTAATTTCTAGCGTGGAGAATTGGTAATACTATATAAATAGTATTGTAAGTTATTGCTGTAAAGACCGTAAGGAAAGAAGCAAAGAGAAAAGTGTTCCGGACGGCTAGCATTGCGCCAAATTACTTGACTTATCATTCAAATGTCTTATACTACTAGTATGGAAATAAAAAGAAAACAGGTCACTGACACTAAAGGTCAGATACGTAATACTTCTATATGGAATATAGAAGTTGATTCGCAATCAGAAGAAGAACTAAAAAAATTACTGACGTGGTCAAAAAATATGTTAGGTAATTTGAGATCCAATCACGGTCATTATTCTAAGAATAAGCATTCAAAAGAAGTATTTGAGTCGTGCGTCAACATTTACAACACAGATATTCTTCATTTATATAACGAAGACGTCACTGATAATTCTTATTATGTTTATGCTCACTGTGATCCTTCTAAAAAAATAGCTATAGGAAAACACGGAGTCACTACTTTTGCGGCGACGATTGGAATGCAGCATCAGCCATTTTATATAGGAATGGGTCAAGGATCTAGAGCATACGATTTAGATAGAAATGATTCGCATAGAAAATATCGTCAAAAAATAAAAAAATCTGGTTCTGAAATTTCAGTATCTATTCTTAAAGAAAACATGACAAAAAATGAAGCATTGTCGATAGAATCCAAGCTAATTGATATTTTTGGGCTTATAATTCATAGTGGTTGTTTAGTAAATCTTGACGAAGGTAAAAAATCACACGAAAGAAGAATGCTATATGAAACTGAACTAATAAAAATTGGCAGAATGATTGAGATAAATAAAAATATTCGCTAGGATATTTTCCTTGAAAGTCATTATCTGATGAGTTGCGGACCCGGCTATCGTATGCCGGCATCTCCACCATTTTCATAAAAAGCAATATAATGTTTTTTATGGGGATGAAAGGATTCGACGGAGCTAATAAGAAATGATTAGAATCGGCAAAGCAGAAGTCGTTAATGTTGAGATATCTCGACTGTAGAAGCAAAACCTTTAAATGCTAACAATGAAGCATTCCTGATGGCTGCCTAAACCGGCTATCGCGGTAGGAAATACCGGGCAACAGAAAAAACCTAAAAGCACCTTCGGGTGCTTTTTTATTTCCCACGTGAATAAATAACATAGAATTTGTTTGACAAAAAATACAGTCTATAGTATACTACATCAATCATTAAATGGAAAACAAATGAGTCAGCCAAAGTTGTATGTATTAGTTGGTGTTCCAGGTAGTGGTAAATCTACGTGGATCAAAAATCAAGAGTGGGCTAAAAATTGTGCTATTGTTAGCACAGACGCTCATGTAGAAAACTATGCCAATACAGTGGGTCAAACCTACAGTGAAGTCTTTCGAGACTACATGCCGTATGCCGTAAAACTAATGGCAGACGATGTAGTACGGGCGCGGGATGAAGGCAAGGATATTATCTGGGATCAAACTTCTACGTCAGTCATTAGCAGAAAAAAGAAGTTCAACATGCTGTCTAACTACTATGCGATTGCGGTAGTGTTTCGTACACCGGCTGAAAGCGAATTACTGACACGATTGTCAAATCGTCCAGGAAAAACTATTCCGTGGAATGTGGTTAGCGTTATGATTCAAAATTTTGAAATGCCCACTGAAGAAGAAGGCTTCAAAGAGATTTGGTATGCCAACTAAAGTATTTTATTTGCCAATATATAAAACAGGACAATTAGTCACTTACAATAACAAAGAATATATGATTTCCGGGGTTTATATTTCCCACGATCAGATATTAGTAAAACTTGATGCTTTATCTGAGTTGGTAAATACTAATTTTCTTAGTGGCGTAGAATTAACAAGATTTGAAATATGACTAAAATTAGTAAAAGTCCAGAACGATATACTTTTCAACAAAAAAAATATTTGGAGCGTCAGGCGGCTGATGGTAAAACTCCCGAGAATGATAAGGAAACTCAAGCTATGGTTGATTATTATAATCAAATGTTAATAAACCAAAATAACAAAGAACTAGATCCAGACTGGACACAGAATAATATGGAATACGATCTAAGAACCACTGATTGGGTATTAGAAAAAGTAAGAACTAGCGAGGTCTACGCACAGAATTTGTATGCGGCTATGTGTAACAATGAATTTCAGAAAATCGCAGTAGAGGACACGCCAGAGAATATTGTACTAGTTCTGAAAGATGGACTAACCACTTGGAGTTGTAGCTGGCGCTATGCTGGCGGAATTATTGCTGATATGCGTGAGGAAGGTGATTACATTAATTGGTACTGTAGTGGTATCAATAGAGAATACACAGACGACGAATTAGAAGATATGACGGAAGAGCAACGCGCCCGTGCTATGGTAGTGGCTAAATTTGTGGCCGAGAGCGTAGTCACTGATGAAATTAGCACTGATTTGTTGCGATTGGGCTGGCAAGTTATTCTAGACAATGACAATATTATTTGACAATAATTAGGATTGATGATATACTGTATCTGTTGAGTAGAAAAGCGAACATACACATGCAGTACGAATTCTCTGGACGTTCCAGCAAAAAAATCAAGTTGCTTGAGGCAATTATGCCAAGTCTGTTGTCTCAACTAAAGATAGACCGAAATGTTGGGTCTATTTTGATTACGCTTAAAGCAGATTGCTCGGAAGCTGGAATCACGGTCCCGATTTCCGGCGCAAAGAATATGTTTTTCGTAGTCTTGAATTCCAAAGCGTCACCGGTAAATCTCGGAATAACGTTGGCACACGAAATGGTTCACGTAGCTCAGATGACAAAGGGAATTCTAAAGGGCAGCACTCGCGGAGCTCAATGCTGGGCTGGTAAGCGATATTCTAAGAACACTGATTATCTAAATCGTCCCTGGGAAATTCAAGCCTTTGCCAAGCAAGAAATTTTGTTTCGTCGCGCACTAAACGAAATTGGCTAAAATACAGTGACGCAGAAGCAAAATATCACTGCTATCATATATGATAAGCGCGGTAGAGTTTTGTCTGTGGGACAAAATTCTTATGTGAAAACTCACCCACTTCAAGCAAAACACGCTATAAAAGTGGGAGAAGAACATAAGGTATATTTACACGCGGAAATTTCCGCTATTACCAAGTGTAAAGATTTGAGCAGGGCTCACAAACTCGTAATTGTTAGATATGATAGAAACGGTAATCCTGCTCTGGCTCGTCCCTGTAATGTGTGTCAGTCTGCTATAAATGCCACCAATATCAAATTTGTAGAGCATACGTGATAGTAAAAGAACTTAAAAATACGGGTTGGCCAATTCCACATTGTGATACTTGGCCAATTTTTAATGTAAAACCTAAAGAAATAGAGCCGATTCATATATTCCCTCCATATAAAATTGTGGCTATACACTTGTATGGCTATCAGCGATTTCGCTCCAACTCAGTGTCTGGATACAATATAGATACGTGGGTCTAAAATTTGACAATAAATTGAGTTGGTGATATACTGTATTTGTTGTTGATAAGGGGCTTGTTATGAATATTCCTCTCTGGCTTGTTCAATTCTTCTCTGAGACTTTTACTGGGGCTCAAGTTGAGATTATCAATCAAAATTGGTGGAAATTCTCTCAAATGAGTCTGTCAAATAGCACTAGAGAAGAATTGATTAGTCAAGCACGTATCATTCTTTCTATTGTAAAGTAATTTCAATATACTGAGAGTTCATAGTGAATCGCTTAAGTCAAGCATTGGAAATCGCCGAGCAAGTTGCTGATCTATACGGCGATATTGTTCGTTGGCGTAGTGATTTTGAGAGATTTCGTGAAAGTAATGGAATATTGACAAGCTTGCGCCTGTCGTTACTGAATCAATCTCTATGGAATGAATTTAAGCAACGATGTGATCCTAAATTCATAGAAGACTTTTTTGACAGTAAATTGGGTATCTGATATACTGTATTCAAGTTAGAAAACAAGGAGCAAATCGTGACTGACAAGTATACTCAAATCGTTAAAATTCAACGATGTCTAGTAGGCGAGTGTGAGCATGAAGTCACTGTTCGTAATATCAATGGTCGTTATCATGTTCGTGTTCTGCTGAACGGTGTAGTGAATCAAGAGGCGGCATGTGAGTCTAAGCTGAACATTGGGTTTACTGCTCGTAGTCTGCTTCGTTGGGAAGACAAGTGCGGCAACATCAGTGATTTCGCCAGCAGTGCTCGTGAACGTCACAATCGTAAGGATTTCCTGTAATCGGATTTGACAATAAATCCGTTTTTTGATATACTGTATTCACTGAGTTAGACAACGGAGCAATAAATGAAAGTCGGTGATATCGTCAAGAGTCTGGATTTCAACGGTATTGACAACTGCTACATGGTTGGTGTGGTTGTCGGTGTACATGAAATGGGCACTTTTCGCGCAAAGTTCATCAAGCGTGTTTGGGAAGGCGTTGAGGATCGCGAGTTCAAGACCGATTTCTTCACGGCGCCGCAGCAAGGCCAACATATGTTTGACAAGCCTGAATTCCCTCGCGTGATCGTGATCGCTTGACAATAAATCGGGTATCTGCTATACTGTATTCAAGTTAGAAAACAGGAGAAGATGATGACAAAGAGAACACGAGAAGAATTGCGTAGGGCACTGGGTCTTCCCGAAGATCAGCCTGGCGTGGTCAATGTTCTTGTCTATCGTGGCACAGTTTACGGTGTCTATGAGCGTTATGACGATGCCTACGAGGCTGGTATCAAACAGTTTGGCGAAGGTGCTATGTCGTTTTTGGACGCACATATCAGTCGTCAGCGTGTTGAGTAACCAAAATTTGACAATAAATCGGTTTGGTGATATACTGTATTCAAGTTAGAAAACAGAAGCAAGAAATGAACCCTAATTCTCAATTTTTTTCTGCAAGTTTTTATCTTCTTACTTCAGAGCAGCAATACGAAATATTGTTTGAAGCTATGTATAGTCTTTCCGAGGAAAATGGTTGGGGTGATCCGTTCAACTATGCTCGTTCCAGAGAAATTCATATGGCCGCAAAGCTCGGACACAAAGTTGGAGAAACTTACTCTGGAAAAGATGCCGAAGATCCAAATACTGGACAAGAGCAAGAATATAAGTCCACTATTTCGGACAAAATCAAAGGCACCTACACAGGAGTTAGTGTTCAATCGTCTTGGCACAAGCAAGAAAAATATTTGCGTGAAGAAAAACTTGGTAAATATAATCATGTCTATGCTAGATATGAGAATGGTCGCATTGCTGAAATGTGGGGCATCCCGGGTAGTACTGTTTGCAAGATTTTGATTCCAAAGTTTAAAAAAGCATATCTTTCTTCTTCTAATAAGAAAGACCCCAGGCTTTCGGCCATCATTACTCACGGAGAAATTTATGAATACGGAACGAAAATCTATTGATAGTGGAAAAATACTGTATAGTGCTGGAAGCAATGACGAATGCTATACGCCATCTTATGGGGTGGAGCCAATATTGGAATACATTCCAAAAGATGTAATAGTTTGGTGTCCTTTTGATGGGCCACAAAGCGAGTTTGTAAAACAAATCTCCATTAGTAATCAAGTAATTTATTCTCATCTAGACAATGGTCAAGATTTCTTCACATACGAGCCTGATAGATGGGATGTCATGATTTCAAATCCTCCATTTACTAACAAAAGAAAGATATTTGAGAGAGCGTTGAGTTTTCAGAAACCGTTTGCTCTGATTATGTCAAATACCTGGTTGAATGATGCCGCGCCGGCCCAACTTTTTGCTAATCGCGAATTACAATTATTGATGTTTGATAAGCGTATGCGATTTATATCTCCGGATGGTCGTCCTAACGACAAGATTACATTTAGTAGTAGTTATTTTTGCTGGAATTTTCTTCCTAAACAAATAATCATTAAATCACTGAATCGCAAAATTTGACGATAAATCCATTTCTTGATATACTGTATTCACTGAGTTAGATAACGGAGCAAGAAATGCGTGGTTTTATGTCAGCAGAATGGGAACAGCAGCACTATCCCCTGCCCACACTTGAAGAGGAAGATGAAATGTTTGGAACTTATGCCCGTAATGTAATCGCCCGTCAAGGTCGCTATGTGCCTGATCGTGAACCTCAGATTCCCACCGTTTCTCTCCAACTGTGCGAATACGACAAGCGCCGTAAGGTTCTCAAGTTGGCGTCCGAGTACTTCGGTATGCCTCGTACTTTTTTCGTCAAGAGTCATCACACTGGTAAGGAAGTGCGTTTCGTTACTGTTGGTCCTGAGGATCGTCTGTTCGACCAGGATGGCTGGGACGGTGAGATGTGTGTTTATCGTCCTCTAGGAAATGTTCCTGGAGTGGATCACATGGTTATCTACCATCAGTACTAAGGAGTAGTAATGAACGAATTCTTTCAAAATCTGGTGGTAATCGTTGCCGTGGGCGTAGTTGTGTCACCCTTCTTGATTGTCCTTATCTCACTGCTGGACACTCTGATCTACGATATCCGTGAATGGTTCCGAACACGATAATTTGAAAATAATTCGGGTTGGTGATATACTGTATAAACTTACATAGAAAGCTTTTAAATGTCTGTACAATTTCAACAAGCGATTAAGAACATTCTTGCGATGCCATATTTCAAGAATGACAGCGCCAGGTCCGGTGTATTTAAAGTCGGACACGAAGATGCTGTTGCTGTTAGACTTGAGCAAGCTGAATTTGTCAGATGTACATTGAAGAATAAAGTAAAAAGCTCTAAGAAAATTTTGAAGAAATGGGCCGAAACTGGAAATAGCAGTGAGATTTCCGTTGCCTTTCAAGACATGTCAGCTGGCTCATTCATTCTTCAGCCAGCGGGAACTCAATCTTTTCCCGATATTCTAGTAAGAGATTTTTCTGGTTCTTGGATCGCGCTAGAATGTAAAAGTGTATCAAGAGGCGGAACTCCGATGTGGAATGATAATGTTCCGCAACAAAATGCCGTGTATGTCCTTAGTAGCGGTACATATGATCAGTCTACCACTGTTTTTCTTGGAAAAGACGTTATTTCTAAAGAAGCTATTCTTATTCTACGAGAACAAGAACGAGCAATGAACGAACTGGCAAAAACGTTTGCTGCTAGAATGAAACTTGCCGACACGTATAATCGTGGGTGGATTCAGAAAAGCAGAAGACAAAACTTTCAACAGGGCGGCTCAGAACTCACAAACTGGTTCACACATCAGAATCGTAATATATGCGAACAAAATGTATTGAAGTTTGCTTTGCTACAGTAAATAAACAATGAAAAAAATAAAGCCAATCAATAATAATTTAGAGTCTGTTACTATAACAGATATAGAAAATCACAAGAATATTACCGACGCGGAGTTAGTGCGTGATCTTGAAAACTTAATTAAATTTCAAGCTACGACTAATTCCAATAGTTTTGCTGGAAATCCAGTTCTGTATCACTTTCAATTGAAAAATTTATTGAAGTGTCGTCGCGGCGATAAAACAATCTACGATATATGGAATGATGAGGTCGCTCGTGCTAAATTAATTAGCAATACTAGAAACAGAAATCGCGGTGGGCGAACTGCCGCTGGAAACATCTTTGAGTGTTTTCGTATAAATCTAGGCTCAGTTGTTATGTTCAAAGCAACAACTTCCAAGTATTTGTACAAAAAATACAAAGCTACCAGTGTACTTGATCCCACTGCTGGGTGGGGCGGAAGAATGTTAGGAGCCTGGGCTTTAGGAATAAACTACACCGGAATAGATACAAACGTAGAAATGATTCCCGCTTATCGCGATATGATCTCATATTTGAAAAACTATGATGACAAGTCGCGACTAGAAATGCTATGGACAAGTTGTTTAGATATTGACTTTTCTAAAATTGATTATGATTTCGTGCTGACAAGTCCGCCATATGTAAACTTAGAAGTCTATGAACATATGTCTAAGTGGGAATCTGATGAAATTTTTTACAAGAAATTTCTTATTCCACTATGGCAAAAATGCGTAGACAATATTAAGCCGGGCGGTCACGTTTGCTTTAATATTTCTCCAAAAATGTACAAGGATGCTTTAAGCTTTGGATTGCCAGATTGCGACGAAGAAGAAGATTTGAAACAGCAAATGGGTCAACGACAAAGTTCTCTACAGTCAGGAAAAAAGAAACAAGACAAGATTTATATCTGGAAGTGCTAATCAACAGTCTTTTTAAGTCGAATGAGAAAATTTGACAATAAATCAGATTGATGATATACTGTATTCATAGTCAGAAAGCAACAAGGAGTTAAGAAATGGCTTATGTCTCTCAGGAAATGAAGAAGCAAATTGCTACTAAGATCAAGCCCATTATGGAAAAGTATGGCATCAAGGGCTCACTGTCTGTTGACAATCACTCTACTATCGTGCTGACTCTCAAATCTGGCAAGATTGATTTTGTTGAGAATTTTATCAAGACCGATGCTGATAGCTACAGCGGTCGCAAGATGGAAGCCAGTCAAGTTGATTACGTTCGTAATAAGCAATATATTGATGTGAATCCATATTGGTTTCAGGAGCATTTTTCTGGCAGTGCCAAGAATTTTCTGGCTGAGGCTTTTCGGGCTCTCAAGTCGGCTGGTTGGTATGACAACAGTGATACTATGGTTGATCACTTTGACATTGCTTACTACGTTGATGTAAAGGTCGGCAAGTGGAACAAGCCCTATCTTCTTACAAAATAATCAAGAAAAATCATGACAACTGATGACGAAAGCACTCCAAAGTCTGGCGCAACGCGCAAACTTCAAGAGATTGATGAGGAGATCGCACGATACAACAAAACAGTGAGCAAGAAACGTTGGGTTCAAATTGATGCTCATTGGCGAGAATACAAAGAAAATCGTAAGATATTGGTAAGTAGGCTACAATCACTACTCACCGCTGATGAACTACGAATTCTTGGGATTTATTAAGGAACAATAATGAAAGACGCAGTAGAAATCAAAAATTTTCCAGGTTACTTTGTCACTAATAGTGGAAAAGTATTTTCCTCTAAACGAGGAGGCGAACCAGTTGAAATTAATGGCAGTTACTGGCAAGGGTATCGCAAAGTTGGGCTGTCAGTAAACGGCAAAACAGTAACGATTTCAGTTCATCGTCTCGTTGCTATGACATTTTTGAAGGGGCCCCCGCCAGGATATAATGTTGTCAATCATATTGATGGTAACAAGTCAAATAATGATGTTTCTAATCTAGAGTGGACTAATCACGCCGGAAACATGAAGCATTTTAAAGAAACTCTTAGTCCTACATACGTTGAACGTTCTAAGAACAAGAAACAGGAAGATATTGAGAAAAAACTTAAACTTATTCAATTCGCACATGATCTGTATAAAGAGGATACAGAAAATTTTCACAAGATTTGTACTACAGCACTGAGTTTTAGGTAAAATATGAAGTCTATTTTAGAGTGGTTTTATAGTAAAGACTTTACATTCTGGCAGAATGTAGGTCATATTCTAGTGGTAATGATGATTGCGATTCTATCGTTTCAATTTCTTATACGATAAATTAATTCCCGATATCACTGAATTCTAACAAGTTAGGAGAATAATATGCCAGCAGTATGGTTAATTAGTGATACGCATTTCGGGCACGAAAAGACATGTACCGTATTTAAGCGCGAAGATGGTAGCTCACTGCGCCCATTTAGTTGCGCTGAAGAAATGGACGAGTACATGGTTAAGGCTTGGAACGAACGGGTTAAACCTAGTGATAAGGTATATCACCTAGGCGATGTGGTTATCAATCGTAAGAGTTTAAAGACATTAGCCCGCTTAAACGGCGACAAGGTATTGATTCGTGGTAATCACGACATCTTTCGTGATGACGAGTACAGGCAGTACTTTAGAGAATTACGTGCCTACCATGTGATGAATGGACTTATTTTAAGTCATATTCCTGTCCACGAAGCAAGCCTTGGTAGGATGGCGTGTAACATACACGGACACTTACACGCCAACAGAGTTATGAAGGCGAGAGGTGTCGATGCCCGAACTGGTGAAATCTTATACAGCGATGAGATAGATCCAAGATACTGGTGTGCCTGTGTTGAACAAACAGACTTTGCTCCTATCCTTTTTGAGGATGCCTTAAAGAGGATTACGGAACAAGGTGGCTCTGTGGGCTTTAAGAGTGGAAACGGTCCTACAATGTAATAGACTTACATTTGGGACCGTGCCATCGGGTGTAGTTCGATTTGGATATGTCGGCAATACTACAATGCTCACAAGTTTTTAAGTGGGCATTGTTTTTTGTCCAATGATTTTCACCGCTTATCTTTGCTAATGCTACAGGATCATACATTGGATTGTTTTCTAATAGTTGTTTAGAGGCACGAGCACGATTCTCTGGGAATGATCCGGGGTTGTTGATACGCATACGCTCGCGATTCTCTGGAGTATTAAAATGATGATTACTACCTAAAGACTTTTGGCGAATAGAATGTTTGAGTCTATTTTTGGGCTGTTTCATATGGTGTGCTTCACCGCAGGGAAATCCTGTAGCCCTATTACTTTGGTTCATACATCCAGGCTTGCCAAAATGTAAATCCAAATAGTATTGTTCTCGCTCAATGTAGTGCTGTTCATTTTGGCAAACTTCCAAAATGATTCTGCTAACATTGTTTGGATTTTTTATGCTTCTGGACCAAGTGCCGCTACCAATATAATCATCGTTGAGATTATTTGTAGCGTGTCGTCCAATATAGTAGTGTCCATTTTTATGTTGGACACGATAGATGATATAGTGTAAATACATTGCTGATGCTCCCAAAAAGCGTTAGAGTCAGTGGATATTGACGTATCGCGACTGACACTTTTATTTATCATTTGAACAAGATAGTTCTTGCGTTTTTCTTTTATTATGTTATACTTAAATTCTGTAATGGAAACAGTGTTGTGATGTAGTATGATCAAAGTTTTAGGATCATTGCCCAGAAAGTTGACCGTGGCACTTAGTGGTGGCATTGACAGTATGGTATTGTTAGATTTCTTACAACGAAATCATAACGTCGATGCTGCTTTCTTTAATCATAACACCGAAAACAGTAATCGTGCTCAGGAGTTTTTAACTGATTTTTGCTCAAAAAATAATGTAGCATTACATATTGGTGAAATGACAAAAGTTCATCGTGATCGTGAGCAAAGTCCAGAAGAACATTGGCGTGAGGAACGATATAATTTTCTAAATCAATTTGATACTGTAGTCACTGCTCATCATTTAGATGATGTAGCTGAGACTTGGGTGTGGAGTAGTTTACATGGAACCAGTAGCTTGATCCCATATCGTCGTGGCAACGTTATCAGACCATTTCTATTAAATAGAAAGTATGAATTAGAAGATTGGGCGAGACGCAAAAATGTTAAGTGGATTGAGGATCATTCTAATAACGATACTCGTTATACTAGGAATTTTATTAGGCATAAACTTATGGCTGATGTACTCAGAGTGAATCCTGGCATTCATACCATGCTTCGCAAAAAGTTAGAACAGCGTCAACAAACTGTGTAGTAAAATATTTTAGCGTTTGTCTCGCGTAGTAAATATATCTAAAGGATAGTTGGGTGAGCGGCTGAAACCAACGGTCTACTAAACCGTCATAGGAGAAATTCTATCGTGAGTTCGAATCTCACACTATCCGCCAAACATAAAGGTATAATATGAGCAAAGTTCTAATTAGTGAAAATGGAAATTATCGTGTATATGCTGAGTTGACTCAGCCAATTTCGGTCGGTCCCGAATTTCAACATTTGCGTTTTTACACTCAATGGAATGACAATACAGAAATGCGGTTTGAAATGGTGCTGACGCCGACACAATTGCTTAAGCTTAGAGAATTAATTGCTAATTAAAATTCTTTAATGTACATTAGTGCTTCATACCAATCACTGAAGTACTTAATATCAACGTCACCAGTGTAACGATCAAGTATTATAATACAATAAGTGCTCATATCACTTATGCTTACGTGAAAAGTAAGACCGTTTAGCGTGTATACAGTGCGTGATGCCATACTATTATTTAGTAAATAGTAAAATACTGCTTGACATCGGTTGATGCTTGTGTATAATTATAATAACTTTGATAGGACTAATAATGAATGATTTTGATAAAATGTGTGATCGCATCGGCAACAGATTCGATTTGATTCTAGTTGCCAGTGAGCGATTGAGGGAAATACATCGTGTGCGTAAGCAAGAAGACGATGCTATGAAGTACAGTGACATGAACGTGTCTACGTATTTGGAGCAGCGCAAGCTAAAAAGTATTCCCACTAAGATTGTATTTGATGATATTGAGTCTGGCGCAGTTGGGCGAGAGTATCTAGGTAAAATCAAAGATAGAAGTGAAAGAAATAAACCAAAGAGGCATGATGTTTTTTAAAGGAGACTAAAATGTATAAGAAGCATATTGACATTGATGAAGTTGTGACGTTTTGTGAAAATCTGTCCGACAACACTAAAATTTATATTGGCTGTGACAGTGAACGCCTACAGCATAACAATGTCTGGTATGCTGATTATATTACCGCTGTAGTTATTCACGTAAACGGCAATAATGGTTGTAAGATTTTCGGCGCAGTGGATCGTGAACGTGACTACGATCAACGTGCGGATAAGCCACGCATGCGATTAATGAATGAAGTATATCGTGTAGCCAATCTTTATCTAGAACTAGCCAAGGAAGTGCCATTTGAGGTAGAAGTTCACTTGGACCTAAATCCAAGTGAGTTTCACAATAGCAATCTCGTTATCAATGAAGCCATTGGTTACGTTAAGGGCATGTGTGGAGTAATTCCATTTGTGAAACCTCGTGCTTTTGCGGCATCGTATGCTGCGGATCAATTCAAAAGTTTGGAATCTCGTCGTCAGACAGCGTAAGGAGAAAACTATGAAGGCAAAGTCAGTGACTCTATCTAATCCACGTACCGGTGAAGTATGGGTATGCGAGAATTTTGATAATCGTAGGCGTGTAGATGGCGTGGACTTCGTTGAGGTTCATCGCCCGGACAATCAGCGTTTAGTTTGGATGAATCTTGCCAATTTGGTCAAGGTCAAAGAAAGCAAGTCATCCAAAATGCTTGAAATGAATAGTAAACGATGACATAATACATCTATCGTAACAACAAAGAGATTTGGGATAGGTACAGCAAATTCATAAAATTATGGATGGACTGGGCAAAGTAGACATATCTTGCAGAGGGCAACCTGTGAAGCGTTTTATGTTTATCCGGTCGAGGTGAGTCTAGCATTTCTCACTTGAATAAAAGAAGGCAACAACTATCCCGTTATTTGATTAGGATGATTTCGGCAATTTAAAATACTCTGAACTGATTAGTCAACTAATCGTCCTGTTGGGGTTAGCCAACTTTGTGTCTAGTCAAGATACTAGGATCGGGTCTAAACGATTTAGACTGTGCTTGTGATACAAAATCCTTTAGTGTAAGGGGCAAGCAGAGAAATAAAATACCCGTATCGATCATCCTGTTATATTTTTGTATACATACAGCAACGATTAAATCACCCAGTGTGTCGAAGGTTCGAGTCCTTCCATCTCTCAAATGTGAGATGTAGCTCAGTCGGCAGAGCAGCAGGCAAGAAACGTATACAGTTTATCCGAATTTGTAGACTAAAAATAGTAAGTAACATATAATAAGTTCTTAGATTAGATCCAGCAACCAATTTTAATCACTATAAAAAAGCCCGAATCTGGCTGGAGACCGTGATAGGACCAATGATAACTAATCTGTTGAAAGGAAAAAATAAATGACATTCGCACAAGCAATCGACAATCAACTGACCGTTACCGAGAACGGTATGGTAGCACGTGTGGCTACCGCTAACGCTGTGATAGACCTGTTCTACGGCGCTACCCGTGGTGTTGGCATTGTGCCTAAGTTCGTAGCTGCATACGTGCAGGACAGCGAACTGACACTGCGCGTGGTACAGTGGATCCGTGATGCTCGTGGTGGTAGCGGCGAACGACAACTGGTTCGGGACATTCTGCTTCACATGGAGCAGTACTACCCACAGGACGCAATGCGTCTTATGACCAAGTTGCCTGAGTTGGGCCGTTGGGACGATCTGTTGGTCGTAATGACACCTGAACTCAAGCAGGTAGCATACACCATGATCAGTGATGCGCTGAAGTCTGGAAACGGACTGTGCGCGAAGTGGATGCCTCGTCAGGGTCCGCTGGCACTGGAACTGCGCGTCTTCATGGGTCTGAGCCCTAAGGCTTACCGCAAGATGTTGGTCGGTCTGACTAAGGTCGTGGAGTCCCAGATGTGCGCCAAGGACTGGGACAACATCAACTTCAGCCATGTTCCTAGTGTTGCTCACGCACGTTACAAGAAGGCTTTTGGTCGCAACACAGCCAAGTACAGTGAGTATGTCCAGTCTCTGATCAAGGGTGAGGACGGTGTAAAAATTTCGGCCAGCGCAGTATACCCCTATGATGTGTTGAAGGGTCACATCACCCCTATCGACACTTGGATGCGTGAGAGTGAAGTCTCTGCTGATGAGATCGCGGTGATTGAAGCACAGTGGGCTGCACTGCCCGACTTCATCGGTGACGCTAGTGTTCTGCCTCTAGTAGACGTTAGTGGCAGTATGACCTGTAAGGTCGGTGGTCGTAACAGTAAGAGCGAGTTGTCTTGCATGGATGTTGCTGTGAGTCTTGGTCTGTACTTCGCTGACAAGAACAGTGGCGTATTCAAGGACTGTTTTCTGACCTTCAGCGCACAACCGGAACTGCTGCGTTTGAAGGGCACTATCACCGAGAAGATCGCTCAGATGACTAGGAGTGATTGGGGCATGAACACCAACTTGAACGCGGCCATGGAGTTGATCCTGAGAACCGCAGTCAATGCTGGCGTAGGTCAGTCTGAGATGCCAGGAACTCTGGTGATCCTAAGTGACATGAATTTTGACCAGTCTGTAAGCGTATCCGAGAGTGCCATGCAAATGATCGCTCGTCAATACGAAGAAGCAGGTTATCAAGTGCCCCGCATCGTTTTCTGGAACCTAAACCATTCAGGACATGCACCTGCCAAGTTTGATGAGAGCGGTGTTGCACTGGTTAGTGGGTTCTCACCTGCTATCGCTAGTGCAGTGCTGAGTGGAGACAGTGAGCAGTTCACCCCAGAATTTGTAATGAGGAAGGCAGTAATGATTCCTCGCTACGACATCTGATACTGTCCTTGCAATTAGGCCCGTGCCATCTCGTGTAGTTGGTGCGGGTCTTTGTCTTTATACTACAGTATTCACATGTATACTCTGGTCTCAAGTCTAACGATCTTCTTCTATTCTCTTCTCGCGTGGCAATTTTAGAAGGACTTTTAGAACAATTTTCCCCGTGCAGTTCATGATACCTACATGGTATAAATTCACCATCGCAATATAAGCACTTTATCTTTTCTTTTCTAAACTTTGATCCACGTTTCTCCAGTAATACTGGATCTAAAATAACTCTACAGTTGTCACCATGCCAACGTGTGTAATTTGATCCGCTGACACTCTTTCCACAATGAGGACAGACTTTCTGTTCTCTGTTTTTTGCACGATGCCTCATCTTGGCAAGCTGCTCGGGAGTAGGTTCCCATCCACACCCATTCTTGTTCCCAAGCATTCTTTGAGAGTGCTCAGTGCGAACTTTCTCTGTATGATTTTTACCATACATTCCATTCTTTTCCCCCATAAATTTTACAGGATCTCTAACTATTCCTGACAATCCTTCACCACCATTGGTAAGGTTTCTAAGGATTCCTGTCTTGTTGTCTTTGCGTCCATACCAAATGATGTATCTACGCTCCAACGCCAATGCTCCAACTTCACTCAGATTAGTCTCTAGAAGAACTATTCGACTTCTGTCTGTTGGTGTTGATACTCCAATAAGTTTTCCATTCTTCTTTTTACGGTGATCTATCCACGCCCTGTAACCTTTACCCTTACCAATGTAGTAGGGTGTGCCATCTTTTCTGAGGTATGCGTAAACGTAATAAATAAACATGCTGATTGCTCCTTGTAAGCATTAGAGTAGGTGGGAACGCCAATTCCGTGACCTACACCTTTATTTATCATTATTACTTGACAATAAATCAAACTCCTGTTACAGTATTGATTCTAAGTTGATATAGTCTCTATTTTTTTATATAAAATGCTATTTTTAACTTTACGTCATAAATACGGTTATTATGCTACATTTAATTACCTCTACCGCCGACTCATTGATTGAATACATTAAGGATGACCCAGTTCGTCCAGAAATTTCAAGAGAATTTCGTGTTACTGAAAATAGATTTATAGCCACTTTAGTTGAGAATCAACGACCAACTAGTATGGTGTGTATAAGTCTTCACGATTTTATTCCAGAATCTGTAAATGATTTAATCCTAACATCATCGTGTCCAACTACCGCGGTTTTCTATACCATATGGAGTTACTGCCCGGGCGCTGGAGCACAATTGTTGCGTGAATGTTTGTCTGCCATCACTGAAAAATTCAATACCATAAACACTTTTGTAACACTAAGTCCAAAAACAGAGATGGCTCGCAGATTTCATCTAAAAAACGGCGCGGTGATTTTCAGAGAAAACGTAGACTCTATAAATTATCGGTACAAATAACACTACTAAATATAGTGACTCGGCTTGCTAGTTGTGCTATAGTAGATAAATACTTAAGTCTACTATAGGAGCAAATATGAAAAACGAAACAAATGAAGTTAGCGCGGATGTAGACGATGCTGTTTACGAAGATTGGGAATTTGACTATACCAGTAATATCGTAGATGAATTCTTAGAAGACGACGTATTGCCAAAATTACAAAGTTTTGACTTTGATAATCGTGACGAAAACTATGTTCAGGGCATGGCCTCTTTTACATTATTTACAAGACTAATAGAAATTCTAGTAGATAGTGGATGGGAAATAGAAGATTTAAAGAAGGCGGTTGATGATTTCGCTCTACCACTTACCGAGACACTACATTAATTCAGATTGTGGTGTATACAACTAGTAAGAAAACAATGATAATAACTGGATTAACTACAAAACAAATTGAAATGCTAGACATCATGTGGAATATACCCGATGCTCTAGAATTGGAACTTTGGAAGCTATCATTAAGTAAGTCCGATCACACTCTGGCGGTAGCTCTACAGGAACTGTTGATAGTAAATTACATAGATGAAGTAGTGACTACGAGTTCTTTAGAAGAGGCCAACGAAGTAATTAATAAATTAAAATAATAAATATCTAATAGCAGGATATTTATTATGAAAATTAATCAGATTATAGTTGAAGTAAGCAAGGCAGAAAAAGTCAGACAACGAAAAGAAGTTTTGGCGGCTAGAAAACTTGCTTCTGCTACTACGCGAGCAAGTACCGTAAATCAGGACAAGTTAAGAGCAACGCTGCGTCAACAAAAAGTAGCACAGCAGCTAAAACCGATTGAAGTTCCAAAAAAAGAGGAGCCTACTGGCTTTCTTGCTGATCCAGAATTAGCAAAATACGCGGTATCTGACGATGACGAACAGGGCGTTTATCTTAACTTCACTACGCGAAAAGATCCACTAAGCAAAGAACAAAATGTCTGGGCTTATTGGTCAAAATCTGGTATTGAAAACATTGATTTGGTTGAGCCATATGGTCAAGTAGAGCGATTAGGTAATAGCCCACTATCACAACGATTATTCACGCTTATCAAGCGATTGATTCGCGACTATGGATATGTACACGTGTATATAAACGGTAAAAACTTAAGAAGTATGCCCTATGAGTTTAAGAATTTGGCAGAATATTTACGCTCAGTGTATCCAGAAGACACTAGCAACGTTGCGGTTGAAGTTAACCCACGCGATAGCTATCCCGTTTCTACGCCCACTCAAGCGACTGCTACAGCGAACACGGGTTCAACTAAACTGTCTTCTGCTACTCTTAAAAAATATGAGCCTGATCTGGTGAGACTCTTTAGATCCAATCCAACTCTATCACAAGCATTCAGAAATATTCCAATATCACAGCAAGTTCAAGTCAGAAATGAATTACTAAACATCATTGCGATTTATTCACCTGACGTAGATGACGCAATCCCAGAAATCAAACAACGCTTGGCTATTAGCTAACGCTATATAATTTTTCTTCAGTTATTCGTAACTAAAATAAGCCACCAGATTACTTTTGGTCAAAAATAGTACTACTACTGTAGTCTATATTGTACCAGGGCATATCTAGTCACAGTGACAATAATCATATATACTTAGCACATCACAAAACAAGGGAGTACAGCATGACACAAGATAACAAAATTATGATTACAATTTGCCCAGACATTAATCCTAGTCAAGGGCAATGTCTACATGACAAATTAGTAAAAGAATTTCCAATAGAATTTGTTTCTTTAGACGGAGTAAAGGAACTGTTACCGCTACTTAGCAAAGAAGATTTTTACTGTGATTATATCAGTGTTGACTTGGAGCAGCTATATCATGTCAACAATGTTGATATTTTTGCTCTACTTAATACGATCAACACGCTTCTTACTTGTACGCTAGTTCGCGACGAAAACGGAGCTTTTGTTCAACGTAAGACAAAAATTGTTATTTTGGTGGGAACAAAAACACCCGCCGAGTACATTAAAGAAGTAATGTCTTTGCCAATGGTTTCATTCATTGGTCTGAGAACAGGTGATGGGTTTAGTGACGATGAAATCGCAAAGTCTTTACGAGCAATCATTAATAATGATACTACGATTCCTTCGCAAGTACAAGAAATTTTGTCACGAAAGAAAAAAAGCAACGAATCTAAAAATACTATTAATCTGACTCCTCGTCAGCGTCAGATTTTTAATCTTGTGGCCAATCGCGGCGTCAGTAACAAGATTATTGCCAAGATGTTAAACATAAGTGAGAGCACTGTTAAATTACACATGAGCGCATTGCTAAAGAAGCACAAAGTTCGTAACAGAACTCAGTTAGCGGTATTTTCTAAAGAAACACAAAAAGAAAACATCAGTCTGATGTAAAATTATTTAGTACAGTATAAACCCAAGTAGTACTTACCTGCCTTTTTCTTCTAGTAAGTAGTTATGAGAGACGTAAAAATCTCTCATATTTTTTTATTAGGAGAAAAAATTATGGCAGACATCGTATCAGGTACTGTTACTGGTTTTGTAAACAATTATCCGGAACAGACAGCAGCAAGTCTAAGCGACATTCGTCGTGAGGCAGTTGAGCACACAAACGAAATCGTCAAAGAAGGTCTAAAAGGCGACTATAACACGCAGGGTTCTCTCAAGGACGCACGCTTCGACATCAACAGTCGCATCACTGATTCAACATCAAGAATCACAGCGGATGTAGATCGCAACGCAGATCGTCTAGACGCTCGTTTCTTTGACGTTGCTCGCGACACGCAAGACATCCGTGCTCAAGTCATCTCCGCACAGCAGGCAATGGTCGCCGGATTCATGGGCGCAGCTAAGGACGCTGAGATCAACGCACTCAAGACGCAAGTAGATTTGGCTAGACAGTCAACTTATCTAAGCGATAAGATTGACGGACAAGCAGAAAAAACACGCGAGTTGATCAATAGACTCAACGATGATGGGTTGAATCGTAATCTGATTGAGCGTAATACCGAATTGGTTGCCGCTCTCGATGATGGTCGTCATTGGCGCGGCCGTTATGACCAAGGTCAGTGGCAGGCTCTAAACAGTCAGCTACAGGCATTCCAGAGTCAACTACAAGAGACTCGTCAAGGAATGGTAAACTTTGGCACAATGGCTGGTGTTGGACAAACTTCAACATCAAACAACGTTCGCTAAAGTGAGCTTCAAGGCGGGCAAATGCCCGCCTTTTTTGCTTGGAGATCGTAAATGGATTCATTAGACAGACGATTAATAGAACTAAGAACTTTAATGGAACAATTAAGATCCAGTGAAGTTTCTTATGCCGTACAGGCGATAAATTATGCCGAACAGTTTCAAACTGGAGGTGATGATATTATTAACGTCAGACAAGTAATACAAGGAGAAAATTGCGAATGCCCTCCAGGCCCACCAGGTCCACCAGGTCCACCAGGTCCTCCGGGACCATCAGGTCCTCCAGGACCATCAGGTCCTCCAGGACCATCAGGAAATCCTAGCCCAGTAACAGTAACTGATGTTGCCACCGCAACGTATACAGCACTAAGCACCGATTATTTTTTATGTGTGTTGACCAATGCTCCAGTTACAATTACTCTACCAACTGGAATATTAGGCACAGTTTACATAGTTAAAGATTGTTTTGGCGATGCGGCAAATAATCCAATTACTGTACAAGGTACAGGTGGACAACTAGTTGATGGCGGCGCAGCTACGATTAACACTAATTTTGGTAGCTTACAATTAGTATTCAACGGAACTAATTGGAGTATAGTGTGATGGCTTACAAGGAGCCATTCGCGACAAGTTCCAACTGGGGCATTATGCGCGCCGGCACTGGACTGAGTGTCTCAAATGGCATAGTCAGCGTTGATCCCACGACCGCATTAGATGTTGGATATTTTTTTAGCACGACAACACAAACTAATCCTGTTGCCAATGCTATAAACATCATAACCGCAAACGGCACAACATTAAGTCAAGGCGTGACAGTAGTAGGTGGTACAGATTTTACAGTGAGTAAAAATGGAAACTATACTTTCACTTATGTCATGCAGATGGAAAAATTAACAGGTGGCGCTACCAATGCTGAAATACGACTTTGGGTAAGATTAAATGGAGCAGACGTTGCCAACAGTACCGCAAGTACTTTTATAAGCAATGCTACGCCAACCAGTTTATTGGCAGCAAATTATACATTGACAATGACAGCAGGACAGTATTTACAAATTGCTTGGGTAAGCGATTCGACAAATGTTCAATTGCTGGCGGTACCCGCACAAGTAGGTCCGCCAGCAATACCATCGGGAGTTAGTGTCAGAGTGACACTATTACAAGTATAAACATAAAAGGAGAAACTAAATGTCATATACAAATAACTCATTATCAATCGCCGCGGGAGCAGGCATCTCAGTAACACCAACAACCGCTACAGGTGCTACTACTATTACCATCAGTTCGAGTGGCGCTACAATCGTAGATATTAGAACCGCAGTGGCAACTCCTATTACAGTAGTAGCCGCAACCGATAATATAATTGATGTAGCAGTTCCCGGACCAGTTGCTGTAGCAGTAACATTACCAGCTGGTGTACTGGGTCAAGAGTTCACAATCAAAGATGGTTTAGGATTGGCTGCTCCGGCAACTCCTATTACTATTACACCAACTGCTGGCACAATCGATGGGGCAGCAACTGCTGTTATCAACGCACCATACGGATCATTGACATTTGTGTATAACGGTACACAGTGGTTGATTTTATAATATGGCTTACAATAGACAACCACAGACCGTCTTGGCGGGGACTGCGTTAAAACAAAATCCCCCACCAAGTGTGATTCAGCCGGCAGGTATTGTTCCTGTCACATTGGATGCTGCTATAGCAACTACCACTGGCTTGGGCGTAGTTCAGGTTGGTAGTGGGTTGTCTATTACTCCAAGTGGTGTATTAAGTGCCACTGGTGGAGACGATGATTGCTGTGAAAAGGTCAAAGTTAAATTAACTAGCACAAATTACACAATTACCGATGATGATTATTATGTAGGTGCTACTAATAATAACATAACCATTACTCTACCTACAGGTATTCTTGGTAGAGTTTATTATGTAAAAAATCAATCTCGTGGAAATATTAAAGTTCAAGGATCGGGCGGGCAAACTCTTGACGGCGCTGCTTTTAAAACTTTAGGTAGCGAGTCTGGTATGATTGTGGTGTTTGATGGAACACGTTGGAATATACTATGACATACTTATTTCTAATAGCAACTACTTCAAGTTTAGGCGTAGTTCAAGCCGACATCCTCGCCGACAATGGCATTAACGATGATCTCGAAAACGACACCGTTATAATAAATCAAGGAGATAATAATGGATACAAATCTCTCTCAGAACCCACTGAACCTACCGAACCGACTAGATCAACAGGTTCACAGAGATATAGAGGATCGGCTACTCCATCTGGAAATGATGATTCACAAGGATATAGTGAAGAGAGTGACTCATCTGGAAAAACTGGCACTCGTGGAGAATCAGAGTCTTCAGAATTTATTGGCCCGACTGGAAAGTGTAATCGGAGGAGCAAGACAATTCTGGTATCACAAGACCGCACTGCTACGATGGATGATTATTATATTGGCGTTACTAGTGATGGATCGGTTACTTTTACACTTCCCGGAAATATTAAAGATTGTAAAGCTCTTGTAGTAAAAGAAGAGAACTCATCAAGCAATCGCAATATTACATTCGTATTTCATAACGAATACGCAATGAGTGCGTCATGCGAAAGTGCCTCGCTACTTTATCGCGACAACTCATTTCACATTATCTAGGAGAATTATTATGAAAAGATTAGGCGACTACTATACTGATGTTATGTTTAGACGTAGATATGATAATTATTATCGTCCATACTATAATCCATATCCATACTATCGTCCATACTATAATCCATATCCATACAATAACTACATATATGATAGTCAATTATCAAATGTAAGCCAAAATATAAGCAATTTCGGTTATATGTATGATGTTCAACAAAACTCTATCGTAAATCAATTAAGAGCAGAAAGACGTAGATACCCATGAGTAAAGATATTAATGTTAAGATGCTAGAAATAGCAAAAGAACTGTTGATGCTTGAGTATCACGATAAGAAAGCGCAAGATCATAATCGGTGGATAATTGAAAGTGAGAAGGCATGGATGATTAGTAGAACAAAGTTAGAACATCCTTCATTCCCTCCATTCCCAACAGAAACGCTAATTTTGGAAAAGGCTCGTAGCCTAATGGAATTCGTTGATGCTCAAACATCAAAAGAAGAAAAATTAAAACCAATGATTGAACCTATCATAGAAGAGCCGAAGGAATCAGTAAAAGAAGAACCGAAAGAAGAACTTAAAAATACTGAAGACATCTCTACGAATACAGTTGCCGAGCCAGTTACAGAAGTTAAGGAAGAAGTTAAGGAAGAAGTTAAGGAAGAAGTTAAAGAACTTCCGCCAACAGAAAATAAAACAGAAACAGTAGAGAATAAACAAGCTGAAGTTAAACCAAATGTATCTCAGATTGAAGCACTTGAAAATGATAGTGAAAAAATTCCTGGCATGAAGAACTTCAATCTTCCTGATAATTTGTTAGCATACACTCGTCTAAAAGTTGCCAATGAGATAGAGAACAGAACTCCAACGTCAACGAGAATAATAACTAACATTCTAGATTCGTTGAGAAGAAATAACAAATCATAGGAAGACAACATGTCATATCTTTCACATTCAAGTAGCATAGAGAGCGAGTGACCGATGAATATTTTAAAAACTTCAAGATACAAGAGCAGCGATCCGGATATTAACAATTACATATATTCTAATTCTGGAAAACAATCCGCCGATGCGATTGATTTGCGTCAATGGGGAATGTTGATTGAGAATCAACAACAAGTTGGCAGTTGTACCGGAAATGCGTTGGTGAGTGCGTATGAATTAATGACTCAACGTTTATATCCAGAACACTATACCGAACTTAGTAGAATGTTTGTATATTACAACGCACGAATATACGAAGACACTGTAACTTGGGACAGTGGGGCCAGCATCAAAAGTGGTCTGCGTGGCTTAAAAACATACGGAGTGTGTAAAGAATCTATTTGGCCATATACATTAAACAATTTGTTTGCTAAACCAAGCGATGAAGCATACGCTGAGGCAAAACATAGACAAATTACTAAATATGAACGATTGGTCAGTATCGCGGACGCAATAGATGCCATAAATAATTATTATCCTGTTGTTTCTGGCATTGAAGTTTTTGAATCATTTTACGATTTGACCGAAGAGCGTTCAATAATAACCGAAGATGTAGGATCATCAGAAGGTCACGCGGTGTTATTAGTTGGATACGACAGTTCCAAAAAAGTGTTTATCGTTGAGAACAGTTTTGGGAAAAACTGGGGCGATGCGGGCTACTTTTACATGCCATTTGACTACTATAGCGAATACATGCTTGAACAATGGATTTTTGATATTCCAGACTTATCAAAAGAGTTACAAATAGTTTGACAATAAATTCGTTTCCTGATATACTGCATTCACTGAGTTAGAAAACAGGAGCGACAAATGCGTACTAAGACTATTGTTGACGGTTTCAAGAATTCACAAAAGTTTCGTTTCATTCTGACTGCCAACAGCGGTGAAGAAGTTGGTATGACGATTACCATTCAGCAAATGTCGGATCTGTTCGCTACACGTGATGCCCGAGTGGCCGTATGGACCGCACTTGAGCGATTGGCGTATGATCGTTACATGGCTAAGAGTCAGAGTAAGCCTATCCCCACTGGACTAGTCAAGGATGTAGCTGGGTTTCGTCAAGTTCAGATTGATCTTCACTGATTTAGGAGAGTTTTATGATTTCCGCAGAATCTATACGCAAAGGCGCTTGGATTGATACTATTACACTGGAATCACTGTTGCGTAAACGCTACGCTAATGATCATGTTATCAGAAGTGAATTTCTAGGAATCACAAATAGTGGTCATTTCTGCTATCAAATTGGTTATCAAGATATTGATCTTGCCGGGCAGGGATTGACCTACTGTAAGGTATTTGTCTCTGAAAACACCAATGGTGAACTTGTAGCAGAATACTGAACCAAAATTTGACAAATAATACGGTATTTGATATACTGTATTCATAGTCAGAAAACGGAGTAAGAAATGTCTCAAGTCACACTGTCCCAAGCCCTGGCCACTCAAACCGAAGAGTTCCCTTCTTGGGAGCAGATGAGCGATGTTGAGCAGCTTCACACCATCTGGTGGGATGCCTACAAGGATGCGTTTGGTTTCCGTCCACGCGGGCAGGAGGTGTCACACTTCACCGCAGAGGATTTCCAGCGTGAGATCACCTACTTGGGCACTGTGATTGAGCGCGAGGAGGCACGGCGCCGTGAGAATGAGAAGGCTGCGGCTGTGGACTTCGAAGCACGGATTGGAGAGATGATCGCATTGGGGGCAAAGACTCGCGAGACCGCACTGCGTTGGATTCACGAGGCAGACGGCACGGACGGGGATGATGAGTTCCTCTGCTACAAGAACGGTCTGCCCTTCGACTACTTTAAGAAGGCTGCGTGAGATGAAATACTTTCAAGAAGTCACAGAATGGGACGCTAGCTACGTCCCTAATCACGTTTACTACCTTACTGACGACAAGCGTAAGATGGTAGGTTATATCAAGACTGGTACTAAGGCACTGATCAAGTTCAGCAAGCCCATGAACTTTGACTCTAAAGGTCGCAAGTTTGTTGTCCTCCCCAAGAAGGGTGAGAGTGACGAAGTATATTTTCCTAAGTCTGTAGAAAAGCCTGTAGGTCAAGTTATCGAAGTGTCAGGTAGTAACGGTAAGAAGTATTTTCTTAGCAAGTTTGGCAAGGGTTGGTCCTGTTCTTGTCCCGGCTACCAGTTTAGGCACAAGTGTAAGCACGTTGATGAAATGAAGGAAGTATAATGGACAAGGAAAACGACATTATTTTTGACCTTGCGTTAGAGGTGTTGAAGGATCAACCTACGCTACAAAGTTGGACCTTCACTAATGCAGAATTAGTGAAATTCGCGAAATACGTTGTACGTGAATGTACACACATTGTAGAAAACTTGCCTCCTGGTTACATTGATTACAGGAATCAAATTGAAGACGCATTCCGTAGAGACTGTGTTACGAAAATTCAAGAAAGATTTGGAGTTGAAAATGCGTAATCGTAATGGTGTTGAATACCAATTCGTAAAGATTAGTGACAACACTTACACCATTATCGGTGATCTACAATACTGGCGTTATGGTGGTCAAGAAGGTCAAGAGCGTATTGACTACGACAATCTAGGGTTTGTTGACCCCAGCGGTGGACCTTTTATTGGTATTGGTTATCGAATCGAAGGTCGTAAGGTTGTTCGCATCCGTAGTCAAGGTGAGCATCTGTTGTTCGAGGTTGAATGATGAGTGATCTAACCATTGCTATCTTTGTTGTCATTGCTTGGCTTGAAGGTCTTGTAATTGGCTACATTATTTGGGCACCTCTAACACCGTTCAAGCAGGCATTTATGGATGGTCTATCGCTGAAATTCATTTGGGGAAGGTTTGTAAAATGAACGAACGAATCAAGGAACTAGCCGAACAGGCTGGGTTTGAACTTCATTATGAGCAAGATGGTACTTTTTCATATAGTCAGCAGTTTGAAAAGTTCGCTGAGTTGATTGTGGCAGAATGCGTAGGCAAGTGTGAGTTTGTTGCTAATATGGCTACAATCACCAACACAGGTGAAATGGCTCGCAAAACTAAAGCAACGGCTGATAGTTGTGCTACAATGATCAAAACACATTTTGGAGTTGAAGAATGAAAACTGTATTGACTATCCTCGCTATCACCCTGTTGGCGGGCTGTAGCAAGCCTGCTGAAACCAGCACTGCTGTAGGCAAAGAGTTTGTAGTGGATAAACTGTTTACTCACGAAGGCTGTACTGTCTATCGATTCAGTGACGGTGGCATCATTCGCTACTTTACCAACTGTCAAGGTTCTACCAGTTGGCAAGAACAATGTGGCAAAGGCTGTACTCGTCAAGTGGGGATTGATTAAACAACATCTCGGAGTTAAAGAATGAACGAACGAATTAAACTACTTGCCGAACAGGCTAATATACGTTTCGGTAGAATGGCTATATTAGATGGCGATCCGAGAGGAATGGCTCGGTTTGTTTCGTATTCAGAATTTGAAAAGTTTGCCGAGTTGTTGATCAGTGAATGTATGGCAGTCACAGTAAATTATCCACACCCCCAAACCAAATTAACCGCCGCAGAGCATATTGCCAGACATTTCGGAGTTTCGGAATGAACGAACAAATTCGACAACTTGCCAAGCAGGCTGGGTTTTCCGCAAAACACACCGACGTCTATTTCGACAGGCAACTTGAACGCTTCGCCGCCCTTGTCCGGGCTGATGAGCGGGAGCAGTGCGCGAAGGAGTGCGACAAGATCGCTCATCGGAACTCTGGACTCGAACGCGGCGTCGGAGCCTCATGGTGCGCCTGGCACATCCGCGCAGCAGAGATTGGAAAGGGTATGGTATGAACGAACGAATTAAAGAACTTGAATCCCAATGTTGGGTAAAGGTGCCTTGCGACTTTGATATGAATGCTGGTGGATTGAGCACTATCCGGACAGTATTTGACCGAAAAAAGTTCGCCGAACTCATTGTGGCAGAATGTGTTGAGCAATGTAATGTTAATTTTGTCGGTACAGTCGGTACGCATTCTAACGCACATAATAGGGGCGTAAAAAAATGTATTGATAACATTAAACAACATTTCGGAGTTGAGGAATGAAAGTTTGTCAATGGAATGAAATTCAAAGTCTTGCTGTGAAGCAAATGGGTAAACCTGCTGTTTATGTAGGCAATGGGTTAGAGTACGATAAACCCGAAGATGACGAAATTTGGAAGTTTATCATGGCAGAAGTCAAAGCCCTTTACGGTGAGACTGATGAGTTCTATAATATCATGGCAGGGTTGGTCAATGGTAGTATGTTCTTCTTTGACACAGAAGGGGAGCAATATTGTTTCTACCGTATCTTTGAGCAGCCACTAACTGATAGTTCTGCTGTCTATGCTTGTACCTATGGTCCAGACGGGCAGTGCCAAACTGAGAATACTTAACAGAAAGTTGATAATGAACGAACGAATTATAAAACTTTACGAACAGGCGCAGGACGAAATAGTTGATTCCGACTGTGCAGATTACTATGAACGCATTCAACTAAAGTTCGCCGAGTTGTTGATCAGGGAATGTATCAATATCGCATACGAGTATGACAAACCTAAACTGTCTGGACCAGGACTTGCTATTGCCAGCAATATTGAATCACATTTTGATATTTACATTGAAGAGGACGGTAGGTTTGTAAAATGAACGCCTGGAGTCATTTGCCAAATGCGACACATATTGATCGCGTGTTGGAGTCTTCAAAATCACATCCCGAAGTTTGGGATGCGGCTTGGGATGCGGCTTATGATGCGGCTTATGATGCGGCTTATGATGCGGCTCGGATTGCGGCTTGGGATGCGGCTCTGGCGCTGACGGGGCGGGCTGCGGCGAGGGCTGCGGTTTGGAATGCGGCTCGGGATGCGATCCTAGCACTAATCGCATATGATGATGCTGCCAAATACCTAGATATGTCTAGTGATAAATTGCGAGTATGGGCAGTTCTAAGTGAAGACCCAGCCGCAATTTTACTACTACCAGCGGTTGTCGCATACGAAAAAATTGATGAATTGGAGACAGTATGAACGAAAGATTGAAAGAACTATATCGCCAAGCCCACGGAACTCGCCACTACGATGGTGATCCTGCACTTGATGGTAATCCTCCTACCGTATATTGGCAAGGTGAAGCCAGTGCCCAACGATTCGCTAACTTGATTATTAGGGAATGTTTGGCTATTGTCAATCGCAAAGAATATTCATATCATGAAGCAGACCCACTATGGGAAACGGCGCAATTGATTAAAGAACATTTCGGAGTCAAGTGATGGGATACGGCGAACCAGGTTGGGAATGGGATACTAAAGAACAAGTAGACATGTTCGAAGAATATGTTAAAGAAACCGCAGACCTCAGAGATAGGCCCAGAAACCATGAAGCACTAGGGTATGACGAAGCAGAATGGGAAGCCTTCTGCTATGGTTGGAATGCTGCTAAAAAACATTTCGGAGTTTCAGAATGAATCAGCGTGGAGTAGGACTAATTGATATTATGATCGCAACGATCATAATCGGCGGCGGGCTGTTGGCTCTGACTAGACTACAGGGTATTCAATTTACCGCAAGTTCAGCGGCTAAACAACAATCTGAAGCAGGATTCATTGCTCAAGGTGTTATTGAAAATCTACGAACACGGTCTTGGACTGACCCAGAACTTGGAGTAGGTGAAAAAACTTTGCCCGACACACTGGGAAAATCTGCTACTTATAGTGTAAGATATACAGTGTCACAACCAAACGCTCAACACAAGAACATTCAAGTGGTTGTCAGTTGGCGTGACAATACTGGTCAAACACTACAATCAAAACTTGTCGCAATCTTTCAACAAAGCGATGCTAGTGGAACTGCTAGACTACTACAATTGGTTTCGTCAGGTTCTGGTTCAAGTAGTTCTAGTTCTGCTAGTAGCGTATCCCAGGGTAATAAATGACCAGCACTTGACAATAATTTCGTTTCCTGTTATACTATATTCACTAAGTTAGAAATCAGGAGCAGACGATGAACGAACGAATTAAAGAACTTGCTGTTGAGGCTGGAATCATTTCAGCAGAATATAACGGATTTGATCCCACTGGCCTTACTAAAGCACAAAGAAAGTTCGCCGAGTTGATTGTTAGGGAATGTATTGATATTGTTGAAAAAGACCTCGTGGTTAATCTAACAAAGGCAAAGACCGATAATGAGGGTAAGATTTGGACTAATGCTCAACTAACATTCAGTCAAATGATCAAGTGGCGTTTCGGAGTTTCGGAATGAAAATCATCAAATGCTGGGACATTCAAGTGTGGGACGGCGGCGAACGTCACAACCATCTGTACTATGTGGCAACTAAGGAAGCTGCGGATGCTTGGAAAGCCAAAAACAAGTTTGACGAAATCTACGAGCGAGAGATTGTTATCTTGGATGATCTGACAGAACTGGAAGAATACAAAAACGGTGAACTCCGTAAACGTGCCCTTGCTAAACTTACTGAGCAAGAACGAAAGGTACTGGGACTATGAACGAAAGACTCCAAGAACTATTAGAGCAGGCTTCAGAAGTCCATGATTACTGGTATCGTGGTGACAGCCAGCGTTTGGTCGATCATAAAATGTTTGCTGAACTAATTATTCAGGAATGTATTCAAGCAATTCAAAACGAATCTATGAATTCTAAAGATGAATGGGAAGATGGATTGCGAATTGCAGAAGGTGCGATTCGGGAACATTTTGGAGTAAAATAATGGAAAGCATTTTTATTTTTGTGGTACAATTAGTCATGATAATTATATTGCTGGGTTCTATGGCTATGTTCCTGTCACTGGTAATTCCCTTGCTATATGATGCTTACAGAGAATTTAGGAGATCACTGAAATGATTAACATTTTGATGGATGTGTTTATAACCGTTTGGCTATTGGCCATTACTGGAGTCACACTTATGATTCCCTATTGTGCTTATCAGATGATTTATAGTGCGTGGAGAGGTGAGTGAAGTGGCTGGCGCTCTAATAGACATTTTAATAGCAACCGTTGGAATTGTTGGTATTATTATGGTAGCATCCGGCGTGACTTTATTAACAAGTTGGATCTATAGTAAGTGGAAAGGTAATTGAACCATGACCTACATTCTTGTAATTTGGACCGTGATTGCCTGTGTGCCTGCTGTCTGTAAGTACGATTGGCGACCTATTGGGGAGTTCCATATGGAAGAGGGTCGTATGGGCAAAAAGACAGCACGAGAAATGTGCGATGATGCTGCTAGGCAATTGAGTCTCAAAACTAACGAATACCGTTGTATTCAGAGTAAGTAAAATGATTGATACAGATAGAGAACTGCTGGAATACGCTGCGAAGGCGGCTAAGTACGATTTCATTGAAAAACGATTTCCTTTGTTCCCTTCGGCTTTCGAGTTCTATCTTAGGTCAAGGCATCCGACTAGAACAAGTGACTACCCAACGCTTTGGAACCCCCTCACCGACGACGGCGATGCTTTCAGGCTGGCGGTGAAATGCCTACCCTTCTACACCCTGCGCTACTCAAGAGAGGACTGGGAAAAGTGCGGCGAAGATGGATATGCCGCCACACGCCGCGCCATCGTCAGGGCTGCGGCTGAGATTGGAAGGAGTATGGTATGAACGAACAATTCAGGCGGGCTTGGAATGTCACAGGAACTAAATTTACTCCGAGTGGGTTAGAATGGTTAGCTTGGTGTGGACAACCCCTGCTTTACGATGGTGGGTTGTGTGTAAATCGTAGTCCACAAGAGCATCAAGCAAGTCTTGAAAAGAAGGGCGGTCTAACATTATGAACGAACGAATTAAGGAACTGTTGAGTAAAGGCTACTCACATGTAGCAATTGCTATGGATTGCGGCGGCCCTGTTGGCACAACAGAATACTATCGTGTTCTCAACGAGTTAGATCCACATTATCGTATAGGTTGTCCATATTGCGGAGAACTTCGTTTCGGCACTGGTGATTGTAATTGTAGGGATGATTGATATGAACGAACGAATTAAAGAACTGGCTAAACAGGCTACTCAGGAATTTAGTCCAGCGTTTGACCGAGACAAGTGGCAGGATAAATTCGCCGAGTTGATTATCAAAAAGTGTGTTATGATTGGCAACTATGCCCACGACGGTGGTGAATATCCTGGACCAATGATCAAGGAATACTTTGGAGTTGAATAATGAGTGATAAAGAATTTCTACTATGGTTAGCCTCAAGGCTCGTTAATGTTTATGGTGAATACGAACAAACAGATTTTGTCCTTAGATTAAAAGAGATTGCAAATGAACGAACGAATTAGGAAACTTGCTAAAGAGGCCGGTGCTCATATTAGCACTAGAAATCTAATGTCAAATCCTCCACAGCATGTTGAAACTGTGGAACTATGGGATGACAGAATTGAAAAGTTCGCCGAGTTGATTGTTCGGGAATGTATTATGGTTTGTTGGCCAGGCGGAGAATCGGATATTCTGTATGAGCAGGCCAGCGCAATAGACAAGGCCTTTATTGATGGACAGGATGTGTGTGTAGAACGATTGAAACAACATTTCGGAGTTAAAGAATGACTTGCTCACATAGTAGAACCAAACAGACATGGGTAACCACAAATTGCTTTGGTGAAGAAACTGAAGGTGAGTGGGAGTCTGAAACTGTTAGTACCACAGTGGACTTGGACCTACATCGCTATAAGTGTGCTCAATGTGGAGAGGTAATGTATTACAGTGGGGCCGCAAAAGAATACTATGAAACTGGCGTAGACAGAAAAGGTCTGTTCTTATAATGTTGACAAAAATCTTACTAGACAAAGATGACCGTATGCTACGAATCGGCTTTGGTAAAAATAAAGGCAATTGGTTTTTCCGTATTGATCTCTGGTATGTAGGATATAGGATAACAAAATGAACGAACGAATTAAGGAACTTGCGAATCAGGCAAAGTTTATGGCAGAAGAAACAGTCAACAGGAAAATTTCTGCCAACCCTGAATTATATGCGTTTGCGGAAAAACTCGCCGAGTTGATTGTGAAAGAATGTGCTGGCATCTATAGTAAGATTGACAATGGCAATTCGCATATGGGCACAGACGATTATCTCGAAGCCTTACATAAAACATTTTTTGGAGTTGAATCGTGAAAACTGAAACTATAGTTCTAAAAGTTGAAAAGCGGGTAAATGAAGCCAATGAGGTAGAACCTAACCTCTATACAGTAATTGAAAATGATGTTATACTCTTTACTACACACGATGCTGTCTATGCTCTACAGGCAGTGTTGAATAGGAGTTGAATCGTGAGTTTTAGAACAGCATACAATAGTTTCAAAAGCGGGCGTGGTTCAAGTAAGCCACAAGGATACTTTCGTGATCCTACACCCGAAGAATGGAAAAAGAAGATGGATGAATACTATATCCAACAACGTAAGAAGAACGGGAGTTGAATGATGAAACTAAGTGAACTAAAGCACATTGTTGATTGCCACCACCGTGATGGTCACTACGAAGACCCCGAAGTGGTGATTAAGATCAAACTGCCATACTCTACTGTTGGTGGACTACCTACTGTTAAGGTAAAAAATATCCAGATGGGCTTTGATTGGGATCATGGTAAATTCATCATCACACCTGAAGAAGACCTAACACCAAGTGATCGAGACTTCGTCAAGCAAATGACAGAGATGCAGGAACGTGCCGGTTGGGCAGACTATGAGAATCGTAATCTCAAGGCTGAAATCCGTCGTCTAAAGAAGAAACTTCAAGAAGGCGGCGGTGCTACTTATAGCGATGTGGTCAGTGATGGCGGAATGGATCCACGATGAACGGACTAGTTAGAGAACTTGCCGAACAGGCTAGGGCAGTTCCTATTGGTGGTGCACCGAGGGAACGAGCATTGGTTGGTTATGAGAATATTGAAAAGTTCGCCGACTTAATTCTGTTTGAATGCGTAAAGATTGCTGTGTTCAAAGGTGATACAGCAACTGCTAAAGAAATTAAAGAACACTTTGGGTTAAAATAATGATTGATGTTTGAATGCTGTCATTAATCCAAAATTATTGCTTCTATATCAACAAGATCATATAATAACAACTTAACATCAGGAGTACATCTTGGGCAAATTCAATACAACAATCGTAGAAAGCTTGGATCACTTAAACAAGGTTTTAGCTGGCATCTTTGCTTTCCTGGCAATTTTTAAATTCGTTGATCTTCTTACTGAGAACTTTCTAGGCGCAGTATTTGAGTCTCTTACAATTATTGGTGTAGGCATTCTAACATGTGGCTATATCGCTCTAATGATCAACATCAACAATAATCTAGAAGCACTACGCAACAAACTGGAGAAGTAAAATGGTAACTGTAGTAAAGCACGAATGGCACCAAGTGGATAGTCAGTTTGAACTAAATTTTGATATTGATTTATTGTCAGAGATTTATCCTGATCTACCAGAAGAAGAACTAGAGAAATTTCTCGTTGCTCTTGAAAACGGTGAAGCAGACATTGATGATATCGTAACTGACGCTATTAATAACGATGTTGATCTAGAATGGAATCCTGTCTATGATGACTGGTGGACAAGTCGTAAGGGCGGGTTTGATGTAACTTACGAACTAGGAGATAACGATGAATAAGTATAAAATTGAAATTTATAGTCGCGGATACGAAGTCGGTATTGGTGAGATTACCAAAGAACAATACGAATATTGGTCTGAGCGTGAAGCTGATTTGGGCGAAGCGCTAAATCAAAATATTGACTATGATTCAGAAGAAGTTCCCGAAGATGCGCGGTTTGAATGGTATTACAATGACTATTCTAGTGAAGCAGAAGCATATGGAGCTGACGCCAACTATAGTACGCTAGTTATCAAGGAAGGCGAAACTGAAATTTTCAATGATGAAATCTCAGCGTTCCTGAATGAGGAAGATGGCACCGATGAAAATATGGAGTGTATTGAGTCAACGTTCATTGATGATCTAAAGCCTGGATACTACGTATACTGGGAACAAGGAGGTAAGGGACTATACTTCCATGGTGAAATTGAAATTGAAAAGTTTGATCCTAAATTACTAAAGTTTAAAGTAACAGAAGTCGAGAACTGCGAAGTTATCACCAGTGTAGAATATAATGGCGTAGACATTGAAAACTACGGCGGTGACTGGTCTGGCAAGTACGGTGACTTCTCACTACATCATATTGAAGAAACAGAAGAGGAATAACCATGCCATTATTTGTAGTTGAAACTATTCACACATTTCGTCACAAGTACGTGATTGACTGTAAGAGTCTAGATCATGCTTATGATACTGTAGCTATGGAAGAAGCCGAAGAATTCAGTCAAATGAGTTTAGGTGAACAGATTATCACTGGTCATGAAATCACCCGTGAGGAATTCACTCGCATGAGTAAGTCATTAGAAGAACACGGAGATGGTACACACTATCGTCCAGAGAGTGGTAGCCCTTGGATGGGCGAAAAGATGATTCATCATGTTGAGTATGACTGATGACTGTTTACTACAAAATTCGGCATAAAGAAACAGGCCTTTTTGTGAAGGGTACCCCACACTATCTTTCATATGATGGCACTGGGCGTATCTTTCAAAAAATGGGACGACTTAGGGCATTCTTAACTGGTGTTATGAATTGTCAGTACGGTCGGTACAGCAGACACGTAGACTTAGGTGAATGGGAAATCGTTGAACTAGAAATGGTAGTCAAGGATACCAAAGAAGTAATTGATGTTGTTGATTCAAAGAAAATTGTAGAAATTCTGGCGAGGTAATCATGAGATACAAACGAACCATACCTGTTGAAACCTATGTCACTGTAGACATTGATTTGGCGGATATCGATACTGCTGATTTAGTTGAAGAATTAGAAAATCGTGGACAAAACGTTGACGGTGATAATGAACTGCTAATGAGAATTTATGAACTGCGCCGTATAGGCAAGTCCTTTGATGCTGAGTTAGATAGTTACATTTACGAAGTATTAGGCAAAGTTGTATGACTACTTTTTACAGAAAAGAAGGTCGTAAATATATTCCGGTCAAGGAGTATGACGATCAGTTGATGGATGCCTATCAAAAGGGCACACACATTGTTGTAAGTGAGCCTGGGCATAAGATCACACGCTATAATATTGATCCAGAATTTGCTCCATTAATTGCGGCTGGAACGTTTGCCACTGATGCTATTAGTGGAGTATTAGTTCAAGCTACTTCTCTAAGACATCGTGAATCTAAAACACTACTCACGCCCGAACAAAAACAAGCGTGGGATAATTTAGTTGAAGTATTCGGAAAAAGCGCAAAACAATTAGAATGGCCAAGTGCCAGAGAAGCAGCCGAAGCTGGAGTAGATGCTTTAATCGTTGAGGCCAATAAAAAGCTACAACATCCTGAAGTAAAGAAAGCATATGAGCAATTCATGCTTGTGTATAGTCTAGTAAAGTAGTCTAGTGTTTTGAGCGACATCTTGTCGCTAAATACTATCTATGCTTAATAATTTTTTTACCTTTAGTAGATTTGTACTATTTATAGCACTGTGTATCAGTGCTATTGCCGCTTATTACAGTGTAATTGGTTTGACTGCGATATTTGCCGGAGCAGTTATCCCAATCATAGTAATGGGAGCAATTTTAGAGATAGCCAAAATTACTACTACAGTATGGCTACACAAATATTGGAATCGTGCCGCTTGGAGCATCAAGCTTTATCTTACCGCAGCGGTTATTGCGCTGGCATTTTTAACCAGTATGGGAATTTTTGGATTACTTTCAAAAGCACACAGTGACACCGGATTAGTTAGCGGAGATGTAGCGGCAAAAGTTGCGTTGATTGATGAAAAAATTAAAACACAGCGTGATAATATAGATACTGCTCGTCGCGCATTACAGCAGATGGACGAGCAAGTAAATCAAAGAATGTCTCGCAGTGATAGTGAGCAGAGTGCTGAACGTTCTGTACAAATTCGCCGTCAACAGTCAGCAGAAAGAACAAAGCTACAAAAGGAAATTGGCGAGGCACAAACAATAATTGCTAAACTCAACGAGGAACGAGCACCAATATCAGCAAGTCAGCGCAAAGTAGAGGCAGAAGTTGGGCCAATTAAATATATCGCAGCGCTGATATACGGTGATAATCCCGATACAAATTTACTTGAAAGAGCGGTTCGCTGGGTAATTATTATGATAGTTATTGTGTTTGATCCGCTTGCCATCATATTAATTTTGGCCGCAAATAACAGTCTAAAATGGGAACGAGAAGAAAAGAAACCACAACAAGCTGTGATGACTGATGAGGTGACTGAAACGACAGATGATATAGAGCAAAAAGCGTTAAATGACGGTGTTGAGCCAGTCACAGCAGAAAATTTATCAGATGCGATAAAAGATCAGTTTGATTTGAGTAAACACAAATATTTATTTAAAACTCCAGACACTAGACATCCACCGGGTGTTGAACCAGTAGGTCCACAAGTGTTTAAGCACTCATCGAATGAAGATGATGTTCCGCATAACGTCGCCGATTATCGTGCTGATAATTACAGTACTCGTTACAATCTGCTACCAACTACAATAGTAATCGAGACTAACAGTGAGGATACTAGTAATACTGTTGAAAAAATTAAATTTTATGAAGATCAGTCCTATGTTCACTATAATGGAAAATTAACCAGTATAAACGCGCTGAAAGCTATTAGACCTGATTTGGTATTTAAGAACTCAAGCAAAAATACGACTATTGTAAATTTTGGAACTGAGTTTCCTAAGGAAGCGTTTAATGGAGAGTTTTATATAAGAACAGATAGTGTTCCAAATAAGGTGTACGTGTTTGATTCTAAAAAATGGGTAAGCATTGATAAAAAAGTAGTGACTGATTACACACATAGTGTAAAATACATTATGTACTTGATTTCTCAGTTAGAAGCAAACAAATACAAGCTAGAGTACTTGACCGATGGCGAACAAGCTGAAATATCAAATTACTTAAAAAATAACTAAATATCTGTATATTACAACTAAATTAATGAGCGAAGTACTTTATTTCCAAGAATGCTCCTTTTGTGGTAAACACAAGAGTGTAGTAAAAAAGCTAATCGTAGGTGAAAAAACAGCCATATGTAATGACTGCGTTGAACTATGTAATGAGTTACTATTGGATGAGTCCGATAGCATCAACGATTTACAAAATGTAAAGACGAGTTTGTATCCAGATGATATCAAATCGTTCTTGGATCGTTATGTTATTGGGCAAGAACACGCCAAAATGATACTAAGTGTTGCCGTGAGCAATCATTACAAGAGAATCAACAATAAAGATTCAAACATCAAAATACAAAAAAGTAATGTTCTTGTATTGGGACCCACTGGCAGTGGAAAAACATTGTTAGCAAAAACGGTTGCCGAGTATCTGGATGTTCCATTTGTCGTGGCCGATGCTACTAGCTTAACTGAAGCTGGCTATGTTGGCGACGATGTTGAAAGTATGATTGTTAGACTATTGGCTGCCGCCGATGGAGACGTTGACAAGGCTCAACGTGGTATAGTATTTATAGACGAAATCGACAAAGTTGCTCGTAAAAGTGAAAGTGCCAGTATCACACGTGACGTTAGCGGTGAGGGTGTTCAACAAGCACTGCTTAAATTAGTAGAAGGCACTATGTGTAGAGTGCCACAGGGCAGCAAGCGAAAAAACCCAAATAGCGATATGATAGAAGTGGATACTACTAATATTCTCTTTATTGCCGGAGGAGCATTCGTTGGATTAAATGAAATCATAGCTAAACGAGTAGATGGAAACAGTATTGGCTTTGGAGCAAAAATAAAAGCTGACGTAAAAGAACAGGATTATTTACCACTAGTTACTCCTGATGACTTGACTAAATTTGGAATGATACCGGAATTTACTGGAAGATTTACCAGCAGAGTGTCTATTGGAGAATTGACAAAAGAACAATTGATTCAAATTTTGTTAAATGTAAAAAATAGCTATATTGATCAATACAAGTATCTATTTCAGTTAGATGGAATATCACTTTCATTTGATAACAATGCTATAGAACTTATAGCAGAAAATTGTTTATCTCTAAAAACTGGGGCAAGAGGCTTACACAGTGAAATAGAAAGAGTGCTTTTGCCTCATATGTACAATATACAGAGTTATCTTAAAGAAAAGATAAAGAGTATAAATATAACAGCGGAATTAGTACAAGACGCTAAGTTTTTGTTGGAGAAACAATGAAGGTAGTTAATACAAAAGACAATTTCGAAATTGCGATGCGTAAGTTCAAAAAGAAAGTAGCCGATAGTGGTTTGCTACAAACACTACGAGAACGTGAATTTTATGTAAAGCCCAGCATAGATAAAAAAGTAGCAAAGAGCAAAGCTCGTAATCGCTGGAAAAAATATCTAGATAGTCAGGAACTTCCAAAAAAGATGTACTAATTACCAAAATAGTATACTATTTTGCGTAGTGTATGTTAAGATAAATAAGAATGTAGTGTGAATGAGTCACACTACATTAGTAACGCCCTAGAGGGTTACGGTTCAAAAGTCATTCTTGCTTATAGGAGAAATAAAATGACAAATCTACAAGTTCGTTCTATTGATATTCCACAACTACATCGCTTTGGTGTAGGCTTTGATCGTATGTTTGATCACTTTGAAGAAGCTGTACGTGCGAATCAAACTAATTATCCCCCTTTTAACATCATCAAAACCGATGAAAACAATTGGCTCATTGAATTAGCAGTGGCTGGTTTTAAGCAGGGGGATATTAACATTACTGTGAAGCAGCAGCAACTAACTATTGAAGGAAAACAAACTGGTAACGATCATTATGATTATGTACATCGTGGTTTGAGCAGTCGTGATTTTGTACGTAGTTGGACTCTTGCTGATCACGTAGAAGTGCGTGATGCCACACAAGAGAATGGAATTCTTAGTATTCATTTGGAGCGTGTAATTCCAGAAGAAAGCCGACCAAAATCTATTGCTATAACTTACGTTAAGTAATATAATAAATACACAGTGAGATATCTCACTGTGTATAGGAACACAATATGGCAAACACAGAAACCAAAACAAAAATTAAACCCAATCTAAAAATTTCAGAGCCTTCTCTGTTTAAGATTATCTATGTAAATGATGATATAACTACTATGGAATTTGTAGTAGAAAGTTTAATGTCTCACTTTGATTACACTAGTGACTCGGCGATTAAAGTAACAGAAAACATTCATACCAGTGGTAGTGCCGTAGTGGCTGTACTTCCTTACGAAATTGCCGAGCAAAAAGGAATAGAAGTTACAGTTGAAGCAAGAAATCAAGGGTATCCATTACAAATTAAAATAGAAAGCGAAGCTTAATCTATTTCAATTCTTTTTGGCCAGTACGGCTGAGCAGAATTAAATGAGTTATTAACATAACGTCTGCTATTCAATTTAACGTCTACCGATAAATTTGATCCGCCAAATAGCCAAGTTTTTACTTTACTTGAGGTATCGTTTAGCAATGCTATTATTGGATCAACTTTATCCTGTAGTTCGTGTTCGGACTTGTATAAAAATTCCTCTGACGGTATTGAACTTGTAATAACAACTATTTGCTTGGTCTCACTGTGACTTTGTAGATTTTTTATAGTGTTAGTTAAATAGCCAATATCTTCTATTTTTAGACTTGATACTAGCGCGATGTCATCGGATGTTTGAATATTAGGATTGTTTCTAAACCATCCATTACACGCAACAAACGCGACCCCATTTAGAACAACAACGTGATTGTGTAAGAATACCACATTGTTGATGTTATCGCAGATAGTCTTAATTTGCTCTATGTTACTTTCATATTCCGGAATCAACTCGTGTTCTAGCGCTCCATCAATGTAAAATATACCACGATAATGCTTACTTAAATGATCTAGTACTTCTTTTACTTTTTCAATACTGTAACTTATTCCGCCGGCAACAACACAAAATAAGCTAGTAGGCTTGTCGGACCAGTCAAACACATCATCGTGATCCAAGTTCAAATCACTTATAAAGTCTATTGCCAGTGAAGTTTTCATTATTTTTTATTCGTTGTAGTTTTCTTTGCTGTCTTTGAAGCAACTGCTTTTATAGCTGGAGCGGTACTTTTTGATTGAGAAGATTTTACTTCTGAATTTTTTAATGCTCTTGGTCTACGCGGTCTCTTTGGATTTGCTTGAGTAACAGAATCGGTGATTTGATCGTTGATCATAGGCGGTACTATCTTCTCTTGTTCTGGTTTTTGCTCTGCTTTCCCAAAAAAGAATTCTTTTATTTTCTTAAACATAATGTTCTCCTCAGTAATATTTATTGGTACGACTGTAAGTAAAAATTTTCCTTATCGCTTGACCGTGATAAATTTTTAATGTAGTATACACAAAGGATTACACTATGGCAACTGAACAAGAAGACACTGATAGCACGCATTCTGAAGCATTGAATAATTCCGGAATATACGTGTTTATGGGCGAAGTAAATGACGAGTCAATAAAGCCGGTTATTGAATGGATTCTGTACGAAAACTACGTTTCTAAGAAAAAAAAGACTGAGTTACAGTTACTGATCTGTAGCGAGGGCGGAGAATTACAAACTACTTTTGCTCTGATTGATGTAATGAGAAACAGCAACATACCGATTAAAACAGTAGGTCTAGGGCAGATTGCTAGTTGTGGATTACTTATTTTTATGAACGGTACAAAGGGTCGTAGAACACTAACTCCAAATACAAGCATACTATCTCATCAATTTAGTTGGTATAACGAAGGAAAACTACACGAGCTTTTTGCTACTATGCGTGAATATGAGTTGACTCACACAAGGATGATAGAAAATTATCGTCTTTGTACTGAAGCGGACGATGATGTGATAAAAGAATACTTATTGCCGGCGCAAGATCGTTGGCTTAGCGCCGAAGAGGCACTAAAATTTAAAGTGTGCGATATGATATCCACACCCACACAAATGATTACAAACTCAACAACAAGAAAGGTTAAATAATGGCACTAGTACCAATGGTAATTGAGAACACTTCAAAAGGCGAAAGGGCTATGGATATCTATAGTCGTCTTCTAAAAGACAGAGTTATTTTATTAGAAGGCGAAGTTAATGATCAAATGGCAAATTTAATTGTAGCTCAATTATTGTTTCTAGAAAGCGAAGATTCCAATAAGGATATTCATCTCTATATTAATAGTCCCGGTGGGTCTGTTACAGCTGGATTGGCTATATTGGACACTATGGATTTTATAAGTTGCGACGTAAGTACCATAGCTATCGGAAGCGTTTGCTCAATGGGTAGTTTACTTGCGAGTGCTGGCGTCAAAAGTAAAAGATTTATATTGCCGCGAGCAAGACACATGATTCATTCTGTTTCTGGCGGGTCGCGTGGAACAGTGTGGGATGCAGAAATTCAAATGGAAGAAATGATTAGACTGAATAATACACTTATAGATATATATTCAAAAAATACCGGAAAAAGTGTAGAAGAATTAAAGCAAGCAATGACTAGAGATAACTATATGGACGCTCAGTCATCAGTTAATTTTGGATTAGCCGACAAAGTAATTAATTCTAGAATTTAACTTTTCTTCCTAATGAAAATCCTTCTGGGCACTCTCGTGCCCTTATAGTGTTCTTTCCGTCTGTATACCAATGATAGCCGCTGTAATCTCTATTTAAATGAGAATTTCCTGATCCATGCGAGTGTCCTGGATTCCACCCATGTGGGCACTTGTGTGTCAAAACAGACTGTTTTCCGTTAGTATACCATTTTTTTCCTTTTGCTGGGGCAATTTGTTTCATAGTGATACTAATTTTTTTATTAGTATCTTCTGTGGCAGGTAATTTTCCTTTAATAAATCCGAAAGGAGGAACTTTGTCTTTTTCGAGAAGTATTTCTTTGTTCCCGTTATTATACCAATTATAATTTTTTGTCCACCCTTTATTTTTTGGAAATGGATTTTTAAGTCTCCCTTCTTCAAAATTATCTGGTTTATAGTGAGAATAAATTTCTTTGACGCCGTTGTTATACCATTTTTTATTTTTATTTAGTTTACTCAGCTTGTTAGACCCGTCCTCTGTTATTTTGAATCTAAGATTTCCGTTTTGTTGAAAACTTCTATTCAGTAATAAGGGATTATTCCAAGATTCCTGTATGAGTTTATTTTCAAAATCATATGCTTCATTTGAAGAAGTTGATTTAAATAATATCTCAGCGTGATATTCAGAAAAATTGGTTTTATTAATATATTTTGACGAAGTAAAGTATACTACTCCCAAATCATCTTCTGGAAGAAGTTTGAGTTTTATGTTTCTACATCGATATCCTATATAAAAATGCCCATTAATTTTGTGTGTAAGTCTATACACGTATGCTAAATACATTTGCTGTGACTCCTATCAGTTATAGAGTAGTTGGAATTCCAACATTCGCGAACTACACTTTATTTATGATAAATATTAGATACAGAGGTAACTATCTTGGATCCAATAGCAATACGAAATATACTTAACAAAGTAAATATGCTTACTGAAAGCACAGGGCTTGCTGGACGCAAGTCTGGCGCTGTGTTTACTGATGCGCAAACGAACGAAACTCTGATATTTAATGATCTACAGTTTTATCCACAAGAGGGCGGTAAATTTTCACCAGAAGATTTACTCAATGCTGTGACAAAAATTGAAGCTGAACTAGAGATTCCAGTACAGTGGGAAAATAAGCGTGGACCAAAATCTGGTGGTTTTGGTATTGCCACGTTCAGTAAAGACGACGGCACTCAGTTGGCAGTTGGAACCTATCTACAAGAAATTAAACCAATCTCATCAGAAAATTATATATCCAACACAGTGTTAGGACGATATCAATTTGCCGGGAAAGCAGCCGCAAAAACCCAGGCTGGGTTGACTCCGCAGGATTTGTTAGAAAAAAGAGATGGTCTATCTATTTCTGAGATAATGAATCAACTTGCCAAAAAGTTAGGAACTGATAGCCCGCTATATCATGCTGCGCATCATGTTGCTCTTGGTCAACCGCTTCCGTTTGAATTTGATGCTCCTGAAGGTCAAAGTTTTACTGCGTTTCGTGATTACTTTTGTGAGATACTACAACCAATAGCACTACACAAGGGTCTATACGAAGGCAATGCCGGGGAAGCGGCGGAAATTTTTCTTGGTGGCGCTGGATTCGCATCAACTAGAATAAATTTTGATGCGGCAAAAAATGCCGGTCTAAGTGATAGTATTCTAGATACCGCTGATGGTAAGTACGTCAAGGTCAGTAGTAAAGGCGACAAGGGCGCTGAGGCCAGTGCCAAGAATCTGGTTGATAGTGTTAACGAATTGGCAGAAACTGATCGTGGTAAAAAACTACTTAGCAAGTACAAAGACGTAATTGAAATGATCAAGGAGCTTCAAAAGCAGGGTCAGAGTAATGCCCCTCTTTATCTTGGTGTTAAATTTGACGTCATTACAAAAGAAGAGGCTGATATCATACGAGGACTAAAAAATTCAGGCCCGGTTGATATTAATAGCAAAGAACAACTGAAGAAAGCTGGATTAACCGCATCTCTTATAACACTGGCGCAGAGTCGCGGAACAAAAACACCTGAAAGTACTAGTATGTTTTATCACTTGATTGCTGCGGTAGCTCATAAAGCAGCAGATCAAGTTAACGAAAAGACAAATTTCAGTGACGCCGCGTCCGACATTCTAAATAACGGTGCGCTGGTTCAAGTGTACACTAAAGCAAAAGAAAAAAATGGAAAGTGGATTCTTGAAAGATTTGATACTGTTTATCCTGGTACCAGTATTAGCGGAGTTGTTTTAAGTGCTCAAAAAAACTACGCTAGCAAGGGAATAAAAGGAAACTTTACATTCAAGATTTTACGCGGAAATGCTAAAGTCGCTCCAGAAGATGATACGGATGAAGTACCAAACTCTAACGATGTAGAGCCAGATATTAGAGCACCAGGAGAGGAACTTGAAGTCACCAAGGGTGCTCGTGCTCGTGGGGGCGCTGGAAGAGAACGCCGATAAACTTGACATTTAGTTTTTTATATAATATACTATAGATTATAGTAACAATTTTATATTAATTATGTACAAATATAGATGCTCTAGTTGTAATTCCGAAATGCCGGCTGGAGGACAAATTCACTGTAACACGTGTAGAATCCAAAGAACTGTGCGAGAATCTTCTAGATCGGTGTATTCAGCAAATTCGGGCAATTCGGTCAGAAGTAGTAATTACGATAACTTGTTTGAACTTGGACGACTATTAGGATTAGCATATGCCGAGGGAATAAAGACAAAACAAGCCGAGCTTGCTATTCGTGAACGAGAACTCAATTTGCTTGAAAAACAAATGCGACAAAAATCAACGAAAAAATGACTACACACAACGAAAAAATTACCTATGAAGTAACTGCTCAGGAAGACACTGAGACTGGAGACGTTATTCTACCTCTTCCACCAGAGTTACTTGAAAAGCTGAACTGGAAAGAGGGCGACACTCTAGATTGGCAACCAGGAGAAAACGGGGCCTGGTATCTTTCAAAAACGAATTCATAAATGAACGATAATATGTCAACCAATTACACTGACACTATAACTTTAGGAACTACAACTACTGGCTCACCCGCGGATTATTACAATCACAGTGTGAATACAGGAATTTATTCCAATCGTGTCTATGTGACCAATAATACATGGGATACTTTTACTAGCCCCAATCATTCTGAGCTTTCAGTTAGCGGTAATGCTGAAATATCAGGAAGTCTCAAAGTGGGCGGAAAAGATATCGCAGAGTCTTTGAAAAAAATAGAAGATCGTCTAGCGATACTACACCCGAACAAAGAACTAGAAGAAAAATGGGAAAATCTTCGTGGATTGCGTAAAATGTATATGGAACTAGAGGCTGAAATTATTGAAAAAGAAAAAATCTACAACATACTCAAAACTTGACAAATAATGATCTTTGTATTATACTGTATAAATCGTAGCAAAACGGTGTCAACTCTATGAGTCTAGTACGAGGTCTTACGACCACTGGCAGAACCAAGCGCAAAGTAAAATTCGCAAGTGCTGAGGCTAAGCGCAATCACGAACAACTACAGCGTGACTGGGAATCTCTCAAGTCCAAGTGGGGTGTAACTGATAAGTCTAAGCAATCATCTACAGTGGTGGAACTACCCACTGTGGCAAAATCATCAATTCGTACTACAGAACGTCCCACGAGTCTTAATTCTTGGACTGTCGGGGCAGTATCGTCAAAAATCACACAACAGTATACGGGCACAAAACTCGTTGGCATTGGAACCATGCACAAGAGTAACGCAGTTCCAATTTTTTCGGATCAGGAGGCATTGGAAATCGCAACTATGCGACGGAATTAATTATGGCAAAAACAGATGTAATCAAACTTGAAGGTACAGTAACAGATGTACTACCTAACGCAATGTTTCGCGTTAAGCTAGGAAACAATAATCAAATAGTTATTGGGCATATTAGCGGGCGTATGAGACAGCATGAAATTAGAATTCTACTCGGAGACGCAGTAGAACTAGAATTTTCACCCTACGATTTGAGCAAGGGACGAATTGTGAAACGACTGTGATTCGTGATCACGCATGATAAATACATTTATGCGTGATATTATAGATTTAGTTGAATCAAAACTTAACTCTCAAGACAAAGTTGAGATTGTTAAGTTGGCACATAGCATCAGTCAATTTGCTCCGGTGTTATCTTCATCATTGATGAAGCTACACTACGAGAAACTTGCTCATGGCTATGCTGATCGCTTCAATAACAGACAGGGCGATTCCGTATTCAACTATGCTGGTGCCTGGTTACACAATGTGTATTTTCAGCAATTTAGACCAGCTAGAATGAATAATGTGCCCAACGGTCCAATTGGAAATCTGATAAAAACTAAATTCAAAAGTTTTGATGGGTTCAAAGATGCTATAGAAACAGAAGCAATGAAGCTACACGGTAGCGGATGGATATATCTATCACGTGATGGTTCTATTAAAATCATAAATAATCATCAAGTTAGAAATGACATTCTAATTCTGATAGATTTATGGGAGCATGCCTATCAACATGATTATGGTTCTAATAAGCAACGATATCTTGACAACATCTGGCGAATAATGGATTGGAATGTACTGAACACAAGATGGGGTCAGGGATACAAATGATAAATTTTACAGACAGTGCCCGAGCAAAGATAACTGATGTATTGTTAGAAACCAACAACAACGATACTCGCATACGCATAGCAGTGCGTGGTGGAGGATGTGCTGGTTTAAGTTATCAATTCGTGTTGGACGAAGATTTCAGTGAAGATGATTTTCTATTGAATGCTGACTCTGCTAGAGTGGTAATTGATCCCATAAGTGCTCAGTACTTAGAGGGCGCCAAAGTTGATTATGTAGATGAATTGTGGGAAAAGAAATTCGTCGTTGATAATCCAAACGCAGAAACTAGTTGCGGGTGTGGCAGCAGTTTTGTGCCAAAGAGTTAATCTTTCATCTCACTGGCAAACCATGGATCAACTATAACCAGTGTTCCGTCAGAACGCTGCATGACATTCTCTGTGTGTAAATCCCAACCAACTTTGTCTAGCTTGCCTCGCTTGTACAATAGCAGCATTAGAGTATATAGCACATCAAACTTGGCATAAGTTAGATCATCAAGATTTTTTATTTTAGCTACTAACTCTTTTACGGTTGGTGGACCGTCCCAGTGTTTCCATGTTGATGGCTTAGTCATTAATTTGTGTGCTTCGTTCCATCTTTTTCCGTGAGTGACAAGATCGCTCATCATCCATATTAGCGCTTGACTGAAGCTACCCTCTTTTAGAGGCTTTAGACGTTCCATGCCGATCATAGTAAATTCACGATTGGCAGCAGTAAATGTTTCCACGTGTCCGTTTTTGGTAACTTGTACGAATCGTGGCAAATTTGACTGCTCCGCATTTTTAATACAAAATTCATAGAACTTCTTAAATGTACGCACAGCAGAATCCATACTTGAGCGATCTTCTGGCATAATTATTTTTATAACGCTATGCTCATCTTTTGCCCATACAGTTGCTTCTGCGCCACTACCTAATTTTTTGTAGCCACTTTCTTTGAAAGTCTTGTTGATTTCTTTTGCGGCTTTGGTTCTAGTTTCTGCTTCGGATACCATAGACTCACGAATTAACTTAATTCTTCCGTGATGATCTACGAAGTAGGGAGAAAATTGTACGTTCGGATACTCACTCTTTAATTCAGAGAATACACGTAGATTCTTCATACTATCATCGTACATTGTAACGCGATCATACTTATTAGTATTCAGATAGTTTCTAATAAACACTGCCTTTTTTTCTGCTGGACTATTTGGGTGATTCAAGTTACCAGCACGATGTACGTGTACGCGACTCATATCTATGCCGTATCTGGCAAACGTTTCTAGAAATTTATCTCTATCGTCAAAATCACTACGTGCGGTAAGCATAATGATTTTGCTAGTTCGTGAGTTGTTTAGTATTGCTTTTAGCTTTGCTATCATTGGACGGATAGGATCACTTTCGCGACTAAACTTTTCCGCGTCCTTAAACTCTTCAAAGTCAAATTTATCACCGGGTTCAGAAACGTAGTTGTTGTATTGTTGATTAGTTAAACTAAGTTTAGTACCGTCTGGCTTTATAACATTGATCTTTGCCGTGGTATGAAATAAGGTGTCATCTATATCAAACACGATTAGATGAACACGATTTGATTTTATATCTGCGGCTTTGGTTCTAGTTTCTGCTTCGGATACCATAGACTCACGATTAGCTTGTATATCGTTGTTATCAGAATCGGCCGGATATCGTTCTATTTCATTTACACGCATAATACTTGATATTAGTACTCACTTTATGTTCGTTATTTTTTTATTGTTTCTGGATGAAATGTTCCATTGATTTTTAATGGATATCCATTTTTTCTAAGATGTAATACTCTTTCAGTATAACTCGGATGACTAGCGCTTCCCTTGCCATACTGTCCCCCGGCCTCATAAACACCTCGTAATGCCTCTTCTACTGAGTATCCTGCTTGTTGCGCCAATTTTGCTCCCCATAAATCGGCGGCGTGTTCTTCCTGCTTATTATTTACATTTGAATTGTGCCCTAGCACAATGTGTGCCAATTCATGCCCGAGTGTACAAGCAATACTATCGTCTGGCAAATCCCAAAAAACAGTAACGTCCAGTTCTAAACCCTTTTCTGTAACGCCTGCTAGCCACTTATAGTAAAACACCGTCACTTTTTTATTTTCTATTTTTTTATAGGCTGCTGCATTTTTGGAGGCTAATGTCTCTTTAAGATTTCCTAATATTCTTGATGCTCTCCATTGAAGATCAGAGATTTTTTCTCTATAAAAGTTATGCTGTTGAGTAGTCATATTATCAAAATTCACATAGGGTGCTGCCTGTGCTTGTCCGACACCGGCGACTGTTCCTAAAGTTGCCCCTAGAAAATTTCTTCTATCCATCTCATTTATAATTTCTTTTGACAGCATAATACATAAATTAGTGCTCACTTTATTCTACACGAATGGCGATAAGAGTAGAAATAGCAGCAGCCGCTCTGAACACACCGTGACTAAAAAGTCCCAAGGTAGTGTGCTATTAGTATTTATCTATTTTTGCTTTACTACAGTGTATAAAGTGTATTTGGGAGTTCTTATTACTTTTCCGCGAGTCCATCCACTGACATAATCACTGATATTTCTAGTAATCAAATTGTACAATTTGACGCGTGATTCTTCTCTTGCTGTAAATGTAATAAAGTCTGGTTGATGAGAGGAATTAACATATTGATTGATGGCATTTCCTATAGATGCGAATACACGAAATTGATCGCCAGTACCAGTAATTCCTGTTTTGTTTTTATAGTTTTTGTCTTTTAGCCCTGTTGGTTTGCCCGCTGTTACCACCAACCAAGCACCACGCTTATCTTTATTTTTTTCTGTTCTAAAACTAACCCAATAATCTACACCACTGTCAGTGACAAATTTGTAATTGATAGTGTCACCAGTATCTTTTGCCAACTCAACTGGATAAGGATTATTGGCTATCTCATTGAGAATATCAAAAATTTTCACATTAGTCGCCTGCTTTAAGCACTTCTATCTTTACATCCCAGGGCCCGTTAGTATTATTTCCACCGACATGTTCACGATTACTGTCTATTGCTTGTTTCAGTGAATCTCTTAATCTGAGTGCTTTGTCTTCTATTGCATATGTTCCAAGAACTGCGTGACCCTTAAGAGTACAGTCATGTATAACTCTTGATATCGCAGCCCCACTCATGTTCATGACACTTTTAAGCCCGTCAATAACTGCTTCTCCCGGAGTAATATCATCGTTGTATAATACTAGATTCCAACCAGCGGGTTTATTTTGAGAACCGCCTTGCCCAGCCAACTTCATTATTCTTAGTAGTTCATTTCTGGCTGAACTTACATCGGTGACTTGATCCGGTCTGTCAATAACAACATCGTCATCTGTGATCGCTGACTTAGATAGATTAGCAAATTCATTCAGTTGTTTTTTTGAAACTGGTATTCCAAAAAAACTACCAACAATTTTATTCTCATCTAATTTTTTCTTCATGATATATTTTTCCTAGTATATTAACACCAGCTTTGTTTTGCTTCGCCAAAATACGGTCTAGCATATCCGCTGCTAATCAACATAGAACGCAAACTGATTCCATCTATTAGAACATCGCCCAATACACGCCCACCGTATTTGTCCCAATCAATGATAACAATCTGTGTTCTTTTGGCCGAGGTTATCATTTTTTTAGTAAACGCAGTTGCTTCTAATCCACGCTTGTTTTCTGCGTCACACTTAGCACGATGTCCCTTTTCTGGAGTATCAACACCATACACTCTGACGCTTAACTCTTTTTTGAGAGGGACAGGTAAAAACGATGCTTCAAATCCAACGGTGTCACCATCAACGACTCTAGTGACTTTATAGTTATATGCCACGCCGGATTTTTCTGCGGCAGTTGCTGATAAAACAGATATTGCTAGTAATAGTGATAGTAGTATTTTCATAGTAATATTTATCGTTATATGTTGGTTCTTGCCATAATGGAAATATCATCAACTTCGCCTATTTTTTGAATATATTTTTTTAATTCACGATTAACACTGACAGTATTATAGTAATCAGACTCATAGAAAGAAAACTTAAAAAACACTGAGCGTAAAGAATCACCATTATCACCATTCTTGAATCCATTTACGTAATAGATTAATATATATGGTAATAAACTTATCGTTGGCATAGATTCTTCAGCATGCCCGCTTTCTACATACTCGGTGGTTAATTTTTTAATTGTTTTACCAGTTAAGTTGCCGATACTTTTTACATCATTAATAAATCTACGAGCTTCATCACTATATCTAGTATAATCATTTAGACGATCATCTTCATTTACACGATCCCAATCTATATCTCCATCATCAGTGACATATCCCAATTCAATTGCTTGTTCTGCTCGCCATGAATACCAGTACTCATCATTTGATTCCCACTCATTTACAATCTCCCATGCCGTATCAAGTGCCACTGGTAGTATTACTTTTATAATTTCAGTCAGTGTGTCATCTTTAATAAACGCCATGTATTTTTTTAATTGGGGGATTTGTCTGACAAAGAATTCTTCTAATCCAGGATACTTGCGTAGTATTGCTGACAAATCTACATCATCATCATTTTCATCTTTGAATTGTTCAGTTTCAAAATGTAATTGATATTTTTCTTCGGGATATTTTGGGTTATATGGTAGTATTATGTATAGTTTGCCACGACTACTATAGTAGTCATAATAATTTTTTCCAGTGCGAGTAGCAGTACACCACTCAGTATTTTTCCCCCAATAACAAGCAGCTTGTTTATCTAGCGGAACAATTACACGCACAATACTGCCGTCATTATAAACAACCTCATAATTACCTGGATCTTCATCTGGGTCTTCCACGCCCAGTAAATTATATATATTGTAATTTGATTTAATTGTGTTTTCAAACTCCGCGTAACTGCGATATCTACCAATATCACTGTGTTCTGGTTTAATCTTTCTTTTACGCTTACCTATATCAAAAGCGCCCAAGACATTACCACGATTTAAATCTTCAAGTTTAAGACTTCCCTCAGTAGAGTTCGGCTGACCAGCCGCGGCCCATACCCGGGCTAACCACGGAGTATATTCTTTGTGTGCGGTTGGATCTTTTTCTTCTATCTCTTTCAACAATGCGATTAATATTGGCTCTTTGAATTTTTCAAGTACTTCGGGAGCATTTAATGAACTAAATGCCGCCATTTTACCAACAATATCCATCACAATATCACGACCCTGATCATATTTTGCTGGAAAAAATGCCGTTGCTGCTAATACACTTGCGCCATATAGATGATCAGGTATAAAAAATGGGTGAGTTTTAGCCAGAGCAATTAATAATTTATTGCCCAGTGCCTGTATCGTTTTCTTGGCATCATACTCTAATAATATAAACTGATCTGCTCTCATAATTTACTTGGGTCTATTAACTGAAGTGTAGTAATATGGGTCAACTATTACTGGAGTACCATCTTTACGCATCATTATATTATTTTCAAATCTATCAATATATAAGTCAGCCGCCATACCACGATCAATAATTAATTTCATAGTATCGTATAACTCTTTGAATGATATCTCTACATCTTCTAAACGAGATTTAATCTCTTTAGATTTTAAATACTTAGACATACCACATAATCTAGTCCATATTTCGGGCCAACGCATATGATGACGAAATTGAGCAAAGTTTCTTACTTGATATAAAACATTCATAAGATCGCTATTCCAGTCAATTGATATTAATCGTTCCATACCAAATTGTATGAATTTTCGTCCCGCTACAGTAAATTCACTATAGTGCGATTCTTTACCCGATTCATCTCTAAACTTAACATATCGTGGCAAATGTTTATTATTGGGAAATTCTTTTGCCAAGTTATACAGAACTAAAAAGCTCTTCATAGCATCATCTATCTTTTTTGATGACGGCATCAATATACCAACAACATTGTCTTCAGTTTTTGCCCATACTGATTTATCTACACCGCTGCCTAATAATTCATATCCGTTATCAGACAATATGTCCATTATCTGTTTGCCGGCTGGACTATCACTGTCATATTCTAATAAGTCTTTGACTCTCATTGTCAGTCTTTCCAATCATATTCATATAATTGACCATATAACTCAGCAATATCTGAGATATTTTGATTAGCATGAGACTTATATTTTCCAGTGGCTTGTAGAGCACCTAGTTTGTTTAGAGTATTAAGTACTGGACCAGCACCAAATCTATTAACTATTCCACGAAATCTGATATCATGATTTGTTTGAGTGCTACACTCGCCCAAAGCAATTTCACTATCTTTACCGAAATATTCGTTAAAATCTCCCATGTCTGTAATAACTTGCCATCCACGAATACCAGAATCTGATTTTCTTAGTCTTAGTCTTAAATGTATCTGATACTTTTCTCCGGCTTGTGCTGGTTTCTTAGGTATCAATACTATTAATTCACCGCGCTCACTGTAATCAACATATCTACACGGTGCTTGAGTATATGCCGTACACCAGTTAGTACCCAACCCTAGTTTTTGAGAACCCGGTTCATCTAATGGTACCATAGCAGTATATAGTTCGTTATCGTCTACGACTAAAGTTTTTCCTGGGTTTTTGTTTTCTGGAGGTTTATACCATTTTGTCATTAACTCCATGAAGTTGGAACCATTTAAACGATTGATATCTTTGTATTCTTGTGGGAAATCGGGTGAGTTCTTATATCGTTGATACTGTCTAAGAGGATTCTCATAAGAATAAACATCTTCTAGACTAGGAATAGTTTCATTTAAGTATTGACGAGCTAACCAGTCAATATATATTAACTCACGAGTTGGATCACTATCTACCAGTATCTGAATTATTTTCTCTACTACTCCTGGTTTGTACCACTCGCGAGTGAAGAAATCAAAATATTCGTCACTGACATCATCCCCACGCTCATTGAAGAACATATATAAATCAGTGTCGTCATTAGTCGCTTTATTAAATAACTTGTCAAAGTATTTGGTATATACATATTCTCTTCTTCGTTCTGGATCTTCTGTTAATATTGATTCTCGTAATTTATATGTTTTTTTCGGAATAGACATATATGCCATCCAACGATCAACATTAATAGATTTGCGAATAGTGCTGCGAATCTCGGCTGATAAATTGGCATCTTTTCTACTGATTTCAATATGTTCATTGATCCACTTAATATATGGCTCTAGTAATTCTCCTGTTAATAGAGATTCTCTTCCATTGATAGCTCTATCGGCATAGAAGTTGTTAGCTAACATAGCACCAATTAATCTTGGTAAATCAGATATATGAGTATCTATTCCTAATCCTTCAGTTATCATTGCTTCCATATACTCTTCATCAAAATTATCGGCAAAATCTGATAACAAATTTTCAATATCATCTATATAATATTTGACTGGAGTATTTGAATCATCGTCTATACCTAATTCAATTACATTTGTTGCCTCGGGCGTTGTAATTAATTTACAGCATGCCTGAAATAATTTCATTACCGTGGCGTGCGGAATTGTAGAAATATAGTCTATCTGATCTGGTACTATTTGATTAAATACCTTCTGTAATTCTGGGAATCGTTTGAAAATAATACTGAGTGACACCTCATTATCGTGCTCATTCATTATTTGTCTAGATTCAAAATGTATCTGATATCTTTCAGTGCGATGAGTTGGGTGTAAGGGTAATAGTATGTAAAGTGGACCTGCGTTATTGTAGAAATGAAAACGATTATTTTTCTCCCACGCAGTACACCATCTTGGCGAGCCTAATTGTTTAGAGGCTGATTCTGTTAATGGTCTCACCAATATGACATTATTGTCGCTATATAATTCTGTTGCTTCGCCACGCTTAACTAATTCGGTTACTGTACTGCGATAGGTATTACTGAATTCAGTTGTGACATTACCTGAATATTTCTCCAACACATCAGCCAATCCATACTCACTGATACCACTTGTAGCAGTTAATTTACCAATATCTTTATATTGTTGTGGGAAATTACCACGCACTTTATAGCGATGAAAATCGGCTAATAATTGTTTCCAACCAAATAAGTCTTCTAATCTTTTGATATTACCAGCAGCATATTCGCGAGCTAACCAGGGCACATATAACCCTCCGCCTCCTTGAGTATATGTAGGGTCACTGCGCTCTATTATTGACAGTATTTTATTTACTATATTCTCGGGAGTTTCATCTGGTCCGTATAGTTTCAGAATATGTCCAGCAGCATGTGAATCATTGCCTAAATCAGCACCACGCTCCCACGCCGCCAATAATTTATTACCAAATTGACGCTTGGTAACATCACGATTATATTCAAGTAATACTGATCTATAAAATTCCGACGCACGCATATTAGTATTTAGTAATTTTAATAGTCACGATTCAAGTAATTACCCATACCAACAATTGCTGCTACTATATAATTACCCACTTCTTCACTATCAATCGGTGTTATTTTGCGAATTTGTGAATCATCGTCTGGATTATTAACTAATACCTTGACATCCATTTCTATTAAATCTAATAGATCACCGAATTGAGATTGAATATCTTTACTGGTATTACCAGTGGATTTCATTATTATAATAGTAATCATGTCTCTGACTATGACTGACATTTGAAGTACACTGTAAATTCTAGAATCAGCAGTTTTTTGTTTTATTTGATTGAGTACGGTACTGTGTGGAACTTTATCACTGTATAGATAGAATAACGCTCTGTACAACACATCATACTGAGAACCATACTCTTCAGCATCAGAATCATTGCTATGTATATTTTCAATAGATACCTGAGCCATTCGCACACAAGCGTCAAATATTTCAATTAATGTTTTATCGTCAGTTAACCCTATCATATTTTTTAGATCGGGCTCATCATCTATTATAGTATCAGCAAACTCGGGAAATCTATCAAATACTTTTCTTGAATCAGCCGGTTTATTTGTTGGATCCATAAACTCACCAGTAGCAGGATGTATCTGATATTTTTCTCCCTCATATTCGGGTTGTTTAGGGAATACTATATACAGTGGACCACTATCATGATAGTCTTGAAAATAATTATTAGCCTTGGTGGCAGCCGTACACCATTTAGTATGTTGATTTGGCTCAGAGCGACCAGTAGCACCATTTACATATTGTCCATACTTAATCGCGGCTTCCATATTAAACGGCACAATTACTTTAAGTAATTCATCTTCGTAATACACACGACTTTGACTATTTTTCAAATCAGTTTGTATTTTTAATTTGTCTTTATACTCTGTGCGTAATGATACTACTTCAAAAGAAAACTCATCAAAACTCCGATATCTATTAATATCATTTTGTGGGCTGGGTATAATACCACGACTATTTAAATTAACAAAATCTTTAAGATAATCACTGATAGTACTAGCTACATCTTCTAATTTTTCTGTATGATTATCTTTGATATACATTCTGATTAACCATACTACATATTGTTTATTTGGTGTAGGATCAGCATCTTCAATTATTCCTACAATCGCGCCAACAATTTCAGTTTTACGAGCAATTAATTCTTGATTAAGTTTTGTACGATTTAGTATTAATTCAAATTGAGCATCGCTATGTACGTGTTTCAATATATTGATTTTTGTAGTATCAGATTCGTGCCGTAAGAATTTATCAAATAGAGCATCTCCATAATTACGCACAGTAACTGTCTGCTGATATTCAAGTAATAATTCACTGTATCTCATAATTATCTTTTGTAAAGGTGACTCATAGAGGCATAAATTGAGAATGCCACTGCTTCCTCTCGTTTAGTATGTGCTCTTCTTTCGGCACGTTTACCACGCCACATTACTTTATAACGACCGCCAATATCACGAGAGAATTTACTTAAATCTGCTCTGAGACTATCAAATAAATTAATTGGTACTCGGGTTAATAATGAGTTTTCGCCGTGTGGCCAGTTTTTATTACCGTACTTTTGATATACCGCACTTAGTGTTGGGTATTTTTCTGAATCAACATCAGCAAATATATTTGCTGATTTTCTTTGTTCTTTTATAGCATCTGATATTCTTACTTGAGAGTTTATACTGGGCGTACTAATAGCAGCCAATCTATACATCGGTAGAGTTTTAAACTCTTTTGGTATCACTGGATTCAGAATTTGACCGCCATCTCGTTTTATCATAGCGTGTGCTACTTCTTTGGTAATATATTGATGTGACTCGTTATGAACTATCAAATCTGGCTCCATTGTCAATGCCAACACCCATAATTTAGGTCTAAATTCTTCCGGCACATAAGCAATATTTGTAGGATTCTTTTTAACTGCCGTGGTACATACCTCTAAAGTTTTTCTATCATCGGGCATTATTCTAAGCATAGCCGAGTTATATTTGATACCAATTTTAATTACATCATCAGTAAATAAGTCGGGATATGCTTGATATGCTTTAGTGAGAAATTCACGATTTACATAAGCACTTGGTTGTCCATCTCTATCTAATCTTGATTCAGAATACTTTAACGCAGTTGCCAATAACGTCTTATTTACTAATCGTTCTGGTATTTTGTCAAAATGTCTTAGACCGTTTTCCTTCACAATACCCATGGCAACCGCGGGTGTCATATATTCTTTAAATTCTGATATTAAAAATAAATTTGGATCATAATGCCCGGCTTTTAATAACAGTTCTTTATTAACATACTGTATCGGAACATATTTAATATATTCTGGCACAGCATTTACAGCAGCAGTTACCAACTCTTGATTCCAATATAGTGGAGATAAGGCTTTAGCTACAGTATAATCCTCCTTCATCAGATCAAATAATAATTTATTGTCTACAAGTTTTGGAAATCTCTCTACGAATAAATCTACTTTATATGCTTTGTGTAGAATAGCTAATTCTAATAATTCACGATCTACTAATTGTGATGGAACTCTTAATAAAAGCATTGCGTCAGAATCAATTGCTACTTCAAGCATTTCACGAGTAATTACATATGATGGTAGGGTCAGAATTATTTCTGGATTGCCTTTAATAACTCTAGCCCAATCTAGATTTACTCGCTCACTAATTTTCTTAATTATGCTCTGTGGTAATAATCTAGAAAGTTCTGGGCGATTAACAAACTCTCGTGTTAGTATTGGCATAAACACTTTAGCAAATTGCGGTCTGCTATTTAATAGAGTTTCAAGTTCTTCGGGCCTAATACTCATATTATTTTCTTTTTGAAACTGACCATCGGGAAAATGAAATTGAACTTTGTCGCCAGTATGATCAATCCAAACATATAAGGGACCACGACTGGTGTATCCAGGATAATGTCTAGGAGCACGACTGTCAGCAGTACACCAACTAGTTACAGTTCCAATCTTTTGTAATTCCATACTTGCCTTTACGGTATTTGGTATTACAAATTGACCTTCCGGACCGTTATACAATACTTTGGTATCCGCTATCTCAGGATAGAAATCACATTTACTTACTAATTCTGCGTATGAATAACGATTAATATCTGTTTGTGATAATAGTTTTTTACCCCGAGCCCAAGCAAAGTTAGTTAATAATTTTTTAATATAAGTCGCAATATCAGTCCCATCAATACTGGGTAATTCATTATTTACAAACTTATTGATTATCCAAGGTGTAAATTCTTTATTGCTGGTAGGGTCCATTTCTTCAAACGGAGCCAATACTGCCGTTTGTAAATTCTGATCTGTGCTTAATTTATCAAGTAATTCTTTTTCATTTGTACCGTATGAGGCTAATGTTTTCTTACCATACTCAGTATTTAATAGTGCTCTAATTAATTTGGCACCATAATGTCTTGCCGTAATTGAGCGATTGTACTCAAGTAGTACTGATTTATTTGAATAGTATTCTTTTACACGCATAATTTAGTATTTATCATCTTAGTGTTTATAGCTGGACCATTTACGCTTTAAGAATTCTTGTAGTGATTTAATATCTGGTAGTCGCTTTTGTGATAAAAATTTATTGATTTCTATTACACCAGGATAATCTGGTGATTCAGGATTACGAGCAGCATTACCCATAACATTTGTTTGAAATGATTTAAAGGTATCCCAATAATATAGTATATTGTATCGCAGTTTATCAGCAGGTTCACTTAATTTATCAGTAGCAGGATTCTTTTCAATCAATTCAATCCAATATGGGGCATTATTATAATAATCTGATACGTATGGCGTTCTAATATAAGATTTTGCGGGTTTACCAGATAATAATTTGCGCCCATATTCACTGTTGGGGTCAATACGATTATTGGGTCGCTGTGTTATCCAATCCTGTTTATTATCATACAGATACACGGGTATATCTCGTTTTTGCCCCCACCTCAATATTTCTCTAACTTCGGCCGCTCTTGCGCCTAATGATTCTTTATCATAATAGGTAGATAATTGTAATGACTTTTTTGTAGTATCAGAAAATGGTTTATGTACCGTAGATATTACAAATACGTGTATTTCTAGTGTACTACCACGCAGCGGTATAGCGTGAGTATCGCTGAATACGCGATCTTCGGCTTCACTACCACTATAGGGTTTATCTTGCCACATACTTCGTTTACTAGACGCTGATATTTCTTTACTCCATACTCCCTTCTTTAGAAATGATTTATAATTCCAGACTGGTGACCAATAATCTACTGGTCTAGTTTCGTAATTTTGATTTAACCAACGACCATTCAATACAAATATTGCTCCACTGGTACCTGCTTTTTGTATATGATAATCACCTACTTTGCTGCGTGTAGTTGCTAGATACCAGTGCTTATTCTTTGGCATCATTTTTTCTTCAACATCTAAACCAGTACTACTTTCTAATGAATAATGATTATCACGCAGAGTTCTAATGGCATCGTATGTATTCATATAATGATACACAATATCAGTGGCGGCTTCTGTTATAAACTGTGTAGCTCTCATATTATAAATCTCTAGTTGATTTAACAAACCAATCGCCAACAATCATATCGGGATTTATTGATCGTTTTATTTCTTGACTTCGTTTGGAAGAATCATCTTTTGGCATTTTCTCAACATACACATAATCACCCAAGAAACTGGATATTCGTGATCCATATACATTACTATAAGTAATTGTGTCAGAGGCCAATCTAGGTAATATACTTAATGTTAATTCTTCTTCATAATCAACAGTTTCAAGAAGTCGTGCTGCCATGTTTCTTATAGCTGAAGCACGAGTGATTTTTATAGTCTTAAGATCATCCAACATCGTCGCAGCCTGTCTTTCATGCTTAGAATAATGAAGTTTGCTAGTTCTTGGTATTTTATTCCAATCAACTTCACCACTATCGGTAACATATCCCAATTGTTTTGCTCGTGGCTCTACTAAATTCTGATAATCATAATCTGTTTCTATCCACTCATCTAGTATCTTATCATAATACATGTCTGCTATATTGTATATCTTGCTCCATAATTCCAGTAGAACATCATCTGGAGCAAAAAATACATAATCTTTTATTTCCGGCTCTATTTTTTTAAATACTTCTTCAAGTTGTGGGTATTTTTGTTTTAGCAGTACTACTAAATCAACTGGCTCGTCTTCTACATCCATAAACTGACTAGTTGGAAAATGTAGTTGATATTTTTCACCCACATATTCTTCTTGATTGGGTTTTATAACATACAGCGGACCCTTACTGTTATATTCATTGAATTTATTTGGCTGTAGCGTACACCATACTGCTCGTCTTTCTTTTGGACCGTATTTTTCGCCCCAGTATTCGCTGGAACGAAAATCTATTAATTTTACTAGTGTGACATCTGAATCTTTATGTATGATTTCAAATTTACCCATTTGATTTGGAGTTGCTTTATTACCTAGCAACTCATTAATATCATAATTTTCGCGCATTGTTTTCTCAAGCTCGCGATAAGTTTTAAATTTGTTAATGTCAAGATGTTCCGCTTTAATCTTTCTACTGCTTTTACCGACATGAAAGGCAGTTAATATGTCATTACGATTTAAATCTTCTAATCTCCAATCGCCATTTTCATTGGCCCACGCACGTGCCATCCATTGTGTGTATTGATGATTTGGTGTGGGATCATTGCTTTCTATATAGTTCAGTATGTAATCAATGACTTTTGGTTTTATTTCTTCTGCTAATGGAATAGCATCATTAACGTTGTTTATAATATAAATTTTGCCAAACAGATACATAGCAGTGCCTTTTGAAAGTCGCGAATTATAAGCTCGATACGCGCTTGGATTATTTGCGGCACCTAATATCCACGCAGCTCTAGCCAGACCAACGTCATTATCGGGAATATCTCCCTCAACGGTATTGACCATGGCATTCAATATCTTGTTGCCTAACTGTTGAGCAGTTATCTGTCTACTATATTCTAACAAAAATTGATTTGCTCTCATTTACCACTCTCTTGTTTTTATATCTACTTCATTTAACAGTTTTAATTTATCAGTTCTGAACCAAGCAGTAGACTCTACGTCCCATAAACTCATTAGTATATTATTCATTCTACTGGTAAATCGATTTTTTAATCTTGCTGGATATCTGATAGCATCAAAATGTTCCGATAATTTTTCCCAAGGATATTGTAGAATAGTATATTTACTGCCAGCAAATTCGTGTCCTAGTATTCGTGCTACCTTTTTAGCAACCGCATCGCTACCTATATATAATACTCGTGCGCCAGGTTGAACCTGATATAATTTACCACGTTTAGCTAACCACTGGGGCATATTATAGTAACACCATTCTGCCCAGGCACTGGTATAATCATTGTCGCCACGAAACTCAGCAGTACTGGTCCATAATTCAGCATTGGGTTTAATATCTTCATTTACTTTAGCAACACGAGGAACATATAATTGATACTTGAGAGTTCTTGAACTTGCCATTTTGTTACCATTCATTATTGAGGTATCAATTAATTGCTGTAATTCTGAAGATATATCGGTGCTCTCGTCTAATACATTTTTAGTAATGAATAGTGGATCTATGTCAGTCTCGTAGGTAATAATGTCTAGAATTTTCATTTGCTTACGCTCAATACATCAATGAATACTACATGATTTGTTTCTGGATCCCACATCAAATTTTGATTGTGTATATCTAGACCACCCCAACGACGATACATGCGAAGTAACTCCGTGAATAGATTACTTAAATCAGGATCTGCTTCGCGACTATTTTGTTGAATCTGTTCTAAATCATTTTCTCGTATATCAAACAAGAAATGTGTGCGAACGCTTATACGAGTTTTGTTGTCTGGATTCAAAAAATTGAATATGTATTTTTTTAATTCAAATAATTGAGCAGTAGATATAGGTTCTAATTTACGCAATTGAATCATACCTATGCGAGAACTTAAAATACCATCAGCGGTTTTCATAACTTGCTTATATGGTTTTATAATGCTACCGTCTTCGTAGGGAATAATTTTTGGCACATAACTGTTTTGTTGATTTTGAGCCATCCAACGCAAGTACTCAGCGTACCCACGATCATTGGCAAACAATTTGATGACTGCGCGATCCATGCTAGGATGCTTAAACACATGTCCGTATTCACCGCTTCCAAGTGTTTCATATTTGTTAATGTTGGCCATTCTACTGACCATAGAACTATATGGCTCATTAGTTTTTGTCCAACGTATTTCGTTGATTATGTCGTGTATTTTCATTGTTCACTCATCCATCGCGCCATTAAAAAGCTATCGTACATTCTGTGATGAGCCTTGGGATAAATTTTTACAAGTGAGTCTTTAACGGCGTTCTCTAAACGACGGCCCATTTTCCTAACTGGAATCCAGTAAAAGTAATAGTGTAAGGTCTGAGCATAATAGGTGGCGCCCAAATCACCAAACAGATGATTATATAATTTTAGTTCAGTATCACTGTATTCGTCTCGTTTCCTCATTCTCAACAACCCAATTACTGACACGCCTGGAATCTTTTTAGCTAATGATGCCCATACTCCTGCGCCACCACTTGTTTGCGCTGAGTCTGATAGTAGAGTGATGCCCGCGCCCTCTGGTGGTGGCAGCAATACTAACTTATAAAGCTCTGTTGCTATACCCTGGTTTTTATAATCCGGATGTACCATTAGTGTGGGAGTCCCATACACTGATTTACGCTCTGCGTTATCCATAGCCCAGTATGGGTGTGCGGTTAACTCTCCAACGAAAATGTCGGGATTCTTGGGATCAAAAATATACACTGCTATAGACCCAGTGAAGTCAGGCTTGAGATAGTAAGTGTACCCAGGCAGTGACTTTAGAGGCTTGGCATCAGCAAACCACTGAGTGGATATATGTTGAATTCTGAACTGTTCGGCCCGAGGATTAAACTCGTCCTTGCTCAGTGCTTCTATTTCGGTAATAAATTGATCGGCTCTCATAGTGTATAGTACTATGAGTATTTATCTGTATAGATTTATTAACGCAATCAAGTAGTCAATTCATAGTAGCATACAGACCAACAGGATCGTAGTCATCGTATGAACTATTGCGACTGTAGATTGATATTCCGGGAGCAGTCAACTCACTACCGTCGGTCTTTGGCATGACTTCAAAAGAGTATCGTTCCCATTCATCACCATAACGATCACGCCTACGATTAAAATCTTGAAGTGGTTGTGCTTTTATGCGCTTGAGTTGCGACTTGATTTGTTTAGCCTCATTGTTCCATGAGTTGTCTTTCTCTGGGTCAACATAACTACTCAACACATCTATCATGCCACGTACAGTAACTCCGGGCATGTTCCACAGACGTACCCACAGCTTGCGCGATTCGGATGTTTGAGAATCATCAGCGACTATAGTGTGACCAAGACCCAATATCACACCATACATCATCAACCCTACGCCGCGATTACGAAAGTCACTATCTAAAGCGACATTGCTAACTTGTACTGGGTTCTTCAATCCGCGATGAGCGATTCTTCTAAGATTTAGAAACCCTATGAATCGAGCGCCGTCGTTCTTTACATGATAAAATTCAACGCTAGTGTCGGCTTGAACTAAACTTAATTGATCACTGACGTTGACAATCGTATAAGCGTACTCGGGATTCTGCGGCACAGGCTTGAGTCCAGTCACTGATTCATAATCAACTTCCATGTGTAGCGGTTGAGTGTCAGACTGTTGTCGTTGAATTTCGCTTATACGCATATATTACCAAGCTTTACAGCTCCAATACCTAGCTTTGTGCTTTGGCCCAGGATTCGCGCAATTATGTCTGGCACGAAAACTCTTGCGACGATTTGGGTTGCTCTTCTTGATCTTCATGTTCTTGTCACCAAAGTTAACCTTGACTATATTGCCCTTGGGATTCTTAACATAGACACTACGCTTCTTGGGCCCATCTGGTGTTAAGAATGGTTTGCCCAATGACACTTTACGACCCTGATACTCAGCTTCCGTTACGTCTGTTGATTCTTTGATATTGAGAAACTCCATTGAATTTGAAATATTGAAGAATTTGTTTTTGATATTGCTGTCTAGATTAGACATCTCTGAACGAGCATCACTGATTCCGTCTCGCATTCCGTTTTTAAGTTGCTCATTATTAACCCATTCTGGATCGGTTTGTAATTGATCAATTGCTCTTTGAAGTTTTAATTTGTCTTCATCTTTTAGTGCTTTTGTAACTACATTCCAGCCGTCTGGATGTGAGGCTGCTATTCCAAATATATAACCTAGAGACTTCATTGCTGTATTGCCAGCATGCTTCTCTACTCGTTGTGTAAGATCACCGGCAATATTCTGTACTCTTTGTTTAAGTTTATCAAACACGCCTTCGTTCATAATCTCAACAACATAACCATCATCAGTTATGTCACTGATGCTAGCTTCAACGAGCGTATCACCGCACTCTAGTTGAAGTATGTCTCCTATTGCGGGCTCATAATTTGTAATGTCTCTAATTATCATGATGACCATTCTCCTGTACTATTTATCACAATAACTTTCAATATATTGCTTATAATATATGCTGCTTTTATTAATAAAAGTCTACTATTAAATACTATACTAAAGTATAGGACTATTATGGCTGACCCAGCTAGCTACATCGGAACAAAAATAGCATCAATGATAGGCGGATTCATTGGCGGATCGGTTATATTGACCTTTATTAGACCAAAAACAATAGGCGAAGCGTTTACTCGTGGAGGAACTAGCGTCGGTAGCGCTCTTATTTTTAGTACTCCGCTATTACATCTACTTGAGTGGCCGCTTGACTGGGAAACACAATTAATGGCAGGGTTTATCATTGGATTCGTTTCCTACAGTGTATTGGGCATGGTTGCTAATTTTTTTGCCGCCAGACAAAATAAAGATATAGTTGAAGTAGTCAGTGATCTTAAAACAGCAGTTGATGATTTGAGACAAGGAAAATCCAAAACGGAGCAAAATAAATGAGCGAGCTAATAATTTTCTTTTTTACACTACAGGGAATGGCAACAAAAATTAACTTTGTATGTTTGCTAATAGCGTTCGTAAGTAGCTTGTATGTAGCCATTCATTCTAGAATGATACCAATTTGGATTAGAACTCCTCTATGGTATTTGGGAGTTTCGTGTTTCTTGGTTGCTATGTCAATAGCTTGCGAATGGACACTAGGGCCTCAATTTATTTTTTCTTACAGTAGATTTGGGATTATTGGAGAAACAATGATTAATTTCTTCTTAGCTGTTACTGGTTTTATTATGTTACTACATACAGTTAGAAAAGATGTAAGCAGTATGAACATGCGTAGAAGACACGATGATTAATATCTACGAACTGTACTACGATTGTTATGTAGCGATGTTTCTACAGCTATACTACACACCGTACTTCATAATCGGCAGTACTGCTTAAAGCTTCCAGGGTCTGCCTGAATCAGGTGATAACGCTCTCGCAGCCCATGTTGTGAATTTATTGTACGCTCTATAGTAGGGCTGTCCTGCTGTCTCACGAATTGGCTTTGCTACATACAATAGTTTCAAGCTTGCTTTTGCCTGTTGTAATGTTATGCTCTGTGCTGCTGCCAACGCTGGAGCATTAGTTTTGATGTAATCGTTCCATGATTGATATGATGCTGGTACTGATGGTAGGGCCATAGTGTTTCCTTTTTGTATTTATTCACGCTTGGTCCAATCATATTGAATGGTGTAAGCTAGTTCTAGCTTATCGTCAAAAAACTCAATTGATAACTTATGATAATTTGCCTGACGAACTTTGTAAGTAACATCATGAACGCCATTAGTTCGTAACCATCTCAGAATGTTCACCGCTTCATTACTATTCTTAGTATTATACTCGTAAATCTTTTTCATATCCATCTCAACGCAAACAACATGGCCTCTTCGTCACATTCAAACTGAATTGACTTTTCTGGTAAGTATCCTGGTCCATGATAATAAGGATGCTTACAGTTTGCCTTCAACCATTCATCAACAAGACAGTCTTTATAACTATGATAATACTGTGATTGTATGCCGTCGGTACCCTTGTAGTACACTACTTTATGTAATACAGGACACTGGATTCCTATGCTGTTAGCCTTATATGTAACAGTCATGACCACCTCAATAATGTCATAGTGAGTTGCCCATCTGTGATCAATGCTCCGCAATCTGCATGAACATTGCTTCCGTCTATATCCCCATTAGCATACACTAAATCATCAGTATCACCAAACATACTTCTTATCCAATACTTTATTTCTTGCCCATTTCGGCCATAGAAGAAGCATTCGTTGCGGCCATGATAAACCTTAGAAGGTACGGCTAACATACCTAGAATGTTTGCCTTATAATTTGTTGAGGCCCATGGATCGTAGTTAATCATGACCACCTCAATACAAAAAATGTAAAGTCCTTTTCACTGTTGAAGAAGACTTTGAGGGGTATTCCGAATTGTTCTATACGGCAGTTGTAGGCTTGTTCAAACTTAAAAATAGTGTCACTATTGACAATAGCACCCGAGCCAAACAATGCGTTAGCAGCACGGCGAACTGGAGGATCAGTTACATATAACTTCATACCCACCTCAACGCTATCATTATAGCATCTCGTTCATTATTTGTCGCTACAAACACTTGGTCTTGATCGCAACTTATATCATCTTTATAAAACCTACCGTCCCAACGATCTCTATAACCACGGGCAAAATAATAGACCGCACAATCGCCTATTGCTCTATTAGGATACATATACTGGCGAAATTCTTCGTTAGGCACCCAACCAAATGGTTCATTGTGATCAAATATCTGTGTAGAGACTGGCAGTATGAACTTAAAGTTCATAAACATATTTTCAATCGTCGGGGCATTTTGAACAACGGTTTCTTCAACCCACTTGCTAAATTCTCGATCCTGTTTCTTAAGACCAGTACGCCAAGTCAACCATTTGTCTTTGATGTAGTCAAACATATTCATATTCTGTATGTATATATTCTGGCGCCTTGAGAGCAAACAAGGTAGCATTATGTGGATTGTCGAATTCAATGATGGCTTTATCGGCTTCTTTATGTGGAGTTATCGTAAATCCTTCTGTGGTATAATAACCAACTCTCCCGCATCCAGGAATATGTTCAGCAATCCATATATTCCACCGAACACGATCACGCTCGTATTCATAGTCGCCACCATTGCCGCAATATACGGTAATCTTATTCATTGAAGTATCCCTTCAATGTCATCCAAGTTATGTGTTCATCTGGAATATCAAATTCAAAATCGAGGTCTCCACGCCAATATACAAAATCCATACACTTTTTTGGTTCAATTTGATTGTCCCAACAATACTGAACAATCTCCATAGATTTTATTGCTGGCAAGTTTTTTAGATTAAGTTTCATGACCATTTCAACCGTAAAAATGTAGCCATCTCTGGTGGTACCAAAAACACTGACTCATACCAACAATACCACTTGAAACGCTCCTTAGGAAATGTTTTGTTCAACCATACAAACTCTTTACCAATTACATCTACAAGATAGTAGTTTTCGAATCCGGGAGGTACATCCGGTGCTCTTACCGGATGAATTTCTGGAGGTAGGGATATTACCTCTCCATGACTTCCAATCCACGCAGCATGAGCATCCGCAACCGTGTCTGGATCACGGTGATCACCAGGATATAGAAAACTAAAATTCGCTTTCATGACCACCTCAACAAGAATAGTGTCAGGTGCTCTGCTTTTCTGGTATGAATCTTGTTCTTTTCGATGAACCAATTATTGACGCCGAAGTTAGAATCACACCAGTCTTCCAAATCATTCCACTCCATAGGAGTCAACGCTTTTGTAAATGGTGCTGTGCCACGTTCAAACCACATCAAGTCATCCAAATCACGTTCTAATTTATTCATGACCACCTCAATACAAATAGTGCTGCATCCTCTTCAGAATCAAATTGATATATACGATTTTGGTTGTCTGATTGCCAGCGTTGAATATCCCAATCTGTTCCACTATAGAATTTGCCGCGGCAGTTATCTTGACACCACTTATACACAATCAAAAAATCGTGTTCGTCCGGATATCGTATCGTAATCACATCCACCTCAATACAAACATTACCAAATCTTTTTCGTCTTTAAATAACCAACGATAGTTTCTAGGAGAATCTACACCTGCCCAAAAGCAGGTCCAAGTCCCTTCACGATTATCTATTACACTCCATCGTTTGCCAAACTTTTCAGTACACCAGTCAATTTGTCTCTGATGATTTTTCTTACCAAAAATAACTTCGTGTTCTGGTGATCGGATGACCATTATGAAGAGTCATTGTTTTCTAAAAGACTCAACGTCTTTAATTGCTTCCTGTAGAGTCAGAGAATAATTAAACGCCTGTTGTTGAGTTAGAGAAATGTCTACACTGTGTTGTGAATAACCTTTAGTCAACAAGTCCCAAATTTGACGGAACCGATTTACTCGCCAATTGCTTTTTACGTTAGTGTATATAGTAACAGTTACATCATACCGGTCTGCTTCTACCCAAACATCATGATCATGACCGTCACTACCGCAATGACAAACTACTTTGTATACTTTTGAGTTACCCCAATCATTGGTTTTTAGGATACCTTCTGCTGGTTTTTCATAGTTCAAGTCCATAAATGATTCCTTACCTTGATCAATCTAATCATCATTTCTGTATCCTCGTCTTCTTGTTGCTTTTCAATCTCACGACAAAGATCAAGAATGCGGCGTGTTTCTGTTTGTTCCTCTTCTGTTTCATCTTCTCCACTTAACATAGCAGTCCAACGATAATCTTCGCCGTCTTCTTCTTTGAGTTTTTCGCGACGACGATTACACCACGCAGTCCAGCCACTTAGATCATGTGGATCCTTACGAGTTGGATAAACTTCTTTCCACCATGTATAAAGTTCAAAGATTTCTTTAGCGGCTAGAGCTTGTCCAGTAAGAACTGCTTCGTGTTTTTTATCGTCTTCTAACCAATCTTCGTTGGTCAAAGTCATAGCCCACTTGAGGTGTTCAATGCCTGCTTCTGGACAACGCCATGTACGCCAACGGAACCATCCCCATGAGTAGAATGGTGCGTTGTATTTTTGTCGTGCTTCCTTGCTCCAAGCAACGTTGCTCCAGGCAGTTTCTACCTCAACGAAGTCAACTAGTTCATTCATCAAGCAGGGCAGAAAACGGTTGCCAACATCACGCCATTCGCCTGGTTTGATATCACGTGAATGCGCGGTAAGTTGATGCGTCTTGGTCACCCAACGATTGTTGATATAGTATTTTACATCATATAGTTTATCCACAGGATACCAAATAAAGTTTTGAACTTTGTCTAACCCTTCTTCTGCGATCCAATAGCGAATAGGATGAGACTTTTTAGCAATCTTGTGCCAATCATTCCATCCTTTGCCAGTTTGAGCGCCGGGTTTTGCTGTACCACGCAGCCAGTCAGCGAACTTGCTGCAACTCCAATAATGTGATCTTTGTGCCATAATAGTAATTATACTCCGAGTTTAGATAAAAGTAAAAGACTTATTCTTCCAAAATTTCGTTTACTTCTGTTGGGCGAAGATCGCCATGTTTCAACATGAAATAGATTGCCATGCTTTCATTGTAAATCATGATATGTAGTTTTGGAGGTGTTCTAACCCTAAACTCTTCACTTGCGTGAATATAAGAAAAGTCCCAGTCTACACTTTGTTTAAATCCATCAATTCGTAACACAGCAATCAATTCAAGTGCTTGATTAATGGTGATGGGAGATATGCTGTATGTAATCATAGCCATTGTAGAGAAAACGCACTTGCTTCTAGTTCGTCAGCCAAATATAATCTCATTCCGTATTCACTTGTTTCCCAACACCAATTTTTACTACTGTACGTTTTATATCCATCATGATACGCTAACTCACAACTAGGACCCCAGGTATTCCAACACCAAATTCTCCAATTACAAAAAATCTCTTCACGATCAGCTAACAACGGAGAGTGTGAAAAGGGAACAGAAACAAAATAGTTAAATTTGCCGTATCCCTTATGTCTGCGATCCATTTTTGTTAGTTTTAGTGTTTTCATGTCCATTTTAAAGTAAACGCTAGTACATCATGTTCGTTCTCAAACGTAAACTCATACACATCATCGTTGAGATTATAATCTCCAGAAAATAAATCGGGTGTGTAATTTGTTATAGTCCAATCACCACTGCAGTTTTCTCGACACCAATTCATGACGTATTTTAAACTACCAAATTTTACATTTACGTTAACTCTGATTTGTGTACTGTTCAACATCTACGCCGCTCCGTTTCAAAAACTCAACGCCGTCAGACTCACGATACGTATCACGATAGTATAGTTTGCTAATACCGCTCTGATATATTAACTTGGCACATTGTAAACACGGCGCATGTGTGCAGAATAAAGTGGCACCTTGACTACTTTCAGTACTACGTGCTACCTTCATCAAAGCGTTAGATTCTGAATGAAGCACCTCTGGTTTGGTTTTTAATCCGTATCGAACATTGCGGCCTGCGCCTTCGTGCCATCCTTCGTAAGGATACTGTTCCTCAATCTCTTCGGGACTTAGCCAACCACCTGCACCTTTGTCCCATACTTTATCTTCGCAGTTGTTATCCCAACCTGCGGGCATGCCATTATATCCAGTGGCCAATATTTGATTCTGACGAACAATAACGCTGCCAACTTGAAGTTTAATCGCACTGCTTAGTTTAGCAGTTTCTTCCGCTATTCGCATGTAGTAGTCAATAAACTTTTTCTTCATTCTAAGTAATTATCTTTTATCCAACGATCACTAATTTTTTGATCTTTGAAGAAGTACAGTGTGCCGCTCAAATTAAATTTTTCACAAAACGCTTGTCCAAATCTTTTATCAGCCAGAGCGTATATAACATATTCTCGCTTAAACTGCTCATATTCATCTAGTGAGATTTTGAAATTATCACGAGGCAACAATTGATCCCATGGAGTGTTAATCATGCTTCAATCGCCTGATCAGCGGGAACTACATTCCCGTCAATAAAACAGTAATACTGATTATCAGCAACGTGTTTGAAACACGCGACGAGTCCATTAATACGAGAATTAAATGACGTAGCAGCATCTTCTAAACTACTACCCTGACAAATAAAACTATTATCTTTCTTATCAAAGAAGTAGTGTACATCATTGATGATTTCATGAACAAGCATCATTCCATCACGAGTAATGACATCATTGTCGTTTTCATGCGGTTGAATTTTATTTTTCAGAGTGGATGATACCTTGTTGATATCTTGAATGATTGCGTAGTGTGCGTAAAAGTATCCGCCAACCCAACAGACGACCATTACAACAATAAAGATGAATACTTCAAGCATTATTATTTAGAATAGATTGATCAATCGTACTCCAGCACCTTAGCTTTTCACGCTTGGCACGACGGGCAACTTCCATGTTGCCCCATGATACGACACCACTATCGCGCAGTAGATCAATCATACATAGTAGATCGCCCAGTTCTTCTTCTAGATGTTCAAGATTAGTCAGAGGCTTTCCAGGCTTACTGCCTTCTAATCCAAATCGCTGGCATTTAGAAATAGCCTGAATCACTTCGGCGCATTCTTCAGATAAGATCAATAATAGTTCGTTGTTCATGATAAGAAAAAAAGGCAAAGCCACGCCTTGCCTTTTATTGTATTACACTATATTAAACTTGCTCACTGGCAAGAGCACGATAGCCAGCAGCCACGACCTCGCGACTTGGAGTGCCAAGACGATACTTGAAGCCACGACGCCCTTCGCTGTTGGTATATGGATTAGCATAGATAGCATATCCGCTACGCAAACGAAGGTCGCTAATGGTGGCAGTTGGGTTGCCGATTCCAAATCGTGAAGAGATTTGCTTTGCGGTTAGTTGCTCTCCGCTCTTTAGAGTTTCTAGTAGACGAGCTTGCTTGGTCTTTGTTGTTTGCATTTTTATTTCCTTCTTATTAAATCGTTGTTTGCTCAACGTGTACTGATTATGACATAGTTGTAACACAGTGTCAACGTCAATTGGTTAAACTTCTATCAATAATGGTTGATATGGATCATTTTCCTGTGTGTCACGCTCAAATCCCACATAACCACGAGGATTACATACCACACGACAATCACCAACTTGGTAGTCAAAATCAGTATGGACATGCCCATGGATCCATATTTTGATTTGTGGACGATCCAAAATGAATTCACTTAGTTCAGTGTAATAGGCGCCATTCATTATTTTATCATTACGATAATTTTCGTGGATACTTTGGTAAGATGGAGCCATGTGACTTACCACCACAATCTTACTATCCTTACGATCATCGATTACCGTT